ACAAAATATAGAATATACTACAAATATTGTAACAAATACTGTTTTAGAATTTAAATCAATGTTCATAATCTTATTCTATATGCTTTAGGAGGAGGTGTCAAGAATTAATCTTTAAAGTTAGGATTATAGTCATCATCATATTCATCAAGAATTTCTTGAACTACATCATCCATTTTATCCCAAAAAATATCATCAAATTTTTTTCTATCTTTATTTTTAGCAGCTTTCAAAACATCTGAATCTGTTGCACCTAAAAGTGCTACATCAAACAATAGGTTGTACAATTTATTTCTAGTTATCATACCTTTAGTCTATAGGAATCTTTAGGACACTTCAAGCTTCTTCTTTCATATTAATGATTAAAATAAGTATATGTCAAATAACCCCAAGTTACAAGCATTAAAATTATAAGAAGTAAAAAACCTATAATCAGAGTTTTATAGATATCTTTGATTAGATCAAGAGTAGCATTATTAAATTCTATTTGTGCTTTATCAATTTCAGATTGTTGAGCTTTAAATACATCTAGGTTAATTTTGTTTGTCATGATATCTTTATAGTTCTTAACAGCCTTCTTCAGATTCTTTCTAGCTTGTGCTTTAGTAGTCATTATGCTTTTATAATACAAGGCTCCTTAGGACACTTCAAGCTTCTTCTCAATAGTTGTATAAATGAACATCTCTTTTGGTATCCAAAATTGATACCATCTCTTAGTCACTGGTACACTTTGTATAGCTTGAAAATCATATACATTATAAGTTGAAACTCTAGGCATCAACCATTCATCTTTCTTTAGTTCTATAGAGTCATTCATATTCTTTATAGTCTCTGCTCCTCTAAGGATTTGATTTATCTTATCTTGATATCCAATCATATTAAAGATGCTTAAAACAAATTACTTCACCAGAGATCAGATAATAGACATAGAGTGCTGCAATAGTTGTAATGACTGTATAAAAAAGGTTCTTAAGTTGTTTTTTAAATTTGTTTACTTTATATATCATTTTAAGTCTTTTTAATGATGGTGCTTCAGCCCCAAATAAATCTTTATAATCCTGTTGAGATTTACTTTTAATTTTTTGGTACTCAACTTCTAATTTTTCTTCATCCATAATCTTATTCTATATGCTTTAGGAGGAGGTGTCAAGCTTTCTTAAGTAAAAAGAATTCAATAGACATATTCAACCAACCAATTTCAATACCATATCTATCCATATCTTTATTGAGTTCAAATCTTGGTAAAACTATAATTTTCTTATGCATAACTGTTATATTCTTTAGAAAAAATCCTAGTTTCCATATATTACCAGCACAACAGTTTTCTGATTGTATAAAATTCATATTCTTATTCTGTATATAGGTTTAAATGCTCTACAATAGATTCATAGATATCATTTGGTATTAATGCTTGTCCTCTTGTCCTTGCATCTAGGATTTTAAGAATGATACCATTTAGATTTTGGTTCTCTCTATAAATCATACCATGATACTCGGGTGAAATATAAAAATAATCTTCTGCTAATTCTTTTTTCATACTCCTATTCTATATGCTTTAGGAGGAGGTGTCAAGCTTTTACCCAATCAACTTTTTCTATAATTAGATTTAACTTTGCAACAGCTAGTTTTGATTCTTTACACCAATTCTGATTGATTTCATCACTCATAATATCAGCTAAAGTAATGACTTCATTTAAAAGCTTTTCTAGCTCTTGGTTCTCTTTGTAAAGCCTTTCATATTGCTCTGGAGAAATATAATAATGATGTTCTGTTACTTCTTCATTCATAATCTTATTCTATATGCTTTAGGAAGAAGTGTCAAGAGAATCTTCAGCTACTTCAGGTACAAAGTCCTTAGGAACTCTATCAGCCAACCACTCTTTTGGTATCTCTGTAAACTTTGCTTCTTCTTCTAGCAAATTGTAATAGGCACATTCCAATCCAATAAGCATACCATACATATACTCATTATAGTTATAGTTGCCATTCTGCTTTTGGATATCAATAAGATTTTTAATCTTTGGAGCAGCATAATCTCTCAAGATTTCTTTAACCAAGTTATCATTCCATTTTACTTCTTTCTGTTCTGTATTCATAATCTTATTCTATATGCTTTAAGAGGAGGTGTCAAGAAGTTAATTTGCAAAGAGTAGCATTAATAATAGCATCAGCAATCTTTTCAGCAGCTTCTGTGTTTGGATACATACCACAAACACCAGAATCAGCAACCATTGGCAAAGCATTTTCTAATGCTTCAATAGCTTCTTTTCTCCATTGATCATATGTCTTTGCTTCGACAATCTTATTTTCATATATTTTATCCATAGCAACCTTATTATAATGCTCCTTCTCTTCTTCTGTTAAATTAGGTCTATTGGTCATATTATTTAAAAAATCTACCAATTGCATATCCAAATGTATAACAAAATATAGAATATACTACAAATATTGTAACAAATACTGTTTTAGAATTTAAATCAATGTTCATAATCTTATTCTATATGCTTTAGGAGGAGGTGTCAAGATCCTTATACATATTTCTGAGATATGTAGTGGGAAGATTACAAAAGTTCATTCTTTACCAGCCAGCGACCAAGATCCTGCATGGCTTGGTTGTAACGATTCTGAAGCCAATCAGGAGTCTCATAATATTTTGCATTCTCGTGATGGAAATACAAAGATTCATTCTTTGCATTGGTCAGATCTTCCAAGAACTGTATACCATTACGAATAAGTTCGTAATTGAATTTTTCTTTATTTTTCTTTTTCATATTCTATTAGGATCAATTTTTTGAGGATGACCTGCTTCATGAACAGTCTCCCATAATGAATCAATTGTGTGGCAAATCTCTACTTTCTTTCTACCAACTTTTTTCCATGCTTTTTGAATCTTACCGTTGAATCCTTCTCTCTCATAAAGAAACCAATCAACCCAACCTCTCTGTTCTTCATTAAAGGTTGCTTTAAATAGTTCATCAATTACAAACTCATAGTTTTCATCATACTGTATGAGATCAACACCAAGCTTATATAATTCACGAGATTTCTTATGAGCAACTTGGAGGTTTAAGATAATCTTTTCAAATGATTGTTTTGTCATATGGTGTACTTTTTATAAGGACTGATTTTTATTATTCTATCCTTTTAAAAAGGACAGATCAAGAAAAAAGTGCTGGGAATACCTTGACGGTATTTCGGACAGGCTACACGTTCACTGTGCACTGTGCTTCGCTATCACCTGTTGCGGGAGTTCCTTTGCGTCAGAACCTGCGCCCCAGCAAATTATTAAACATCAGCTTCTTCTTGCTCCAATTCAAGAATGTCTTTGATCTCATCCTTGATTCTCTTGATGTTGTTGTTATGACCCTTAACTACCGCTTTCTTTTCCTTAACGGCTTGTTCAAGTTCCTGTACGAGTTGATACACCTTTGCTTCTTTGCTGTTTGTTGTCATATGTTTTATATAATAGATGTTTTTGTTTTTATTGTCAAGGCATTTCGTCCTCAGGAATTTCAATCCGATTTCCCATGTGTTCTGGACACAGGGTTTTCCACCAACCACTACGATTTACCTTGCCTTTCTTACCACAAATTTCACAGGTCTTATGAGAAAGAAACTCGGTAAAATTAATTGCATTGCTTACCTCGTTCCAATAACGATCAAATTGTTTACTATAATCTTCATCATCATACTTTGCAATTTCTTCTTCTGGAATATCATGATACATATTAAAATAGATTCTAAGACCGGCAAACTTCTCCTTTATCTGTGAAAAACGAGCTTTGGGTGCAGGTATATGTGCATTCTTTAAACCCGTCTCTTCTTCAGCTTTCTTTTCTTCATCGGTTTTAACATAATCTTTCTTGTATTGCACAACCATGTTTCCACGACAAACTGAAGTTATATACGCACAAAGATTATCAAGAAGATCATACCAACCATCATCATGTTCACATCCCCATGCCATACAAGTTTCGCTAGGGTCTCCACCGTGAAACTTAAAAAGAGTTGGATACTTTTCTACTAGTTGTTTTTCTAATTCTGGATTCATACGAGAATGATATATCAAAATGTATTATCTGTCAATCACCATTTTTTATACGATCACGAATATCTCTTTTTTGTGCCTGTCTTTCACCACGCCAAAAGACTTTCTTCATTTCACGAAGATGCACCCACCATTCGGGTGGTTTTGTTAGATTACCTTTTTTAACATTAGCCATATTAAAATTCTTTCATTGCTTCAAGGCATTCGCCATTGAATTCTTCTATCATTTGTTTTAGTCTTGTAAGATTTACAAGAATTTCTTTTGCCTCATCATCTAGTTCCCTATCTAAAACAAAATCTTGCAAGGCAGAAACCTTGTCGATTTCATTCTCGCCCCATTCTGCCAGATCTCTCATCTTACTATATTCGCTCATAATTAAAAGCTGCTTCTGTTTGGACAAATTTTTTCTAGTAATTCTGCTGTTTTGTTTGTGTCTTCTTGACCCCAATCTACAAGCAATCCCTTGATGCCAACCTGTTCTGCAAGAACCAAAACGCTGACACTATCATCAACGTGTAGCTGGCTTCCCAACGCCTGAAGGTATGGTGTCTTTGATTTTGATTCTGTGCATGTGAAAGATTTAACCAGCAGGTCATACTGCTTGCAAAGATCAATCATCTCTTGTTTATACTTTTCCGCACGGAATGAAACCACATGAATTTCATATCCTTCATTATGTTTTTGTTTTAATAAATCATGAATGTTAAGAAGAGGTAATACTTCACTTCCTTGAGGAACCCATAGACCCAGTTGCATTACAACTGGATCTACGAAGAGGGTATCGTCAAAATCAAAGGTTACTACTTTTTTCATGGAAGAGTAACCATACTGTATCTTCCAGAATTGATTGTGTCAAGCATTACCTGTTCTGCTGTGATTGTTCCACCAGCAAGGAGGGTCTTGAGAATTGCAGGAGAGCAACCGGAAACCAAGCATGCTCCTCTTTGATCAAACTTCATTGGAACTTGAGTGTTCCTTGCGTTGACATTCCAAAACACAAGTTTTGGCATCTCATAACCTGCCATAAAATACTTCTTCTGAATGTTTTGGAAAAGTGTCTTGTCTGGTTCAGAACAAGCCTGATCAAATTCCATATCAGAAACAATATACAAAGTGGTAGGCATTTCAGATTGTGGAATGTTATTCTTCTTTGCTGTATTAAGAACAAGGTTGAATACAGCTTCCAAATTAGTAGACATTTCCCAAGATGCCCTTTCGAGATTAGAAACCTTTTCACAAAGTGTGTTACCCTTTACTGCTACAAGGTCAGGCTTGGAAGAGAATGTAATGAAATGATTCTTGAATATTCCATTGTTTCTCTCGGACACATAAAGCGCAAGCGAGATTGAAACTGCCATCGGGCGACCTGACATGGAACCGGATACGTCTGCAACGACAATGCTGTTTGTTGTATCACCTTCCATGTAGTTTGGAAGAGCATTCCAAAGAGCCTCAAGCGTGTCATCCTTTTCACCGTTGAGGATATCCTCTACGATGTCATAAGGATACAAAGTAGCGGCATTGATTTTAGCTTCTCCGCTCTTTACCTTTGCAAGAAAATCAATGTATCTCTCATGGTCGTGCTTGATAAAAGCCTTCTTATAAAGTAACGATGCACGAGAAGGAACGCTCTGATACCTAATCTGATCCCATTCATTTGCACACATCTTCTGTTCAACAACAATGATCTTTCTGCGATTGGCAGACAGGGTCTTGCGATACATCTTTGGTGTGATTCCAAGGTACTTTGTAATCTCGTTGGCAAGAGCACAAGTTTCCTTTGAAGATGTATTATTGGATGGCATCCACTTCCAAAACAAGGAAGGGTTTGAAAGCGAAGGGTCGTTCCACCAATTCTTAATATGAGGAAGGATATGGCTTTCCCAAAGAGATGTTCCCTTCATGCAGAACATATCGTCCCAGCGACCATATACAATAATGTTTTTAAGATTGGCTACAACATGCTCCGGATAGTTTTCCGCAAGCCACTTGAGGCAGACACGAAATGTTCTTCTCTCACCCTGACCACCTCGAACATCACGAAGATAAAAAAGTGTGCGAAGAGCAACGATCTCATCCTCAAAGAAAGCCTTACTGAAAAGCTTTACGATATCCTGTTCGGTTCTCTCACGGAGAGCACCACCAAGGCCAAAGAAATCAACCGTGTCCTTCAGGGTTGACTTGAGTGTAACCGCACCGTTCTCGGTGAACGTAGTGTTGGTCTCATTCTTCAATGCGTCGATTAATGTAGTCATGATTTGATGATATATGTTTTTTTGTTTATGTCAATGAATTTTTTGCTAGATTCCTTTTTTACGGCATGAAGCCGTTATCAGGATTTTTTTATTGCTGCAAGAATCTAAATTCTTTCAAGATACAGTTCTTTGTGTGCGATAAAGTATTTGTTGCTGTTTGTATCTTTTTTTATTCTAGATGCCGTTTTCCATTTTAAGTTTAGGATTGCTGCAAGCATCTATAAACATATTACCATATCATTTCTAAGTGTCAAATATTTTTACCAAAAAAGATTGTGCTTCTTTGCCGCCAGTTCAAAACCTTCGTCCTTGATATACTTTTTAAGTATCTCAACTTCCTGCTTATCAACCTTTACGTTTGATTTTGCGCTAACCTTAAACATCTCAAGTGTTACGTTTTCAATCTTGATATCCCACTTAACACCCTTAAAGACCATTTTAACCTTATAAGGTCCAGCAGGATTGGTTTTTATCTTTTTAACGTCACCCTCAAACTTCATTTTCTCTTCATCAAAATCGCTATCATAGTATTCGTCCATATCTATAATATATTTTATTTTAGAAAAAATGTCAACGGATTCTTTTAATTGGGTTTAGTACAAACTCTACGATTGCGTGTGTTGATGATTTGGTTACTGGCTTGTGATCAACGACAGTATAACCTTTTTGATTGTAAGATTCAATTAATCTTTGAATTTCAAAATTAAGTGTTCTTTCTCTTTCACCAAAAGTTTGATCTTTCGGCTTATAGTTTATTTTGATGTTTTCTTTTATCATGTTTATATTTACGGAGAACCGAATTTTTTTCTAGCCCATGCTGCGGTTATTGCATCAGATTGTGATTTATTCGCAACATAACCGTCTGCTTCTCTAATCCAAGTTGTTCCATTAAATTTCCAAGTATTAACAGTTCCATCTTTTTTGGTGTTAATATGTTCATCACCATCTTTGGGTGGTCTTTTTGGTTCAGGTGCTTTACCTGAAACCATTCCTTCTTCGATTTCACCTTTATAGAAAAACCACTCTTTAAAAGCTGTACCGTCGCCACCCATTCCTTCAAATGTGATCTGTGGTATATTTTTAGCATCACGGATAATTTGATCTTTTTTGGGTTTACCCATGTTTGCTTTTAAATCTTTTGCTTCTTCAACAGAAACGATATGCCATTTTGGGTTTTTTAAAGTTTTAACAAAAATTGTTAAAGATTTATTTGGTTGTTCATGTGCCTTAAGTATACTTCTTCTATTAAAATTAGAAAAAATACCACCAGCATTTACTTTTTTGTATTCGTCAGATGAAAGAGGTGTCATCCCGACCAATACAACACTAAAGTTAGCACCACCGTTTAAAACCTTAATAACTCTACCAATTGTATTACTTTCATATTGAATATAATCTCCTTCTTTTGGTGGATTATCTTTACCTATTGCTTTTTCTCCAGCTTTCTTCTTGTTTTCTGCAAATTTTCCTATTAGTTCACCAACATATGTTGGATTTTGAGCACCTTTGAGAAAGGAACCAACTGTTGAAAATATACCTTCATTTAAAATTTGATCAACTTTTGCGTCAAAATTAACAATCATATTGAATACTTATACATATATTGCGGATATTTGTTGTTTTCAAGTAAGTATTTTTGATAAACATGAATAAACCAATAATTGTAATAACATCTTATACATCATCTACTGGTTACAGAGTTAAAGGTACTTTTCCTTTTTATGTAGGTGGTATATCACAATGTTGTCTTGATGCATATAATAAACAAACAATAACACCAATAAACTTTATAGTTTCTTAAAATGGATATATCGTTGTCAACACAAACGCCTTTGTCTTATGTGGATTGGTCAAATTCCATAGGAAGCTTTGCTGTTGCATCACAAGAGAAATATCTATCTTATCTAAACAATTGGTACAGTTTTAATAGTAATTTAAATTATAAGAATAATTTAAAAAAAACAACAAGAGATCAATACATACAATTAATAAAAGATGTTAGCTATCTTTTCAATAAAGATGAAAGAGATCTGTTTCTTTCAGATATAGATTATACAAAGGATGAAGATTTAATCTATATCATACCTTATATTGTTCAAAAATTAAAAGAAATATCACAGATCATATGCGCTAAAAGAGAGCAATTAAAATACACTAATACCAAACAATCCATGATCGGAACCGATCAAGCTTTGGAAAAAATATTATATGAATATGTTTTAAAGAATTTTACAAAAAAAGAATATTCTTATACTCATGTTCCGATTTCACCTTTACAAAACGTATTTCCAGAGTTATCAGCCGTTAATGATGGTTTCTTTATAGAAGTAGAAGAACTTTATGATACTAATACATATTTTGATTCCGACCCATCAGTTGATGTTTCAAAATATGTCGATATAACAAAACTAGCATCATATGAACCATTTGCTGATTTATCAGAAGATGAATTAATGGGTCTTCTTGTAACAAGATTTTTACCAAAAGTATCGGAAACACCGCTTTCTACCATTTATAATCAATACGTTCAAAGTTTTACAACTACAGCATCCGCTGTTTCCGGATTTGCGTCATCGCAACTTTATAATAGAATAGCGGCAAATCAAAAATATTTGTCTGAAAATGTATATGCACTAACTGCTGTAAAAAATTCAGAAGTTAACAATCCGGATTTTGTTTTAAATCTATCATTTCAACAAGGAAACAATTGGTTTTATTGGCCTAGTGGTGATAAAATTACTGACGTTGATACAATAGGTAACATTTATAAAGCAATACCGATAAACCAATCAAACTTAGTTTTAAACAGAACCGTAACGGGTTCTTCTTATTTTGATTCAGATTTGTTTTTTACCGATAAAAACGGAACAATAGAAGGTGCTTGGTTGCAAGGAGATAGAATAGAGAAATCATACGATAAGATTAGTTTGCATATAAATGCTGGCGAAAAAAGATATTTCATTTATCCTTTTGTTGGTTTTAATATAGATCCAAAATCTTTTGAGTTCAGCGGTTATTCCTTAAATGATGATAATAATGAAATTTTTAATTCCTTATATAAGGATACAAAACAAAAAGTTTTAACTGAATATTACAATGGTACCCTTCCAGTATCTGCATCCTTTGACATATATTTAAATCAAACTAATCTTTTATCTGCTGGGGCATATGCTGGTTATTTTTCCGATCAAGGTGACACCATTATAAAAAAGGCAAGTGCGCAAAATTTCAAAGATTTTTCAGATTATCTATATGGTGACGTAGAAGGTGCTTTCCTTTACAAATATGATTATACGGAAATTTATGTAGGTTCCGGTGATAATGATATCATATGGCCTTTGGGAACATATAATGCAGCCACATCACTAATACCCATTACAATTAACCAAGAAACTTGCTTACCTATACCTCTTAATGAAATTGACCCAAGACATTCAATGGTTGGATCTATTGCAGGTACTGATTTTCAATCTGCCGATGTTATCTATAAAATGCAATCAAGAGGCGGAACCGATGCAATTGAAGCCGCTTGGTTAGGTACAGGTAATATAAGCCAGCTTGATATTATTAAAAACGCAATACAAGTTTATTCAACATCAGCTGTTAATTGTGCAGATTATATAGATGGACCAATATTATCATCACTTTCATTATTAATAAATCCGGGTGATAAAGTATCGTTTGTTTGGATGGACAGAGACACGCCAGCAGATGAAGTTTTCTCATTTAAACAACATGCTGCCGGTTGTCCATTTGGTAAAACATTCCCTCATGATTTTTATGAAAACCAAGATTATTTGAACAATAATCCTTTAAACGGGGCAGAGGATTTCCCATTAACCAAAAATCCTTGCACGTGTAGATCAGTTTATTATTCACCAATAGGTTGCCAAGGTAATTCACCTAGTGATTATAATGGTATAATGGATTATCTTTTCGCAGATCCTCAAGGTGTAGGTTCAAACTTAAATCTTAAAACTTGGGTTGATACAAGAAACTTCAATGCTTTTAATAGTCCACAATTTGCTTTCTATAAATTAGATGGAACATTAGATCAGGAAGTTGGTTTCGGAACAGGTAAATGGCAAACTGGTGATGGTCAGCCCATGATATTAAAGACCGGAAGAAGATATACCTATTCAAGAACCAATCTTAGAAAGACAAGTTCAAATGCTGCGGTTGTTCCATATCTTCTTGTAAATTATCCATATAAACAAATAACAGTTAATTGTCCAAAAGGATATACAAACCAAACAGATTTGGTTGTTCTCCTAGATCATAGTAGAACAGAAACAAGATCTGTTGATTTTATCAAAAACATAGCATCTGATTTATGTTCTAAAATTTTAAGTAACAACGCTGATGTTAAGTTATCTTTAATTTCTTTTGCCTTTAAACCAGAAGTTAAAAATTATCTAAATAATTCTTTAGGTTTAATTTTACAAAATATTGCAAGTATACAACCATATAGAAATGCTGTTGCTGATTATCCTGCATTTTTAACTGATATTTATTCAGCATTAAATTCAGCAAACGATGTTCTATTTAACAATAAACCATATGATAATATATGTGACGAGAATGACGTAACAGCACTTTGTAATAACGTATCAACTCAAATAATAGATAATAGCGGTGTTGCACTTAGAGACAGTAACGGAGTTACTTTAGAATTAAATTGTCCAAGAAAAAATGCAGCAAAGAAAATAGTAATAATAAGTGATGGTCAAGAAACGGTTAATATAGATAAAGCTGTTCCATATGCAAAAACATTAAAAGATAAAGGTGTTGAAATAACATGTATGGATATCGGTTTATTCTCGCCTGATAATCAAGTCATGGAACAGATGGCTTCCGATGGTCATTATTACGATTTACAAAAATTATCATCAATGACCGATTTTGATGAATATTCTTTGAATCAATATATTTCATTAAGATTAATTGGTTGTTTCCCAGCCGTACCCACATGGTGTAAAGCTATAAAAACCGCAGGAGGTGTATGGGTTTCGTCAAATGAACCCACTGATATGATTTTAAATCCCGGTGATTATATTGTTTATAATCATCAATCATCTGCAAATTATACAACACAAAATAATAATAACTTTTCGGTAAATGCAATATCTTTTACAATTAATAAAAAATTAAACGGTTGGGATTATGATACAAATTCATTTTCTCTTTCTGCCATAGGTGATTCATATGGCGCAAAACCTTATTGGGGTAAAATGTATGCAAAGGATGAAACAGATTTTGTTAAAAAGACACTATACTTTGGTGGTCAAATAAGATTTTTAAATGGTTATGTTCCTGTTCATCAACCTGTAGTTTCTGATATGAAACTATCAAATGGTGGTTTTTTTGAATATACAAGCAGAGGCAATAAAAATTTAAATTGGATACAACCTGTTTCGTTCAATGTACATTTAACATCTCAACAATGGAATAAACTAATTGTGAGTGAAGATTTTTCAAATTTATCTTTTGCATTACAGACTAACAATTTATTAGATTTGATAACAGATTACACTTACGAACCTAGTGATATTGTTCTTGAAAGTTATTCACAATTTAGTCCAGCCCTTTATAATTTATATTTAAGAAATCCAAGTTTTATATATAATGAAAATTTATATTATTTAAATTCTTGTAGCGAATCCTATTATATTTTTACATCTGGTGTTGTTCTGTCCGTATCAGAACCGTACATGAATTTGGAAAACGTACATTATCCTTCAGTTGCAACTGTTGATTTCCCATCAAATATGGTGTCTAAAAATAAAATAAATTTTTATATGACACCAGATAAATTAGGTGTTTCTTTTTATAGAGGAAAAGGATATAGTATTAATCTTGATCCAAATTCTTTATCTTATGTAAATTCAATAAGTGCAGAAAGATTATTTTTGGATATTAATAAATATGGACCAAGAAACAGAGGATTGACTAAAAAAGATCAAATTTCACCGGTTGTTATATCTGATATTGATAATAGATGGATTTATGAACCATTTACATCATCATCAATGGCTGGTAAAATCAGAGATACGGTTCAAAATCAAAAAATGACACCATATATGTCAAATTTTGAATCTGATTTATACAATAATATTGGTTTATCTTTACAAAATGATAATTTTAATTTCTGGAATGTTGATTATAATAATGAATGGAATGATAATAAAAATTATCCATTGACACTCAGAAAAGAAATAGCCACATCATCTTATAATAAGAGAATAGAAACACTCTTGGTAAATAAAGGAACATTAACAGAATGGAAAACCGATATATACGGTAATAACTTTGGATTATTTAAAAATTAACTTTCTTTTCTTTCCTGTGGTGTATAATGGAAAAACCTGTTGTGTTCAGTTGGAGTAGCAAGTAATATTGCAGTTACAATTTTATCTTTTAATGTTTCTTGATAGATATAAGACATCCATGTTTGCTCATATGGATATGCCCATTTTGTTTCTAAAAACATCTTTTTGTTTCCTTCTCTGGATACGACTTGAGGCCAATTACAGTAGTATATTTCACCAGTTGCATAAGGTAAACCATTAAACGATTTAATGTTTTTATATTTTAAGAACGGTGCTTTGTTTGTGTCATCACTTGTCTTATTAGGTCTTTCTGGAAAGAACTTTTCTCTTATATCTTGCGGTACATTATGCCAAGCCCATTGTCTGGAATTATCACCGAAGAACTCTGTAAAGTTCCATTTAAGATAATCAAATTTTTCATTCCAAATGATATTCATGACTTTATCATAAAGGTTATCAACCTTTCTCATGAAACCATTTTTACAGAAGTTATCTTCACCGAGATAAAAGAACATATCATCTTCAAAAAAGAAATGATAATCAAAATTATTTTCATCTGCATGTTCAGATATATATTGGCGACCACCACATATACCAAGATTTTCTTTCATCTTTAAATGAGTAAAATCATATTTTTCACATAACTTTTTATAATCATCATATGTTTTTGAATCTGTGGAATTATCAATCAAAAACTTCTTTGGTTTATTTAAGAAGTTTTTATCATATTGTTCAAATGACTGACAAAGTTTTGAAAATTGTTCTGGAGAATTATATGTTAATACATATAAAGCTGCATTTTTAATATCCATCTTATTAACAAGTGATATTATGTTTTTCTTATAATTTTTATCTTTTAAGTCCTCAAAGAAAGGCCATATTAAACCGTTGTCTTCTATAAGATACTGTGTTACTAATTCGGGATTATTATAAAGTATTATACTAAAGATACTTTCTTCTGTACCCATGTATCCTTCCGATAAACTATTCTTTAAATGTCTATAGTAATGTGAATTGATTTCATTTATTCTCTCTTTCTTGCCACCAAAGAAACCTCCTCGACAAACATATTTCACATAGTCTGTATTGGCATAATTTGCAATAGCACCTCTTTCAAATCCATGTATTTCTCCACCGCCCACATATGGATATGTCAAGAAAACAAATTCATTATTCGCATCAATGAAATCAGGAAGGTTATTAAAAACCTTATCATGTGTGAAATAACCATAATGAACCGTATTTGCTATACCGGCATCTATCCAGAAAAAATATTCGCTTTCAAATGGGTTCCATATGGTAACGTTGTTTACCATAAACATTTTACTCATTACCACTGGATTATAACCTTCTAATGTAGCCTGTGGTGATTCTCTTAACCAACTTGCCTGTGATAACCATTTCTCGTCTTTTCTTATTTCATTTACTTTATCTGTAAACTCAAACCATTCTTTCATGTCATCCAGACTCATGAAGTTAAGAACAGTGTTTTCCTTCTTTCTATGTTTCCATATAAACTCTTCGTCAGCTTTATCAATGAAGATATACATTGGAACATCTGTTGCTAACAAAAGTGCCATCTTGTCCAAATAATCACTATAGCTACGCTTGAATGATTCGTTTATATCACCTCTTCCCATGTTCCATAATCCAGTAACAATCGTTACTTTATTCTTTTCAAGTTTTGTTACTTGTGTTTTTGATGCTTTTTCTATATCTTTCATAGTAAATTCAGGAAATTTATTTTCAATTTCCTTTATAAAAATATCAGGTAATGGGTGTTCATTAATTTCAATATTTATTGTTAATTTTTCAGGTTTTTCTTTTATGAAAATACAATAATTGTGTCTTAAACACAATGGATAATATTCTCCATAACGTTCAAAGAAATTACTAAATGTTAAATCTTCTTGCTGGTGTGTTTCGTGTATATTATCAAATTGTGTGGTTTGTGATGGTAAGAAAGGTACACCAATTATAACATTTTTATTAATTTTTGATAATAATGTTTGTGCATCGAAAACAGATGTATGTTCTAACACATCACCTAATATTATAAGATCATATTGATTGAAATCTATATTTAAAGAATTTATATCGCCAATATATAAATTTTTATATTTTTCTTTTAAGTTAAATTTAGTAACATAATCATAGAAAACTTCTACACCATCAATATTTTCGTAACCTTCTGGTTTTAATAAATCCGAGTATGTTCCGCATCCAGCACTAATATCTAAAATTTTACAATTCTTATTGTAATTTTCTAAAATATATTCTTTTGTTTGTTGTTTAAAATATCCTGTGCTAAATGGCATACTTTATTTAATAAATTTTTTATTTATTCAAGAGTTTTATTCCTCAAATCTTTGAGAGTAAAGCTTGCTATTGTAATCGCTAAAGTGTGGCAAGTGAAAAGCTGCAAAATTACTTGTCGGTTTTATTTTTTTAACACCATTATAAGAAAATATTCTATCCATCATATCACCATCTTCACCACCCCAACCTACATATTTTTCATTAAACCCACCAATATCCAACAATAAATAAGTATCGCAAATATAAACGCCACCTAATCCACCAACATGACCATTACCAAATGGGCCGTTTTTTCTATTACCGGAATATGCATAAGACCAATCGGCTTTATCTAATATAAATTCATCATTTGCCAAATATTGATCTATTAGTGTATGATCAAGTTTAGCTAAATCAAAAGTTATAACATTTCCTTTTTCTAAACTTTTTATAAGATTCAAGAAATTATTATAATCACTTTTATCAAAAAAAGCATCACAATCAATCATCATAAAAAAATCAGAGTTTGCGTTTTCTTTTAAAATAATATTTGTTTTTTCTGCTTTTTTATATACACCCAGTGGATATGAAATATGAATAGCTTCATCTATAACTTTTTCCGGAGAAAAATCATAAAGTTTTACAAAAGAATTAATCCCATTTTCAAGTAAAAAAGAATTTAATTTTTTTAATTCTTTCCAAGCGAAATTTACATTTCTAACTCTTGTTGAATCTTCTTGACCATCATGCCAAAATTTCATGTTAATTGATAATCTCATGCGAATTCCTCCAATACTTTATAAAAACTTTTATTTATTTTTGTGTATTCTATCATATCCAAACCTTCAATGCTTAAGCCTTCATGCCACCAAATTTCAAAATATTTTGGTTTGAATAAATAATTATGATTGAAATATATCACGGTCATTATATTTTCTTCAGCGTAAAGAACAGTTTCATTATCCAATAATTTATTTAAATAGTCAAAGAATAAATTACAGTATTTTTTCATTTGATCAATTTTGCCACCAAAAAATCCACCAATTATATGAAATACGTTATCATAATCTTTATAATAAGATGAAGGGACCGTTCCCATCCAAAAGTTTTTTTGATTCTCTTTTAGACATATTACAAGTCCATCATCAGAATATTTTGCCATATTATTGATAAATTTATTATCGAATATTGTGGATTCGTAATATGTTTCCCAATAACCAGTGGTAAAAGGTCTGTATTTTGGAGGTATAATACCACAATGTGAAAGACCAGCATCAAACCAAAAAACATAATCGTATGATTCATCTTTGCATTCTTCCATACACCATATGAATTTAGAATATTGTATTTCAGAACACCTATCTGATTTTTTTACTTCATCTATGTTTTTTATTTTTTTTATTTTTTCTGAAAATTCAAAATTATAAAGATCATAAAGTTTAAATTTTATTTTATCTTCGGTAAAATTATGTTCTTCGTAAAAGAAATGTTTAAGATCTTCTATTTCATCCTCCTTTGTATAACAAACAAAATCAGCATCGGACATTTTAAGCAAAGATTTTAAAGAATGCCTATAATGTCCGCCTCTATTCATTCTGCCTCCCAAATCTGTACCAAAAAGATTTGAAAATATAGCTGTTACTATTTTAATTTTCATTTATTTCCTTTTTAATTTTCTCCCAAAGGTTATATTTATAATTAGTTAAAAATTCATTTTTTAAATCCTTTATGGGTTTTTTATATTTTTCATATAGAGAATCTGCATTTTTATTTATTTCAGATATGAAATCTACCATTTCAGAAATAGATTTATTGTTTAAATAAAGAAAGCATTCTTCTGGTATATAATCTTTTATATTTTCACAACCGAGATATATAGGAACAGTATCGGTTAAAATAACATCCCAAAATTTCTCACTTAAATAATTTTTCTGTATACAATTTTCAGAACATATTGAAAACTTATAGTTATTTAATGCTACATGTTTATTCCAAATTTCACCTATAATATTTTTCCCATTTGGTTCCCAAAAAAGACCATAAATATCAACAAAATCATATTCACATAAATCTATTCCAAGGTCCGTTCTTTTTTTATTGTTTATTTTAAAAATATTAGGAACTTCTAGATTATCATAATGAGAAGAATAATCTTTTCTTACAATATAAGAAATATTTTTACTTTTTTCAAAACTTCTATCAATGATATCAATGTTCCAACTAAATTCATTTCTATTATCATTTTCACCAGAACCACCGTAAAACATAGGGACCATCCCTTCGATATATTCAGGAGAATTTGGATACATTCTTTTATCTGCTATAAAAACTTTTGAACAATATTTATGTAATATATCTCTATTTTCATTTGGTGACCATAATGGTTCCTGTGTAAAAAAGAAAGTTCTTTCCTTTGGTGTTTGAATTTTAGTCCAATCAGTTTTACCAAAAATAATCGTAAAATCTGGATTTTCTGTTACTAAATTAAAACCATCATGGTTAAAATCATTTAAAAATTGATTTCTGAATCTTTGATTTAAACTATAAGAATCTGTCCACCAACATTCTAATTTTATATTTTTCATGTTATTTCTAAACCAAGAGCATTATATCTCGTATAACGATCTATTATGTATTTATAATTATATCCTTTTTTATCTTTCATTGCTCTTAATTGATCAGCATAATGACCGTCTGCGTTTCTGTGATCAATATATGGGATTATAGTGTTTTTCATTATTCTCCATCTTATCATAAAAGAACCAATATCAGCATGTCCTAATTGTAATCTGTAATCTTCACCGTAAAGTCTTATTTGTTCAGTAAGACCTTTTTTTTGAGAAAATAAAACTAAGTCTGTATCAGTGTTTTTTTCTTCATTAAAAGTTAATATGAGATCATGAGTAACGATATTGTCATCATCTAAAAAATAACACCAATCGTTATCATTTGCCATGATATCTGTTATAAAATAGTTTCTTTGTTCGTGACCCCAAGCATAATTTGTTTTTATTTTATGATAGATAATTCTTTCATCTAAAAGAATATCTGTAAGATCATAATCTCCAGTTTTTTTACTACCTTCTATTAAATGCCAATTGAAATCGGTAACTTGATTTTTTATTGTAGAGTAAATAATAGGTACATAATTATACCGATACAATGGTGTTATAAAATGTATCATTACTTTATTTGGATCTACATTCTTTTTTTTATCAGTTAAATTTTTTTTTTATACGTTTGGAAAAAAGGTTCATATGGATATTGTTTTTCATCCTGAATAACTTTTTTCATTGGTGCTCCAAATAAACCACATATTCCACTACTATCATGAACATATTTCGGATTTTCTCCATCTAATGCGAAATCCCGATTAAATTTCGTATATTTGCCTATTCCGGGTTTTATTTTTTCATCTCTTATGTTAATAACAAGATTATTGACATTTTGTACATTTAATTCGGGTACATCTTTATTATATTTTTCAAAATATCTATATGCAATATCTCCATCTTCCTCTCCAAAACCAAGAAGCCTTTCATCAAAGTAATTAATTTCATCTATTATTTGTTTATTTATGAGGAAATGTGAATAAGATCTGTTTATTCTATAAAGATCTGGTTGCTTCTTTATATATTGCGATACTACTTCAAATAAGTTATTAGATTCTATAGTTAAATCGTCGTTTAAAACTAAATTCCAATTTGTTTTGCTATGTATTATTCCTGTATTCCACATTTTAGCCAAACCTCTTTGTTGTGGGAAGAAAATAGGAAATATATTATCAAAATTATAACATAACTCTAAAACTTTTTTCCTATATTCATTCTGAAAAGGAGATTTATAATCACCATTTACTAATATTAATATATCTTTTTCTGTAAAAGATCTTATTTGTTCTATTAAATTTTTTAAATAATCAAATCTTTTTGAAAAAGTAGTTATACAAATTGAAAAATCATCTTCGTCTTCATCATATAACGGTTGATCATTTTCTTCTTTTGTTTCAATTTCAATTTCAACATTAGCTTGTGTTTCAACACTAACAGATATTTCTTCTTCTTTTATCGAAACAATATCTTTTATTTTTTGATTCAAAGACTTCTTAAAATCATCATACCACTCTTTGACACTGATAGCGATATCATTATATTCTTCAGGTGATAAACTTGCATAATATTCAAGTTGATTCCAGTTTTCTATTTTGATGATAGGTGCATTACCCCAAACTTTGTCGAAATAATCATAATTATCATACTTTTTAATGATAGGAACGCAACCCCATTCTAAAGTTTCCATGATTCTGAAGCTATCGGGGTGTGCCCATCCACGTGGACATGGTGTGAATTTTGTTTTCTTATAGATGTCTGAACATCTTCTTGGTGACAAAGATGTTGGACAATCCCAGTTATGTATACCATAAAAGAAAGAATCATCTCTCTCTTTTAAAAATTCTAAAACTTCCATTCTATCTAATCTTTTAAATTGACCTATAAAAGAAAAATTAAATTTCTTTTGATTTAAATCGAAATTTTCATTTTTATTAACAAATCCAGATTTAACACCAACAGGAATATATGTAACATTATCTGATTTAATATTTGGGTTAAAATATCCTCTAAATACATGTTTTGCTTTCTCATAATAAGAACAATTATGTCTTAATTGTTCATCTGAAAGATGAAGAAGATAATACGTATAACCATTATCATCAAATTTTTTTAAATATTCTTTAAATGAATCTGAAATATTGATGTCATCATTTGAATATATAATGACTGAATTATCAAGAATCGTTTGATATTTACCATTATCGAAATAACGATCATGTTCAATATCTTTGAATAATATTTCGGTTATATATTCAAACTCAAAATCAGTTTGACCACCATTAGTTGTTTGCCATATTAGATTAATTTTTTTCATAAATTTATTAACTTAAATAACCGACAATTCTTTCTTCCCACCCATTAGATGCAGAATGAGGCCACACGACCCAATATTTGGGTGGCTTTTCACATTGGAATTCCCTCCAAACCTTACAATATCCATCTGGATCAGCAAACATCCTTGCAATTTCTTCAGGATCTGCATCTTTTCTAAATACTGTTTCATCTTTTTCATTGTGGAAAGCAACACACCAGAAGTCATAGTCTTTTGACTTAACCTGTTCATAACCAATGTCAATACAATGTTTAAATATTTTCAAGAATGAATTTTCGTACTCAACAGGATCTTCAATAACAGGATTCGGTGCTATGTTATTGTCAAGAGTAAATCTCTGAACTGCTCTTTTCTTAAAACAAAGACCTGAGTATGCTTCATATTGTTCCAAAGTTCTCACTGTACCAAATCCATAAATGCCAAAATCAATATCTCTCTTTTCACCGTCCATCTCAAACAGTTTTCTGTTCTTTAAATGGCATGCATTGTTTCTTTGTACCCAAATCTTATCGTCATCCCATTGCTTTGGTCTGCCTTTTCTTGTATACTCATGCCAAGCTATGACTTTATGAGAATGAAATAAATCGTAACCCCAAGTAAAGGCTCTTACTGCGATTGAAATTTCTTCTCCATGAAAATAATATTCGGGATCATGTGGGACTTCTTTACAGAACTGTCCCAAAGTGAAACAAAAATGTGCCGAATAAAACCTTGCAGGAATTGGTTCATTAAGTTCTCTCCAGTTATCAATCGTAGCCGGTAAGAAGAAAACAGCACCTTCTGGAATGAACCTGTCAAAATTCATTTTCCAAGGTTCATCTATTCTAGCTGCTGGATCATTATCGGGATCAAAACTAGGAATATAACCGGTAATTAATGGTTTTTTATGACCTTTCTTCTGAAGATCCTTGACCATTTTTATAAGCTCGTAATCCCAATCTTTAACAAACCTATGATGACTGTCTAACTGCAATGTATATTCTTCACCATCATATCTTTGTTGAATTTCATTTCTAGCCCAGCATGCACCCTTACTTTCAAGATATGGTATTTCTATAATTTTAAATCTTGGATCGTTTTTATACCCATCAAGATTTTCAGTTTCATCATATTGCCAAGCAATACAGAATACAAGATTTTCCGGATTTTTTGCATTATCCAAACAATCCTTTATGGTAAAAGGTAATTGTGGATCTCTATAAGATGCAATCTGTATAAAGATTTTTTCTGCTTTTTTCTTTGTGCTTTTCTTCTTTGTTTTTGTATTATTCGTTGCCATAATTAAATTTTTACCATTGAGAGTAGATAGTTTGCTTTGTTTATCCTTGAAAGAATATCTTCTTTCGTATTGTTTAAACCGGATTTTACATTTGCTATGTAACCATTAAATTCTATTGAAGTCAATATCGTCTTAATATCATCAACTGTTTTTTTATAATATGACATTATTGTTTCATTGTCACGATAATCGTCAATATTTTCTAATTGAAATAAAGTTGAGTTAAAAAGTGGAAAATTTTCATTATATTCTTTTGATGTGCCAATTATTTCTTCTTGAAGTTTATCAAAAAGATCGGTTAGATCATCATAAAGATCTCCCAAAATTACATGAATATTATGATCACAAACATACCAATGTAGCATCTTTATGACAGAAACGGCTTTATTAAGCTGTATTGCAAAATTTCTGGAAGAATCCAGAGGATCATTAATTTGTCTTTTAATTATTTCAATTTCCATATTTTATATTTTCTTTCTAAAAACCTGTACTTTGATTAGAATATTATCTCTTTCTGTTTCACTGTCATTCACAAGAAGATAATTTTCTTTATTTGAATCAAAAAAATTGAAATGTTTTTTTTCTTCTTCTAAAACATTATATTTAACTATGGAATTTGTTTTCTCGTCAAATTCTATTTCCTGATTGTTTTCTTTATGGTTCTTAACCATATCACCAAATGCTTCTTTTTCGTCTTTAAAAAATAATCGCCAAAAAGGAATAGGAAAAATAACATTCAGTGCATGTCTTCTGATCGAACACATCTGACAAGGTTTATCTGTTCCGGTAATAAAATGTGTTAACCACCCAATATATCTGGAGTGTAAAAAACATGCTACTGCATCACCTAATCCTCTTGCATATCTAAACATCAGATCTGGATCTTTTTTTGTCATTGAATAAATTTACTTCAATTTTTTGTTTTTTCAACAACTTTTAAGATTAAATTTGACATTTTTTTAAATTCTTCAGATGTGCAATTCAATTTATCCGCAATATACCTTAGTTGGTCCATCATTATTACAATCTGTAAATCGATAGGGTATTCGTTGTATATTTTTTGAAAAAGAAAAATATCATCAGTTTGATCTTCTTGTGGAACCAAACTTATCATTTTACCATCATCATAGTTTCCCGACCATGCCCATTTGCTAAAATCGGTTTTATCATCTGGTATTTCTTTAAAAGAAACAGTTTTTAAAAAATCTTCAGGAATTGTTTTTTCACTATAACCTATAAATTCTTTTGTATTTTTATTAAAAAGAGCATACATATTGATATATCATATCAAACTACCCACAAAATTCCAACTATTATTTTGGTTTATGAAACCCAAAATAACATTTCTTGTTAAATATATATTACTTCTTGTAAAAGATGCATACATTTTTCTATTTAAATATGTAAAAGAATCGGAAATGGTAGAACTTATTAATGGTGAATTTGGACTACTATCGCTTGTTGTTGGAGTAATATTAAAAATAGAAAAAATAATGTTTATTACTGTGTTTTCTTTATAATATGCTGGATTAAAATTTGTAGTAATATAACTTTTTGCCAAATTTTTAAGATTTCTATCTATTAGATTTATAATACTTTGATTATCATTTTTTAATGATGATATTACGTTTACTCTATTATTTGTAGCTCCTTCCACGATATGACCATTAATTGGATAAACAACAGAAAAAGTATTTCTTTCCCAAAAAGCACTTAATTGGTTAACAGTTGTTGCCGCTATGGAATATTGGTCTAATAAAACATTATCAAAAAAATTAGAAAGAATTGGTTGTTCATAAATATCATGTATATTTTTTAATTGATTATATACAAAATCAAAATTAACCACACTATTAAAATAAAATGACATTAGATTACAAATCTTTGTGTCTAATAACATCATATTGTAATTGTGTTTAGCCAAAGAATCACCCAGACAATCTTCTTTATTTATTTCTAATATTGGTATTTGGCATGTCATACTGTTATATAATTATTAAATTTCCATTTACAGTTTTGTACTAAGAAAGATAAAGTTTTTATATTGTTATCTTCGTGTATATCTTGATAAGTTAATTTTACATATGCTTCTATTCTTGCATACGCTTCTAACCCATCGCTTGTTATTGGTATAAACGGTGGAGATGAAAATCCACAATGCGTAGGAGCACAAGATGGACAACCTGAATTATAAGTACAATTAAAAAGTCCTTGGTGGCACCCAACTAATCCTCCGAAATTTGTAGTACAATCAATACAAATTGTAGGTTGAGATGTTACACAAATTGTTTGATCCATCAAATATTGATTTATTATTGTTTTTGGTTCACTATAAGACAAATAACAACTTACAATTGCTTGTTGGTTTTCGACAAACAACAATTCATTCGTATTTTGATCAATTATTGGAAATTTCGCATTTAACCAATTTTCAATTTCTGATATGTATGAATTAACAAAAGGAGAATTGTTTATTTTTGGGTATATCAAAGTTAAAGGTTGTAACCAATTTGCACTATTACTTTGAACTATTGTATAAAAATTTGCCCAATCACTACTAGCATTTTGATAAATTGTTATAGCATCTGTTATGTCACTAATATATAGATTATAATAATCTATCATAGATTGATATTTAGAATCAACCATATTTTGCAATTGTTCTATAATTGTATTTAAACCAGAATAATTACTATTAATTTGATAAAGATCGTTTATTTGATCATAATCGTGGATAAAGGATATACCAAGACTAAGATCATTAATTGCCTGTTCTAATTCATTATCTGTCATGATACGGCCTCCCAATATATATCACCTTGTGAATCATTATATAACTTAAAATTATAAAAAAATGTATTTGCAAAATGTTTATCTTTAAAAGGAATAGTGGGTAATGTGACTGATAAAATTCTACCACCAGCACCAGTACACTTATATGTTTTAGTAAGAGGTGCGGTTGTTGGAACACAATAAGACCATGCATTTCTACAACCAAGTCCTGTTATATTACATTGTTGAAAAGGTCTGTTATCGGGGCATGGTGCACATGCAACTGTGTTATTACCACTAACATTTGGTCCACATGATTCATTGTAACTTCTTGAAAATACAAAGTTAAAACTTACTGTTTGTGTGGTCATTACATAAATTTTAACAGTTTGATTATTTTGATAATTTTGTGGATCAAAATTTTGAGTTAACCATTTTAATAAAAGTGTTTGTATATCAGAATTTTGTATACTCTGCCAATAATCTATATCTTGAAACTGTGGATAAAAAAGAGTGATTGGTTTTAACCAATCTGCACTCAATGCTTTCACTGTTGATATTGGTGATGAGGTTTTATTATTTATAGTTTTTATATTATATGCTGCTATTAAATAGTTAGAACTAATAGATTGAAAAACTGAATATAAATTATCATAATTATTCAATTTGGATTTTATACTATTTATTTTATTTCCAATATTCAAAAAATTATTCATCATGACGGTTCTAGATGATGAAATACATTTATTTTCATCTATCAAGTCAACATTTGAACAAGTTGTATCTATTTTTTGAAAGTTTATCATTTTATTTCCAATTTATTTTATATAAATCCGTATAAGCGGGTGAAATTTTCTTAATAATATTTTTTATTGCATTCTCTATATTTATTTTTAGATCATCGTTCACCTTCAAATTATGTAAATTTATATTAAAATATTTACTTTTATTGCTTGGTAACTGAAACTTAAACCAGTGTTTGATTTGTTCGATATAATTTCTAGTTCCTACTTGCATATTCCAATTTAAGGGATTAATTTCTGGTATAAGATTGGATGAAAGATAAATTTGTTTTATCTCATCGTTATTTAGTGCTATATTATACATTTTCAATTCTGATATAGAACCTATAAAATTATAGCCATTATATACGTTTAGAATATTATTTAATATGTTATATTTAACTGTTGCTGTTCCTATTAATAATGATGAAGCGTAAGGATATATAATAGTATGCTTATCTAAAGTATATCCTGTATATGAACCGACAATTTGAGAATCGATATAACAAGAAACTGATCTGTTTTTTTGGTCAAAAACCATTGTAAAATTGTGCCATCCTTTTGGTAAATTTGAAACATCAAATGGTATATTTATATAATCTGTTTTTAACCCATTTTTTATATTTAAATTCCAAGAAAGTATACCCTTTTTATTTTGATATTTTCTTAAATATTGATATCCGGTAAAATCACCATCTGTTGCAATTGATGCTGTTTTTGAAGGACCAACCAAATTGTTTAAATCAATTTTAAACAACGGTTCACCTAATTGGTTAAAAACATATGCCATGTTATCAACTTCATCAATTAAAACCAATTGATCTTCTCCGGGTGTACCTCTACCACCACAAGAACTTGAAAATGTAGAAACGGGAGAAGAAACAAAGTTTGCTCTTCTTTTTCTTTGATATGGTGTCAGCGATTGTATAGCATATCTTTTTGGCGGATAATCAACTAATATTTCTTCATATCTATTATCTAAAATATATTGATAATCTGTCGTTGATAAAAACGGTAAATCTTCAATTAAATCATAGTTTGTTTCTATAATCAATGGCGGTGGTGTAGGACAATCAGAAATAATCTTTACTGGTGTTTTACTAAACTGTTGTGTGAATACAATATTTCTATCAGTATCTATTTTTGAAAATTTAATATCATCAAAAAATATCCATATATTATTGTATATATCACATGTAATCTGGTTAACATTTCCAAAGATACCATATAAAGTTTTGTTGTTTCTATTATTAGGATCGGGTGCAAAATAAACGTTTTGTCCTATTGCTTCCCATAAAACATTATCATTATCAATTACAGAAGCATTTCCTATAATATGTATTATATTATCATTTAAATCTATTTCTATTCTATTTGTGGTATTTTCTACGACACCGTAATCTGTTACGATATCATTATCTACAAAATAAAAAATCATATATGATTTGTTTATGTTATCGTAAACATATATTTTATTTTGTGAATCTATTTCCACTTGAGAAATATTACTAATTGATAGTGGTACACTGATAACAAAATTATCATCAGCTGAATAATAACGAGCAATTAAATTAACATAATCAAAAATCCAATATGAATAATCTTTTAATCTTTGTATAAAATTTATTTTAGATCTTGAATCTAGAATTGCTCTTTTTGATATTTGTGAAAACCTATAATTAAAATTATATAAAACATTATTATTGTTTTCAAATATAGTTATAAACGGTGCAATAAAACTAGATTCGTTTATTAATCCAAAACCACTATCGTAATAATTTCCAAATATTTGTGTACCGGTAATATTTTTCCAATCTGATACATTTAACCATAATGATACTGTTAGGTTATCTTCAGGTAATATGCTTTTGTTTGCGGGGAAAATTGCATAATTTGTACCATCCATCTTCCATTCGGTTCCATTAAAAGATGTTACATCTGTAAAATAAGATATTCCATTATTCTGATAAGTCGATTCATCTATTAGCGTACCGGATGTCCAATTTGTAATACTAAGAACAAGTGTATTTTCTATTATGCCATTATTATCTTTATAATTAAAAAGATTTATAAAATTCTTTATATCTTTTTTACCAACTCTATAATATTCATATTCAACTGCCGGTTGTAATAACATTTTCGACGGTACATCAAATGTAAAATTTTGCGTTGGATCAAATTTTTGATTATAAACTATGCTTGTTGCAGAAAGCGCAGAATCTAAAGAATAATAAGCTGAATTATAATATCTATCGTACCAAGCTTGACCATTAAACCACGAACAAAGATACTGATATGTTTGTTCATGTATTTTTAAATTTGGATTTTCATCAAGTTTATTTTTTGTTTTTGTATAAATTCTATCAGATATTAAAGGATGAAAAGATCCTATTGCGCCACTTTCTAATAATTTAGAATTATTTAAATCAATTGATGTTACTGTTGGTGTAAAATAAAATTTGGTATATAAACCAGATTCAAATTTTATGGAAACAGAATTAGTTTGATATCCAAGATGGATCAAATCATACCCTTTTGATTGATTTGATCCTGTAAATATTTTTTTATAAATACGATTTATATTATTTGAATCAAATGTATAACTTACAGTTTGGTAATTCTTTAAAGAAGAAATATCTAATTCAAATGTTGCTGAATCTGTAGCAATAGTATAATTTTTAATTGAAAAAATACCAAGATAATTTTGTAGTAAAGAATCTTTTTGAGCTATACTCAGTTTTTTTTGATTTAGAAGAGGGTTTGCATCATATGTTACCAAAAAGCTATCTTTTATATCATTATATTGTTTTTGTTGTCTTGTATACGAAACAAAAGAAAAAATAGAATTTGATAAATCATTAGAATAAGGTGTTACTGTGATTTTGTTATTTGTTTTTGATAAAACATAAGAATAATTCGTATTGTTTACAAATAAAACAATTGAATCATCACCTAAAAAATAATCAAAATATTGAATATTCTCATTAAATGGTATAGTTTGTGGCAAAAACTTGACACTACTTATACCATTAATTAAAGTTAATGTTAAGTATAAATTTTTATAATCTTTTACTAATACTTTGTTATTTTCAAAAATAAAACTCAGACTATCATTTACGTTTAAATTAAAAAGTGAATTAAAACTAATCAAAAAATCATTGTCATCTTTTTTAAAAAGATTACCGCTTAAATCTGTTATCGGTGTATCGATTTGTTGATAATCATATATATTATCAGGAAATTGATTTTCATCAAAAATATCTGTATTTTTACTTAAATTTGATAAAATATTAAAACTATCATTATTTATACTAAAATCGTTTATATTTTGTAAAAAATCAAAATAATTAAATTTTATACCCGAATCGAAAATAAGTGGATATGATTTGATCTTAAATTGATCTCCTTTTAAATTAAAATCAACTTTTTTCCAATCAATTTCCGTATTTTTATAGACATTAATAGTTGCCATTTGGTTTACTATTAATACTTATAGTAAAAAATAAAATTTAATTATGCAAAAAAGACATAAACTATGTCTCCTAAAACAGATGTTGATATGTGATTATAATGATATCCACTATCATTTAAATTTTTTATAAAACTACCCCAATCTTTAATATTAGTTGTTGCCACTTTACCCACTATTGATTGCGAACCTAAAGTTTTAAAAAGATTTTCAACTAGTTCTTTTATGTCTTCATGCTCATTAATATAATTGTATATTAAATTACCGATATTTGCAGTATTATTTATAACATATTTTTTAACTTTACCGATACATGTGCAATTTGGATTAACTGAAGCACTTTCTATATCAAGTGCAATCTCTTGAATTTGTTTTTTTGAAATATTTTTAAAATCTTCATTTTCTCTTATATAAGACAAAAAAACTTCAGGTAAATTTTGAGCTTGTATTATTTCATTAAGTGTCATATGTTTTTTAATTTAAGAATTCTATATTATTTTGATTTGCAATTTTCTTATAAAGAAAAGATGCAAATAGGTGTGTTATTAATCCACAAAAAATGTTAGTAATGATTAAAAAATTATAATCTAATACTATTGGATTATATAAAAAAGAAACTAATAACCCAAACCAAAAAGAAGCACATTCTGGACAAGATAACGGTCTTTTTATATACGGTATAAAAGAAATTTTATTTCTTATATGTTTAAAAATATCTGAAAAACTATACATATAAGAAACGCTTAAACTTAAACACAAATAATAAAAAATGTTTAATAAATTCATTTTATAAAAATTTTATATTTTTCTTATCGACATTAAAAGAAAGAAGTTTTGTTGATAAAGTAACAGGTGTATTTAATTTAGTTTTCATAATTTCAACCAAACCATCATAATTACCACTTTCTCTTATTAAGACTTCTTTTATATATCCCAAACACATTCTTCCTATTTGAACATTTAAATCTATTTGCGGATCAAGATTGCAAAGACTAAAAATTAAAGGATTATATGAAGATATCGGGTTTTTAAAAGTTGAACACCATGTTCTAATTGTAAATGCGCCTCTGTCTGTATCCACATTTAAAATTTCAAAAGAAACATCGTCGAAATTTTCACTATTCATATGTAATAAATTTATAACAATAAATTTAAATGTCAATTATTATGTCCATATGTCAAACCAGATGGACCAGAATAGTAACTTTGAACGTTTCCATATGAAACAATATCGTAACCATAAGAACCACCACCGGCACCAGCATCACCGGAATTCCCTTGTTTTCCACCACCAGTTGCACCAGTTGCACCAGTTGCACCAGTTGTATCAACATTAACACTATAACTACATGTATATTGTGTATAACATACTTGATGGCTAACATGCCAATCACCTTGAACGCAATTTGAAGTTATTCTTGTTTTTCCACAATCATCGCTTGTAGCAGGTGTTGGACAAAAACTATATTGTTGACTCCAATATGTTTTTCCATCACAATAAATACCATTTTTACTAACTGATGTTGTTCCGCCTTTATTTCCGCCATCACCACCACTTCCACCTGCAATAAGACCATTATTGTTTATAACAAAACCATAATAAGAACCAGTTAAATCAAGAGCGGGACCGCCGGGATATCCTTGTGATCCGATTTGATATGGTCCAGTTCCACCCGGTCCACCGTTACCACCTTTACCGATTATTTTTGCTCCACCATTTACTACAATTTTAATTTTATCTCTTCCAGATTGAATAGAGCTTCCTCTACTTTTATCAAAAGTCATTGCAGCACTAGATGTGCTAGTAGAACCAACCGTAACACTAGAATTGATTATTACTGTTAGCTCTAGAGGATGTGTAGTGTCCCAATAATTGCTTCTTGTAACACCAGCGGGTAATAATCCGGTAGTAAGAAGAGTCCAAATATCAATATTGTTTATATTTTGTCCAATTGTAATGGATACTTTGGAAAACACAGGAGATTTTGTTGGAGTATGTGTTGGTGTCTGTGTTCCTGTTCTTGTATATGTTGGGGTACGTGTCGGTGTTCTCGTCTGTGTTCTTGTATGAGAAGGTGTTACCGGTGGTGTTTTTGGTGGTGTAGATGGTGGAGTTACTGGTGGTGTTGGTGGTGGTGTTGATTTTGGTGTTCTTGTAAATGTATGAGAAGGAGTTTGCGTTTTTGTTGGAGTATGTGTTGGATAAGGTGTTGCATTATTTGATAATGTAGGCGTATTTGTAGGTGTTTGTGTATTTGTTGGAGTTTGAGTAAATGTATTAGATGGCGATACAGATGGTGTATATGATGGACTATACGTAGGAGTATTAGTATATGTATGTGTTGGTGTGTAAGTTGGAGTTACCGTTGGTGTTTGTGTTGGTGTTTGAGTTTGTGTAGGAGTTTGTGTAAACGATGGTGAAACTGTTTGTGTATTAGTAACCGTTGGTGTTGTTGTTTGAGACTGTGTAGGAGTATTAGTAGGCGTAAGAGACGGTGTTTGTGTTGGTGTTACGCTTGGCGAAGGATCTGGTGTTTCGACATTTTTATAATAATAAGAATAACTACTGTAATAATTTAAAACATAAGATGAATTATTGTAATCAAACGGTGTGTTTATTTTATAATATGCATGATTATATAATGTTAAATCCTTATCACCTACAATATAAAATAAATTTGAATTATTGCTCACATTTTGAATAACTTCTATATTATTCCTTGCAGATATTGAATTTACAATATTTGTCATGTCAACAGACCGTAAACTAGAATTAAATATATAATTTGGATCATTATAGTTTCCAAATTTTATCGCTAAATTTGGATCATTTGTTATCGTTCTACTTAAATTCTGTGTTACATCTATTGTCCAAGGAGTTAAACCATAATTATTAGGAGTATAAATGTTATAAGAATTAGTAAGTTTTACATTATAAAAATTATTATTTCCATTTGAATTATTAAAAGAATGTATATATGTTGTATTATCGTAAGTACTCGTTTGCGAACTTAAAGAAAAATTATTACTCCTAAAGAGATAATTTGATGATATCAAATGACATTTTTTATTCAAATTATATAAAGACCCTGAATTAAAATGACCGTCAACAATTATACCGGAATTTAATAAAGAAGATCTACCAATTTCTCTATTTGTAGTTTCATCGAAAACTTCAACTATTGCACCACCAGCCATATTAAAAACAAGAGGATCAACCCAAGATCTTCTTGCATTTATATTCTGCTGTCCAACTACTGCAATACCCCAACCCGGATAGTAATCTGGTCCTGTTGCTCCTTGTATTGATTTCCATGCATTTGACCATGTCAAAGGTGTTAAAAAATAAGGATCTATTTGGTTTGTTCCTTTTACTTTTACATAGGCAGAATCCCCACCAACATATATAGGTCCGTCATATAAAGAACTTCCCAAAAGAGCAACCGTTAAATTTCCTATTGTTGTTTTACCTTTAAAAACAAGACAATTTGCTTCATTAGTATTTAGATAAAATTCAAAACATAAATTTTGTAAATTTACCCTAGCTTTATTATTGGTAAAATAAATACCATGATAATTTGCTGGCATGTTTGATTTAATACATGTCCAATCGTTTATATTAAAAGGTTTTCCTGTTTCAGAAAAATTTCCATTTGCTATATTTTTATTACGACAAACATAATTTCTTAATGAAATTTTATGAGGAGATGCATTAAATGGTTTTTGTTTGACATATTGTTTAACTGGTGGTGAATATATCAAAGATCCAATTTCATAAACACCGGAAATGTTTATATTGATAAAATCAATATCCGGAATAGTTAAATTTGAAAAACCTATCGGTGTAGTATTAGCGGTTGAAGTATTCCATATAAAAATACCACCACTTAATCCTGCTGTTAATACTTCAGGATGGTTTGTTTTTAAATCATTCGTGTCATGAAATTGATAAGATAAAGGTCCAGTAATACTAGTAAGTGTACCGGTTTCAACATCTTCATATATATAAACGTTTATTTGATTACCTCTTATATTATTCGTAATAATATAATCAAAAACAGAATTTAAATTTTTAAAAAATGGTTTTGAAACTTCGTTTTTTGTAAAACTTTCATTACTATCGTTATTCCAGTTACCATTAATTGTTCTTTTTACTGATGAACTATCAGTTGAATAAGAATCACTAGGTTTTACACCAAAAGAAAAGTTTTGTGTATTATCAATACTTAAAGCATTGTAACTATTATAATTTAATACCGTGTTGTCTATGTCTATTATACCATGAATAGATGATGCTGAGATTTGATCAGTAATCGTATTTTTTATTATATTAGAATCTGATGATAAATTTTTTATTATTGTATTAAATGAACTTAAACTATAAAGGTTTGTTTTATTTGAAATTAAATTTTTTGCTGATGTTTTAACTGTTGATGTTACATTCTCTATTTTTATAGTACCATTTGCTATTTGTTGTGCAATAATATCTGTCATTATAACCGGATTATTGACAGACGAAAACGATGTTAAATTTGTAACATTTATATTATTTGCTGTTAAATTATTAAAAGTTGTATTATTATCAAATTCAGTTTTGCTTTTAAAATAAATGTTATTGTTTATTGCAAGTTTATCAATTCCTGTTAATTTATTAGTTGATAATGTTGGTAAAAAAGAAAAAACAGAATGTAGAGATCCATTTATATCAAATTCAAAAATTGGAGAAGTATTATTATAACCTAATTTTTTACCTTTAATTGTTAAAGAAGAATTATTTGTAAATGTTCTAGAAGATGAATAAGATGAATTTTGAGTTATTAAAGGGAAATAATAATATTTTAAAATATCAGTAGTCGAATAACCCGGCGGGAGACCTAAACTAGGTTCAAGAACTTTTAAATTTACAAAATCCGGTAATTTAAGTTTAAATGAATTAACAGCGGTTAAATTAACCATAACTGTAGTTTCACTTATTGAAATTGGGTCTGTGTAATTCATTTTATTATACTATTTACAATATACTCGGAATATAAAAGTTTAAAGTATAATAAGGTGAAGACGGTACGGGTGATTTTATATGATAAACGGCATCACCAGTTATTTGATCATATACTTTTAATGAATATGGATTTACATAGTATATTAAACTGCTGGTATTGTTTGATCTTATTTGGTTTGAAGCATTTAATAAATTTATATAACCAGTAGCATTTAAAGAATTTGTATAATCTATACTACCATTTTTAGTAGAGTTTAAAACTGCTGGATTTGGATTAAAAGTAACCAAATTTTCATATTTTCCATTATATACCGATATATTTGAATTATATCTATTCCAACTTATATTTTTTGAATTATATTCTTCTATACTAAAAGTCCAAGTTGCAAATCCATCTGAATTAAAATTAAAACTATTAAATGAATTTTTTATATTTAAAAATTTAAAATTTAAAAGATTTAAATTATCAGTATAAACTGACATTATATTTGTATTATAAGCATTATAATTATTATTTTTTGTAGTGTTGGAACTTAATATAAAACTATTTGTTATAAAAACATTATCACTATGTGTAATTTCAGAAGAATCTGCGATTGAATAAAAAGAATAACCATTTATAAAACCATCTAACAATATGCTGGAATGATATCCTGTTTTATTACCAGAATAATTGGAATCATAAAGTTCAAAACTTGATTTTTTATCAATTGTTATTAAACTATCACCTAAAACCGTTGGTGTGTTATTTTTATTACCAATTAATGCCAAGCCATAACCCGGAAAATTTTGTCCTGTAGTATAACCATAAGTTGCCCATGTATTCCATGTTGTTGGTGTTAAATAATAAGGGTCATATAAAGTACTACCTACTACTGTTATTGATGAATTTTCAGTTGCATATATATAACCGGTAGTGTATTTAGCATTTCCTAATAATGATATTGTTATATTACCAATATAATAGTTTCCATTTTTAAACACTAAAGGTTTTGTGTTGAAACTATTTGAAACAAATTCAAAACATAAATTGCTTATATAAGTTGTGGTAAGATTTGAACAGTTAAAAACTATAGGAGTTGAATCAACTACATTTTTAGTATCAACGCTATTCCATATAACCGCATCTCCTCCAAAATTATTAAAACCTAGTGTTGATAACGTAGAAAAATAAGTTCTTGCTATTATTTTTCTAGGTGCATCTTGAAATCCTCTGCTTGTACTATAATAGGTTTTATTACTAGTTCTGGAACCTATATCATATCTTCCTTTTATAACCAAATTAATAAACCTTAAAGGCGGAATTGTTAAAACATTTACATTACCATTAGTATTAGCATTGTGATTTTTATTCCAGAAAAATAAACCACCAAGCGTATTATTCAAACTAGGTTGTACTTGTGACGTAGTATAAAAATTTCCAGAAATATTACCAGTATATGTATATTGATTATTTTGACCTAAAATTATATCTTCGTCTATATATATTGTAAGTCCAGAACCTTCCAATTGATTTGCACTTACATAATCAAAAACAGACTGAATACTTTTAAAGTATGGTCTTAATACACTTGAATCTTCTGTTTTATTTAATGAATCCCATGCACCATTTGCATCTCTATTTATTGTCAAAGAATCAGTAGAATATGAATCAGACGGTCTAACCGCAAAAGAATAAGAAGATTGTCTTGGTGAATAACTTAATTGATTATTTTGATTGTAGTATAATGGTGAAAAAGGATCTACGTCTATTTTACCATGAATATTATTTGCAAATATTTGATCCGCACTAATATATTGGTTAACTGTTAAATTATTTGATGTTAAATTATTAACATATGAAGAAACAGCTGACAAACTAGCAGTGCTTAATGTACTTGAAAACACAGAATTTGCACTCAATGAGCCAATATTTAAATTTCCATAAATCGTTAGATTTGACGAATAATAATTTGTATAATTTGATACAATTAAATTATAATTTGTTGGATAAATATTATTTACTGTTATGTTATTAGCTGTTAAATTTGCAAAATTAACATCTTTATCGAAAAATGCATTCGATTTAATAAAGATACCGTTTGGGAAAATGGCAGATAATGCATCATTGTTTGAATTAGGTACAATACTAACAGCGGATAATTGATTTATAAAAGCGGAATTTGCTTTTAATGACCCGTTAATATCAAAATTAAAAACAGGATTTGTATTATTATAACCAATGTTATTGTTTTTAAAAATTAAACTATCATCACCCGTAAATCTTCTAGAGGTTTGATACGTTGCGGTATTTGAGCCATCATCTCCACCAAATACGGGAAAGTAATAAGTTGCACCAGTTGCTGTCGTATTATAACCTGTTGGTAAACCTAAACTTGGTTCCGCAAAAGGTAAGCTTATAAAATTATTAGCATAAGCATTATAATTTATATAAGGCGATAATGGTCGTAATTTTACATTATTGGCTAATGATGGTGGAGATGTCTGCATTATTTCTCATTATTGATCATTTCTGGTCTCTAAGATGGACAATGTTAGATTGACATCACCTTGATTGCTGCTTCCACTGGAAATAATAAAGTTATCACCATCTTGTAAAACAAGTTTATTGACCACGATATTAACTGCATCTTTAGGTGCAATTGCAAAATCTTTTATGAAATTTATAGGAGTATAATTGTTTTGTGCAAAACTATTTGATACTGTTGAAGAAATCGCTCCTGTCACAGTTTGAACGCTATTTGTATTATTGTTAACTAAAGCAGAAATAATAATTGCTGCTCTGTGTGGTGGTGCAATATAAACACTTAAAGGTGTTGAATTCACCAAGTCGGTTTGTACTCTTACGAATTTATTTAATTGAATTCTAGGTGCCATAATTTATATATTTATACTTACTCCAAAACTAGGTTCAATGGTGTAACTAATGTCATAATTGCACGTTTGAAGGTATCTCCTTCAATAGTACCCGTGCTTTGAACAATTTTAAAATTAGGTCCAACTTTAAAGTCACCCAATTCATTGGAACTTGTAAAGTATACAACGCCCGGTGCATTAGTATCATATAAACCATCGAAAACAGCTTCGTTTTCGTTTATGGCTACACCACCGTATGCTGGAACAGCACTAACCATTCTTGTACCGGTTCCCATGTATTCAAAGGTATGAGATCCTGTTTCCACCATGCTTCTTGCAAAGAAGTAAACCCATGCGCTTGAAAAATCTCTACCTCTTAAATTTCTAATATTTAAATATGGTGTATTATATGTAAGTTGAATGTCATAAGCATTGGTATTATTTATACCATATTGTCCTGTAGAATTGTTTTTAACTACTGATAAATCAACCGTGAAAATTTTTGGTCTGTTGTTGAGCGGTAATGTTGGGTCTATATCACTTTCCATGATATAATCTGCATTACTTGTTGGATTAGGAACCGAAACCGTAAAACAAAGATTTGTATATGGAACCGTAGCGATAATATCGGGATGTGGATCATTCTTGGGGAATGGTACATATGCCATATCTTTAATTGTGAAAGTATCACCACCACTTAAATATCCATATTGATAATTATAACCAGTATTTGAGGTCGGGTCTACTCTGAAATCTTGTGGCATTACTGTAAATGTTCCACTTAAAATCGGCGTACCTAAATTAAAATAATTGGATAGATTTACAGGTGTACCATTAACGGTGCTTAGAGTTGGATAATTTGCCAATCCAGACATTCCTCTTCCAATAAGACCAGAAAGACCAAATGTAGAATTTGATGTACTGATTGAACAACTTCCACCACTTTCACACACTATACCTTCATATGTCGCAACTGTGAAAATACTAACCAGCTGCGCATAACCATGATTTAAAATATGAAGACCTCTACCGCCTTGATTAACTTGTGTAAACGAATCAAGAACCATGCTTCTGAATTTACCAGTAACGAGAGATCCATCTATTCGCATACCAACACCAGCATCGTTTAAATTTTTGTCATCAAAAACCGTAGGTAATGCATATGATGTACAACCTTGAACATATGGACTTACTTTTATATCAGGTCTTCCTACTGGAATGCTAAATAATGGTGTTAACCCCGAAGAATTCGTGCTTCCATAATATGCCAAATTATATGCATTTATATTTTTGTTAGCATTTTGCGTATTTAAAGGATATGCAATAGCAGCAGGTGGTGATATATCTGTTAATCGATTTGCTGTTGTATAATAACTTGGATCGCTTGGATCTACACCATTTTCTGTTAATTTTCTATGCCCTCTGAATGTGAAACCCCAAACGTAACATGCGCTGTTTACCCACAAAATATCTTTATCTACATTTAATGGGCTTATTGTAGTTCTTCTTAAATTATCTCCAATCAAAGAAGTATTGGGTGGAAGATATACTGGATTATTTTCAACATAATTACCACTTCTTACTAAGATAGACCATTGTTTTGGACGAGATGCTGGATTTGGATCGTTTACATCAACTAAACCGGCATTTAAAGCTGCTTGTTCATTTGCAATACGTGCAGCTGCATATTTAATTGTACGATATGGTAATTCTTCGTTTCTTCCTCTTTCTGGATAATCATTAGCATCAACACCACTCATGGATACGTAAAACGTATTTGCCATTGGATTTTGGTGTGTGTTAATATAATCTAAAAATGAATCTACCGTAACTTGACGAGTTACAACATCAGTATTGGTTAAAACTAAAGTTTCTTTACCTACTATAGGACTACCTTGAATATCTAATTGACCAATCGAATTTGATAAAAAAGAATATGGTGATACTTTTCTAGTTATATCCTGCTCTATAACTAATAAATCATTATTTATATCTATTGGTTGGATCGGGGGTCCACCTGATGGTAATTCTGGAATTCTTGTATATGACATTATATATATTTATGTTTGAGATTAATATTTTTTTAATTTTTTTTTATTAAAAATTACATAGATGTTGGTGAATGTGTTGGTCTTGGCGTTCTTGGTGGATAATACGTTGGAGTTCTTTGTGGTGTTCTGGTTACTCTTGGTGTTTTTGTGTTGGTTATAGTAGCTGTCGGAGTTTGCGTATTTGTAGGTGTTGGTGGTATTGTCGGTGTTACAGTTGGTGTTTCGGTGTTTGCTGGTGTAGCGGTTGGTGTTGGTGTGTTTGTCGGTGTTTCCGTATTTGATGGTGTATTCGATGGTGTATTCGACGGTGTTGCTGTATTCGATGGTGTTAAACTGCTTGTCGGTGTATTTGTACTTGTTGATGTAGTTGTTGGTGTAATTGAAGACGTTGGTGTTTGTGATGAAGTAATAGACGGTGTCGGTGTGTGAGTTGGTGTTCTTGTTGGTGTAGTTGTTTTTCTGGGTGTTTTTGTGTTCGTATTTGAAACCGTAAGATGTGGTGTTCTTGTTGCTGATGGTGTTGTTGTTGGTGTTGCCGTGTGAGAAGTTTGTGTGAAAGATGCAGTAACAGTTCTTGTTGGAGTTTGAGTTACCTTTGCAGTACGTGTTGGTGTCTTCGTAGGTGTAACCGTTTTTGTAACTATAGGCGTTCTTGATTGTGTTAAAGTTTGTGTTCTTGTAATAGTATTTGTGGGTGTATTTGTTGGAGTTGTTGTAATTGTATAAGAAGGTGTAACTGAAGGTGTTGGTGAAGGAACTGGATTTAAATCACCATATGGTATATAAAAATTAATTTCATCTACTTTTTCTTTTGTTAGATTTAAACTTATTATACCCAAGTCATTAATATCATTCTTCATCAAGAATGATATATTGAATTTTTTTGTATCTGGATTATATGTAAGTTTTGGATCTTCTTTATTGCCGTTAGAATTTGACCAATTACTAACAGTATTAAAATCTAAATTTACATTTTCAGTTATAAGATTTTTAATGTTATTTGTATGTAAATCAACAACATTAAAAAATAAAGAAAAGGTTATTTTTGGTTGATTTACACCAACAGTTTCATTAAAACCACAATAATATATTTTGTTTTCAGATTCATCAAACCAATAATCTATATTCGTACTTGATAATTGTGTAAAAAAATCAAACTTACTATAAGGTTGAATATTTGAATTTTCATCTAAAAAGTATTTTTCAAAAATATATCCACTTGTTGTTTGGATATAAAGAGTATCATAAAAAACATCTATTTTTGTTATTTGATTGGAAGATAAATCATAAAAAAAATTAGGTTCTAATTCTTGATATTTTAAATATATCGAAGATAAAACAAGAGGAGCAGATAAGGTGTTATTATTAGCATCCCTTAACCAAAATTCACCAACATTGTTCTTATCGTTATAATGATCCATTTTAATTAATAATTAACCTTTTTATAATTTACAGTTGTTGCATCTAAATTATTATTCAATTGACTCAAAAATGGCAATTCAAATGAATAATCTCTATTTAAATCAAAAAGTTTAACGGGTGATGGTATTTTTTTCTTCCAATCAACTAAAGATAAAAAAAGACCAGTTTGGTTACTGGCTAAATTTGTAATTTCAAAAACATAAAGCATATGATTTTCAGGGCCAATCATTTTGGTTTTAACCAAATGTATGTCAGAATAAGCACTTTTAATAAGTAGTGGACCTGAATTATCCGCAACAAAATTTTCAGGAAATAAATTTAAAAATATAGTGTATATATCTGGATTGTTGATATTTTTATTAGTATAAACAGTTATTTGTATTGTATAATAACATCTATATTCATATTTTCCACTTATTTGATTTTTAACAAAATTTTTTTCAGGATCTATTGAAAAAACATGGGTTTGTGGAAAATTTCTTGGATCTCCAACATCATTCGATTTAGTATAATTATTACTAGGTTTATATAAAACAGTATTTGTTGTTCCATCACCCCAAGAATATTCTATTTTAAAAATTCTTGAATTCTTATCAAAATATGTCGAAGGATCAACAATTATTTTGCACGTTGAATTACCAGCTATATTTTGTATATTGTTATCTAAATAAACTGTTTTGGTAAAAGCCATTAATAATATTTAATGGAAAAGTACAAAAAATATACTATTTTTATATTAATCTATTCTTCTGGCAACTATATAACCACCATAATTTTGTATAGTACCGTTTGTACCTGCAACATATTTTGTAGTATAAAGATTTAAGTTACCAGCACCAGTTGCGTTCATGATACCTTTAATTGTAACATAAAAATAATTCGATGATGTAATATCGGTTGTAATACCTATAATGACATTTCTACCGTTAGATGATGTTGTGCTTGTTGTGAAAACCACATATCTATTACTTGCGCTACCATTAGATGGTGAAGTGTTTGATGTCGGAGCGGATGGAACGGTTGAATAAACACCTTCAAAATCAAATAAATTTGCATTTCCACTAAAAGACAAATACGATTTAAAACCTTCATGTGCTCCTGTTGATTGTGTATAATTAATAACCATTACAGCATCAATCATATATAATCCACCAGATGTCAATGACGCTGATACAGCTTCATATATGGTAGTTGTGTTATTATCCTTATGCGAAGAACCATCGATTAATGATGTGCTATATATAGGCTTATAAGCATAAACAGAATCAGATATAGACCTCGTTAAGATAGATTTATTATCAACATAAGTGGAATTCGGTGCCTTTAAATTTCCGTTTAAATCAGATGTTAAAATTTGTTTATTTGCTTGATCAACAAACGCAGTATTGAAGATCAAATTGTTTGATGTTTCATCATAATATATATTATATCCTGTGGTATAACCATTTATAGTTCCGGATGACCCATCTCCCTGTTCGCCTATAAACAAAAGAGGATTATTAGCATCGTTAGGTTTACCACGTAATAAGTTAATCTGATATGCAGATACTGTTTGTAAAATTGTATTTTCACCTGAACTTAATTGTTTATGCAATGTTACGTAATCTGATGATATTGCAATATCAGCTATACTTGAACCTGTTTTTGAAATATTTAAACTGGTATTATATGTTAAATTTTTATCAAGATAAACAGTATTGTTGGTACTTATGGCACCAAAAACAGTAAGAGGAGATATCGGAACAATAGTTCCAATTCCAACGTTTCCGTTAGATGATATGAACATGGTATTGGTTGTTGTACCGTTACTATAAAATGCAAGATTATCTGCACCACCCGCACTACCAACAATTATTCTTCCTGTTTCGTTAATATTGTCATAATCTAATACAATTCCATCACCCTTTCCTGAATATGGTCCTGTTGAATAGAAACCATTAGTCGCTTTAATACCGGATGCGGATATATTAGCTGAATAGATACCATTGGTTGCATATAAATCGTTTGATGCACTTATTGAACCATTAACTGTTAATTCCTTATTGGGTGTTAATGTTTTAACACCAACATATCCCGGTCTTGCTGTGTGTCCATCTACGTGCAGAGATATTGTGCTATCATCATAAAAATCAACAATCGATTGATCGCCTGTTTGCGTTACACTCAAAGCAGGTCCGGTTCCAACATTGGTAACAGTAACGGCACTTGTTTCCTGAACAAGTGTGTCCAAATATGTCATATTTCCCAATACCGACAAATTGCCCATTATTGTGGTATCTTGAGATACATATAAATTTCCATTTATATTTGTATCGGCATCAAATATCACATCTCCACCACCACCAGCATAGAGCACCAAAGTTGGGCTATAAAAAACACCACCAGCAGAAAGACCCGTCATGTTTATACCCGTTAAAGAACTATAACCGCTTAATGCATAATTTTGTGATTTTGAAAGGATTCCAAAATTTTTACCGTTTGCGTTTATTGCGGTTCCTGCGTTTGATGTTGCTAAAATAGCGGTGTTTGGACTATCTACCGATATACCCGTGTTTGTAGCATATGCTTGTATTGCAACTTTAGGGGATGTTGCGCTTAATGCTAAATTATCGGAATAAACCGATATGCCCAATTTATCCGAAATTGCAGATATTGCATTATTTGTGCTATAAAAATAGCCAGCATATGAACTTAAAGGAGCAACACAACTAAGAGATCCATTTAAAACAAATTCACCCATGAATGGTTGATCCCGACTTGCTATTGGATCATGACCAGCATCTGGATTTGTTGCCCTATTATAGGTATGATGATTTGCCCTGTGAAATTTTGAATGAAAACGATTACTCATGTTTATTATTAATATTTATATTTATTCTACACAATAAGAAGAAGCCTGTGCCCAAGTTGTTGTTGGATTTGGTGCATATAAATATACAACATTAGCATCAAGTTCTGCGAATGAAATTGGATTTATACCGCATATTTTAATTATGGGTTTTACTAAATTATAACAAGCGGTTGCTTTCCATGACCAAGAAAACGATTTAGTACAATCATTTTTTATAGTGTTAACATTTTTTATACTTAAGAAATCACGCAGTAAATCCAATGCATTATAAAGTTTAAGGAGTTCTTTATTTAAAACTTCCGGTATATGTAATTCGTTTACACCAACACCCAATGTTTCGTTTTCGATATCTGCGTCAAATACAGGTAAATCGTTTTTGGTTACGGGTAAAAGTGTAAAAACAGAAGTTGAACCATTAGCAGTAGGTTCTGTCAATATTCCGAACTTAAAGTTTATAGTTTCTCTTAAAGTTTTTATATTTTGTGCCACTCTTACAAGAGATCTGTTATAAACAATATCACTTGCAAATTCATCTTCTGATACCATTAATTGATCAAGAGACCAATATTTATAAGATAAACCTTTTCCTATTCTATATATATTCAATATATCTTGACATCTAAATATGCAATTATTTGAACTTATTATAATACCCTTTTGATCAGCTTTTTTGATATTATTATAATTTATTGTTGATCCTTTTGGAATATTAAAAGTATTAATAAAATATCCGAAAGCTGAATATTTATACACATTTTTTTCAGTTAAAATGTACATAAAATCACCATTATCATCAAAAATTAATTTTAAAACTAGCGAACCATCTGAAATTTCATTGAGTGTTATTGTTTCATATAATATATTTGATTGATTATCATATATGTATACTGTATTATTGCCAGCTAATACATATACAAGTGATGTTGTTGGGTGTATATCAAACCCAAATATTCCATTTTTTTCCAAATCATCATTAAAATATGTAAAAAGCCAATTTAGTGTTTTATTATATTGTTTTATACATTTATTATTATAATCTAAAACATAAACATTTTCATTAAAATATCTGATTTCATTTGGTGCATTAAACTTGTTATTATCCTTATAATTTCCAAATCCACCCAAATTAAGATTTAAATTAAGAACTAAGTTTTCAAAATCAATGTATACGTTATATATCCTATTTGAAACTGAATCACAGATATACATGTTTTGACCACTATCATCAATATCAAAAGCAGTTGGAAATTTTATTATATCATTTATTTCTAATCTATTTTTGAAAATTATATCTTGTGGATTTTGTGAATTATTTAGAAATCTAATATTGTTTCCATCTATAATGTAAAAAATATCATTAATTTGTGTCGCATCTTTAACATTACTAAAAAAAGTAAAACCTGTATTTGTTGCTATTTCCGGTGTTTCAAAGTAAAAATTATTACTACTTTTTGTTATCCATTTTATACCTGATGAATGGGAAGGTGAATTATTACCCATCCATCCGAAATATACAGTAGGCGTAGTCGTATCAATTGTTTGTAAATTTGAATTTAAATAATCTAAATTATTCTGAAGTCTTTCAATTGCCGTGTTAAAAATATCAGAAACGCCCCATTCATTTGGTTGTATTTTTACTTGATCTAGCGAATAAGGAAAAGATAAAATAATTTCATTATTTAATCTTATATTATTTTGATCAAAAACGCTCCATTTTGACTTAACATTAATCGGAAAATCTAATAAATTAAAAGGATCTGCTGTTTCTTCATTTGTCGTAGACGAAACATACATAGCGGAATATGATATATAATATGTGCCTTCTTGTGAATAATTGTGATATGCATTTAAATTTGGATCTATTCTAGCTGTAAAACCATCTCCAAAATCAACATTATAATTCGTAACATTTGTCCCATCGGATTTTTTATATGTTTGAAAAGATATAAAAAATGGATTTGGATTCGGATTATTATTATCTGCGGTTAATGTATAATAATTTGATAAAAAAACCTGAACCGGAACACTATCAGTATATGCAGTAAAATTTAATGGGTTTGAAACAAATAAGCTCATGGTGATTTTAATGTTACTATTTCCCAAAGATCCGGATCTTTGGGATATTGTGGTAGATTCTTATAATTATTAAAAGTGCTTGGTGGTATTTGGATATTTATTACTGGACTAGCGGAAATTGTGAATGAATCTTCACCATTTTCTCCTGTATTTAATAATACGGCAGGATCGCCAGTTTTTAAAGTAAATGGTGTACCTCTTAAAGCTTTTATATCAAGGTATGAATCTGTAGACCAATACTCATTTGAGAGTGTATATTTAACATAACCACTTACGATTTGTACAGGTGTAAAATATTGTGATGGATTTGTCTGTTGATCTACTCTTACTGTAGAATCAATATCCAAATTTATCCTATCTTGTTGTTCTAAAATAAAGGAAAAATTAAAATCAGGATATGATTTTATAACAGGTGACATTTTAAACAAATTATCACCATCGACGAGATCAACTTGATTTATAGTATATGCATAATTGTTAAAATATCCTGTTAAAAGTTTATTTGTAATACCATCAGAATATAGATACATATTACCAACACTTTGTGGAAAATATGTATCGTTAAAGGCGGATAAGGTTATGTTAATACCAAGATAAATTGCAGGATCAACTCTATTGTATGTTATGGGTAATAAATCAAAAGCAGATGCAGTTAAGACTGTGTCGCCGGTACTATCGTTTTGATAATAATATTTATTAAAAACACCATCGCCGTTTGCAGATAGCCAATAATTATAGCTGTCTGATTTTTTATGCTCATATCCTGATGGACAATAGCTTTGTGTATAATTACTTGTTGTCGTAAAAGTAACAAATCCTGTACTATCCCAATAGTATTCTGGATAAATGATAAAATCAAGAGGTCTAAAGAAAATAAGTGGGTCTATTTTATAGAAAACAGCTGATGTTATAAAATTATGAGGATAAGACCATCCGGGTGCCGTTGCAGAAATTAAACAAAGATTTAAATAAAACGCAGAAGCCGGTAAATGTGTTAAATCGTATGAATATCCAACATTAAAACCATCTGTGTTTAAATATTGTTTAATAACAGGTGTTGAATTATTGCTATCTTTAAGTTCCCAATATATATTATCATAATAATAACCTGTAAAAGTATTTGTTGCTACAAAATCAAAATAAAAATCATAATTACTAGGTCTTGTTATTATTGCACTTCCTGTATCTTTAGTATTTGCTATACCATATTGTTGAAATTTATTATAATAAATATCAAAACCATAATTTAAAACAGATATTGCTGGAAAATCATCAACATATACATCATATGTGCCTATTATAAATGGATCTTTTATGTTTGTATATGCACTGATAGTAACTTTATTTGTTCTTGGATTCGATTGAACTATATCTGGTAATATATTTAAGGATATTGCGCTTAAATTTATTATAGAATCATAAAAACCATACTGATATTCATTACCATTAATATACGTAGCCGTTATAGGTTGTTGCAAGGGATCTGTTATATCATTATATTGCCATTCCCAAAATACAGGAATATCAACAGGAATATCGTACAAATAATTTTCAAAAGGAACTTGAACCTTCAAGGTTATTGTTCTTATTTGGTTAAAATTATTTAAGTCAACTATTGGTGTTATGACAAATTTGTTTTCTGTAAAATAATCAAAAAGATAAGGATTTGTTCCTATGTAATTATATTCACCTGTTTTTGCCGATGATAAATAAACATTTATTTGAGATGGACCATATCCTTTTACATTTACTGTCCAAGAACTAGAATCAAAATTAACAACAGAATTTGGAGTTATGGTTTGTAATACATTATTGTTACTATCAATTGCATTGATAACGACATTTGATAATAATGCTGGATCAATTGTGCTTTGCTCTACACCGTTTTTTACTTCGGTAAAATACCAAGAAATATCAGTATTTGTTAAATCTCTATAAGGCCATGCATTATCATTTGTATTTTTTGATGCATCTATTACTATAGAATTCGATTGTTCGGACAGTGTGTTTAAAAATAAACCATTTCCTAAAGATTGAGAATCAAAAAAACCTTGCCCTAATGGTATTTCTAATAATTCATGAGAATCGGATTGTTGTGTTGTATCAGTCTTGCATCTTAATGTAGTTTTGAGATATAAAGTAACTGATCCTAAATTAACGCTTGGGTAAGATATCCATAAATTTCTGGCAAGTATTGCATCTTGCCATGCGCCATATCCTAAATCATAATGTACCCAAGTTCCAGTATCGGATGGATTAAACGGCGAAGGTGGAATATAATATCCAGCTGAAAGGCTCTTTACGATATTATCAATTCCAACATTCGGTTTTACCCCAACAATCGTATATTTTATATCATCATTTGAACCACCATCTTCTAAAGAATATGTTAATATATTATGATCAGAAGCAATATAAGAACTAACCGTAACGCTTGTTGTATCTGAAGATTTGGCTATTATTTTATTTTTTACATAAAAATTCAAATAAAATTGATCTTGATATGTACCATCAGATGTTTTTTTTAAATCCACTTTATAACTATAAAAATGTGGTGCATTTGGTGTATTAAATTTTACTATATTATTATTAGTTGATATAACAGTTTGTGGATAAGCGGTAGATGTTGTAACTGATGTTGCAGGATCTCCCAAAGCTGATGATGTTTTTGTGCCTATATAACTCACACCAATTACAGTGTTTGGTATAAAAGTTATTTTTCCACTTTTAGCATAAAAATTAAAAGTCGTATCATCTAAATCCAAAGTGGAACTTAAAATGCAAAACTGTGTATTATTTAGTGTTTGTAATATAGCAGGATCAGTTGAATTTGAATCAATATTCTGTATCAACTGAAATTTTTGAATATTATTTATGGAATCAAAACCTAAAATATAATTCGATGCTATTGTTTTTGATAAAATATCTATTGATTCTTGTTCAACAATATGATGACTTGAATTAAAATCAGTATAGACTGCGCTATATGTTACATATGTAGAATCTGCAATAATTTTAGGAAAAATATAATCAAGTTTACCAGACGATGTGGTTCCACTAAAAGTATTAAAATCTATAGCTGTTTTATTGTTAACAACAATAGTGCGATAAAGATCGAAACTTAAAGTATAAGAATTATTACCTATAAAAGTCAATGCGTCGGCATTACTGTAAAACACAGGAGGGTTTGATAAAAAAGTTTTATTTAAATTTGCAATATATTGGTTTGGATTATTATCTTCAAATGTTATAAATTGTGTAGATAATAATTTTACATTAGTACTTAATGACCAATTACCCGTAATAGGATCATGTGTAAACCCAGCAGGATTTAAAAATAAACGAGTTGGATATACAACATAACCAAAACTATCATTAGTAGTCGCATCAATTTGTGAATAAGATGCGTTAAATTCTCTTGGTAATTTAAATGTTGTTCTTAACTTCTCAGCATCATATACTATATATGTATTATTATAACCATCAGCAACATAAGAAACTTGACTTACTAATTCTATATATTGTGTTGTTGCAGTAGTAGGATATGCTCCATATTGGACAAATCCACCAATTCCCAAATTATTATAAGCAACATATGTTTGGAAAGTACTGAAATCAAAAGATTTAATTACATCATTAATATAATTTTTTTGAAATTTTAAAACATTAACAGTTGGAAGACCAAAATTTGTATAAACATAGTTATTAGACAATGTTATTGTATAAACATTGTTTGGATAATCAGCTTGACTTGTTAATATAAAAGGAACCGCCATAAGATTATATATTTATTACATTGTTAAAAAGTTACAATAAGCCTAAACCATGATAAATGTCATATGACAAGATTCTATCAATCATTTGTTCATTTCCAACCCATTGTAAATAACTTGATAAGTTTTTATTTAACGTAGTAAGATCGTTTTGCCAATCTATAATACCGTCAATTTGTTTTTGATCATTACCGGGAATGAATTCATAAAATTCATAAAAATCATTCCATGCGCTACCGGTCGATTGGTTTAATTTTAAGAAAATTACAAGTTCTTCTAAAGGATATTGCATTATTTTTATATTATTTCCAACGTAAGATAATAATCTTGGATCTAATTTTATTAGATAGTTATTCAAGAAGTTTATAGTGTCTATTGTATTTTTTATCTGATCTGGCAAAATATTTTGTGGTAATCTGCTTGTACTACCTTGCCAATAAGCTAAAGCATATTGAATTGTTCGTGAATTAACACCTGTTATCAAATCGTTTGCAACAGCATCAACCATATATCCAACATCTCTCTTACACTTTGCGCTAAGAGCACCAGAAGCATCAGGAGAAACACTGTATTGTGTTACCAAATAATCATTGTCATAAACATACTGTGCGACAGTTTGTCGAATAATGTCTCTATTTAAATCAATTGCATCAGCAAGAAGTCTATCCTCTGTTTTTGGATATCCGTTTGGAATGTATGGTTTTAATGCACCTTGATTTTGTAGAGGGAATATAATATCGTCTATTCTATTTAAAACATCTTGGTTTCTATCGGAACCCATTTTTGTACTAGAAAGAATACCTGTTAATGTAAACGTTGGCACATTTTTAGGGATGTCTTTTCCGGTAATATAATAACCCAACGCTTGAATTGCAGCAATTGTAGGTGCCACTTCATCTGACGGTAATGTTGGTACACTGCTGTTATAATTAGGTGCTTTTGTTAAAGTTCCCTTGAAATATAGATTTCCTACTTCAATTGATCTGTGGTTTGTATTATTTGCAATGTCCGCAGCTATGGCATCAATAATGTATCCGGTATCTCTGTAACATTTCAGAGAAAGAGCGGTATTTGTTAATACACTTGGAAAGTTATATTTTACAAAATTTACTATTTGATCTTGTAAATTTGATTTGTATTTTAAAATATTTGCACTTGCATTTTTATATGCATCAGAATTGATGGCACCACCGGGTGTGGTTCTTGGTACATTGTTTATGCTTAAAATAATTTTATTAAAGTTTTCAAGAATATTTGAAATTTTACTTTTTTGAATTGAACTTAAATTATAAGAATTTTTTTGTAAAACATTTATTATTGTTTTCTTTAAATAATTGATAGTATCAATAGTTTTTTGTTTTTGATTTGGTATAGCCGTTTCGGGTAATCTACTTGTGCTTCCTTCCCAATAAGCCAAAGCATATTCGATTGAACGTGCAACAACACCAGTTCTTATATCACTTATCACTGCATCAAGCATTAAACCAACATCTCTGTTGCATTTTGCGGTTAATACTGGATCAGGATATATTTTTGTCAAATATTGTTTAACTTTTACATAATCAGCAACAGCGTTTTGTATTTCTTCTTTTCTTGTCAATAATTCTTGTCCAAGTTGGATGTCATTTTTTAAGGGATTACCTTGTGGTAAATAAACTTTTGTTTGACCGTTATTTTCAAGTGTGTATATTATATCTTTTAATCTATATGTTACATCTTGTGCTCTATTTACCATATCATCTCCGGAGAGAACACCTGTTGTTGTAAAGGGAGTTGGATATTCGGGTATACCTTTACCTGTTATATAAAAATTTATAGCACTTATTGCAGCTATTGTTGCTGTTATCTGATCTGATGGTAATGATGGAATGCTGCTATCCGGATATGTTAGTTGTGTTCCTAATGTTCCATTAAAATAAATATAAGATACGTCTATGGATCTATGATTTGCATTGTTAGCAATATCCGCAGCAATAGCATCAAGAATAAAACCAACATCTCTATAACATTTTGCAGAAAGTGTTGGGAAAAGAGGATCATCTTGTAAATAACCCGACTGTACAACATAAGCAGACATATAATTTTGAATCGCTGCTCTGTTTTGTATTAAAAATTGACTTGTTTCTATATCTTGTTGAGTTGGGCTACCAGCAGGAACATAGCTATTAAGTTGTCCGTTATTTTGTAAAGGATAAACAACATCGTCTACCCTATTTGATAAATCTGTTTGTCTATTGATTAGATTACCGCTTGATAAGATTCCAGTATATGTAAAAGAAGGAATACCTGTCGGTATATTTGTACCATTGATATAATTCTTTAACATGCTAATTGCATCTATTGTGACTAAAATCTGATCTGATGGTAAAGTTGGTACACTACTATCATAGTTTGGAAGGCCCATCAAGGTACCTTTAAAATAAATGTTTCCTACTTCAATTGATCTGTGGTTTGCATTATTTGCAATGTCAGCAGCTATGGCATCAATAATGTATCCGGTATCTCTATAGCATTTTGCTGATAAAGTGCTATTACTTAAAGTTGTAGGATATTGATAATATACATAGTCTACAATTTGCTGTTGTAATTGAGATTTAAACTGAAGAATTGCATTAGAAGCATTTGCATAAGAATCATCACTAACAATACCAGATGGTGTGGTAACAGGAACATTATTTTGATCTAAGATGATATTAATAAAATTTTGTAAACTATTTTTTATTTCATCGTATTGTGTTTGTGAAAAATCTTGAATATTAGTTTGACATAAATTTTCTATATAATTTCTAAGTTCCGCTATCGTATCAGTTGTGTTTTGTATTTGATTGGGTATAAGATTTTCTGGTAGTCTGCTTGTGCTTCCTTCCCAATAAGCCAAAGCATATTGAATTGTTCTGGAAACAACACCAGAAGATAAATCATTTGCAAGAGCATCAATCATTAAACCTATATCTCTTTTGCATTTTAAAAGATTTGCACCGTTTTTATCTAAAGCTGCTGGAAAATAATAATCGGCATAATCAACAATTTGTTGTTGTATTTGTGGTTTAAAGTACAATATTTTTTGACTAGCTATTTGATAGGATGAATCTGTAATGTTACCACTTGGTGATGTTTTTGGTGTGTTTGTGTTGTCTAAAATAATATTTCTAAAATTATCTAAACTTATTGTTATTTTATCAGGTGGAAGTTGAAACAATGGACCAGTTTGTATTAATTCATATTTGTTTAATGATTTTGTTTTTAAAACAACTGGTGTACCAGCACTTACTTGATAGTTTATTGTTAATAATTTTCCTTTATTTAAAACACCTTCATTACTTTGATTTATAAAATTATTTTGGTTCATTGCTGATGAACCCCATAATCTAGATTGGTTAATTGAAACCAAATCCATTATTCTCTTTGTATTGCTTGGATAATTTATTCTATAATCATTTGTGTTTTCATCCAATATGTCGGACATGTCATAAACATGGTTTATATTTGCAGTATCTATGTCCTTTGTGTTTTTTATAAAATTTGATATTTTTTCATATGGAAAAATACCGAGATCAAAATGTGAAAAAGGATATGTTCCAAAAATAGAAGGTATAAATGAATTTAAAAGAACCTCGCTTTCATATAAAGAAGGTATAAAAGAAAAAGATTTAATCTGTGCAGCAAAATCAAAATTTTCATTGATCTTAAAAAGATCTATTTTATTATCCAAATATAAAGGAACTGGTGACAGTACATTGTCAACTGTTATATCCAAACCATAATTTGTTTCTATTAATCTATTATAATTTGTTACAAGTAATGATTGGCTTTGTTGCAATGAAGAAGAATTAGATTGAAACACATCAAGTGTTCTGGAAACACCGCTTAAATTTAAAAAAAGAGTTGAACTGTTATAGTTGGCACGATAAACATATTTGTTAAGCCATTTGAAACCTGTCCAATCACCATAGGCTTGTGCTGATTTTTGCCATTGATTATATTCTTTTAATGTTCTTGTATATTCCCCGTTTGTGTAAAAAGTAAAACCTTGTGGGTTTATATAAAATTTTTCTGAAAAATCTACTATTTTTGAATCAAACACATAAATTTGATTTTCTATTGAATTTATAACATATATGTTTCCTTTTAAATCACAGGCTATACCTTCAATTGCAGTTTCTGATGTGTTTTTGGATGGTGTTGTTAAATAACTATCAACACCAAGTGATGCATCGGTATAAGAAGATAACGAAAAGGTTACATTTCTTGCATTTTGATTATTAAGATAACCTATTTCATTATATCCAAACGTATACCATAAATTTTGATTGATATCCAAAGCAAGATTATTAACACCTTTTATTGGTCCAAAACTACTCAAAAGAATACCATCTGTATTTCTTTTTTCAATGTAGCCGTCTGTATCCCAAATTGTATTTGATAATGCAATCCAAACATTGTTTTCACTGTCAACAATTATATCTTGTGGACATGATTCTGGATCATATGTTATTGTGTTTAGTAAATTACCATCTGTATCAAATTTAATTAAAATACCACTTGCATAATTTGAATAACTAACCCATATATTATTATCAATATCTGTTTCAATAAAAGTAGGTTGTATTAAGTTTTCTGTTATTGTATTTGGATAATCAAAGTTATCTTTATACCAATTTAAATCTATATTCGGAGGATCTTGATAATTAATGAAAAGATTAGTATCTATAGTGTTTAAATAGTTTCCTTCTGCATCAAATTTTAAAACTGATGTGGTGTCATATAATGTCATCCATATGTTTTTATTACCATCTAATGATATCGATGCAGGAGAAGGATATGGTAAAGTTTCATACTGTCTACTTGTTGTTTTTGGTAAACCAGTAACTGAATATATATCTATAGCACATAGGATTTGACCATTTGTTGCAAACTTATAAAGATAATTTAAATCACCATCACATGCCCATGCATTAAATTCAGGAAAAGGTAATACCGCAATACTGTTTATATCATGATGACCAGAAGTTGCATATGTTCCCGCTAAAAAATCTTGATTAATAACAGGAACATCAAAATTATAAATTTGTGCTTTTAATAAATTTCTAGAATCTTCTAAAAAGGAATATTGTGAATTATATTCAACAATTGACACGCAACCAGCATTTGGATTTGATATCCAAAGTTTAGGTGAATAATCATTTCCAAACAAATTAGGTGTGCTTAAAGATGTACTTGCTGTTATAGCACACCCTAAGGTTGTTTTCATATAAAAGTCAAAATGGTTTTTATTATATCCGGTTGTTAAATAACCATTTTCATCATTATAATATATATTTAAATCATTTAAAAATATCGCACTAACCGCTGTTGTTTTTATAAAATGTGTTCCACTTAATAATACAATATCTGTATTAATAGCTATTGTATTATCACTTTCAGAAAAAGGATGTGTTTTACAAAAATTTGAGTGTGTGTTTATTGGTGTTATCTGGTTACCTGATGGTATATAATAATCATATTTGCTATTCCAGTTTAATGTATATACAATTGGTTGTGTAGCAGCAATCCATCTTGGGTTTATAAAATCACGAATTCCATTTTCTGAAATTTTAATATACTCCGGTGGTCTATAATGAAAAATATGAGGTTGTATAGCAACTGCAAAACTATTGCTTTCCTTCGATGCTCCTATATAATTTAAATTAGGATCATAATAGTTTATAGCACTTGTTTGTAATGTTGCAACAATACAAGTATAAGGACCATTGTCCATAGCTAAATCAAAATTATACCAATCATCGACGAAATAAAACTCAGCGTACCCACTGACACCTATAAAATTTCCAGTTACTGTGCTTACTAAGCCATTTTTATCCAAATATAAAGGAGTATCAATTGTTTTAATTGCACTTATTTTGTTTCCACTTAAATCTAAAAATCTGAATTCTGATCTTAAAAATGACCATTTATTTAAAATATCCTGTGGATGATAAGATCTTGAATATTTTGAATCTAAAAAAACATAATGGTCATCATCATTTGATGATGATATTACAATACGAAATGGATATCTATTAATATGACCGGCTAAAGTAGGAGGCGGTGCATAATCAAAGTATATAGATTCATTTAAAATTGATGGTATTGAATATGATTGCATTTTTAGTAATCAGTTATTTGGATAACACCTGTTTGCTCAATAACGGATATTCTATTCATCAAATCATTTATCGTATTGAAAATAGGATATTGAAAATATTGAAGCTGTACATTTTGTGCATAAACGTTTATGTCTAATGTTGGATAACTTTCATTCCACACTAAAAAGGAAATACCATTAGTGTACAAATTAAGATCACTTCTATATGTTTTGATATGATCAACACCTTCAATATTAAGAATATCAGATGCGATTTGATTTGTATTAACAAGTTGCCCTAAAGACATATTAGCTTTTGAAAAAGCATTTGTTATGACAGCTTCTACTTCTGCTAATATACCGGATGATGTTTTATTTGAATTTGCTTTCTTATAAATTAAAAGTTTACTATTTGCTATATCGTTTATATTTGGTGTATTGTTTGGATCTCTTACATAAAAATCAAAATACATATAAACTGGATCAATTGGCACAAGTTCTGAAGTAAGAATTTTCATGCTTTCTATTGAATTTAAAACATATTCTTTTTGTGCAACCGTTACATATTTCTGAACGGCATTAATAGGAACCATATACACATATATGTTGTTAAAATTACAAGATGTTGCAAATTTTATTTGATTAAATAAAACTCTATTTTCAAGCTGTGGCGATTTCAATCCGATATCATATAGATATTTTATATGCCCCTTTAAATAATCAGTATTATTTACAACCTTAGCATCAGCCAGTATGTTGTTATAATTGTCTATAATATAATTTTGAAAATCATTGGTGGTAACTAATCTTTGTTGAAAGGTAAATTTTTTAGCTGCATTTTTTCTTATAGAATCAACACTTTCTTCGGACAAATATGGATTTGACGGATAATCGTTTGATAAAGTAATGTAATTAATATTTGTTGTGTTTAACAATAAATCCGTATTAAAAATAGAATTTGTTTGAATTTCCTGATAATTCAAACTATTGTAAAAAACAATTCCACTAGATTGACTTAAACCGTTCGCACCAATAGTTAATGCATTTGTATCTATTTCTAAATAAAAAACCAAAACTTGATCATTGGGTGATAATTTCATACCATTGATATCATCACCAAATTTAATTTCATAATTTTGATTGGGGTTGTATCTAATTTCAAAAACTTTATCTGTTTTGTTATTTAAAAATAAATTTTCAGTTTTTGTCCATTGTTCCCATGTATTTGTAATTGAATTTTTCACATATACATGAATATTAAAATGATCTATTGCAACAGAATTTCCTAAATTTAAATATACCACTTCATTATCATTTCCAAAAGCATTATAAATAGGATATTCAGAAAAAACACCTTGGTATAAAAATAAATCTTGTTTTGAATTTTGAATCAACGATATATTCTGCTGTGAATTTGTAAAATAGATATCAGTATTAAATGAAAATTTTGTTCCTCCTACATTAACATAACTGTATCTTGGTATTATAAAATTACCATCTGGTAAATCGCTTGTTGCTGAAATATTATAAGAAAGGGTTTGTGCAAATTTTCCTTTTGGATTATAGTTAATTAATTTAACAATCCTATTCATGTTTTCATAAATTTGAGCTTCTGAAAACATTGATTCAGATGATGTTTTATTTAAATAATATAACAGTGTACTGAAACAATAACTTATTACATCTATAAATGCAGAAAAATTAGATCCTTCATAATTTTGATCAGTAAAAACCTGACCTTGATTTAAACGGTCTATAATTAAATTTTTAACGCTCGTAGCATCAAAAGATATATACGAGTTTACATTAAAAAAAGGATCGTTGTTATTGTTATTAGCCATTGTAATAATTATCTTAAACTAAGATTTGTCCTCCTATTTGTGCTATTAAATTTAATATTGATTGCTTCTGTATTTCTAATAATGTATATGAACATATAATATAATATTGATTTAAATCCGGTTGTGGTAATACTGATATATTATTAACCTTTATTCTAGGTTCAAATGTTTCAATATTATATAATATATCATCACCTATTGCCTTCGCATAAGCTGTATTAACCGGTTCAAATAAATATTGCTCTAGTGAACATCCGAATTGTGGGTTCAAAAGCTTTTGACCTTTTTTAGTTGTAAAAATATTTCTTATTGAATTTTTAATAGCATCTATATCATTATCTACTATCATATCAGTAGAAACAACAGGATTTACACCTAAACCTATGTTTTTACCTATAGTTAAATCTAAATGCAAATCTGTATATACAGACGTAGATGTTGTTACGACAGAATTAAGTTGTGTTTTTTGATTTGCCGTCTGTTTTGGTCTTACTAAATTGTTTAAATCGATGATAGCCACGTTATATATACTTATTTCAAAAGTTCATTTAATTCTTTTTATGATTTTGTATGTTTTGGAAGTAAATATTGATATACACCATGTCAAAATTTAACAAATACAACACATTATTGGAAACTGCATTTGCTCACTATTCAAACGGTGGATTTCGTGAAGGCACACCAGTTAAATTAAAAAAGAGCTTTCTTTCTAGCCCTTACTGTAAAATGCATTATAGTGGAGACGAGCATTTTATGGCTTTCTTGCAAGATTTGATTGAAAGGGAATATTTTTTCTTTATCAAAAGAGTTGTAGGTTATTCTGCATTACAGAATCCTAAAGATTCCAACGATAATGAAGGTGCTGGTGACTGTTTCTTGGTTTTAAGAATGGACCCAAGAACAGTTCAGGTTCCAACTGAACTTGGTGAATTCACTGTTCCCGGTGATTGGAACTATGTTGAAGTCCTTAAATTTGGTAATAACCTTCCTCCGGTACAAGGTGTTCCTAATAGATACGAACACCCCATTGGTACAAGACCAGAAGTATTACCAAGCGATTCATTAGGTGTTGGAAATCAACCAACAGACAATACTTTACCAAAAGTAAACGTTAATATTAGCGTTAAGTAAGGATATTCGTTATCCCAATCGCACAACAGAAGAAGTTGATTTCGTGGTCAACTACAAAATTGTCTCTGTACATATGCTCACCTATTTCGAGCATTAATTGTTTCTTTTTGGTTTCGGGATAAGAAGAGCCATAAAATAGATCAAAAAGATTCTTAAGTAATGTTTGATAATCAGCATTGAAGTTTTTCTCTTCATCTATAACTTTCTTTCTGATTACGTTTATATCTGTCTTATTTTTAAACATATCATATAGTTCTTTAGACAAGTCTCTTACGAGATCATATGATTTTACAATTAAAGCTCCTGATAATGAAAACTTTTGAAGATCATTTACAATCCTTCTTATATCAGGAAAATTAGAATTTACATGCTTTACAAGCTTTCCATTTTCTTCGTCTGATACTGTAATGTTTTCCTTCTTTAAAATTTGATGACATCTCTTTACTGTATCAAACAATTCAGGGACTATATTAAATAGCAAACACCTTGAACATATTGGCTCAATAATCTTGTTAATATAGTTAGCAGTAAGAATAAAACGAGTGGTAGAAGCATATTCTTCCATTACGTTTCTTAAAATTCTCTGTGCTTCCGGTGTAGTTCCGCAAAACTCATCCAAAATGATAACTTTCTTTTTACCATCAATTGATCTTGTTTGAGAGAACGAGATAACTTTGTTTCTTATAGTATCTACACCATTCTCGTCAGAAGCATTGATATAAAGATACTGACACTTGAGAATATCTTTGACTAAAATCTTTGCCAAAGTAGTTTTACCGGTACCTGCATTCCCATAAAGAAGCAGATGTGGCGTATCTTCTGTAATCTTTGAAAAGAAATCACGGTTTTCCTGACTCAGGACGATTTCATCCAAATGTTTGGGTGCATACTTCTGTACCCATAAATCCTGATAATTGCTCATCAGAAAATACTAAACGTAATAATGTCTTTTGTCAACCGTTTATTAAGGATCTACCGTCTTGTGGAACATGGCTTACAACTTCTCTGACTTGACTATGTGATGTATCAACTATCTTATATGCCTCCAAAAGAGACACAATATGTTGTATTTTGTCATTTGGAATAACGTAAGTTTTGCCCAAAAAATTAATTGTTGTTGTCATATGCTATATTATTAGTAAATATATTTACAATGTCAACTGATAATAACAATCAAGAAATTGAATCTATAATTGAAGAATTAAAAGCGGATGAAATTAATACTCCCGTTAGACCAAAACCAGTAGAAGTACAAAAAATCGATGATGAGAATGTTGGTGAGTATGTTTACAAGAAGTCTTCTGAACTTGTTGAATCAACACTTGGTGCAATTCAATCATTAAAAGATAATGTTTTAACCGGAAGCGACCCAAAAGAGATTGCAGCACTTTCACAGCTTATAGGTGCAGCTACAAAAGCTTTAGATCAGTTAAATAAGATTAATTTACAAAACAAACAATCAAAGAATAATGTAGAAATTAAGAAAATGGAAATCGAAGCGAATGCGAATCGTCCGCTTATTCCAAACACTACAAATGTTATGATCGCAACAAGAGATCAAGTCTTAGCTCAAATTTTTGATAAAACATCAGATAAAAAACAAGATAAACTTGAGTATATAGAAGGAGAATTCTCAAAAGAATAACAGTTTACTCAATATACTGAGTATTTTTATTCAATTGTTTTAAATATAAAAAAAGAAACCCATCCCCTTTCGAGGATGGGTTCTTTTTTGATTGGTTGTTGTTGCTTAGAGATAAGCGACCTGACCGTAAGCTCCGCCTTGGAATGCGTTGTTATAGCCGAGACCCTTAACTATGATGAGGTGGTAGTATAAGTTAGCACCAAAGATATGATCGACAACGCCATAACGGGTCATAAGACCTACTCTTGGAGCAAAGTCATTAGGACCAACTGTACGTTGAATCATAACTGGGATGTATGGGCAGTATACAATACCTGTGTCATAGTATTCAGATCCTTTATAGCCTAACAATGCATATTCAATTGCGTTAGCTCTCTGACCTGCGAGATACTGTGCATCAGTACGGGTGTCACGATAAACTTGGAAACGACCACCGAGTGTTCCAACCTTGGCAATGCCGGTTGGCTGGGTGTTAACGTTACCGTTTACGGGCATCCACTGATACTCTGGAAGCATTTCGAGAATTGCGCAAACACGTGGTGTAGCGATAATAAAATTAGCACTACCTCTACGGTTACGAATTGCGATACGGTTAGCTTCAACGATGATCTTGGAATAGAAATCACGATTTCTTTCTCCGAGCCAACGTGCGTCAGCTGACTGTGCATACCAGAATGTGTATCCGGGGCCATTGTAGTGATTAGCATCACTTGGACCGCCAGCGTTTAAGCAAACTTGGATCATACGGATAACCATTTCACGGTCGATTTCGGACTGAATTTCATAGCTCATGGCGTTTGTTAATTCAGAATCGATGTCGAGACCGTTCATGTTCTTAAGATCCTGTTCGAGTTCAACAGACCAACGAGCAGCGAGGCGGCGTGTGCCAGCTTCGACAGCTGTTTTGCTGAATTCGACAGTAACCTGTGGGATGTTACCGGTTAATTCAAACTGGGAGAGAAGGGCGGCTACGCCACCATCAGATCCGACGAAGTCGAAGTCTGAATTGTCTACTCCACTAGCACCGAGACCTGAAAGGGCTGCGGAGCTAGAACCAGTGAATCTTGTGTCCAAGTATTGATACCCGATTTCGGGGCGTTTACCATTATCAGGTGTGCCGAGTTCTATGCTGCGGTTAATACCGTCAGTGCCAGTGTACTGGCTTGCAACAGAACCATCGAGCTTACCGTCAGTGTAACCGAGAGCCGTTGGCTCATAACGATAGCGGAGAGCAAAAGCTAAACCTACTGGTCCACTCATTGGCTGAACACCGACGATTTCGTTGGTGATGAGTTCGGGGAATGTACGACGTACCATTGGGATAAGAATCTTAGGTAAACGTGCGTCATTCTGTGCATATCTGTCACCAGAGAATGCACCAGCAACATTACCTGCTGCTGAACCGAAAACACCTGAACCGCCACCAGAAACGTTAGCTTCTTCAAGACACCATCTCTCTTGGTTTTCCATGAGAATGGCGGTTGAAAGACGCTGATGTTCGTCTTCGATTGCGGAAACCTTGTCGCTTGAATAATCAAGAACAGGTGCCCACTTCTCTACTAACTGCTGTGCACGGCTTCTATCGATGTAGCCTGTGGAAGGGTTAACATTTTTCATATATATTTGTCCTCCTATTGGATAGAATACAAATTAAAAAGGAATTACTTCCTCTTTAATTCAGTCAGATATTCGCTGACAACACCGTTGTCAGTACCAACAGTTGAAGATTCAGTGACAACAGAAGTGGCGGGAATCTTAGCAGTGCGTGTTACGGCTTTCTGCTTTGCTTCTTTTACCAGTTCTGTCGCAGCTTCTTCCTCACTGCGCTCGAACATCTCAACAACGTAGCTAAAGTTCTCTTGAATATAGGAACTGTCCTTGTCGTTCAATAATTTAAAAATAAAATCTTTTTTGGCGGAAGGCATGCCCTGTGTTTTTTCATTAAGGATTGCCTTTGATTCGATTGTTTTGATCTTTTCGAGAAGAACTTCGTTATCTCTATAAGATTCATTGAGCTTTTCTGCAAGCTCATCGATCTTGCCTTTACCTTGGGAGATTGTACCCTTGATTGATTCATTGATATGTTCAGGGTCAATTCCGATAAGGTTACGGATTGAATCAAGCTGCTTACGAGCATATGTGTTCGTAACAGCTTCTGCTAATTGTTCCTTTGGAACTAATTTCTCAAGTGTGATATCAAGGAAATTACTAACTTCATCAATCATCTTGTTTGAAAATTCTTGCGCATTTTCGTTTAATGCCTTGCGATAAAAACTTACAAGATTGTTTAATTTGTTTGCGTGATCTTCGTTAATCGCATTAACAACTTTTTCGAGTTTGCCTGTATGATCGACATCAATAGCCTCTAAAAGATTTTGTAATTTTGTAGCATGATCTTCGTCGATTTTTGAAAGAGCATTTTCAACTTCGAGTTTGAGTCTGGAATCAACTTTTTCGTTGACTGCTGTTTCAAAAGCTTCGGCAATTGCTGAAGCTTCCTGTTCACTAAGAACATCTTTATCGAATTTTTCTAAAAGAGCTTTGATATTCATATTTTGCTATATAATAACTTATCCTTGTTTATTTCCTTTTTGAGGACTTTTTTTTATTTTTTACCATTTCAAGAAAACGCTTTTTGTTTTCTTCTTTAGATAATTTCTTTTTTGCACCTGCTTTTGCTGGTGTTTTTTCTTTTGTCTTTTTAGCAAAAGGATTTTCCTTTTTTTCTTTTGCTTCGACTAAAGCTGAAACACGTGTTTTAATCTTGGCTTCAACAATTTCTTTTAATTGTTCGTTAGCTTGTGAATAATTTTTTTCACAAAGATTGGTTAAGAATTTTGAAATGAGTTTACGTATATCCATAATATTACTTATCTTTATTTATTTCAATTAAACAGATTTAAGAGCATTAATGAATGCTATAATATTTTCTTTCAAATATTGTTTCTTGTTTGTTTTTGGTAATGATGCTATATTCTTTTCAAATCTTTCATAGAAAGGTTCAAACTTTCCATCATCGGCAAGAACCCATTGTTTGGATTCGAGAATACCATTTACAAATGCTGTTGGAACCGAAGGATCGGCAACAACATCAATTGCAACAAGTCTGAAATCACTAACTTTATTATAACCTTTTTCAGCTTCAAGTCTTCCAAGTGCACGAGAAGAAACACCGAGCTTAACGCCATCTAAAATTAAAGAACGAACAACTTGTCCCATTGGGGTTGAAAGAACTTTTGATTTACCATGAAAAATATTTCCATCTTGTTTAAGTTCAGTTACCATGTGACATGCTCTTTCCAAATTAACTTCTGGTGATGTTGGGTGATTAAGTTCACCCGTTGAACGGTTGTTTGCAATAATTTCTGTTGAATAACGGTTAACCTCTTCTACCATTGTGTCAAGAGGATAAACTCTATTATTTCTGTTAGGCTTTCCACCTAATAAAAAATGTCCTGATAAAATCAGGCTGGATGGTGAATTTCTGTTTTGCTCATCAATTAAGCATTTGATATCGTAGCTTGGTGATTCAACTAAAAGACTATAAGTATTACTCATCTTAATATTACTTACACATTACATTATCATTTTAAATGATTTTCATTTAAAATAATGAAAGTATATCCGTTTGTCTTGCACCATGCTCTTGCAGCTTCCCATTTTTTAGTGTTAACAGCAAACTGATATTTTTCGTATAATATTGTTTTTTGTTTTTTTCTTGATGTTATTTCAGGTGGTCTTGTTTGTCTTTCAGGTTTTACTTCTATCAATAATTTTTTAATCGTACCGTCTTTTGAATTTAGTTTTGCAACAAGATCAACAAAATAACGATGTATTTTTCCATCAACCGGAGATTGATATGGTATAACAACGGATTCTGAACCCCATGTTAAAACATTTGGATTATTATCCAAATATCTAAATGCTTTTAATTCAAGCATTGAACGATATACGATAGGATATGTGCCTGAATATTTTTTAGGATTTTTTGGACTATATATTCCTTGTGTATATCGTTTATCTTTTTTCACTTTTATCCAAGGAAAAATCTTGTAGGGTGTCTATCTATCATGTCAGTCTCAAGTTCCTTTTCAAGATCATCTTTTTCTTTTAATCCTTGACTCATCAAGTCTGCTGAATTTACAGTTTGTCCTCCAAATAAATTTGTACCTTGATATTTTCCTCTAACGTGCGCAATTGCAATTTTAGCTTGAGCTAGTGTGTATCTGTAAACCCAAAGTTGTGATATTAAATCTTTAATTGGTTTTTGAACTTTGCATCCCAATAAACCATAATATATATTATTATATGTTGGTTCTGGTATAATTTTTAAAATTTGATTATCAGCATCAAAACGTATATAAGGCATAAGACCTAATAATTTTTCTCTAGTATCTAACCATGTTTTTAACGTCTGCCATGTTATCAAATCATAACCAACATTACCAAGTAAGTGACCAAAATAAGCTTGTTGTGCAATTGTATTTTCAATTGTAAACAATGTGTTTACACCTGAATTATTACCTTGATCGAATGAAAACACATCAACGACTCTTCTGAAATCACCAAGATCATAATCAAAGCATGCACTTAATCCAACAGTTGTAGTATCCGCTGGATTAATTGGGTTATACATGTCAGGTGATGTGCTGAACATTCTTGCAATTGGAAGACCAACCTTTGGTATATAAAGATCAGATCTAAAAATAAGGTATTCTTCGGTTTCACCTGCAAACTTTGTAAAGAACTCAAGTGAAATATCGATTAATTCGTATATCTGTTCACTGCTTATTTCAATATCAATCAAAGGTGCACCTAAAGTTCTTTTAATTCTTTGTGCTAAATGATCATAAGTTTTAACCTTTGAATTAAAGGTTACGCTTCCGTGAAATCTGTTTGGTACAACGCTATCCATCGATTATACTTATCATTATAGATTTGACTTTAACTGATATTATTATAATATAGTGTATGAACTTTGACCAAGATATCGTTTCAGTAAAAAATAAAGATTTAAGTCCAGATGTAAATGAAATTACCGAAGATGTACAAGTTACATCTGCTAATCATGATATCAAGCCAGCAAACAAAGAAGACGTTTTAAATGGATAATTATGTTATATACCATATTGATGGTGGTTGTGGTAAAAACATAGCGGGTACTGCTGTTGTTAAATCTATAAAGGAAGCTTATCCGGATCATAAATTGATTGTTGTTAGTGCATATCCTGAAGTTTTTTTACACAATCCAAGCGTTCATCGTGTTTATAAATTTGGTTATCTTCCTTACTTTTTTGATGACTATATCAATAATAAAAATTCAGTTATTTTAAGAGCAGAGCCTTATCATTCTGGTGATCTTCTTTATAAAAGAAAATCATTGATTGAGATTTGGTGTGATGTTTTTAATATCCCATGTGTTTCAAAAAAACCTGAGTTGTATTTGACACAACGTGAACTAATGCTTGTGGAAAATAAGATACAAAAAAAGGGTCCAATTTTATTATTGCAAACAAATGGCGGTGCAGAAAAACAAGAAAACAAATATTCATGGTCAAGAGATTTACCACCGGTATTTGCACAGGAATTAGTCAATAGTCTTAAAAATAAATTTGAAAAAATTATTCATGTGAGAAGAGATAATCAACCGGAATTGAAGAATACATTTTCTTATAGTGACAACTTCCGTAATCTTTTTTGTGCAGTATATTTCTCTGATAAGATCATAGCAATTGATTCATTTTTACAACATGCTGCTGCTGCATTTAACAAGAAAGCAACTGTTGGTTGGATATCAAATTCACCTGTTGTTTTTGGTTATGACATTCATGATAATATCGTTGCAAATGGAACGGAATTGTTTCGTCATAGAATAGATTCTTATCTTGAAAAAGACGATTGGACAGGTGGTAGACCACATGAATGCCCTTATGATAATATCAATAATATTTTTGATAAAAATCAATTTATTGAATCGGTTTTAAATCAAAATATTGAATACACTATTAACCAACCAAGTATAAAATTAATATGATATTTTTTAATTCATCAATGCCTCGTAGCATGAGTACTCTCATGCAGTGTATACTCGATCAAAACCCACAAATATCTGCAACACCAACTGATCCTGTTCTGGAATATCTTTATGGTGCAAGAATGAATTATACCAATACACCGGAAGTAAAAGCTATCGACAAAGATCTTGCGCTTAAAACTTGGAGAGGTTTTTGTTGGGGTGGTTTAGAAGGTTATGCGAAGGCATATACAAATAAAGAAAATATCTGCATCAAAACAAGAGGCGGTACGATACATTATAATTGGTTTAAATCATTCATGCCATATGAACCGAAGATGATTTGCATGGTTCGTAATTTAAAAAGCATTATTGCATCAATGGAAAAGCTCTATAGAAACAATCAAGAGAATCATCAGGCAATTCAAAATCATTCCCAAATGAAAGGTACAACAACCGCAAAGAGAGTTGATGAATGGATAGCTTCTCCGCCTGTTGGAATGGCACTTGAGAGACTTCAACAAACAATTCTTGAGGGTGTTAATAAAAAAGTTTTATATGTAAGAGCCGAAGACCTAACGAGCTATCCACAAAGAGAAATGGATAGGATTTACAAGTATCTGGAATTAGATTCTTATAAACATGACTTTGATAATGTAGAACAAACAATCAAAGAAGATGATTCTGTTTATGGGTTATCCGATAACCTTCATACCATCCGTAAAAAGGTTCAGCCTTTGATACCTGACCATGATGAGATTTTGAGTAAGCAAGTTTGTGAATGGATTGACCAAAGGTTTGCTTGGTATCAACAAGGTTTTAATTATACAAAATAATAAAATTAAAATGGATATTGTTTATTACCATTAAACAAATATTTTATTTGATTTTGTGTTAAAGGTGTATTCCAAATTCCAACTGCATCTATTGCACCGCTGAAATAATATTCATTATTTTCGCCACCACCAACACTAAAAACAGTGTTACCATAAAATGTATATCCATCTGCGATAGTTGCAGAACCTGCAATTTCACCATTAAGATATGCTGTAACATTATTACCTGATCTGGTATATGCAAGATGATACCAAGTGTTAATACTTAAATTTCCTGTACTAAATATATATGGAGCACCGTCATTAATGCCTGTATTGATTAGTCCAATTATAAATCCATTATCATTACCACTAATAAAAAAACCATTTCCAAATGGTGCACCCATTATGTGTTGATATCCACTAAAATTAAAGTCTGCTTTAAACCACCCGGTTACCGTGAAATCATTATTAACCGGAACACCAAAACTTGTTGTGCCTAATCTATTATTACCATCAAATTGTGCTGCATACCCATTTATACCAGTGATTGTATAAACACCGCCATTTATATCTGTTAACGTATTGTCATTGCCAGATGAATCAAGCCAGTTAGTATCATCAAAATTATAAAAAGCTATAGGATTAGGGATTACTATTGCTGACCATATAGTAGTATTACCAATATAAATTTTATTTATATTAGTATCTCCCAATTTAATATCATTAATATCACTATTAATCATTATGTTATAAGATATAAAGTATTAGAATCTTTTACCGAAAGTCCATCGTATTGACTTTGTGTTAATTTAACAATAGAATATACATCATTTGAAACAACAACTGTACCACTATTATCTGGAAAACAAATTGTACGGTTAGATGTAGCAGTACCACAAATCATTGTTTGTGTATAACCAGAAGCTGTGCCTAATCCAATACAACCTGATCCATTTGTTATAATTGAACCGCCGCCACTTGATGTATCAATTGAACCGCCGGGAGTAGATAGATTTGTACCAGCGGACATATTTAACGTTCCACCGCTTGCACCACACCCGCCGTTTGCTATAATGGAACCACCGTTTGAACTACCACCATGACCGCCATTCATTGTTATTGAACCGCCATCACCACCATCATTATCACTCCAAGCTGTTCCATTCATGGTAATGCTACCACCGCTACCAGAATGGAATTGACCGCTAGAATTGTTAATTGCATTGGCTCCGTTTAATGAAATACTACCACCACCGCCACCAGCAGTTACGAAAGCACCATTAAATGCACCAGAACCAGCATTCATGTTAATAGTACCACCATTAGAGCCACCACCACCGTATAAACTAATGTAACCACCACATCCACCGTTAAGACAAACGGAACCTATATCACTACATCTATATCCAGATCCGGTGCCACCGTTCAAATTAATATATCCAGCATTACCACCCGGCACATATGCTGGAGTAAAACCATCTTGGTTTGCGTAATTATTTACATCGATATAACATCCACCAGCATTCAATATAATGCTTCCAGCATTTGAACAAAGATTTCCATTCATGTTAATGCTGCCACCATGTCCGCAAGCACCACCTATCATGGAAATTGATCCACCATTGCCGCCAGTTGTTTCTATATATTGATTAGATATATTTGAAACTCCACCAGATAAATTTATTGATCCGCCGTTGCCACCTGCAACATAAGCACCACTTGAAGTATCTTCACTCCAATTACCTCCATTGATAATAATAGAACCAGCATTACCGCCAGTTGCAGCATCGCTACAACCGCCATTTAAACATATAATTCCACCTAATCCACCAGACGTACCATTTGATCCATTACCGCCATTTATACTAATATAACCACCATTTGAAACAAATATTTCTGAGTCGGTTATATATCCAGATGCACCATAAAAAACCGTAGATGTTATATATGGATTTGTTTCTCTTAATGCAAGAGTACCGTCGTTATCTGGAAAACAAATTGTACGGTTGTGAGTGGCAGTACCACAAAGCATTGTTTGGTTATAATTAGAAGCTGTGCCTAATCCAATACAACCTGATCCATTTGTTATAATTGAACCGCCGCCACTTGATGTATCTATAGATCCAGCATTTCTAAAAGTATCACCTCTCATTGTTATAGAACCGCCATTTCCTCCCGGTCCATTAATTTCACCATTTGATCCTCTTAAATCTATAACACCACCAAAACCTCCATTTGTAGTATTAAAACCATCAAAATATCCATCTCCGCCATCGAGTATGAGGCAACCTGCATTACCACCAAGGCCAACATTTCCATTACCACCGCTAAATGAAATACACCCAGCATTACCACCCGTTCCAATATATGGACCAGAATAATCACCGCCTTTTCCTATAATATATCCACCTTTACCAGCGCATATAGCAGGGTCTGTTCCTGCATTTATAAGTTGACCTGCATTTAAATTTAAATATCCAGCATCAGAACCGCATGTTGCTCCGGATGCATTAGATCCTTTAAGTGTTATACAGCCACCATTTCCACCATTTCCTTTATTATCATTATCAGCATAATCAGCATTACCTCCAGATATATCTATAAAACCTCCAATACCGCCATGAACACCATCAAAGGAAATTCCACTTATTCCTTCAAAAATTGTAGCTTTAACTGAGCTTAAAGATAGTAAATTGTTAACATGTGCTGTATTCTTTTGAAGAGTGATTATATTTGAACCAATTACAAAAGAATTACAATCTTTTGCAATATTATCATGACCACCCATTATTGCAGAATAATTTGCGGATGCATTATTATTTCCCTTTTTTGGTTCTATAGAATAATAAGGTGAATCATTTACACCATATTGATATATGGAAGCAGCTTCTCCTATTGAAGATAAAGCTCTACCGGTCGTATCATAAGATGCGGTTAATGCAAAAGTTGATGTATATGAATCATATGCATATCCTGATGTTGTAGCATAATAAGCACTACCTGTTGAGCCATTTGGTGCCCACAATGAGCCAGAAACAGTAAGGTTGTTAGTATATGTTGTATCATCGTTATAAGATGATAGCGCAGAACCTAATGTAAAAGAATTATTATTTCTTATGCAGTTATTTTGACCACCTAAAATGCCAGAATAATTACCAGAAATAAAATTTGCACATCCACCGACTATGTTGGAATGTGTGCCCATTATGCAGTTTAATTTACCACCAACTATATTTGAAAAATCGGTTATATTATTAAAATAATATCCAGAAGATGTTGAATCAATCCAGTTGCAAACACCGCCACCTACGGTTGCATAATTACCAGTAACAAATCCAGAAATACCGCTTGTTATTGATGAATAGTATGCAGAAGCTGTGTTTTGTTGTCCGGAAACAACGCTAGATTGATACCCAGAAGCTGTATTTTGAAATCCACCTCCAACAAAAGAATAAAGATTTACAGTATTTGAAGAACCGCCACCTATTGTACCAACAGCATAAGCACCATTGAAATATCCACCACTTATCACGGCACCATTGCCAGAAATTTGATTGAAAATACCACCACCTACAAAAGAATTGGAAGAACCAACACCAATGGAACTAAAAGAACCTCCAGCTATTGCGCTATTATCTGCTAATACTTGATTATAAGACCCGCCACCTACAGTGGATGTTGCTCCTGTTACTTGATTATAACCACCACCGTTTATTGTTGTGCCATCACCAATTGCTTGATTGAAGCTACCTCCGTTTACAACAGATGCATATCCAGATGATGAATTATAAAAACCACCAACAACAACACTATATCCTGATATAGCTTGATTGTGTGTACCTCCAATAACAATTGATTGTGTATCGGTAGCACTATTATTAGTACCACTACCTATATATGAATAATTTCCAGTTGCCGAATTATTACCATACATTGGATGAATGGCATATGTTTCATCCTCTAAATAATATGGTAATTTATCAGCATATAACCTACCGGTTGCGCTGATTACACCAACAACTGAAAGTCTTTTATCAGGCGTTGATGTACCTATACCAATATTATCATTAAAGAGAACTAAATTATCATTATTATTTGAAAATTTTCTAGAATCACCGTATGTTGATGCATTTGTTATTACCGGAAAATAATAAGCAGAATTAGCAACTGTATATGTAAGCTCTGTAGGTATACCTAAACTTGGTTCTGCCTTTCTTAAATTTATAAAATTATACTGATAAGCATTTACATTTGTATTTTGATCCAATGGATCTAACTGCACATTACCAGAAGCTGTTGGAGGTATAATAGTTGACATATATTAAAAATACTTACATATTTTATTCTTATAATTAGGATGCAATTGGTGTTGTTGGAGCAGTTGGTGCTGCACCAGCTTCAGGTGTTGTTGGTGCTGCACCAGCTTCAGGTGTTGGTGCGGCTTCTGATCCCGGTGTAGTTTCTTCTCCTGCTCCTCCACCTCCGCCAAATTCTGGTATTTCTAAACCTCCGCCACCGCCTCCGCCACCAAGTGGTGATGCTCCACCACCTGCGCTTTGTGCTGCTTCTTCAGCTGCTGCAATGTGTTCTCTCCAATTTGGACCTGTAGTTGAAATTTGTTCAAGTTCCCACTTCAAAGCAGCATCTTTTCTAAGCCATTCCATGTTTTCACTGATTCTTGCATCATTAAATTCAAGATAATGACGTTGAGCAAACGTTTTTGATATGGACTCATTATTGGACATGTCGCTAAATAGCTTCATTTTGAGTTCAAGCTCTTGGTTTTTTCTAATTGCAAAGAAATTAGAAGGTGGATTAAACTCAAGATGGAAATAAGATTCGTGCATCTTGAATTCTTTCCACCAACCTCTGAGTTTTAAGTGAGTAATGAACGCATTTTTGAGTCCATCTGCAAATTGTGCCTGTAAACGAACAATAAATTTAGCAAAATGCAATTCTTCTCTTAATATTTCGGCTCCATCCTTGTATCCATCCTCTGGGTTGAGTCTTGTGAGAGGAACTTTGAGAGATTTGTACAATTTATTGACAAAATACATCAAATCTTTGAGTTCTCCAAGGTTTTGACCACCCGGAAGTGTTTCAACATCAGATCCAGAGCCGTTTGGACCCTTTGCGAACCAATATGAGTCAAGCATTGACTGTGGATCATAGATATTTGATGCTCCCGGTGATGCCTGAGATCCATCATATGTCTTTTTGTTCCAATATGATTGCATTAATTGCTTTAAATACGCTTCAGCCTTTGCTGGTGGCATGTTTCCAACATCAATTTTGAATTTAAGACGTTCTGGTGCTCTTACTAATCTATAAATTACTATCGCATCTTCAATCAAAGACAATTGTTTATACGCTCTTCTGCAATTTTCAATGAAAGGAATCCTTATTGTGGCATCTTCGTTCCACATACCAGAATTAATATATGTAATCTGATTACCTTGGAATGTAATAATTTGTTGTTGAAGAGAATTTGCAGGACTTGGTTGTGTGCTTGGTTGCTGCAATGCAACATTTTTGTTATCTTGAACACTTATTGGTTTTTGAAATATGAAATTTTGAATAACATTGTTTTGTACATTGTCATAAATTGGATTAATAAGTTCACCGGGAATGTTTAAAACACCAATGATACCCAATTCTTTCTTTTCTTCGTGTATAATATTTTCAAAAAATATCTCAGCTTCCGTTAAAAGTTGTCTACAATAACCCCAACCTTTAGTTTCTAAATCAAAAATATTAATAAATTTATAATATTCCTTTTCGATTTCATTTCTTTCTTCGGCTGTTATCTTTGAAAAAGGTGAAAATTTGAGTTTTAATATTTTGCCATTTTCATCTTTGTTGATAAATTCATCACAAATTTCATCCAAGCAATCTGAAACTTCTGCATATGCGCCCATTCTGCGATATTCAGCTATTCTTCTTATTTTATCACTGTCAATACTGGCATAAATGTATTTATGATAATTTTGATTTGATCCAAAAGTGTTTGGACCATAAACACTTCCATCCTGCATGAATGGTCCTGTTATTACAGACTGTTGTAAAAGTCTTAGTTCTTTTCTTTTTGAAAGTTTTTCAAATAATTCATATTTTGGATTATTAACATCTGCTTCCAATGTTGTTTTAACATAAGGAAGTTTTGATAAAATAGAAGAAACGAAGTTTCTACTTCCATTATCTGGTTGCTTTATACTACTTGACTGAAAATAATCGGGCATATTATACTTTATATTTATTCAAAAAATTCAATATATCAATTTTTATTTGAATAAGTATTTACATATGGCACTCACTAATTTAGATTTACCTGAAACAGTTTCAACTAATACATGGAATGGAACAGGTGTTTTACAAATATTAACAGATAACGGTAATCCTATAAATTTAACAGATTGTTTAATAGAAATGAAAGTGAGATTATCTTTTGATAGTCCTTCAGTTTTATATTTTTCAACAACAGATGAAACTATTGGAATTGTTAACCCAAATACACTAGGTAAATTCTTTATTGAGCCGAGAATAATCGATATACCTCCCGGTTTATATCAATATGATATAAAAGTTACTTTTCCAAGTGGTGATGTTAGAACATATTACAGTGGTACTTGGAATATTCTTCCTTGTATAACACGATAATTTATTAATGCGATCTTGATTTTGTTGGCGTAACTGATGGCGTTGATGTTCGTGTGCAAGTTACTGTAGGTGTTGGTGTAACACTAATAACTGTTGTTGAAGTTACAGATGCCGTTGGTGTTTTTGTTATATCAGGTGTAACTTGTGGTGTATAATCAGGAGTTGCTTGTGGTGTACCTGTGTTTGTTGGTGTAACAAAAACAAACCCTCTTGATGCGGTAGCTGTGGGTGTTTTTGTTGGAGTAACAGGTATATTACCTGATGTGGGTGTTACTGTTGAAGTTGGAGTTACTGTTGAAGTTGGCGTAACGGTATTAGATGGTGTAATCGGTAATGTAATATCAGGCGTTACTTGTGGTGTACCTGTGTTTGTTGGTGTCGGTGTTGTTGTAGGTGTTCCTGTTGGGGTTGGTGTAGCTGCTGTATTTAAAATATTAATATATACTGTACCGGAACCATAAAGATAAAGCTGTACATTATTTTGATCAACTTGTAAAGTGCTTACACTGACACCACTTGTTGTATATCCAGCATAATATGCATAAGGTAAAGTTATGAAAGCTCCGCCGGGTTGACCATCTTGCGCCGTACCCGGTCTGTTTGAATATCCACTGTTACCGCCTATTCCTGCATTATTTGGGTATTGGGGTCCAGAAGCACCGTATGAATTAGGACCATAAGAAACAGGGCAGAATGTAGGTGACCAATAAAACCCTGTTGATCCTGCTCCACCGTTACCACCAATAGCAGATGCAATAAGATTGTTTTTATAAATAAGAATCGTATTACCACCATTTTGACCGTTGGCACCATCGGTATTTGAGTTTAGAGTGTGTCCTGCGGCTCCGCCAGCACCAATATCAATTCTTATAGGATCAGTATTTAAGGATGCTGAAAATGCACCTGATATTTCGCTACCTGCACCACCACCATATGCGCTAATAGTTGCACATGTAAAATTTCCAGCATGAATATCATTTGAATAGGCAGAATCACCACCACCACCACCGGCACCTTTAATTCTATAACTGACATTAAAATTAAAACCAGCTGATGGTGTGTTCGTTGGTGTATATGTTGGGGTTACTGTTAATTGTGGTGTTGGTTGGTTTGTATTATCAGGTGTAGGAAATGGTGTTTTTGTACTTGTATTTGTCGGAGTGGGTGTTTTTGAAGAAGTTGGAGTCTTTGAAGAAGTTGGAGTTGTAGTAGCACCAAGTGTCGGTTGTGGTGTATGTGTCTTTGTGGCAACGGGTGTTGCGGTATTTGTTGGCGTAACTGATGGCGTTGTAGTTTGTGTTTTTGTTTGTGTAGGTTGCGGTGTTGCCGACTTCGTTGCAAGTGGTGTTTTTGTACTGGTTGGAGTACCAGTACGTGTTGGTGTAGGAGTTTTTGTTGGCAATACAGCTGCGGGATTCATATTATATAATAATACTTAACTTTTTTTGTGCACAATTTTTAAATTTTAAATATATTCTATTTGTATACCAAATATACTAGGGTTTTGTGTATATGCTGATATATCATATGCTGTTGAAATTTTAGAATTGCTATCTTTTATCAAAGAACCATATCCTGCTTCGTTTTCAACTATAACATCAACATATCCATTTATTTTTGGAATTTGTGGGAAATAAAAAGCTACAAATTGTTCATTATAAACAAAATTTTGAAGTTTTACGGCACTAAAAGGTGGATTATTTGCTGATAGGTTATTTACATTTGAAAATATGTCATAATATGAAATATTATCAAACATTGATGTATCCGATGCGCTTAAATATACATTTCTAATATCTTTTAGAAAAGGACTTTTAACTAAAAATTCTAATTTATCAATTAAATCAGTATATTGGTTTACATACACAACATTTCTGTTTATGCTTATTAAAAATGGTTTTGCTGAAATTACAAAATGATCTTGCATGATATTATTTAATTGTTTCCAAAAACAGATTCAAAATCTTTTAATAATTGTGTATTTTGATTAACTATGGGGCTTGTACCATCATAATCAAAATAATCAGATGTTATCGTATATATTTTCTTTATAGGATCTTGTGCTTTTTTAAATAACCATCCTTTTATTGTAAAAGTTGTATCTGCTGTTATTCTAAAAGGCTGTGTTGGACCTAAATCCTGTGGATATGATAAATTTATACTTCCACTCCATAAAACTTCACTTCTTATTTCATATGGTATGTTTGAATCTTCATTGTTTGGTAATTTCCATGAAATTACAACATATGGATCATTATATGGTATAAAATTACTTAATATTTGATCCATATCTAATTGATATCTTGTTACAATACTCATATTAACCGTAATATTGATTGGAACCGGTTGTAAAACATTTTTTAATAGTGTACCAGTAATATCTTTTTGTTCTGTATTAATCAAAAAACCTTCATTTTTATTAAAAACACGACTTTGATCTCTTGCTATACCACCAATACTAACTGCAATTACAGGAACTGTTAAACCGCCGGGTGCTGGATTTTTTAAACTATTATAAACTCTTTGTTTTGGAGAATATACGTATAATACTTTAAAACCACTTGCTGGCGGTACTATAGTATTCGCATGATCATATCTTTTAATGACAACATCATTGAAAGCACCAATAAATTGTTCAAGTAATGTTTGGATTTCAAATCCAAATGTATAATTTTTCATTCATATCTACTTATCAAGATTATGAAGATCTTTAATCAAACTAATATCAATTTTCTTTTTGATACAATTACAAATTTCGTAAACTAGTGTGTTTTTATCTCTTCCGATATAACCTCTATTGTAACATTTTGAACAATTTCTAGGTTTTTCTAATAATGGAATTTGACCATCATCAAGTAATTTGATATCTTTTTCAGGAACTTCATAAAAGGTTCCGGAAAAAACACTATATATTTGTTTAGTTTTCGCTGTTGGCATTTATCAATAATATACTATCCCAAAACTTATTTCCACTTATTTTTTTAGGATATACGATTAAATTTGTCTCAATCTCAGGTGCATGTTTTGCAAGAGTTTTGATTCTATAATCAAAATATATAAGATTTTCTTTTTCGTGTATTTCAACGCCATAAGGTATTGGTATTTCTATTTTTTCTTTATCTTTTTTTAAAGTATTTATCACAAAAGTTATGAAGAAGTTTTTTTGATAAAAAAGAATAAGTTTTCCTTGTTTTAAAGATTTATTTTTAATTTCTAAATCAATATTTTTTTGAAGTAAAAATTTACAAGCTTTTTCTATTTCCGTTCCATGTATTGTCATTATATTAACATAAATGTCTGCTTCTCAGCATGAGACATATTTTTTATTTTCTTATCAAAGTAATTTATAAAATCTCTTTCTGGAATAGAATTCATTAATTTTACAGCATCAACTGGAACGTTTCTCCACTCTTGCATCATTATGTCCCAAACTGTTATGAGACCTTTTGATGGTGCACTATATGGTGGATCATGTTTTGGTTTTTTAAAATTTAAAGTTGCTGCACCAAAAGGAGAATATAAAAGATAATCACTAAGTGTACAAAGCATTCTTCTTGTTGTTACATTTGTCCATTTTGCTTTGTTTCTTCTGACAAATTGTATTTCTAATACATTTGATTTTAACTGTTTAAATAAATCAATATAACTTATTGCCACTTATTATTTATCCTTTTTAGATTTTTTAGTTTGTTCTTTAGATTCACAAATTCCAAAAATCCTACTTTCATTCAAGAAAACAATATGCTTCAAATCATTAAGATTTGCTACTTGTATCCCTTTATCATTTGGAAAAACAATAACATCACCTTCTTTGACTGTTCTGCAATCAGGTCCAGCAAGAATAACCTTTGCCAACCTCCATGTAAAATTAACAGTATGAATAGGAACAAAAATACTACCTCTTTTAATTTCTGTACCATCTTCACTAACGTCGATATATTGACACATCAATATGTCATCCAAAACTTTTGTAAGATTCCAATCATCGAGTGCAAATGCATGTCCTAAATAATTGTCTAATTGTACTTTGCCGCCGATTCTGTCTTCTTGTGCTGGTCTTGGTATCATATGTGTTTTTATTTACTAACGTTATCAATTTCTGCAAGTGTATTCTTGAAATATTCTATTTCTCTAATTGAACATTCCATTAACGTAGCTAAATCATGATTATCTTCTTCGTCTTTTTCATGATTTGGCTTCTTGATATAAGAAATTCTTTTTGAAAATTTAGGTAACATTGCCCTATAAAAATATTGCACATTAAACTCATTTTTAACACTAAACCACTTATTCGTTGTTAAGTTTATAAGCTTTGCAATCGGTGCGTTTGTCATAGACAACCACCGATTAACCAAAAAATTAGGAACATTATAATTTAAAACAGGTTCATCTGATTGTTTTAAAATATAATTTAAAAAATCAAAGAGTCTATTATCCTTGTTTATCATTTCTATATAATTTTATAAATTTATCAGCACTTTTTCTCCATTCTATTGTTGTCATACTGTCACCCAAGCCAAAATGAACAACTTTTATTGGCGTAACACCCATCTTAAGCTTGTTTTTATTAGCATTCAAGCAAAATGTTATATCATAATGATGAAAATCAAAATTTTCATCAAATGTTGTTTTAGTTTCAAGTAATCTTTCGACGTTTACTGCTATAAACAATCCATCCATTATCAAAACCCTTGATTCGGTTGGACCAAATACAGTAGTCCATGTTTTGCTTTCGTGTGAATGTGAAACTTCGCCGCAAAAATCTTCTTTATCAGCCATTAAATGCCAAGCTGGTGTTTTTTCCAAATTGCATTTCTTTGCACCTGCTAAACCAACAATATCATATTTTGTAAATGCAATATTTAATTTTTCTTCAAGAAATAAATCTTCTATTAAAACATCATCATGTACAAATATTACTTTTTTATGACTAAAAGATTCAGATATAAATCTATTATATAATTTTGTTAATCCTTTATTGTTATTATAAAATACTGATGCGTTTTTAAAATTGTCACTTTTTTCCAAATAAGTACAAATTGGAGTATTTCTAAAATCAGATTTAGATTTTCGTGTAGCTATGACAAAATGATATTTATTTTCAGAAATAGACATATTCTTGTATAAATATAAATATCAGATATGGCAATTAAATCAAAGAAAAAAAGTTTAAAACCAAAAAAATTGGTTAAAAAGACCCCAAAAAACATTGTTCCTTCTTCTCCAAAGAAAGTTCAAAATGAAGTTTCTAGAATTCTTACACAAAATAAAGAAAGAATGAATCTCAAAGAAGGTCATATTCCATTTGCTTCAAGATTTTTAGCCTCTTTGTTAAAAGAACAAGAAGAAACTCTTCCAACACCACCTGTTGGTGATGATGAAATCAAAACTCCGGATAAATTTACACCAGAAGGTGATAAAGAGGCTTTTGATAAGTCATTAGAGCCTGAAACAGATAAAGATGAATTTGAGACACAAGGTGTTTCGCCTGATGTTACTTCACAGACAATAAACAGCATCAGAGAATGGTCCGTAAAACTTGATCAGTTTGCCGAATTCTTAAATGATCCTTCATCAAAGTCACTTCACAAAATTCTTGCTGATGGTGACAGAGCAGGTAGTTTGCTTCGTGGTGTAACTAGAAAAGCATCTGATTCTATCACTCGTATTGCCGGTGAAGTTGAGAAACTTAAAGAAATTCTCAATACCTATATTATCACTGCTCCTAAAAAGCTTCGTGATACGGAACAGCAGACTGCTGGTTGGACACAATACTAAAATACGTTATCAATTATAATTTGATAATCTATTTCGTTTAAATCCTCAAATAGTGCCATCTCGTTGAAGTCTTTGTAGGCCATTCTCGGTTTCCATTTAAAAACCGTTTCATTGCTAACTAGTAATTGCTTGGTTTTTTCATGTGCAGAATCATCAAAACTTGGATTATCCAAAACCCATATCCTTTTATGAAAGGGAAACTCCAAAAGCTGTCTTTCCTGTATTCTACTCATCGTTAAACCTGCTAAACTTACTCCATTTTTAACAAACATTGCATCTATTGGCCCTTCAAACATGAATATATAGGGAATATCGTTTGATACACGATCTATACCAAATACTGTCTTGTCTGAACCGTATTTCCCCAAATATCTAGGTTCTGTTTTATCAATAGATCTTGTTTGGTAGAAAACTATCTTTTTAGATCTATCGTAAAAAGGAATACAGAGTCGATTCTTATGTGAAAAATCAGTAAGACTTAAAAATAAATTTGGAGATTTATTAATAGCAGTATCTAGTCTTCTATTTTTAGCATATTCCAATGCCTGATTGAATATTTTGTTATTACTATAGTATTTTTGCTGAACAACATCAAAAATGTTTATAGAATCATAAGGCAAATCAGGAACTTCACGTTTAAATGTTTTATTTTCCGTTATCTTGTTTGATATATCAGTTGAATATTCATTTGATAGAATTTCATTATCAAGTTCTTCCTTTGATAAATTACATACGTTTGTAATCCACGAATAAGCCGACCATGTCTTTGAACAATTGAAGCAATGAAAGGTATTTGAAGACGGATAAAAGAAAAGTCTCTTCTTTTTACCGTAACTTTTACCTTCTTTACATACAGGGCATCCCGCATTATAGGTATTGTCTTGCTTCCTATATGTTGGATCGTAAGAATGAGCCAAAAATTTATTTAAAACGTAACTTTCCGGTATTTTAGGCATAGTACTGATTATAAAATCAGTATAATTTAAGTCAAGCCTTAATATTCAGGAGAAAGATCATCTGTTAATTCAGATGTTTCTGTGGGTTCTTGTTGAACCGGCTCCGGTTCTACCTTTTTAGGTTTTTCATATTCATTAAAAGGTGAATCTGCTCTATTTTTTAGAAATTCATAAAACATTCTTGCATAACCGTCTGCAATTTGACCTTTTCCTTTATCCATCATGATAAGTTTCACGTGTTTCATGAAATCTTTTGGAGTATAAACATGACTTCCGCTAAGTTCATCTGCAATGGCACCAAAATGTCCCTTATCGTGAATATGTAAATGATGTTTTTTATCTATTTCTGAAATATGTTGCTTTACTTTATCAACATTAATAGTAAAAGGTTTGTCTTTATCTGCCTTTCTACCTTCAGTTATTATAGAATCACAAAAATTATCGAATTTTTTAAGCATGTTTATACTTATCTTTAGATATTATCATTAATAATATCAGTTATAAGACTTTGCTCTTCGCCATAACAACCACCGGATTCGGTTATATAAAATTCTGTCATCTTTATTCTCTCTTCAGGGTTGCCGTATATCTCAATAATTGCAGGTGAATCACCAGCAGGGAAAATTCTACCATCACCTTTATGATAACATTGCTGAAGAACCTTAAATATATTATCAATTTCTTCCCTAAAGACAGGATCAACAGATCTAAATCCATCATCCTGTAAATCAACTTCTGAAAATTTCGTAATCGGTAAAAAGAAAAGAATATCGTATAATCTAAGAGCTTCTCTTGCAATAACTCTTTGTGTATCAAGAAAATCTTCTGATACAAGACCCTTTAAATTCAACCACATTGTATAAGCCAAACAATCAAGAACTGATCTATCTAAAATAACATTATCTTTCTTTGAATATTTGGTAGCCTGATCAACTAAAAAGTTCATTATGAACTCTTGAGTCTCTTGTGTTGAATTCTCACTATGAGAAAGATTCTTTTCTTTCAAAGCTTCTCTATATGACTCTTTGGGTGTCTCATACATCGACCACTTTTTAAGAAAGTCTTTAATATAAGTTGACTTGCCGATACATTGTGTTCCTATTACTGCTATTTTCATTATAATGATTGTGCTTGGTTTATGATTTCTTCCTGATTCTTTTTAATTTCTGGAAAAATTTCCATTATCTCAGTTGAGTGTTCATCGTGAAAACTAATATTTTGACCCTCATACAAATAAACATTTTCTAAAAAAATATCAGGAAAAAATTGTCTGATTTTCTTCGCAAGATCGAAAGCTCTTAATGAATCTTCTTTATACCAATTGGCACAAACATCAGTTGATGATGAAAAAAGAAGAGATTCTAAAATTGTTGCAATTTCTTCTTTGGTTAAAGAATTTATCGAATACGATTTATTTGTCATGTTTTTTATTTTATATAAAAACAATAATAAATCAACTTATATTTTAATCACCTTCTGTATTATTTGGATTTGATGCAAATAATGAATTAAGAGAATCTAAATTTTTATCAAGATTATCTTTATTAATAGCAGAATCTAAACTCGTAAAATTTTCATTATTTCTAATTGAATCCAATGTATTATTTGGATTAGAAACAAATTCTTTAAAATTATTAATCATTTGAGAAACATTGTTAATGTGACTATCAAGTTGTGTCTTATAATCATTTTCATTAACTTCAGGAATACCGCTTTCATCGCTTGTTCCTTCTGGTGGAGAATCCTGTCCAATTGGATTTTCGGGTGTAGCGGTTTCAGGTTGTTCACCCGTTGCAGTGTCTTGCTCTAAATTATCTTCACCGAGAAGGCTGCGAACTTGTTCATAAAGTTTAATAAATTTACTCATAATGTATAATATTTATCTTAGTTTATGCAAAATCAAAAAATAAACCAAACAATAGGTGGTTGTATTTCTTTAATCAAGTTCCAAATTTTCTTTAACATAAAAATATTTATTGACATATCGTTCCAATATCATATATTAATTATATGAACTTTCAAGAAAAACTTAAAAACGAAACTAAAATCAATCACGATGCAGCCGAGCAACATCCTTTTAATGAGCAATTGATGAAAGGTGAACTTCCTGATCAAAAATATTACCTTTATTTAAAAAATATTGTTCCCGTTTATGATTATATTGAAAAGCGTTTGAGTTTTAATGGTGAACTCATTAGATCCACTTTGATTTATAATGATATTTCCGCTTATGCAAAAGATGGTTGTACAAATGGCCCTTTAAATTACTTTGTTTATGATTGGATGAATGTTCTTGCTCAAAAGAGCAATGTTCAGCTTCTTTCTGAAGTATATGTCGAGTGGCTTAAGGATGTATATGGTGGACAAATCATTTCAAAGTTTGTTAAATTCAACAGTCATCTTAAATTCAGCAACCAAAAGGAAACAATCGGTAACGTAAGAGGATTGTTGGCATCTATAACACCTGAACTTGAAAAAGATTTTATTTTTGAAGTCAACAGGACTTATATTAATCACTATAATTTGATGGACAGCATAATGTACGGATCAAAATGATTAAAGAACTTCATGATGAGTATAAAAAACTCGCAGACCAATCGTTCCAAAGATTTGAACTCCATTTTCAACCAGATGGTTCAGACATCATATGGGAAAACAACATATATCAATCTCCTAGCATTAGGTATGGTCATTTGGAACATTTCAGATCCCCAAATGGTAAGGTTGAAGTCATGCATTGTGTCTTCTTTCCATCTTTTTTTAAACCACTTCCTATTTTTGGATTTGATATCATCGCATTAAACGAAACTATTACGGGTATTTTCTGTGATTTTACTCGTGCTCCTTTTGAAATAGAAGCATTGGCTCGTTCTCTAAAAGATTTAAAGCATGAATATAAAGATCATTTAAGGACACTTCCTGAATGGGCTAATTTTTTTTCTGAAAATTTTGTATGTATTCGTCCAGATGGTCTTGATCATAAGAAATTGATTGAAGATTTTTCTGGTATATTCAGGTGTTTTATCGGGTATAGTAACTGGCAGGACTATACTGGCAAGTATAACAGCATGGAAGATGTAAAAACATCCATTAATTTTCAAAATGGTTATTCTTTAAATCAAAGAAAAAATGAAAAGACATCAAAAGCTCTTGCTGCTTATATTGGAGAAGAAAAGGCCAAAGAATTTATAGAAGAAATCTTATTCCCTGTCTATAGAGAGAACACTTTTTAAGAACATGACTCTACTAACTTTGCTTCTGCTTCTCTTCGCACAATAAGACCATCAAGGTTTTTACCTTGCCATATTCTTTTCATCTTTCTTAGCTCTTTAGCTATACCTTTATAGTCTTTTTTAGGTACTAGATCACGAATATTACGCATTTCCAAACGACTATCACCTATCATTGATGTTCCCCTGTTAAAAACAAGAGAGACTATTGCGCCATAGGCATCATCGCAAAGCTCTGACAGCCCCGGAAAAGCTTTTTCTGCTAGTTTTGTAAACTTGGGCCATGTGTACGTATCAAATATTTCCACGGCTTTATTCCAAGGGATTTCAATACCGTCATTTTTATGTTGATTAGTATATTCTTTGCCAGCTTGACCGGTTTTACCTGATGCATTTTGTACAACTTTAAGTTTATCAGGAGGTAAAAAGTTAAAAATTTCAGATAATTCATTAAATGTATAGTATCCACAGTCTATACCTATAGCTAATGTCATGCCACTTGCACCACCGGGCCATTCTGGTTTAGTCAAATACTTTTCATAGTATTCTTTTCCACCACCTACTTCATATTCAAGAATTAATGCTAATGCTTTTGGTGATGGGGTTTTCATACATCCACCTCCGATATATTATAATCATCTTCTTTTGCATTATTGGTTGAAATATTTTCATTCAAATTAACATCTTTTTCTTCACTAGAAGATTCGCTTTGTGCTTCACCTTCAACACTCGCACTTGAAGAACTATTATAACGAAGATCCACAAGACCTTGTGCTCCTATATAAACCGATATAACTAGACCAAATATTTCTATTATCTTTGTGAATATTGTTGAATATGCGGTAACAACAATATCATGATCTCTTGGAATTAAAAAAAGAAACCCAACTGCCATTAGAAACATAACAACAATCATTATGATTGCTGAAAATATTACAAAAAACTTTTTAGATGCAAGATGGTTGGTATCTTCCATCTGTTTTTGTAATTCAGGCGGTGTATTAGGTGGTGCTTTTCCGTTTGTAAGAAAAGCACTAACCGTTTGGCCTATATTTATTAAATTCTCCCACACGTAATATTTACATTATTGCAATATCTTTAAATTTAATTGCATGATTTTCGTTATTTATATAATTGTTTGGTAAATGATAAATTTTACAATCTTCTATTATTTTTCCATTTAAAATAGGAATAACTGTTGCTTTATACCAACTAGTCCATAAACCATGAAGCCCTATTGAAGATTGTTCTCTAATATCATATCCAATAATATTTTTTGGATCAAAAAAATTACTTTCAACAAATTTATTAAATTCTTTTTTATTATAAATCCAAAATGCACAATATGGGTTTATATCATTTAAAAAATATTCATTTTCTCCAATATTTATTTTTTTAAATTCATTTTTATCTTTTGGAATATCAGTTAAGTATTCTTCATTATCTTTTTCTGAAATCTCAATTCTAAAAAAACCCAAATTATAATTTAAAGATATTAAAAAATCATTATTTTTTATCCAATATTCTAAAGTTTTTTTAGGTACAAGTATATCATCTTCAACATAAACAAAAATATCGTAATCGTCTTTTTGTTTTTTTAAAATTTCTCTACATTTCCATGTAAGATAAAAAGGATTTTCACCTTTAAGGTCGTGACAGATAATATTTAAATTACCATTTTTATTTTTATTTAATAAATTAAAATCAAAATTATTATTAGTATGTATAAAAATATCGACTATATGATCATATGATGATATTTCATCTATTATCATATTTAGATATTTTATTCTTTCTTGTATAAAAAAGAATGAAATATGTTTTGATATTTTCAATTAAAAAAACAAAGCACCGATAATTACACCAACACTAAAAGTTGCTATTAGTAAAGTAGCTTTTGGGTGAGCTTGTGCCCAACTATCAACTGCAAATGCTACGTTATGTGCAATATTATGTAATGTTACGAATATGTTGTTCATAGAAATGGAATTGGTTTTGTGACTTTAAGGTAAACGAATCCTAAAATGAGAAGTGATAATCCACCAATGATTATATCTCTCCAGAGAAGTTCAAATCTAAGCTTATAAACTTCCTTTTGATAATTGTTTAAATCAGTTATCATTTTATTATTGATATCTTTATCTTTTACAATCTGTAGATCAACCTGTTTTTTATCTTCATTAAGATAATAATAGTCCCATTTTAACTGTTCAGCGGTTTTCCTATCTTCCAAAAGCTTTTTATACTCAGAACTATTAACAAAAACAATTTTGTCTTTTGCAAAACTTTCAGGTAATGTCACCACTTTCTTTCTATTAGGTTGAACATTTTCATTATTTTCATCTTTGGCAGAAGATGAAAGCCTTGATGTTTTGTGTGCATTATTGCTATGTACCTGTACAGGAACTGCTGTGTCATCCTCAGAATAAATTGGACTTACAGGAATTCTCTTCTTTGGTGGAACAACAATTCTTACGGCTTGGTTTATATATTGTTGAGCAAGATCAACTCTTTCATTATCAAGAGAGTCTTTTGATGCATATACGCTTTGTGATAAAGCTTCGCTATTTTTTTCCGAATAAACGGTACATCCGCTTATCAGAAGCAATGATAAAAATAATATATTTTTCATAGAATTATTTAAACAAGCATATTGAATAATCAATACCCGTTCTTAAAGAAACAAATGTTATAAACCATATAAGGGAACATATGACAAAAGCTATAAACCCTATTATATATTCTTTCATATTAAAAACACCTCCATGTTAAATTAGCAAGATTAACAAAAAATGAAGATATTTTCAAAAAGAATGGTCTAAATAAGAATCTTCCAATTTGTGACCAAGTATCAAAGGTTATCTTGTTCATAAAAACACGAAAACGTGTTAAAAACTTTTTCTTATCATTAAGAAATAAATTTTTAATTTCATCTTCTCTTTTTTTTACTTCTTCAAATGTAGTTTGAAGTTCAATTTTAACTAATTTTACTTCCATTAATTTACCTTTAAGGAAAGTTGATACAAATTCAATCCACCATTCATTTCCTTTTTTATCTTTAATAATATGATAAAAATAAACGGCACCCGTATGTTGTATTTTCTTTTTAGTTCTTGATTTTTCAATAAACTCATACGGAAACCAAAATCCTTTATGACCTTTTGGTTTTGGTTTATCAATATAATCACCTTTTACAATCTCCAATAAAAGATTACCGTTTTTATTAACAAAATAATTACCAAGAATGTTTTCCAAATCTTTTGTTTGAAAATCTTCTTTATTCCAAAGAATATGATCAAACATCTTTGATTGTTTTTTGTTTAATGGAAGCGGAGCTTCAAAATGAATATAATCAAATAGTCCCATAAAATTTAATTTATCATTTATTTTTAACTTGTCCAGAGATTATTTTTATTATTTTTCTTATAGAAATTATCAAATCCAGTATCGATAATAGTCCATGCACCATGTTCATCTATCTCAAGAACCTGAGATAGACCACAATCGATACAAATATTGACACCACCACTGTCTTCAAACACATCAATACCCCTAAAACCGGGAGTATGTCCAAGAACACCACACGGAGTATGTCCATAAACTTGAAAAACATCTTTTACAGGTTGAGCTTCTCTTTGATGATCATGCCAAGTAATCCCACCTTTGGGATACATACCACCACGACAACGACCAGCAGCACCAATAGCAGCATTATATTCTCTATTGAACAAAGAAGTTTCCATGTCCTTAATGTTTTTAAGGATTGTTTCATTAGTCATACCCAAAACAGGATGCTCAAACCAATCATCACACATACCAGCATGAGTAAAATGCCAATTATTTTCAAAATGATGAAGTTTACATTTATCCCATTCCGTATTACCAAGAATTTCAGTAATCATTGCATCCTTAGCTTCTGTAAAACCAGAGCACATGTAAAGTTTCATTACTTTACCTTTATCAATATATTCACAACGAGTATGATAACCCAAATCATGATTACCTAAAAGGTGAATACGATTAGGTTTCATCAAAGAAGATTTTAACCATAAAGCAGTTTTACGAGCTACTTCTGCATTATCACCAAAATCATCAAAATAGTCACCAGTAAAGATAATCTTATGAGTATCTTCATACTTCTGAGCAATAGCTTCAGCAGCTTTAATGTGATTATGAACATCACCAATTGCTATTATTTTCATACGAATATTATGAATGAAAATTCACTAGTGTCAACAAAATAAAATTTTTTACTAAGAAATATTTCTAAGAATATTTAAATTGTATATACAATATACTATAAATTTATTTAAAATTTAATATAAAGGTAGTTTAAAACCTCCACATTAATATTTTACAAACTAGGTATTGGAAAGTCAATACTACTTTTTTAATTTTTTTAAGTTTTTGTTTAAAAACTCTTCATCTTCTCCTGATAAAGACACTGTTGGAATGTTTTTAAACGTACCGTTTATTGTTTTGAACAAGTCTAAACCATCTTCTATAAGAAAAAAATTAGGAAGATTCTTTTTTAAGATCCTCTTTAACATTTTTATTACTTTTTCTGAATCTTCAAAGAAAGAAGACCACTGGTTGTACTCTTTTTTGTCTTTGAAATAACATAAAACACTACAATTCAGCTTCTGAGCCTTTGTGTTTATCATTTTGATATCAAACGAAACCCTTTGATTTACAAATTCTTTGAAAATTGTGTTTTTTAAGGATACTTTATTGTCTTTAACCAAGTTCCAATCAAAGAAATAGTCTACAGTATCAGCTGCAAGCTCTTCAAGATAGTCAAAAACATCAAAGATTAAAATATCATCTTTGACACAGTAAAAAAAATACTGTTTATTTGTTCTCATCGTCAGCCATTATAGCATCAACGACGATTTCTTCAACAATTTCCTGTGGTAATGCTAAATTAGCATGTTTTATTGTCTCGTAAAGTTGTTTATATTGTTCAGTAAGTCTTTCTTTGAGTTCATGTGCCAACATATTCTGTTTTTTGTCCAAATTAGCATATGTTGGTTTGGATTGAAGCTGTAATGCCTCTAAAAGAGGTTGACCTGATGTACAAACAATTTCATAAAGCCTCTTATAAAATCTATTTAAAGGCGACATATAAGGTGAATTTTGGAGTTTATTAACTTGTTCGTAAAGATATTTTAAAATTGTTGATTTTTCAGTTTGCTCTTTAACACCTGCAAGAAATTCGGGTGCTCTTACATGATTTTTACCAAAAGGATTGAATATACATCCGGAACCTTGCATTTTAGATCCACAATAAATGCATTTTCCCGGTGAATCAAAATGCACATGTGTGTTTGTTGGCGAAAATATACAAGGTCTTCCGTGAGCCGTAGAATTACAATAAATGCAATGAGACATACTATATAATTACTCCATTATCTTTAAATTTCTTAAGTTCTTCTTTTGGAGGAGTACCTATTCTGACATTAATAATGCCATTATAGTAATCGTCTCTTAACAAAACATTTCTATCAAGCTGTTCTTTGATTTCAAAATAAGCTAAAGACCATTTGGAATCACAGGTTCTTAATATTTTAAATGTAAAATTTTCTTTACCGTGTTTTTTTATGTCTTCGTTCAGTTCTCTTGAAGAACTTGTATATGTTTTCCAATCGGATTCTACAAAATCTATTCTGTTACGAGTTTTTCCTTTTAAAGGTTTTCTTTTTAATCTTGACATGCATTGCTTCTTACCGATATAATTTTTTCTATCAATATTATTAGAAATTTCATAGATAAAACCAAAAGTACTTTGATTTATTGTAACATTTTCTTCTAATATCCAATGTCCTGTGTCCATTATGTAGTTTGTTTTAAACTTCTTCTAGTTGTATATAAAACTGATTTATTTATAGGTTCTTTAGGAAAAGCTACATTGTTTTTAATTTTATTTTTATGTTTTTTTCTTTTATTTCTAGAAATCTTTCTGGAAGGATTTACACCGCCAGCAACTGACATGTCGAATTTAACATTAGGTGAATAACCTGCACCTGTTGTTGGGTTAGGGATTGGATCTGTAGTTGAACCAAATGCACCAGTAGTACCAATACCAACTGCTGCTGTATTCATTTCATTTAAAGTATCTAAAATAATTTGTTGAAAATTAATATTCATGTTATATAATGTCTTCTATATACTTATGGACATTCTACTCAAATATTATGAAGAATTGAATGAAGATGTTAAGTTTGATCAAATTAATATTTTAGAAAAACAACTAATGCTTCCTGCAATCAAGCACAAATGGGTTGCAAGATTAATTCAATTAAAGAAATCCAAGAATGATTTGGATAAAAAGAAAAAAGACCTTAAAGAAGATGCATTTAAAGCTCTTGAAGACAAAGGTATCCCAACAGGAATGCCAAAAACTGCAATAAAAGCTAAAATTGAAGCATCAGAACAGATAAGAAAGATAGATGAAGATATAAAAAACATAGATATTTGCATTGAATACTTGGAAAAGGTAGAAAAAATACTCAGTTCAATAACTTATGACATTGGGAATGCTACAAAATTAATGGTTCTTGAAACAACATGACCGAATTAAAGTTAATAAATAAAACTCAGGGTCAAATTTTTACTGATGTTGATACTTTAAATCAAATAAGGGAAAATTTTTCAATTAGTAATCCTGCTTACAAAAGAGCAGGAAGATTTACTCCTGCAAGAATTTATTCGATCACACCTTCTGGTAAGTTCGACATCGGATTATGCGATGTCATAGTTTCTTATTTAAATTCAAATAGAATTCAACACAATGTTGATAAAAATTTAATAGATAAAATAAATATAGGGTTTTCTGATCCTATTATTAAAAAATATGCTATGATTTATAGAGATCACCAAGATCGTTCTATAAGAGAAGCAGTTAAAAAAGGTAGAGGTGTTATTATTATTCCAACAGCAGGTGGTAAAACCCTTATTATGGCGGGTATTATTGAAAGTATGAGGCTTAGTATGGGAAAACCATATGCAAAAGCATTAGTATTGGTTCCTTCGATACAACTTGTTACTCAAACTGCCAAAGATTTTGAAAATTACGGTATGATAAACGTCACAAAATGGTCTGGTGATAATTTACCAGATGAAAAAGCTACCGTTACAGTTGCCGGTACTCAAATTTTATTGAGTAGTAAAACAGATTTATCTTCACTTGCTGATTATGACTTACTTTTAGTTGATGAGGTTCATGGTTTAAGGCGAGGAAACGAAATTAATAAAGTTTTGTCGTGTATAACCACAGATTATAGGTTTGGGTTTACGGGAACAATGCCTCCATCAATGATAGATCAATGGAATATCATTGGAAAAATTGGTCCTGTTCTTTATGAAGAAAAAACAAAAGATTTAAAAAACAAAAAATATGTTTCTGATTTTAAAATTGTTGTTTTAAACATAAAACATCAAAATATACCAAATTTTGCAATAAATTTAACAAAACCATCGGAACAATATAATTTGGAACTAGAATATTTGATGAATAATTCAAGAAGGAATGAAATTATATCAAAACTTGCATCTAAAATACCAAATAATACAATTATCATGGTTGATAGAATAGATCATGGTGTAAATATTGAACTTTCATTAAAAAAAGTCTGTGAAGAAAACAGACCAATTTATTTTATCCGTGGATCAACAGAAATGGACGAAAGAGAAAGAATAAGAGCTTTAATGGAAGAAAGAAATGATGTTATTGTAGTTGCTGTTTCAAAAATATTCAGTACTGGTATCAATATACCAAACTTACATAATATAATTTTTGCATCTGCTGGAAAAGCTAAAATAAAAATAATGCAATCCATAGGCAGAGCTTTGAGATTACATCCCACAAAAACAATGGCTACTATTTTTGATATTGCGGATAATACAAAGTATTCTAAAATCCATCTTAAAGAAAGATTAAAACTTTATACAAAAGAAAATTATGCATATGAACAAAAAGAAATATAACGCAAAAGCCAAAAAAATATTAGATAATAATATCGATTATCCCTTCAAAGATGATATTGATGACATCATTGAAGATGAAATTATTGAAGATGATGTAATCGATGAAGAAGATATTATAATTGATGAAGAAGATGTAGATTTGGTCGAAGAAAGTATATTGGAAGAAGAACCTATTGCAGTTGAAATCATCCAAGAAGAAATTATTGTTATAGAGCAAACAGATGCACCAAAGAAAAGAGGAAGAAAACCAGCAGATAAAGAAAAATTCTATGTTGAACCTAAAAAGTTTGATGAAGAAATCATGAAATATTATGATACAGGTAAAATGTCGAATGAATTAGCCGAAATGGTTAGTAAAATTTCACATAAATTAAGCTATGCTCCTAATTTTATCAATTATTCATACCGAGAAGAGATGGTAGGTGATGGTGTCATCAGAATGATGAAAGCTTTGATTGCTAAAAAATACAACAGAGAGAAAGGAACCAATCCGTTTTCTTATTTTACAAGAATTGCTTTCAATGCTTTCCGAAATAGAATTAAAAAAGAAAAACATATCCACGAAACGCATGAAAAATACCAAAAAGAAATCATGTTTATGTCGGAACAATATAATAACTTGTCAAAGAACAACAATATACGTATAATGAAAGAAAGAAATAAAGAATAATGAAGATCTCCAGCAGATATATAGGTTGTTTTTCAGATATACACCTTGGTTTGGGTCAAGACTCAAAACAATGGCATGAAATTGCTTTGAATTTTGCAAAATGGGCATCTGAATATTATAAAGAAAATTCAATTGATGAAATTATAATTCCCGGTGATATATTTCATAATAGAAGTGAAGTTTCCGTTGAAACATTAGATATTGCAAAAAGGTTTTTTGATTATTTTAAAGATTTTACTATATATATCTCAACCGGAAACCATGATTGTTACTATAAAGATAACAGTTCTGTTAATTCCATATCTATTCTTGCCGGTTGGAACAATATAAAGATTATAGATTCTAAACCAGAGTTAATTGAAACTAACTATGACAAAAAAATAGCATTAATACCTTGGGGTACTGAGATAAAAGACATGCCTAATAGTGATATTATGTTTGCACATTTAGAAATATCATCATTCTACATGAATGGACATAAAATGTGTGAGCATGGTATGGAATCGAAGAATCTTTTTGATAAAACTAAGTTTGTAGTATCAGGCCATTTTCATAAAAAAGATCATAGGAAGTATGATAAGGGTGATATTCTTTATTTGGGCAGTCCTTTCCAACATAATTTTGGTGATTTAGGAGATTCTCGTGGAATTTATGTTTTTGATGTAAAAGAAAGCACATTTAAATTCATAGAAAACAATATTTCACCAAAGCATTATCGATTAACGCCTGAAAGTGAAATTAAAGAAGATATTGTTAAAAACAATATCATATCTTTGGTTATAAATGATAAGAATGACGAAAAAACCATCCTTGAATTTAGTTCAAAAATATCAACATTATCTCCAATCAATTTAAGAATTGATTATGAGAAGCCAAAAGATGAAATCATGGTAAATGATGAAGATAAAGAATACAAAGCTGATAATATTTTAAAAAGTATAGAGGAATACATCAAAACACTTGACATAGAAAACAAAAAAGAAGTTGAAGAATGTATAAAAACAATATATAATAGTTTGATATGAGTGATATAGGAATTGCTATCTTAGATATAGGTACACAAGATGAATTAAATGCATGTTACGACTCTTTACCAGAGTTAGAAAACATTATTGTAGTATCCAACACTAAAAACACATTGCCAGATTGTGTAAGAAAACAGTTTAGTGTCGGAACACAAATGGCTACATTAAGGAATTGGGCTATATCTCATTTTAGAATAAATGAATTAAAGCATTTCTTTTTTATTACATCTAATTTAACCATAATAGATAAAAATGTTTTTGATAATACTATAAAAACAGCTGAAACGTTTGGAACTTGGGCAATGACGGGTCCAGATGTTGTTACATATTCAATTGAAGATGATGAAAAGAATATTTCTTTGTCTATTTCTGAAAAATTAAACCATAATTTTTTGTATTTGTTTAATGGAATTGTTTCAAATGTTGGATATTTCGATGAAAGGTTTTATGGTGGCAAAAACCTTGAAGTCATTGACTATATTATAAGATTAAGAGATAAAAAAGTTTATCCGCCTTTAAATTACAATCCTATTATAACTTCTAAAATTAAAAATAATAAAAAAGAAGATGATGTTCCTTTTGATTTAGGTACTGATAATAAAGCAAACGTTGCTTATGGTTATTTTTTATATAAAAATAAATATATTCCAAATCAAAATGACCCAAAATCAGTTGAAAAAGATGAATTGTTAAAATCTTTAGAAGAAATTCAAAAGAATTATGCAAAAAAATAAAATTGGTGTTGGTATAATAACATGTGATAGAATAGATTTCTTTAAAAAAGCAAATTCAAGTCTTCGTCGTGCTTTAAAAAAGCATTCGGACGCAGAATATATCTGTATTAATGATGGTAAACAATCTTTTAATATCTCTGGATCATGTATTAAAACTGAAGGATATACCGGTGTTGCTAAAGCAAAAAATTTAGCATTAAAACATCTTATAGAAAAAGATTGTGAACATATCTTCTTAATGGAAGATGATATCGAAATCATAGATGATAATATTTTTGATGCATATATTAATACATCAAAAGCAACAGGATTAAAACATTTAAATTTTGGTCTTCATGGTAATCATAATCGAGATTCAAAAGGAAATCCCACAATTATTAAGACTGTTAATTATGGAAATGGCATTAGTATAGATTTATATCCAAATGTATTGGGTGCTTTTAGTTATTATCACAGAAATGTATTAGATGATATTGGTTTAATGCCAACTTATTATTTCAATGCATTGGAACATGTTGATCATACATATAAAGCATCATTAAAAGGATACACAAGTCCTTGGAGATATTTTGCAGATATAAATAATTCATCCGAATATATTAAAGATATTATTCCGGATCACAAACAATCAAAAATTAGAAACAACCCTAAATTTCAAGAAAATTTTATGAAAAGTCTTAATGTTTTTATTGAAAAAAATGGATTTAGCGTTGTTCAAGGATATGGTCCAGCTGAAAAAGTGATACCAATTGATAATTGTATTATAAAATTAAAAGAAATTTATGGCAAACAGCAATAAAATAGGTGTAGCGATAATAACTTATAATAGGAAAGAATATTACAGAAAAGTTCTTAATACAATACCTAAGAACAGAATAGATTTTCTTGTTGTTGTTAATGATGGCAAAGCATCATACGTGAGTGATGATGATGCAAACGTTGTTATTCGTAATAAACGAAAATTAGGAGTAGCAAAAACAAAAAACATAGCAATTGATGTGTTATTAGAAAATAATATCACACACATGTTTATAATTGAAGATGATATTTTAATAAAAGATAAAAACGTATTTCAAGAGTATATAAACGCTGCAAACACTACAGGAATTCATCATTTATGTTTTGAAAAATGTGCAGATAATTCAAAATATTTGTTATATGATATTGAATATCCAAACGGTGTAAAAATTGGATTTTATAAAAACCCACAAGGAGCATTTATGTATATAAATGCGGCTCTTATCAAGAAATTTGGTAAATTTGATGAAAATTATACAAACGCATTTGAACATATTGATTTTTATTATAATCTTTCTGAAAAAGAATTAGTACCGCCTTTTTGGTTTTTTCCTGATATATTAAACAGCGAAGAATATCTCCAACCAATAGAAGGAAGTGATGAAAACTCTACAATTACCAATAAAGAAAAATATAAAGAGAATTGGACAGCAGCAGCAACGCATTTTGTTTCAAAATGGGGCAAATTTACCATAGATATACCACACCCATCAAATGAAGATGTTGAAAAAAGACTTATATTTTTAGAAAAAAATTACAGTAAAAAGAAAATATACAATGAACATCATAAACTTTCTATAATAGTACCATATAGAGATCGCAAAGAAGCATTATATAGATTAATTCCATATTTGGAAAAATATGTTTCAAAACAAGTAGAAAATTATGAAATTATCATAGTTGAACAGAATAACGATAAACCTTTTAATAAAGGTCTTCTTAACAATGTTGGTTTTTGTTTTTCTGCAAAAGATTCTGATTATGTTTGTTTTCATGATGTTGATTTATTACCAGAAATAGCTGATTATAGTTATCCTAAATTTCCTGTGCATATGAGCGCACATTGCAGTCAATTTCAATATGTTAATATACCAGATAAAATAATGGGCGGTGTTGTTTTATTCCAAAATGAACATTTTAAAAAAGTTAATGGTTATAGTAATGAATTTAATGGTTGGGGTAAAGAAGATGATGATTTATATGTAAGATGTGAAAAAGAAGGTCTGCCGCCTTATAAACACAGATTTGGTAGATTCTATAGCATACCTCATACACACAGATTAACTATTCCAGAAGAAAAAGAACTTCATGAAAAAAACGGAGAAAGATTTCGTGCATTTGAATCTAATGCATTAGGAGATAATTATCATAAAAATGATGGTCTTTTTAATTGTTTATCTTTAATCGACAATAATGAACCAATATTAAAAGAAATAACAAAGAACACAAGACATTATTTGGTCAATTTTTAAATGAAAATATTAATTAAATTTCCAACCCGATCAAGACCTGATAAGTTTTTCGATGTATTAAACAAATATATTGAAAATGCTAATGATTTAAAAAATATAGCTTTTTTGATAAGTTGCGATCATGATGACTCGACGATGAACAATCCAGAAGTAATTGCTAAACTGGAAAAATTGAAAGAAAAAATAAAACTTGTTTATTTTTTTGGTAACAGTAAGACTAAAATACAAGCAATAAATGTAGATGTTAATAAAGTTAACGGTTGGGATGTTCTTTTACTTGCTTCTGATGACATGGTACCCGTTATTAAAGGTTATGATGACCAGATAAGAAAAGATATGTATTCATATTTTATGAACACCGATGGTACATTATGGTATAATGACGGCGGACAAGATAAAATCAATACTCTTTCTATTTTAGGTAAAAAATATTACGATAGATTTGGATATATCTATCATCCTTCATATATAAGCCTTTGGTGTGATAATGAATTTACAGAAGTATCGGTTAAACTTGGAAGATGTCAGAAAATCGATAAAAAAATAATAGAACATTTTCATCCTGTTTATAATAAAACTGATTATGATCAGCTTTACATCAAAAACGAATCTTATTTTGGTTTAGATCAACAAAATTATATGAAAAGGGCTAAAAAAGATTTTGATTTATATGATCAGTTCCCTTTATTTTCAATATTAACACCAAGCGTATATTCAAGAATGGACAATGATTTAAAGAAAATCATAAACAAAATTGAAAAACAAATAAAAGAAAACAAACTTGAAGGTAAAGTTGAACATTTAATAATGATTGATAATAAAATTTCTACAATTGGTAGAAAAAGAGATTCTCTCGTTCAAACATCAAATGGTAAATTTGTTGCTTTTGTTGATGACGATGATGATATTTCAGATGATTACGTTATTGAAATTTATAATGCCATCAAAAACAATCCAAATGTTGATGTTATAACATTTAAACAAAATTGTTATGTTGATAACAATCCAGTGTCAACAGTTTTATTTGGATTAAAAAATGAACATGAACCATACATTCCAAATTCAACATTTAAAAGAAAACCATATCATATTTGTGTTTGGAATTCAAAGTTAGCAAAAAAATATCATTTCAGTTTTATAAATTATGGTGAAGATTTAAGTTGGGTAACTCAATTGTGGCAAGAGGCAAAAAATGAATTTTTCATAGATAAAAAACTTCATAGTTATGTTTATAGAACATCCCACAGTGAAGCAAATGTTGCAAATGCTAGAAATAAGCAAATATAATTGAAATTTCAATATTATCTGCTATATTGGTCTGAATGAAAAAAGTAATTTTTAATAGCGTTAAAATTAAAAACTTTCTTTCTATCGGAGAAGACCAAATTGAGATTGATTTTAAAACTGGAATAACTATTATAACCGGTGAAAATAAAGATAAGGGTGGAAAAAATGGAATAGGTAAAAGTACTATATCTGATGCTATTTTTTGGTGTTTATTTGGAAATACAATAAGAGAGCTTAAAAAAGATAAAATTCAACACAATAAAAATGATGGGACATGTCAGGTTTCATTATCATTTACGATAGAAGATGGTAAAAAGAATGTATCATATACGATAAAAAGAATACTTGATCCTGCTAAAATTGAAATTATAGCACATAACGATGAAAAAGATGTTGATATGACATTATCAACAATTCCAAAAAATGACGAATACATAAAACAATTAATTGGTGCCAACGAAGAAGTATTTAATAATGCCGTTATCATGTCGGCTAATAATACAATGCCATTTATGGCACAAAAGAAAACTGAAAAACGTAAATTTATTGAAGGTATTCTTCAAATGAATATTTTTAGTGAAATGCTTTTAAAGGCAAGATCATTACATAATGATTCAAAAAAAGAAAATGATTTATTAGCCAAAGATTTTGTAAACGAACAACGTATTTTAGAAATATTAAAGAGTAATAAAGAAAATTTCGATGAAAATAAAAATACAAGGATTGGTTCAATTAATGAAAAAATAAAAAACATTAATATTGAATTAGAAAATTTAAGAAAAACTGAATATCCAAATGAAAATGACACAAAAAAAGAATTAGAAAGATTAAGAGAGATAGAGAAAAAAATCGATGATTTGCAGAAAGATACAAATCGAAAAATTTCAGATCTCACGGGCAAAAAATCAGCAGCACGAACTCTTTTAACTGAAAAAGAAAAAGAAAAAGCAAAATTTAACAGCAAAACCGGATCATGTCCAACATGTAAAAGAAATTTTTCATTTGATAGTATTAATCATATTACTGAAGAAATAAAAAAACTCGATAAAGAAATATGGAATCTGAAAGATATAGAATACGAAGCGGATAAACAAATAAAAGAAAACAGTAGTTTATGCTCTAAAATTTATCAAAATAAAACAAAAATTCAAAAATTAATAGATGAACAAAATTCATTTATAAGAAAATCTTCTTTACATGAAGAAAAATTATTAAACCTTATTAATAAAAATATAGAATATGAAAAGGATATAAAAAATATTGAAAATGAATTGTTTAAAGATGATCAAAATATTTTAAATTCAGAACAAAAAATAAAAGATATTGAAACAAAACTTATTTCAATTAAAAAAGAACTTCAAATTCTTGATACTGTAAAATTCATCGTATCGGAAGAAGGTGTAAAAGCATTTATTGTTAAGAAGATAATGGATATATTCAACAACAGGTTAAATTTTTATTTAAAACACCTTGATGCACCGTGCAAATGCATATTTGATGAATCTTTTGAGGAAACAATCTACAATGAACAAGGAAAAGAATGTTCCTATTTCAATTTTAGCGGTGGAGAACGTAAAAGAATAGACACTGCGATTCTTTTTACGTTTCAAGATGTATTGAGGCTTCATTCCGGTACATCTTTTTCTCTGAATATATACGACGAGCTTTTTGATTCTGCTCTTGATGATAAAGGTATTGATAAAATTCTTGAAATACTAAAGACTAAAGTTGAAAAATACCAAGAATCAGTATATATCATCACCCATAAAAACAATACTAAGACAAATATTGATAATATTTTGTTTTTAGAAAAAGAAAATGGTGTCACTAGAATTATAAAATAATGAAAATTCTATATATAACATTGCCTAATCATTTAGATTATCAAAATGATTGTCTTTTAATAGGATTAAAGGAATTATATGGCGAAAACGTTGTTGATGTTGAAAAAAGATCTCATATATATGATACGTTTCCAGTAGAAAACCTTAAATTTCAATATGGATTTGGTATGACGGTTACTAGATGTTTACCAGATCTAGAGGTAGACAGAACAGAAATTTTAAATAAAATTAAAAATAAATATTTTGACCTTGTCATATATGGTTCTATTTTACGTTGCTCTACATACTTGCAAGAAGTTTTATCAATTTATCCAAAAAATAAAATTATATGTATTGATGGCGAAGACCATAATATGATAGATCCAATATCTAATAATGAATTGATTTATTTTAAAAGAGAGCTTATATATGACAATATAGAAAATGTTTTTCCAATTTCTTTTGGTATGCCTTTATCTAAAATAAATTTTAATGAAAATAAAATAAAAGATTATGCTTATATAACACCACTTGATAGAAATACATATATTTATAAAGAAGAAAAAGATTATTATAATGATTATAAAGAAGCAAGATTAGCGATAACTTGTAAAAAATCAGGTTGGGACTGCATGCGTCATTATGAAATTTTATCAAATGGTTGTTTGCCAAATTTTAAAAACATTGAAAATTGCCCTTCGCAAACAATGATTTTTTTCCCTAAAAATTTATGTGTAGAATTAAATAAAAATTTAAATATAGAAAATATATCTATTGTATATGAGAAATACGTAAATAAGTTTAAAAAACATTTTTTTGAAAATAATACAACAACAGCAATTGCAAAAAATGTAATATCAATAGTTAAAAAATATTAAAATGAACATAATAGAAGAAAAATATAAAGAAAAAAAACAAACGCCTTCTGATATAAATGAACACTTAGAAACTCTTTATAAATATGCAAAAGAGTGTAATAGTGTTGCAGAATTTGGAGTAAGAGACGTAGTGAGTTCATATGCATTAGCTCATGCTAGACCTGAAAAATTAATATGTGTTGATATAAAAAATAATCAAAATGTTGAAAAATTCTTAAAAGAATGTCAAGATGAAAATATAAATGTAAGATTTGACCAAGCTAATACTTTAAATTATGAATTAGAAGAAGTAGATATGCTTTTTATAGATACTTTACATACATATGATCAAATTTTAGGTGAACTAGAAAGACATCACAGTAAAGTTAAGAAATATATTTTAATGCATGATACCATATCATATGGAAATAGAAATGAATTTGGAGACATATGCAACGGAAATCATGGTCTTATACCCGCTATTAAATTATTTTTAAAAAATCATAAAGAATGGAAAGAATTATATACATATACTAATAATAATGGTCTTAGTATTTTAATTAGAAATTAATTTGTTTTTATAAAAAAAAATATTATAATATAAAAATATGGCACTTAAAATTAAAGAAGAGATAAAAAATAAAATTGTTTTTGAATACGAACCGTTTAAAGGCGGTCTGCCAAACGCACCCACAAATTTACCTGTTGGCTTTCCAACGTATTCTTATGCTGCTTTAAAACCCATACATGTTCCTGCAAAGAAAAAGATAGAAATGCCTGAAGCTAATTTACCAAGGGCTGTTAATTATTATGCAGACTACGGTGGTTGTGGTTTTTGGAGAATGATTTGGCCTGAATATATGCTTAATGCATATTCAAGAGCTTGTATCTGTGGTCTCACTCAAATGGTGATGGATGTTAATTTTTATGGTGGGATTAAAGCCATAAGAATGCAAAGACAAGCAACAACAATTCAAAAAGAATTTATTAAAGAACTTATAAAGTTAAAAAATAAATTTAATTATAGACTTATCTATGAAGTAGACGATATTGTTTTCAAAGATGATATTCCCGATTATAATTCTTGTAAGGAAGCTTTTGTTTCTCAGGATATTGAACAAAATATTTTAGAAATCATGGGAATGATGGATGAAATTACGGTAACTTGCAAATATATGAAAGATTATTATATTGCAAAGACCGGAAATAAAAAAGTTACGGTTGTTCCGAATTATCCTCCTAAGTTTTGGCTTGATAAATTTTATAATAAGGAAAAAATTCAAAAAGATTTTGAATTAAACAAGAAAAGACCAAGAGTTCTTTATTCCGGATCTGGAACTCATATAGACATGATGAATAAAAATGGTTTTAATGATGATTTTGCACACGTTACGCAAGAAATTATCAAAGCTAGAAAGAAATTTAAATTTGTATGGAAGGGTTGCTATCCATTAGTGGTAAAACCATACATCGACAATGGTGATATGGAATTTATAGAATGGTCAAGTCTGATTGATTACCCAAAAGGACTATATGACACAAATTGTAACGTTGTTTTTGCTCCATTACAGGACAATGTTTTCAATAAATCAAAGAGTAACATCAAAATGGTGGAAGCAAGCGGTATAGGACTGCCCGGAACATATCAAGATCTGTGTACCTATGAAGATGCCGAGTTTAAATTTAAAAACGGTGTTGATTTAATTTCACAACTTGAATATTTAACTTCTGATTTTGATCGTTATATGAAAATTTCAGAAAAATCCAACACATTTATTCAAAATCTTTGGCTTGAAGATCATTTGGATGAATATGATGCCATCTATTTTACGGAATGGGGGTCGGAAGAAAGAAAAAAGAAGTCTCCTATTCTTATACAGAACAATCCTGATCAAAATATTCATTGATTTTGGCTTATTTTTAAGATAGCATGGGTTAATGGCATACCGTAATATCTATTATGATATCAAAAAGTCTGAAGTTCATCTTTGGACTTGGGATAAAGATGGCAATAGGGTTAAAGCGATAACCACATATGAGCCTTTTCTGTATATCGAGGATAAGGATGCCGCTGATGCAAAGTCTATTTTTGGATCTAATCTAAAAAAAATTAAATTTAAAGGAGAATTTGAAAGATTAAAATATATAAAACAATCCCCAATTAAAAGATTGTTCTATAATCTTAAAGTTGATCAACAATTTTTACTTTCTACGTTTAAAGATGAGATTGATAAACCGGGATTTGGTAATCAACCATTAAAGATTTTTTATATCGATATTGAAACATATGCAACGGATCACTTTTCAACACCTACCGATGCCAGCGATCCAATAAATCTCATAACTGTTTATGATTCTTTGAGTGAAAAGTTTCACACTTGGGGTTGCAAGAATTATTCAACACTTGAAGAAGATGTTGTTTACCATAAATGTACAGATGAAAAGGATTTATTAAGAAGTTTTGTTAAGTTTTGGAGAAAAGATCCTCCAGATATTGTTACGGGATGGAATATTCATGGTTATGATATTCCATACATCATGAATAGGCTTACCAAAATATTCGATGATGAATATAATAAGAAATTATCACCGGTTAATCAGATTTTTCTTCGTGAAAACGCATCTATTAATAAATTAGGTCGTGCAATTGATCGCTGGTATCTTTCCGGTGTTAGTATTCTTGATTACATGGAGCTTTATGAGGCTCTTTGTGGTGGAAAAAGAGAATCTTGGTCTTTGAATTATATATCTGAATATGAATTGGGAGAATCCAAGATTGCAATCGGTAGTACATCATTATCAAGTCTTGCTGATACCGATTGGATGAAGTTTGTTGATTATAATATTCAGGACGTTAGACTTATTATAAATCTTGAAAAGAAGTTAAAGTATATAAATCTTGTTCGTAACCTATCATATCGTGGTTTTATACCTTTTGAGAAGTCTATGGGCAAGGTAGCGATGATTACGGGTGCTGTAGCACACCAAGCACTCAAAATGGGAACAATCATTCCTACTTTTAATATAAAACACGTTAAAACTGAATTTGCAGGTGGGTTTGTTAAGGAACCAGAGAAAGGTTTATATGAAGATGTTGTTACCTATGATGCAAACAGTCTTTATCCAAACACGATTATTACATTAAACATTTCAACTGAGACTAAAATTGGCAAAATAACCGATAGAACTGATAAAGAAACTACCATTTTGACAGTTCAAGGCAATACTGTCACGAAAAGCAATGAAGATTTTGAAAAGATTGTCCAATCACAGCAATTGGCAATCACAAAATCAAATGTTTTATATACACAGAAGTTTAAAGGCGTTATTCCTACGCTAATTGATAAACTTTATAAAGAAAGAGTCTTGGCTAAAAACAAAATGTTGGAAGCCAAGAAGAAATTAAAGAACGCAAAGACACAAGAAGAGAAAAATAAATTGGAAGAAGAGGCAAACGATAATGATACATTATCAAATGTGTATAAAGTCTTTCTTAATTCGATTTATGGTGCATTTTCAAACATTTACTTTCCATTATTCGATATCGACCATGCTGAAAGCGTAACATTAACAGGACAAGCTGCCGTTAAACAAGGTCCAGACATTGTTTATGAGTATGCAAAAAGCCAAGGTTTCACCGGAAGCAAGAAAGATATATTAATTTATCAAGATACTGATAGTGAATTCTTTTCCTTTAAAGATATTTTGAAAATTAAAGGAATAAGTCTTTTAAAAGATGGTGAAATAACAAAAGAAGCATATGATGCGATTGCTGAATATGGTGATGTATTAAATAACGGTATTAACGAATGGGCTAAAAAGGAATTCAGATCTATAGATCCTCGTTATGTTTTCAAACGTGAAAAAATTTGTGATGTTGCCTTGCTACAAGCCAAGAAGTTTTACATTTTACATATTTTAGATAAGGAAGGTGTAAAAACTAATGAGTTTGAATATAAGGGAATGGAAGTTGCAAAGGCAACATTATCAAAAGAAGTTAAAGAATTATTAAAAGATGTTCTAGAATCTGCATTGATATCGAAAGATCGTAGAATCGCAACCAATATCTTTCAAAAAGGCTATGATAAATTCTGTGATATGTCACCAGAAGTTATTGCAATTAGAAAAAAAGTCAATAATTACGAAAAATGGGACAGTTTATACGATGATGATGACAAAGAATTTGGTTCCGGTACACCGGGACATGTAAGAAGTGCAATGAATTTTAACAATGCACTTAAAAAGCTTAATGTTGATGATAAATATCCAGAAATTAGCAGTGGAACCAAGATTAAATTCTTTTATTGTAAGAAAAATATCTATGATTACGAAACAATAGGATTCATAGATTATTATCCAAAGGAATTATTGGATGTTATTAAACCAGATTACAAATTTATGTTTAACAAAACAGTAGTTCCTGTATTGGAAAGAATATTTAAGATCATTGGATGGCCTGTGCCTACAGTTGGTTGCGAAGAAGTCACCGATTTAATACAATTATTTTCATGAAAACTAAATTAATATCAATAACGAAACCTGAAATTGAAGGAATTAATACAGCAGAAGAATTAATATCTTATTGTGCAAGGGTTTCTAATCCATCAAATCAGCTTAATGTAGAAACTGCACCAAAACTTCTTGCATATTTGATAAAACACAAACACTGGAGTCCATTTGAGATGGCTAGTATGACATTTGAAATTAAAACATCTCGTGCAATTGCTGCTCAAATTCTACGGCATCGTAGTTTTTCATTTCAAGAGTTCAGCCAAAGGTATGCATCTGTTGTTGGTATGGAAAAAATTGAATGGAGGATGCAGGGTAAAACTAATAGACAGGTTGGTGATGATGTTATTAAATTACCTGTTGAATTAGAAGATAATCTTCAATGGGTTCAAGATAAATGTGAAGATTTATATCACGATTTAGTGAAAATGGGTATTGCTAAAGAATGTGCGAGAATGGTTCTTCCTCTTAACACATCGACAACGATTTACATGAATGGGACAATCCGTTCTTGGATACATTATCTTGATATAAGATGTAAGGACGATACTCAAAAGGAACATAGGGAAATAGCTGATGAAATTAAAAGCAGTTTCCAGTTTCATTTTCCTAGTATTTCCGAAGCGTTAGGGTGGAACGGGTCAAATATTCCTTAAAACTTTCGTTTTTTATACCTGTTCTTAATTCATTAAATTTATTTTCAATAGCTTTGTTGATTTTATCTTGTAACATTGAACGAATACGATCATTGGTATAATACTCTTCATCTTCAAAATGATCTGCATCAATACAAATACCATGTGGTCCCATTGAATATGGTGCATTATAATTTATACACCATTGATGTAAATTTTTTGAATATTTAAAATCACTTCTTGATATATCTTGAAGTGGTTTATCAACTTCATCAAAAATAGGATCTCTTTTATTCATTATTTCAATATTTATCCACTTGAAAATACATAAAAGTGTGTTAAATTTATAAAGTATGACAACAAACAATACAAACCCCAATCTAACAGTAATCCTTGATCCAGTTGGACGCACCCTCCTTGGTGAGGTTGTCCCTTCTGCGGAGGGTACATATGCAATTAAGAACCCAGTTGTTCTTCACATTGTACCTGCCGACAATCAAGGCAAGATGAGCGTACAGCTTCTCCCATTGTTCTTCAAGGAGTTCCTTGCAGACAAGACGGCTGATGTTGTATTCACCTACGATCCATCTAGAATCGCAACAACTAACATTGATGCAATTGATTTTAGACTTCAAGGACAGTATGCACAGATGTTTAACCCTGCAAACATCGTAGTTGCACCTGATCAAGAATCTTCGACAGGAGATGACAGCGGTAAAGTTGTAAATCTCTTTGACGAGTAATCAGCGTTAAAAAAAGAAAACCACAAAGACTCCAGAGGGCTTGACTCTCTAAAGTTTTTTGTTATTATATACTATATGGCTAAAAAGAAAAACGATAACGAAACAGAACTTCCTCAGGGTGATATTTTAGATGCATTTAAAATACTAGATGACCTCAATCCAAAGGCAGCATTTTTAAATGATAACAGTTTATCAAACGTAAAAGATTGGATTGATACTGGTTGCTATGCTTTAAATGCAATTATTTCAGGATCTCTCTATGGTGGAATCCCGATGGGAAGACTTACTGGTTTTATTGGGCCTGAATCTTGTGGAAAAACCTTAATGGCTAATAAAATTATTGCAAATGCTCAAAAGAAAGGAATGTATGTTGCATATTTTGATACCGAAGGTGCATTAGACGAAGAAACAGCAAAAAGACTTGGTTGTGATCCTGCTAAAATCAAGCATGTCCCATCTGAAATCACAGAAGATTGCAGAAATCAAATTGTAAAGTTTTTAAACACAGTAATTGAAAAGAAATTACAAGGTAAAGTTCTTCTTGTGATTGATTCTCTTGGTAATTTGATTACTGCTCAAGAAAAGAGAAAGATTGACGAGGGAACCGATACTCCCGATATGGGAAATAGAGCAAAAGCACTCAAATCTATGATGAGAGCTATCACACACGCTGCTGCTACTGCAAATTGTCCGGTTGTTTTCACCAATCATATCTACGATGATCCATCTGCAATGCATCCCACTGCAATTAAGAAGCAAGCCGGTGGTTCCGGTCCTCTTTATATGGCATCTGTTATTGTTCAGATGGCAAAAAAGACAGAAAAGACAGATGATGCCAAGAATAAAGATGCAAACAATGAAGCAACTTTCCTTGCAAAGGGAATTAATGCACTAACATTGAGAGCATTCACAACCAAGAATCGATTTGTAACACCATTCCTTGAGATTGAGATGTATCTTAATTTCAGAACAGGATTAAACAAATATTCTGGTCTTCTTGAAATGGCAGAAGGTTACGGTGTTCTTGAAAAAGCAGGTCATCGTTATGTTTTTAACGGTGAAACCCTTGGCTTTTTTAAAGATTGGAAGGATGATGATACTGTTTGGGATAAAGTTTTACCAGCATTGGAGAAAAAACTACAAACTGCATTGGCATTCAAGAATGAAAATGATGAAATTGATGAAGTAGAAGAGGAGGTGATTGAAAATGATTGAAAGAAAAGAAATAATTAGTGGAACAGAAGAAGAGCTTCTTGAATACTTTAAGAAAAAGTATAATCTCGTTAAATATGAATATATTGGGGACTGTGAGCAAGAACAACCTGAACAAGAAACGCCAGTAGATGCACCGGTAAAAGAAGAAACACCTGTTCAACAGCCACCGAATGATCCAACTGCAAGAAAAAGTTATCCACAGGGTTCTTTATTTGCCAATAAAGTTTCTAATGGATTTAGTGGTTTGTTCGACGGGACAAGTTGGGGAAATAAGTAGCATTTATAGATTGCAATCTCAACAGTTGCAATCTATACTTCCCACAATATGCAAAAGGTTTTACCATTAGATCTAGATTTCTTCGAGAAGATTATAATCTACAATGCTTTAATGCATAGAGATTATCTTGAAACCATTTTAGATCATTTAAATCCTGCTTTCTTTAAAGATAAGAACATTAAAACAGTAGTTTCTGTTTTGAGAGATTTTTATTTGGAAAACAAAAGAGTTCCAAACATAACAGAACTTAAAACACACCTTATCACGACTGAACAGAAAGATTCTTTGAAGAATCTTGTGTTGTCTTTCAATTCGATTGATAAAAATTATGATAGAGATATTCTTATTAAGAATACAGAAAGGTTTTTGAGAGAAAAATCGGTCTTGTTAACCGTACAAGAGACTAGTTTGGATGTACAAACGGGTCAAATTGATAGTAACAAGATTTTAAAAACCTTTGAAAAAGCTTGTGGTATATCTTTGGTTGATAATATAGGGTTTGATTACCTCGAAGAGATTGATGACCATTGTGACAAGCTTAAAGAAGTGTTTAGAACCGTATCTACAGGCTGGAAATGGCTTGATAAACAAATCGGTGGTGGGTTTATGGCAGAAGGAAAAGCATTATATTGCTTTTTCGGCGTAACAAACGTCGGCAAATCTATATTTCTTGGTAATGTAGCTACAAATATTCTTAGTCAGAACAAAGTAGTCGTTCTTATTTCTTTGGAAATGCCTGAACAGGTCTATGGTAAAAGAATTTCAGCACAGCTTTCACGTATACCGTGTGATGATTTAAAGACAAACATTAATTCTTTAAAGAATATAGTTAAAAACTATAAGAATGTTAATAGAAAATCCAAACTTATCATCAAAGAGTTTCCTCCACAATCAATTACAGTCCTTCAACTCAAGAGTTATATCAATAAACTTGTTCAAAAAGGTATTAAACCGGATGCCATCATTGTTGATTATGTGAATCTTCTTGCTCCACCAGCAAATGGTCTTAGCTCATATGAAGGAATCAAGAAAGTCACTGAAGGATTGAGAGCATTGTCTTATGATTTCGAGTGTCCTGTCATAACAGCAACACAAGCAAACAGACAAGCGTATAATAATTCTGCACCCGATGCCGGTAAAACTGGAGAATCGATGGGTCTTGCTCATACAGTTGATGCACAGTTCTCAATTTGGAGTGAAAAGGGTGATTCTGAACTTGGTATTATTCATTTGGGTGTCGAAAAGAACAGATTCGGTCCAAGAGAAGTATATACACACTTGAATATTGATTATCCTACACTGTCATTGGTTGATCCGGATGAGGTTGAGCTTCAATATAGTGTAAAAACATCTGCACCAAAGCTTAATGCTGACATTGAAGCCACTATTGATGAGAATTCAAGTATAATGGATACACTTGATTTGATTAATTCGACAACTTAATAAGTAAATGTTATGCAAAATCAAGTGTATCAGATTTTTACACACAAAGATTTAGATGGTGCTGTAAGTTTATTGACTTTTTTATGGTCAAACCCTACAGCAACCGTCACATATAGGGAAATTACAAACTTAGATACTGATGTAATGAAGGAATATGTTAAAAAAACATGTAATCCTCCTAATATTTTAATTTTTGATGTTGCATTAAGACCAGAATTTTTACCAGAACTTGATTATGATTTCATAACATTTATAGATCATCATGAAAGATCAGAAAAACATGTAAAAGACTTCAAGCAAGCCAAAATTATTTACAAAAATGACACTTCAAATTCAATTTTAGTTAGAAAATTATATAAAGATAAAGCACCGGAGTTTACAGAAGCACAAAAAAAGATGATTTTGTTTGCAAATGACTATGATTCTTCTGATTTTAAGTTTAAAGACTCTTATGACCTGAATATTTTGTTTTGGACACAGTTTAGAAACGAATTTTGTTACTTTATTGATTATTATAAGGATGGTTTTAAAGATTTTAGCTTAAAACAAAAAGAAATAATACAACATGCTAAGAATAACGCTAAAATTGCATATACAGATACTAATTTTTATGTAGGAGAGGTTATAATAGAAGGTTCTGTTAATAAAGTAATGGCTGCTATTACTGATAATTTTAATAATATTGTCATAGACATGATAATGGACAAGCATAATCCGGATATTTTGTTTTATATCAACACAAAAACCGAAAAAGTAAGCATGAGACAAAGAAAAAATAATAAAAATGCTATAAATTTAGCAGCTTTTGCTGAAAAATATTGTGAAGGTAATGGTAATAACATATCTGCCGGTGGCAAAATTACACCATTATTCATGGAATTTACCAAAAAACTAAAACCTTTATGATCATAACATCCTCTCAACAATTTGAAGACGCAACAAATCCATCGTCAGCATTAAACATAGAAGAATTTGAACAAATAACAATTAAATTTGGTGCATTTGTTTGTATATGCAAAGGCAAAAAAATGAATTATTTAAATTTTTTAAAATTTTTAATTGAAGATAAGCGAACTCAAAAAATATATTTTTCTTTATTGCATGAACACAATCTTCAAAGTATCATAAAAGCATATCTAGGATCTACCCCAAACGTATATAAAAAGATTTTCCGATCAAAAATGAATAAAAAGAATGAGTAATGTAAGCGAATTTGAAAAAAGAATCTACAATTGCTATTTAAAAAACTTTAGAAAAGGTGAACCTTTTCAGTATAGAAAAGATTTTTCCGATTTAAATCCAAATTTAATTTCTTATTTAAAGAAAATAAGTTATTTTCTTACAAATTATAATCATATAAATGTTGAAGAATATTTTGAGGCGTTTAATGTGCTTCATCCGGATGAAAAATATCCACCATTAAATTACTTTTTTACAAGAAGTGCATTAAAAACATACGCTGTATACAAAAAACAACAGGAAAATTCCAATCCGGAAAATCAATTTGAGTCTATAAAAAACGGAATGAGGTTTATCGGTATGTTTTGTTTGAATAATAATATAGATGTTTCCGATTATTTGACACACAAAACCGGTTATATGTATTCGTGGCTTAATCATTATAGAGAACATAGAATAAATCCATATTGTCTTTTTGAATTGGGTAACATTTTTAATGTTTTAAGTAATATCCCAAAAGACGAATTATATCTTTTTGGTGAAGACATACATCAAAATTTAGTTGCATTTCGTGATAGATATGATAAATCTAAGAAGACAAAAGATTTTGTGAAGGAAGCTTCATCGAAAATTAGAACTTTTGTCGAAAAACAATTGACTACAACACAAAAACTGATAAACTGATTAACACTATGACTACAAAATACAACGCAAGCCTCTTTGATTCACTTCAAGAGATTATTAGCAACAAGAACAACGCCGATTCTTCCTTCAAGGATTTCTTGAAGTTTGAGTCTGACAAGACATACGTTGTTCGCATCCTGCCAAATGTCGAGGATATGTCTAAGACTTGGTATAACTACAAGCAACATATTTGGGACAGCATTGTACATGGCAAGAAGATCTCTGTCATTTGTCCAAATACCTACAAGGCCAAGTGCCCAATCTGTGAGTATCGTTCCAAGATTTGGGCAACCAAGAACGATGCATTGATCAACCAGATCAAGCCTCTCAAGAAGAACGAGAAATGGCTTTATAACGTCTTTGTTGTAAAAGACCCATCCAATCCTTCAAACGAAGGCCAAGTCAAGATTCTTAATGCTGGTTCACAGCTTCAGAAGATTATCGAATCTGCTATCAGCGGTGATGATAGAGAAGAGTTTGGTGGTAAGATCTTTGACCTTTCTTCAAAGGGTTGCAATCTTCGCATTAAGGTTGAGAAGAACGAGGGTGGATATCCTTCTTATGTTGCTTCCAAGTTTGTTTCTCCTTCTGGAATTGACGGTTTGGATGATGAGGATTCTATCAATTCGGTTTATGATTCATTCAAGCCTCTTGATACAATCTTTAAGGTCAGAACATATGAGGAGATCAAGGATCTTCTGGACATTCATTTCTTGGGTAAGGATTCAAACGCATCTACGCCTAGCGTTGATGATGACGAGGAAGATTTCAAGGTTGATGATTCTCTTAATACCGAGATCGAAACTGGTCTTGGTTCTTCAACAGAAGATCTTTCTGATAATGATCAGAAGCTTAAGGATATTCTTGCTGATCTCTAATAGATATGACAAAACAAGATGCATATGAAGCCGCTAGTTTGGCGGCTTTAATTGGATCACAATTAAAAAATCTCGACAACATGACAGTCGAGAGAACTAATAACCCTGCTAATAAGATCAACATACATGATTTTATTAGCAAGGTTAAAGATCCAAACGCTACAGTTGCACCTAAGAGTTACTTAACACAAGTTCCTGCTGGATGGGCGCAACCTATTCCTGAACATATTGTTCAGCAAATGGTACCAGACATGCCAAGAGTTGTTCAACAACCAACACCAGAAGTTGAATCTATAAAATCAGTTGAAACAAACAATCAACTTGTTTCTAAATTTGAAGATTCTGGAAATAGAGCAACATTACCTACTGCTGTCCCTTCACCAGTTGAACAAAAGAATACTTTAAAAACATCTACTGATAAGAATAATGATAGGTCTGTTTTGACACGGAGTGACATTGATAGTATAAGGAATTCTTTAAAAAACATTGACAAGTCTTTGGCTGGTATGTTAGAGTGTATGAAGATTGAGTATGTAAAATTCAAGAAACATGACTGAAACATTAATAGCAATACCAAAGACATCACTTCAAAAGTTTTTAAGACCCGTAAACAGACTTACAGAAAGTTGTGTTATTAAATCCAATAAGGATTATATATTTACAGTTTGTTCGTCTGCTGATAATAGCGTTATCCTTTATGCTAGGACAAATCTTCCAAATTCTCTTGAAGAAGATGTAAGATTAAACCTTATAAACATAAAGAAGTTTCTGACAGGTTTGCATTGTCTTGGTGACAACGGAACATTTAAAATGATTTATAACAATAATCATTTGATGTGCAAATCAGTAAATGATGCTAATAATGATAGCACACACTTTAAATATCATCTTGTCGATGATGATATTATCAGAGAATCAACGGTTAATGTTGACAAGATTATAAAACTTAATTTTGACACAACATTTGAACTATCTTTGGAAAAGATAAAGCAGATTATAACTGCTTATTCTTTTGTAAGCGATGTTAATAAGATATATTTTTATTCTAAAGATGATTGTGTATTTGCAGAAATCGATGACAAAACAATGCAAAATGTTGACAATGTTTCTTTGATGGTTGCTGACAATTATCAAGGACAATCTATTGAGCCGATGTCCATTAAAATTGAAATTTTTAAGCTTCTAGCAACTAGTAAAAGTTCAATTAAAGTAAAGATTAATAATCAATTTAAAGTATTTGTTTTTAACACGCAAGAAGATGATAATACAGAGTTAAAATATATCATTTCGACACTTGTTAAATAATTTACTTTGGGTAAATTATTATATGTCAAAGAATAAAATAACTACTGTTGGATACTTCATAAAAAGACTTCGTGATTGTGGGTATGTAACCGATAAAGTTTTTACAAACTATTCAAAAGGAGATTCTAGATCATGGACAGTAGTTGTTGATCCAAGTAAAACTTCAGTTTTTATAACTTGTTTTAATAATCAAAATTATTTTGGAGAAGAATATTTTGAATTATATGATGGTGGACAATATATACCAGACAGATTTAAATTAAAAACAAGTTCTATTGAAACCGTAATAGAATATCTTGTTAAATTTAATATAAACAACAAGTCATCTGATTATGGCAAGCAATAGGAAGAAAAAAACAGATACAAGCAGTCCTTCTCTTTCTTCTGAAAAGGTAAAAGCAGAAGTAAAGAAAATGTCAAAAGAAGAAATTGAAATTTTAAATAAAAAAGTATTTGATGCAATAAACAATGTAGAGCTTCAAAAAAGTTTAGATCGGTGGATGAAAGAGCATGGCGAAAAAAACCAAATAGCATTAAGAGATCTTTCATTGTTAAAAAAAATGTTGACAGAATATCTAGATACATTTTTATTATTTGGTTATAATACTGAAGGCGAAAGAATTTTAATACAACATTTTTCAAATGCCAGAGACAGAGATGCTATAATGGAATTTTTCAAAACAATATTTTTTAAACAACAACACGAAAACTTTTTAGACGAATAATATGGATATTAATAACTTAACAGATTGTATAAGAACACAAGGGAAATTCACGGAAACCTTTTTACCAACGGGTTCTGCTAAATTTTTAGATAGAAATTTTAGCATTCTTCCTTATCTTTGTGAGCTATTAAAAAATGCAAATGACAGTACGATTGATCCTCTTCTAGTAAAACCTGAACCGTTTGATGTTACACCATATACAGACGTAAGCGGTTTAACTGCTATTGGCGATCCTCGTTTTTCGTTAGGATCTGTGTTATCAGCAACATACGTTAACTTCTTACCTAGAATGATTGCACAAACAGAATTAAAGCAATCTGGTGGAACACAAGTTATTGATAACTATATATGTGATTCAGATGGTGTTCCTATAAAAGAATCAGAAACAATTCCTATCTTGTTGTCTTTGGATTTAACTGGTCAAAAACCATATAACTATGGTGCTGTATACATTCCACCACTTAGTGCAGGTACTACATTAGATCAATTATTGGAGCCTATACAACCTCAAGAAATTGAATTTTTTGTATTGAATAATATAAAAATTGCAATTGAAAGTACTGCTGAAAATTTTGTAAATTTCATAGGTTTGTATTTTCCAGATTGGACAGCTTCTTTGTATGAATATACAACACCACCGGTTTTCATGGTGCAATTAAATCGTGTAGATCCTGCAACTGCAAATCCAGAAACTGTATTTTTAAAATTTCATCTTGATAGCATTAAACCTGTTGCAAATTTATTAAATTTAAAAACAATTACATATTGTCAAGGTGCTCCTCAGTCACAAGGTCCAGCACAAACAAAAGCTATTGCAGACATACCTTTGGATTACAATGATGCAATGTCATCAGGTCAAGCTGGTAAAGCAACTTACGATTACATCATGGCTAATTATCATTTAACGACACAAAACTCTTATGCAACATTGTTTGCATCACCACAATCAATGCAAACTTATTTTGATACGATTAATAATACAAATGCATCTACTGTGATTTGTGCAGTATCAAGCCTTTAATTACAATTTAGCATTGTAAAGTCTGGTGGAGGATTTAAATTACCATCAGGTGTAAAATTAGCAGTAACTGGTACATAATTTCCATTGAATGCATCAAGCCCCTGAATACCATATGCTGCGTTTCTTTGCAAAATAGCATTGTTTACTCTATCACTTTTTCCGTTACCAAAAGAACCGCCACCTCCACCACAGGCACTTATACATTTTGGTCCCGGTGCTGTTCCTACGCCATTTGTTTCTGCTGGAATAGGAATTTTACTTGGTGATGGTGCAGCACTTCTCATATCAAATTCAGTATTATAATATGTTGCTTTTGGAATAAGCTGACTATGCTGGTGAGTATCAACAGTTGAATAGTGTGTATGTGGATGCATAAAAACAGCAGCGACTGCTGTAGGATCAACCATTCCTATAACGGTACCAGTTGGTCCAATAACTTTAATGGGTGTATAATTTACATTTGAAAGCATCCATGCAAAACCAACGGTTTGACCTTCGTTTGCTACAGGTATTGCCATCATTACCGTACCGTATGTTTCTTCTACTTTTTTAGTTATGGCAGCAAGTCCTAAATCTGCAAAAAATCCGGTTACTGCCCAAGCAAGATCTCGTCCTACTACTTTTAAAGCGTTATCTATTTTATCTAAAATGTTTGCACTTTTCTTTAATAAGTTACTGTGCACAGGCATTCCAGCATGCATGTTTTCATTACCACATGGCGTAACTTGTATTCTTTCACCGGGAATATGTAAATGAGGAACATATAAAGAACTACCTACGTGACCTCTTCCTTTAAAAACAATATCGCCTTCTATGCTCAATTGACCTTGAACATAGGTATTTCCATCAATATGACAACCTTCATCTCCGCTTCTGTTTTTAGCATCTATATAAACATTGCCACCGGCGATTGTTGTTTTATTTTTTGATGATATTGTAAGCTCACCCGTATCAGCAGTCATGTCTATTTTAGTACCGGCAACCGAAACAATACCATTACTTTTTATATCAACACCGGGCGTACCTGTTGAAAGCGTAAATTGTTCATTTACGTTTAAATGCAAACTACCAACACCAACTTCTGGTGGTATATATGCCATATTTTCAACACTTCCTTTTGTGTTTGGAAAATGACCTTGTGATTTAGCAGCCTGTGCATCTTGTAAAGTTGTTGGTATTAGTTTATGACCTACCATTGCATGATCATCTTGCTTATTTTGTGCACCGGGTATACCGACTTGAATCATCGTGTCACCATGATGATAGATAACTGATTGACCTTTTTCAGATAATATCTTTTGATTTTTTTCAATTTCATCTTTATGTTCATTATATGCAGCAATACCTGCTTGTGTTCCTGCATTTATAGCATGTTGTGGATCAACAATTTTTCCATTTTTACAACCCGGACTACCACATCCTTTACCACCGTTTAAAGAAAGCAAACTTGATATTCCTAAAAAAGGAGCAATAACATATTGTATTATTTTCTGAATAACATCCCAAGGTATAGGTAAACGTGGAAAATATTTTTGAAGAGTCAGCATTGCTTTCTTTGCTTTTTCATAAGCTTTTTGATCCAAGTGTTTTGTTTTACATATGGGACAAGGAATCATTGCTTGTTCACTTTTTGCGGCTTCTTCTGTTTTATCTATTTTGGCTTGTTGTATTTTTTTTGAAAGTTCTGCAATTTTTGCAGCTGCTGCTTTTTGTTCTGGTGATGGATTACCATATTGAACCGAATGATCACCATTATGTAAAATATGATGATCGCCACCATAAACAAATTGAGAATCACCTCTTACGTTTATGGTAAAAGCTCTTTGTACGTTTATACAAAAATCACCAACTGATTTCCATATTGCACGACCCGGCATGAAAGACCAAAAACTACCATCTTTAAATTTTGCACTAATATGTGAATTATCGCTTTTTACAGATGAACCAAATTCATCATCTTTTATATCCGTTGCAGAAACAAAACCACCCGCTTGAGAAGCTAAAATACTTTTATCTTTTACTTGTTGACTTGTAACGATATCTGGTTCGTGTACTGAATTTGTTGCCATATTTAATATTTATTATTTAACATTAGTTATGCAATCGTTTATATTGCAAAGACATACTGGAAAATTTGGATTACCATTATGAAAAAACACAATTACTTTTGAATTTACCATAGGCGTAGATATAGCACCTATTGGTGCACCGGGTCTGCTTCCAATATCAGCAGGACCATTATGGTTTACTAGTTCTGTTGGTCTTATAACCTTTTGATCTTTTGATGCTTGTGTTGTGTCTGGACCAGCACCTGAAATTGGCACTTGATTAACTCTATTTAAAACTTCATCAGATCTTTGTCCACTAATTCCAAAATTATTAGAATTCGGTATACCGCCTTCTTCGCTAAATAATTGAGCATTACTATCACCTACAAAAATTGCATCTTTATATTGAGAAGCAATATTATTAACTGTTTTAACATTTAAATGGACACCGTCTCCCGTATATTGATTAGAATCAGGAATACTAATAACATCAGCTATTCCACTTGCAGCCGAAACAACAGCATCTGTTGTTGCACCATATTTATTTGGATTTGGTGGTATAACATAAACCTGATATCCTTTTGCTTTTAAATCATTAATTAATTTTATTGTATTTTGTTTTGTTACATCTGGTGAAAATTTTGCATCATAATCATTTGTACCAATTGCAAGTATTGCTTTTTTTCCATTTGGATTTGTGTTTACTGCTGTTGAACCATCAAATTTACCATCCGGATTATTTGCTCCATTATTTTTTGGAGAATCTACAGGTGATTTTTTCTCCGCAGCTGATTGGTTTTTATTTTCGGGATTAGCTGTACTATCCGATGGAGATGGTGCTGGTTTTCCTACAGTTTCATTTTGAGGAGCAGATGTTGAACCACCCCAAAAAGAAACAGCAATTTCAGCCCAAGGCAAAAGAGATTTGAGTCTTTCTAATACGGCAGGTTTAAATGAAGCAGATGTAATTTTAATATCAACTGCATCTTTATTCCAATCTTCATATAAAGTAGTTGAAATATTTGGTACAAAAACTTGTACTCTTCCTCTTTTTTCAGGATCAGCTGTATTAATTATAATACCGGGATAAAAACCATGATACTGTATCATATTACAATACTGATGTTACTGCATCAGAAACAGAAGCAAAGCAAATTGGAAAATTAGGATTCTCGTTTAAAAAGAACACCCATACTTTTGAATTTACCATAGGTGTAGAAACAGCACCCATTGGTGCACCCGCTCTTCCACCAACATCAACAGGACCGTTTGCGTTTACAAGATCAGTTGGTCTTATAACTCTTTGATCTTTTGAACCTTCTCCTGTTTGGCTTGCATATGCTGGGTTTTTTGTTTTGTTTAAAAATTTTTGATAATTACCTTCAGCAAATGCAATATTTGCCTGATTTTGTTCAGGCGATACTCCAATATAATTGTTATAATCTTCTATCGATGCAAAACTTTTTCTGACAGGATATTGATCTGCTGGTAATAATGTTATTTGTACGGCATCATTTGTGCTCATCAAAGTTCCAGTGGAACTACTTCCTGTTGCTTGATATCCGCCTAATCCCAACATATTACCAGCTGCTAATGACATTTCTGCATAATTTGATCTAAATGTAGTAGTGTGTGGATCTTCAGTATATGAATCAGCTATTACTGCTGTTATAGTTTTTTTTGTATTGGGATTATAAACAGAAACAGTTCTTCCGACTAAGCCACCCGGTCCAGCTATAAAAACGTCAGTTTCACCATTAAAAGGTCTACCTCCGACATTTATAGATGTTACGGTATTACCAGCCCAACCTTCAAGTTGATTTGATCTATTTGAACCGTTTAAATCATAAGCAATATTTTTACCGCTGCTATTAACAACAGTTTGAGTCACATTAGCAGGTGCCCCTTGAGGTTGTTTTGTTGTACCATCAAATTTACCATCTGGATTATTTGCTCCATTATTTTCAGGGTATTGGGTTGGTGCTTTTTGAGGCGTAGCTGACTGATTTTTATTTTCAGGATTAGCTGTACTGTCCGATGGAGATGGTGCTGGTTTTCCGGTTGTTTCGTTTTGTGGTGCAGATGTTGAACCGCCCCAAAATGCACTTGTGACTTCTGCCCAAGGCAAAAGAGATTTGAGTCTTTCTAATACAGCAGGTTTAAATGAAGCAGATGTAATTTTAATATCAACTGCATCTTTATTCCAATCTTCATATAAAGTAGTTGATATATTTGGAACAAAAACCTGAACTCTGCCTCGCTTTTCAGGATCAACTGTATTTATAACGATACCTAAATGTACACCCGGTACGTTTTTCATTTTATAAATATTTCTTTAAGGTGTTACCGACTTTATCTAATCCGGTATTTATATCAACACCAACACCAGAAACACCTGCACCTAAAGTACTAAATGCATTCCCAAGATCTTTAAAGTCTTGAGATAAAATTTGTCCAAGATCGCCGGGATTTATAGGATTACCAAAAGCATCTGTTCTTCCACCATTGTAAAGATTTGGTCCCATAGAAGCTGCAACTGGTGGGAAAAGCTGGGCACCTTGTCCATATCTATTATAGATTGCACCAGCTTTTGCAAGATAATTACCAATAGGATTAAATGCTGCATATTGTGGTCCCATTTTATTAGTAAGAGCACCCACAATATTACCTTGTAATGCTGTAGCAACATATGAATATCCATAATTTGCAAGTTGATCTGACAAGAACCCACCGGGATCGGTTCCTATTTGATTAAATTGGTTTATTACATTTTGTACTTGTGGTGGGAAAAACGCAGAAACCGTTGAAAAGGGATTACTGACAAAACTAGAAGTTGTATTCATGAAGTTTTGAATCGTATTCAAATAATTCAAAAAAGGACCGGACATATTAAACAATGAAGTAAAGAAATTCACATCGTCTAATATGGTTTGGAAAGTATCTAACAATAAACATAATAAATCTAATGGGATAATTTGATCTATCAATTGCATCAGTGCTTTTTGTATTTGAGCAATAGCTCCATTTATTATCGCATAAACTTTTTGTATATAATATATCATACCATTATAGATATCATTAACAATTGTTTGGAAAGTTTCTATAACTTTGTTTATACCTGCAACAAGTCTTCCTAAAGAACCAAAAGATCCTTTTGGCATTGTCAACCAAGCATGGGTTCTAATTTTGTTACAAAAATCTTCAAGTTCTGCAACAGAACCTTTATGAATTTTTTCCATTAAGTCTGTAACAAGACTTGGATGAGTTGTTTTTGAACCAGTTGCTGGGTTGTTTGCTTGTCTATCTGAATTAATTTCATTCACACCTTGTAAACCTGTCGAAGTAAAACAACCTTTTTTACCAGCTGGAGTCTTTTTCAAAATGGAATCTTTTAAATATGGATCATTTGCCATTTGGTAAAAATCATTAATAAAAGGTTTGTCTATGACATAAGAACAATGATAATTGCTCCAAGATGACATGATCTTATTATCAAAACCATATACTAACATATTTAAAAATAAATAATATTTGTTAATGTTATTTTGACAATAATGAAATTTCACCATACCCAATTCTGAATGCGGCATACCTTGAACTATTCCCAATAAAGTATTATTAGACAAACCTGTTGCTTTTTCTAATTGTTCTAATTCTTTTTTGTTAAAAGTATGAGCATCACTATTATTTGAATTAACAGCAGCTACGTTTTCTGGTGTAGGATTGGCTGCTGCTTTTTTTGCAGCGGCAGCATTTGCTTCATTAGGATTTTGCTTATCAGAATTTGGATCATAACTCGCACCAACTGGTGGTGCTTTATACAAATAACTTTGATCATCTTCAGTTTGATTGGCTTTAGCTGCTTGCATTTCAAGCATATCCAATTCTTCCTGTGTTGGAGTAGCTGCATATGAATCTTTAGGAAAAGATTCCACTGGTTGTTGAAGACCTGCTGTACTGGCGGCAGCTTTCAACCCAACCGCATTTGGATCTGGATTATCGGGAAATATACTTGGGATATTATCTTCGGTTGCCATATTTTTATTGATTAATTTAGAATGTCTCCTATAATATATTTATGGTAGAAGACTTAATTTTGTACCCTCCTATAGGGATAGCTGGTGCAGCTAGATCTGGAAAAGACACCTTATGTAAAGGAATGATAAGATATTTATCATCACTGGGTATAAAGGCAAAAAGAATGTCAATTGCAGGTGATACTGTAAAAAATGATGTTTATCAATTATTAATGGATAAGTTTGGTATAGATTCTCATACAGAAAACCACGAAGATAAGGAATTTATCAGACCATTATTAGTAGAATACGGTAAAATGCAGAGAGTTAAAACAAAAGGTCGTTATTTTATAAACAAATTTAAATTTGTTCCTGAAAGTATTAATATTATACCCGATATAAGATATATAGAATATCCAAATGATGAAGTAAACTGGCTTAAAGATGAAGTAAAAGGTCTTTTAATCTTTATCAAAAGAAAAGATGTTCATGATGCAAATGATACTGAAAAAGTTAATAATAGGATTATTAAACATCATGCAGATTATCGTTTAGAATGGGATACAGTTAAAAATGATCAAGAAGTTGATGATCATGCAAAATATATAATTGATAATTTTTATTTACCACTTATTAACAGGACATTTTGAAGCTTTTAAATAAACTTTAACTGCCATATAACAACCACATTTTGTACATCTTTCTTGATCTTTATTAAAGAAAGAGCAAGATTCACAAATTGCTTTTCTTCTTAATGCTTCATCGTCATTTACGTTTAAAGGATTGCCCTGAATAACACTTTTTACACTATTCATTGCATCTTTTGTTAAATTTACAGCCATTTGTGGCATACTGGGAAAATTAGAATTATTCACATTTTCGTTTTTAGCTTTATTCTCTCTTATAAAATTTCTTAAAAGATTTTTATCCATATTTTTATTTAGTATCTACTTCATCGAATATTTTTGCAAATGCATCGATTTTGACCGCTGTTACGTCTGTCAAATATGCTGTATTTTCAAAACGGTGTACAACTTTTGTTATTAACCATTGACCCAAAAATCTATCATCAAAAGGATTATTTGTACTACTTGAAACTTTATCTATAAAAATAAATTTCCCCGGTGTTCTTAAAGTTAGTCCAATTGCAGTAAAACATAGTGTTTGATTTAAAAAAACCGCATTAAACATCATGTCTAATAATGGTGCATCAAAAGGTGCAAACTTACCATTAAAACTTGTATGGTTTTTTGTCATTATACCTTTCTGTTTAACTTTATTGAAATTTAATAAAACTTGCGGTTTTTGTCTTTTATTATTTTTAAAAGAATAAAGTTTTTCGGCGGTAGATTTTAATTTTTCAATTAAGTTAGAAAACGTGTTGTTTTTAAAACTAACATTAAATTCTTTTTTTTGAAAATCAAAATAATGCATTGGTGAATTCATTAAAAGATTATCATCTAATGCAGACATTGGTGAAAACATATAATTGTTTATCCTTGATGCAAGAATAGATGTCATGTTTAAATAAGTTGTTGGTTTTTCAAAAACTGGACCTCTTGGTATATAAGTCAAAGAAGACTCAATGCCCAAACCATCTTCTATGAAAATTCTTTCAACTTGATTTTTTTCAGCATTATCAAAAATAGATTTTAATGAAACTAATTTCCAAGTTTTATCTTTTGTTGTTCTTCCATAATTTAACAATACAGGTGTACCATCTTTTCCTTTACAATGTGCTAAAATAAAGTTTAAATCATCTAGACCGTTGTGATAAGCAAAAGATGTATGTTTGAATTTGTTTGTTGGATCACCTTGATCCCAATTATTATTGTCATAATTATAAAAAGGAATTGTAGGTTTATCAATTGAACCGCTGTCAGGATAACCAACTTTTACAACATCACCAACAACCGTTTCTGGACTATTATTTAATTGTGCTCTTATTGCAGTTGCATCATAACTGGTAAAATCACCAATTTTATTATTACCTGCTATTTCTAAAAACTTTAAAAGAACTTTATTTGGATTCATTGATGCCTGATCGTCGGTCAATGTATATGGTTTTACTGTTGCTTTTAACTGTGGGGTTTCTGCATTTATGTCAACTAAAGTGTGTTGTTCCATTTCTTTTGCAGCAAATATTGCAGTTGACCATTCTAAATTTCTTTCATATAGAACTTGATGTCTTTCGTCTATAAGTTTATATTTTCTTTTTTTAACTTGATTATTTTCAACTTCTAAATCTTCAATTTCTATTACTACAAAATCATAACACATTTCATAATATTCTCTTGGTATTGATGCTTTATTTTGTGTTTTAATATCAGCTTCGTTTTCACTATCAACAGGATATATTTTAATCATTACCCTGTTTCTACCATCAGTTCTATCGATATATGGTGCCTTTACTCCTTCTTTATTTAAAGCTGACGGTAAAGCTCCTTTTGAAAATATCTCAAAAGGATTGGAAATTACAATTTCTCCAGATGTTGACCAAGTTGTTAATGTTTCATTTATTACCAATGAATCAATATTAAAGAAAGGAATTGCTGTAGGTTTTTCGTTTGTAATTTGATTGTAAAAAATAACTTCAAAATAATAATTTTGATTAACAATTTGTCTTATTGTTCCTTTTTGAACAAGGCTATTTTGCGCAGGTTCTGGTGGTTGAGTTGGTTGTGTGGTTGGTGTTCCACCAGTAGTTGTGTTTGGCACAGCTTGTGGAGTACCTTGATTGTTTACTACAGGCGTTCCGTCATTTAAGGTTGTTGGTGCATCCGCCATATTATTAACAATTTATTTGGTCAACATTTTTTAGCAATTCAACATTAAGCTGATTGAAAACAAATGTTACCGAAGATGTTATTTCTGCTGGTTCTTGGTTTGAAAAATTTATTTCACTTAAATTTGTAGGAAAAGCATGGTTGTATTCAAAAGATATAACTTTATTATTGTATTCATCTAAACCATAAATTGTAAAAGTAGAAGTAAATTTTGCCATTGGATTAATCAAACTCGGATCATTTCTAGAAAAACTAGCATCAATTGAATTCGTTAACAATGTTCCAGATTTTTTAGCATCATTAAATAAATTCAACCATTTCCAAATTGTATAATAATTTTTATATCCATTATCTATTAAAAATTTTATATTTAATGGGTCATAAGCAGGACGAGATAAAGATGATGCTTTATAAACCTGACCACCATATGGTAAATCAATAGCAGGAACATTTATCTGAGGAACAGGTGAACCGTAAATTGAAAATTGAAGAGTATCAACTTTGAAATTTTCATTCAAAGTCGAATCATATTGTTGTTTTAAAATTTGAGGTAAATTTAAAACAAGAATAAACTTATCACTTCTAGCCCTATTTAATGCTGATTGATACATATATTTAAAACATTATTGGAAAAAAGTTATCTCCATTTAATAACTTATCGTTATTTTCTTGATTAGGATCAGGTTTTATTGATTTATCGCCCCAATTTAAAAGCCAAACCATTAAATCAGCCATTTCTTCCTGATGAGATATGGGTTTTTCAGTATCAACTCTTCCAACATGAGTATAAGTCTTTAAAGTTGAAGGTGTTCTTTTATATTGAGTGACTTGACCACTAAAAAGAGGACTTCTTCTTAATAAATCTGAGTTATCAGAAAGTGGAATAAGTTTTAATGGTCTGCCTTGATCATCAACATCCATTACTGTATAGTATCTACTAGCAATTGATGGTTCTAATATAAAAAGTGCCCAAATCAAAGATAGAACACGATCATCCAAATCATTTTCTGTTCTCTTACTGAAAGTAAAATTTGGATTTTTAACAAAGTTACTTAATTCCAAAAGAGTATCCATGTCATATAACCTGACAGCATTTAAACTATTAACCCAATATCTGAAATTACTAACGCCTTTGTATCTAGTGTTTGTGTGATTATGAATACCAAATCGATTTTCATTGTTATAATGTTTACTGAACCCTTCAAAATGATAAGAAATTACCGATTCATAATTATGAATATGACAAAGAACGTCTAAAACTTGTTGTCCGTTGTTATTATTTTCAACTAGAATGGGAGGTCTACCCCAATCTTCTAAAATACCCATGAGTCTCGTTCCAAAATGATAAGGATCTAGTTTATTTGTTGCATAAATCGCACTTTGTTTAATGTTTGTTAAGTCAGATATATCTAAAATTTGAGCAACCGTGTTTGTTCTTCCGATACCCTCACCAACATCAACGCCTATTGCATAAAAAGCATCAGGATTTGGCTGTTCATATATTTTATAAGCACCGTCATCTATTACCAAAACAGGTTCTTTTGATTGTGCTTTTAGTTTTTCAAGAAGCTCAGGATCAATTGCAGTTTTGCCCGGTTGATGGAAAACGCAACCATATTCTTGATCAAAGTCATCTTTTGATCCCATCCTTTGTATTTCATCTTCTTTCCATTTCTCATCTCTTCCCGGCACATCCCACCAGTTTACAACTTCCAAATGCCATTCTGATTTTGGCTTTTGAGACATCTGATAAAGATCGTAAAACTTATTTTCAGTTCCGTTTGGTGTACTAATGACCACAACTTGTGATTTCTTCATTGAAGAAATAATAGGAAGTGCAGATTTCCAAAGTTCTTTCATCAATTCATTTGGACAGTGTGCCATTTCGTCGATGATCAGAAGATTACTTGTAGTACCACGAGGACCACTTGATGATGTTGTGCTGACCGTTATGGCAGAATCATTTGATAATTGAAAACCATCCTTTCTCCATGACTTAACACTGGGTTTTAACCACACAGGAAGCTGTTCAAACGCCATTTTAATACGTGCAAATATTTCTTTTGCCGTCTCTTGTTTGTTTGCAACAATGGTTATTCTTTTATCGGTTTGAAAACACACTATCCATAAAGCATAAATTGTTATAGTGGTGGTCTTACCGCTCTGTCTTGAGCTAAGAACAACATTGAATCTATTGTTTTTAAAAGCTTTAAGTAATGTTTTTTGATACTTGTACAGATTTATTTTCTTTTTGCCATCTTCTGTGGTAATATAGAAATAATTCTCAGCAAAATGCAATACGCTTTTGATGCACAATTTAAGTTGCTCCCTCATTTCAAGAGTCCACTTCATTTGAGCATCACCTCTTAACAGATTTTCATTACCTTTATAAAAATCACCATCAACAACAATGTCTTCTGGTGCCAAATCTATAAAATCATCACTATCTTGGATTTTTTTCTTTCTTCCCATCTATAAATATTTATAATCATATGGCTAAAATGCCTCTAATAAACGAAGAAATAGCTGCTTTGTTCAATAAAAAAGATAAAATTTTACCTTTTACAAGTGAAAAATGGCCTATTTATGAATTAAATTTAAAACTAAAAAAAGGATTATGGGATAATTTTTCAAAAAAATTAAAAGAATTAAAAGAAAAAAATATTTTAGAACAATTAGACGATGAAATTATAAATGAATTTTATTATCGAAACCCTGACATTGAATTTGAAACAATATTCAATGATGATGTTTTTTCAAAAAACTATTTATTTAAAATAGATAATAAAGTTTATGCTTACGGAATAGGAAAAAAAAGCAAAAGAAGTAAAAACATATACTATGTTCGTTTTTACTTTAACTTAGTGGAATTTTTTAAATTTAATTAATTTGAAACCTGACGATTTAATTCCGTAATTATCGCCCACACATATTCTGGTCTTAATAATTTTATTATTGTTCCGGGTTCTGGCATTTTTGTAGCATCTTGAATTCTGTTATATTCACAAACCAACCACCATAAATCTATCGTATTGTAATACTTGTAAGAAATAAAATACCAAGTATCATGTTGATTAACAATATACTTGTCTTCGGCAGAACTGTCATCTGCACTAAAAATATTTATCGATCTTAAAAGATTATAAAATTTTGTACTATCCGATTCCTTATAAATATTGAAAAAGTTTTCATATCTATATATCGAAAGAGTTGGTAAATCTGAAAAATTATATTGAGTGTTCATATATTATCCTGTTCCTGCTTCTATTGCTGCACTACCACCAGTTTCATTATTTACTTCTTGTCTTATTTGTTGTGCATTTTGATAAGCTTGTGCATATCTAACTTTATCACTTATATAAGAACCAGTACTATCTATACCGGCTTTAATTTCTGATGATAATCCTTCTACGACATTAACCTTTGGTCCACCAATAGTACCTGCAAATATATTTGAACTTTGGGAAACAAGATCAGTAAATGTTATAGACACTTTATAAGCTTCTGGTATTAATATTTCACTAGATGAACCCATACCAGACATTCTTCTCGTTGTGCCAATACTATCTACTTTAAAACTTTGGACGTAAGCAGCTGCCATATAAATGCCTCCTAAAAAATTAGTATCTATTGTATAAATTTTAGGAGGAATAAAAGTCATCAATGACGTTCTTGTTTTTAAATTTTGAAAAGCAAATAAATTTACAAAAGCAAAATGTTTAAATGCATCTGCTGTTGTTTTTGTGTTATAAAGAGGAAAAGAAATTGTCACAGATTGAGTTGATGTAGAACCAAATTGATATGTTTCTTCAAAACCAAATCCCGGTGTTAATGCGCCAACACCAGCACCAACACCAGCAGCTACTATGTCACCAAAAGCACCTAATGTACTTGTGCCTTTACCAGCCATTGATGTAAGCGCATCACCAATGCCGCTTGCTTTTACCCAAGAATTTTCAATATTTTTTATACTATCTCCATTTGATAATAAATAAGGAAATCTATAACTAAAATTAGTAGGAGAACCGGCATAAAGTTTTAAAAATGAGTCAATTGATAATGTTGTTGTAACATTTTTAAGTTGATCATAAATTTGAGCTAAATTAACTGTCCATGTTCCATAATCTAATTGAAATTCTTTTAAATTTACATAAGGAACTTCATCCAAATCTCCTCTATTTGACCAACACATATCACCGAAAACATCTACAACCGCTTTACCACCCTTTGGTACTAATTTTGGATATAAACTACCAAATGCACCGATACCCAAAACATTTTGCAATTGATCATTTTCAACTGTAAAATATGGATTATTTATCAAAGATGCCATTTGAAAGGCGGTATCTTGTTTTATTGGTGAAAGAGGAGGCATGTTATATTAATATTTATGCGTATGATGTCGCTCTTCTTTTTTCTAAAAGATACAATGTATTTTCTCTATGTGCTGTAACAGGATTATACCCATATGGTGATTTATTACCACCGGCTAAAGCGGTACCTCCGCCACCACTGACATTTACATTATTGACAGTTGCGCCAATATTATCGATTATGTTCTTACTTAAATCTTTTATTGAAAAATGAACATCTCGTAAAACATTTATCATCATTTTTTGATTTTTATCAAATACACCATCGGGTTTTATACCATAAAGTTCATCAGTTGGTGCTGACGTATATGTAGTTTTATTTTTATTATCAATTATTTTAAAATCATTAACGGGTGTAACAGAATTTTCCGTTTGTGTTTTATTGACAGGATTATCTTTATTTGGCTGGTCATCAATATGTGGATGTATAGATGGATCTCTATATATTTTTAATTGTTCAGTTGCTGCATTTAGTGCATCCAAGAAATCTTTTTCTTCATCAATTTTTTTTGATCTTTCTTTCATAAATGAAGTATAAGCCTTATTATAATCTCTACTTGCCGAAAAACTTGATGGTTTACCCCATTTATTTAATTTATGAAGATCAAAACCATATTGTCTCAACATATTTTCATCAAACCCTTTAGTTTCCCATGATTTGGCTTCATCATATTGTTGTTTTAAAAGTTTAACTTTATTTTCCAAATCCATATCAGTTTTTTTATCAAAAACTTCTTTAATTGGTATATTATTACTATTAATAGTTTTTATGGTTCTCTGTGCATCATTCATTCCCCTATCCGGTGACAAAATTTCATTACCGCCCATATCAACACCCATTGCTTCGGCTATATCCTTCTGAAAACTTTCAGGAAACCAACTTATAACAGTTTTACATATTCTTTTTCTTAATTTTTCCATTATTGATAATTTGGAAATTTGATTACTGTTATTTACATTTTCATCACTATCTAAAAATCCTAAAAATATAGAAGGAAATAAACCAAATATTGGCAATTTTGTCATTTGCTCTAGTCCTCTTTTTATTTCGTTATCATCCCCATTATATAAACCAAAAGCAAAAGTTTTTAAACCAACAAAACTTTCTATTAGTCCGCCAATAATTGGAATTTTATATAATCTTTTTGCTAAACCTGTAAGAATATCAAGTTTTTTAACGGTTCTTTCTTCCGGTGTTCCCCCACCAGCTTGATAATCAAGTATTCCGTTTAATACAGACACGCCAATCGATAATGGTCCGGTTATAATTGCAGCACCGGGAATAAGTTCCATAAAATTAAGAAGACCTGCAACCAAATTTAAAGTTCCAGATACAGGATCATTGTTTTCAAAATCATTAATCGCAAAACCTAAACTTATAATACCACCAATAACAGGTATACTTTTCATTGCAGCTGCGCCTACACCTTTAAATAGACTACCTGCTATTTTTGGTAATATTTTACCAAATAGTGTTTTTCCTACAATTTTTTCTTCACCGGCTACTGTAAATGTTTTAAATAATCCTTCACTAAAAATTCCTTTAAGTGCTACTTCTAAAAAATCACCAATTGATGTTAAAACTTTTCCTGATAATTCACCAATTAACCCAACACCGGATAATTTTAATCCACCAAGTGTGAAAAATTTACCAATGTTTTCAACTATACCGTTAAATTTATCAAGAAAATCCAATTTAACACCTAACGTTTGTTCCAACCAAGGTTTTATTTTATCTTTCCAAAATAAACCAATTAATAAAGATGCTGCTCCACCAACTAAAAGAAGTTTACCCAAAGTATCAAATATACCACCTTTATTACTCGTGTTTTCAGATATGGCATCAAGAGTATCTGAAGAATGTTTAAGATATTTATCAAGTCTTTTGTTTGCTTCTTCTTGTCTATTGGTCGTTTGCAGAATAATATCTTTTAAAAACACCGCTGATTTTGGAGAAAAATCTATAAAAGTTGTTTTTGGACCAAAGTTTTTTTGTTCTGCAATTTTATCATCAGTTGAAAGATTTTTAGTTTTCTCTGGTAAAATACTACTAATAATAGTTTTTGCTATATCTACCGGTTTGTCTTTACCGCTTTCTAATGATTTTTTAATTTGTCCAGTTGTACGATCTAAACCTTGGCTTATAGCTTCTGCATATTTTTTAAATTGATCGCCTTGGTTTTTATTATAATCTTTTGATTGAGAAATACTACGTTTAAAATAATCTTTAAGGTTATTATCTAATTCCTTAAAATAACCCTTAAAATTATCATAAAATGATTTTGTCTCAGCATGTTGAGAATTTAATGTCTCTAATGCTGCTTCAAAAGTTTGATCTGTCATATATGATACTTATTGTACCATATTAGTTTTAATCAACTTAAAAACAATATACTATCAACATTTACATTCTTACTGTAATCACCAAACGTAACCTTTGTAATAGAATCTAAATCGTTTTTCCATTTAGATATTACTTCTAATACATTCTGAATCAAAGTGCTTGGTAACTTCTCCACAAGCTGTATTTTTTGATCAAAATTAAGATTTCCAAAATTAACATCATTATCATTGATAATGATTGATGAAATATACTTTGAAGTTTCTCCTATAAAAGCATTTGAAATAATTGTTTTGATATCTTCATTAGACTTGATATCTTCTGTTTTCTTTATGCTTTTAAGCTGCTCATCATACTCAATTTCATTTTTTACAGTAGGAAGTCTTAATATTACGTTTATCGAATAAGAATCATTTGATAAATTTACAATCTCTTCATTTGGTGTCTGATAAGATAAAAACTTTTGAACAATATCATTAATGTTGATTTTGTTTGATATTTTCTTTTCATCATCAAAAATCACATTAATCTCACTAGAGATTTGTTGTCTTAATGAGAAGGCTACAGATGCCTTATCCGCAAGCGTAAGGTCATCTATAATAGATGGATCTTCATTTACGATATTATTCTTTAATATTGAATAAAAAACCTTTATAAAGCTTGTATTGTAAACAGAGCTATCCATAGCTGCACTTAAAAGTTCTTTCTGTTGTTTGGCATCGATTGCCTTAAATGTAACTTCTGATGATCTTGATGGAACCCAAGCATTAACTTTAAAAGTATCAGTTGCAGTATTGAGCAAATCCAATGCATTATTGAAATCTAAAACGTTATTTTCTTCCATATTCTATTATTTAGGCAAATCATCATTAAATTCAAATGCTAAATCTTTAACAGCTTGACTTGGTTCATTTGGATCAAAGTCATCTTGAATGTTATCAAAAGCACCAGAAGATGATTTATCCTCTCTTTTTTTCTGTTCTTCGAGAATTGATAAATACATTTTTCTTTCATTTGGTGACAATGACATTATATAATCACTGGATATGTTTGAAGATGAAAGTATAAAAACTTCATAAAACAGTGATTTTATATCGTTTGAAAACAATATTTTTACATGTTCCAAAAAGCTTAAATTATAAAAATTAAACTTTTGTTCTTTGAAAAAACCAACATCAAACAACTCCTCTGTCAGTAGTTTACCTAATGATTCTATTATTTTATTTTGTATCTTTGATTTTATTTGAAACGGTAATGTATTTAAAAGTTTATTTTTTTGTTTTGAATCAAATAATGAAAAATTAATAATCTTATCACTTATTTTTATCCAATCTATATACTCCTGTAAAGTTTCATCTAATAATTCATATTCAGATTTTTGTTTTAAAAAAAGCTCATTGAAAAGATCTATTGATTTTAAAGAAGGCCAATTTAATTTTACTTCTATATTTTCATTTTTAATAATATTTTCATCATTTTCAAAAAAATTTGAAGCTTCATAAAGTTTTAATAGATAAGAATTTAAATTAATTTTTATTTTTGTTTTTACTTTAGAATCATTTTCCATTACGAACTCCATCGTGTTACCAACACTTATTATTCGTAATTTTGTCAAAAACAAAACATATTCAACAATATTGATTTTTTTAAAATCTTCAAAATTATCAATACAATTTGTTAATAAACTTAACAAAAAATTGTTGTAATCAATATAAGATTCTTTTGTATTTGGGAAACTTAAATTGGCTTTTGCCAAATATATTTGTTCCTTCGTATTGATTTCCCTATATTTTATTTTTATTTTAGTATAAGGTAAATCTAATGTATAATTAAAAAAACTCACTTAATATCTTATGGTAATGCTATAAGATTTCCACTATTACCATCAGAAACCGCATAGCTATCATAAACAAATTTAACATTACTATATCTTAAACTTTCTTCAGCATAAGAATATGTTTCACTAGGTATATTAATAGGTGCTGCATTATAAAAACGATAAATTTTTCTCACTTGCATTGGTATATTGGCACCCGCTTTTGAAAACATGACAACATCAATATATCTACATTTTACATATTTTCTAGTATTTGGTTTTCTTGCAATTAAACCATAATAACCAACTGATAATACCCAAGGTCTTATGATAAAATCAAGAAATGATGCATTTGTTTCAAGCATTGTAATGCCTAGAGGTTCATATTTAGCTCTATTTGATGATGTTGCTGGTGGCAAATAACCGCCATAAGAAAGACCTTCATTACCTGCTATTATGTTTTCTGCCGGTAAATCGACCTGTCGTGCAAACACACAACCCATCATATTATCAGTTGATGTTTGGAGTTTACCATCTAATAAATAAGATGTAACATTTGAATTATATCCCCATTCAGATTCAGGTTCTTTGCTATTCAAATTACTTTGAATATTACCCATTAAAGCATCATTACCAATAATAGGCGTAAAATCAAAATATACCAACCATTGACTTACAAGAGCAATGTTTGTAGGCCATTGGCCTAGTAAGTCTAAATAATAAGAATAAGGGCTTTTATCGCTAAATGCTGACACAAGAATACTTATTCTTCTTGTTCAATTATCTCGCTAATCTCCAGTATTGATATGCAAGAGTTGCAGTTTGTTCAAGAACTTCACCAGCACTTGTAAGATTGACGGTTAAATCACCTACGTTTTGGCAGTATGCACCAAAAAGTGTATATGTTCTGATTGGTGTACCGTTCTTGTCAAGAAGTGATAAAACAACTTGATTTGATGCATCTTTACTTGGGATATTATAAGCACCAGTACTGTTTGAATCATTGAAAACAGTATTTGTCCAATCTTCAAACTTTCTACGAACAGAAAGGTTTGATGGAACACGGAATGTAATCTGCCAACCGCCACTATTGGGATAGTTAGCTGTACCGGGAACGTTGAACGTAAGACCCATAAATGGAACTGTTACGTTTGTAATTGCTCTTCCGGGCAATGTTGTTGATGTTACATAGAGTAATTCTTGTGTTGTGAATTTAACACCTCCGAGACTGATAACTCTGAAAAGATTTTGACGGGCAAAATCGTTTGTGATAGCAGCATCGTAGAAGTTTTCTATACCTTGTGTGTCGAATAGTCCAGCCATAATGTTATATTAATATTTATCTTTAAGATTAACCAACTAATTCAGAAAAATTAATTCCTGTTCTTGTTGCAATGAAGTCAGCCAAGATGAATTCAGCGGCTCTTACTGGTTGAATGTAAATCGAAATTCTGAGTTCATTATTATCGATTACATCTGGTGTATTGTTTGATTCATCACAAACTAAAAGATAATCATAAAGACCATCATTTAATTTTGCTTGATCGAACATTGGAACCAATGCACCCTTGAGTCTGTTTCTTGTAGCAAACGTATTGGGTTCAAACACGAAATACTTGAGAAGTGCTTGTGTTTCTTTTTCGAGTGTAAGGAAGAGTCTACGAACATTAATTCTATCAAATGCAGAAGGCTGCTTGAGAAGAGTCTTTTGACCGTAAATTACAAATCCATCGCTTGAGAAGAATGCAATTGGATTAATGTTTATCTTATACAACAGATCTCTTTGCTTTTGATTTGGATTAAGAGCAATGTCTGTTACGTTAGTAAGTTTACCTCTGTTAAAACCAGCTGGTGCAATCCAAGGGAAAGCCTGTTGTGATGTTTGTGCAATTACAGCAGCAGCATACCCTGAAGATGGAATCCAAACCTGCTTATCTGAATATTTGTCGTATGTTTTAATCCAATTAGCATATGTTGTCACATAACTTGTGTTAACTTCACTATAAAGATTCTTTAAAGGCCACCATAATTGATCGGTAAATACAAAACCTTTATTTGAAGCGGTTTTTGCACTTTCACCTTGCACAAAAATATGTCTTAATGGATCAGATATAAAGAGATGATCTTTTTTGGTTTCTGATGCAAAAGTGGTAAATGAATTTGTAATATCATACCAATAACTATATGTATTACCGGTAGGAGGTTGATCGGGTGTTGTTCCAAGTAAACCATCCAAGCTTACATTAAAATATTCATCATAAATATAAGGTAGTGTTGTATCCTGACCAACAAGCTGACGATAATATGCAGCTGCATTTATTGTTGAAAGACCTGCATCAACAATAACGTCTACATTTAAACTTTCATTTGCATTATCAAGTTTTGCTAATACAACATCCAACTTATCTTTAATTTGACCACAATCTTTTACAACCAAATCAGTATAAGAAGTATAAACACCATTTGCATATGCTTGTTTGTAGTTAGGATCTATTCTTACTGTTTTAGTAACAGTACCATCATTAGCTAACCATCCACCAGATGTTGATATATTAGGATTTGTTAAAACTAATAAGTTTTTTGAATTTTCATTTACGGTTGTATCTAAGAAGAAAGATTTTGCAGTGCCGCCTTGAGCGTTATTTTGTGTTCTCTTATAAAAGAGTGATCCAACGTGACCTTCAATTAAATTATAATTTAAAGTAATTGTATTTTGGCTATACTGTGATGCTTTTAAACTAAAGAGAACAACAACTAAGCTATCATTAAATGCTGAAGATGAAAAATCATAGCCAAGTGGATATTGTTCAATCGCCTTTGAAATACTAACACCTGCTGGATTATTGGCAGTTTGTGTTAACTTAAAATTAAGACGAGATTCTGGTATTGTTAAAGGTGTTTGTGTAATATAATCATCATTTATACCAGTAACTGTATTAATAGCACTAACCACATCATATGTGGTTGATGGATTGTAATTACTATTATCGGCTATTGCAATATAATAACCTTCAAAAAAACTGTTAATTGTAGATTTTGATTTATTAACAACTACAAGACCTGCATTACCAATTGAGTTAAAATCAGTTACTGGTTGACCCGGAGTATCGTTCCACTGTACATCATTTTGTAAAAGTTGGAAATATTCATCATCACTAAGAACGAGTGAAACCGGTTCACCAAGCTCGTATGTGTTACCGTTCTGTGTTGAACCAACAGTTTCACCGTATCCTAAACCATCACCTGTGGCGATTGGATATGCAAGAACACTATATGAATTAACAGGAGAATCACCAGTATTTGCACCATATGGCAATCTTACAATTTTAAGATTTGCCGGTGAAGATTTAAGAATTTGACTTGCTGTATAATAAAGATATCTTTCAGCTGCATTTGTTGGTGTTCCGAAAACATTTTCATATTCACTAACACTTGAAATATCAACAAATTCATTTGTTGGACCTTGATCCGCAAATCCAATGGCGAGAACATCAGTTGCTCCGATAGGTCTAGCTATCAGGCTTTGATCGACTTCATTAATTTGAACTCCGGGTGATGCGATTGTTAAAGTAGACATATAACTATATTTATCTTTACTTTTACCACTTTTATAAAAATTGTTTTAGGTATTTATGCAGATAAGTAATAATATGAGATTTGACGTATTAGTAGAAAGCCTTCTTAACGAAGCAAGTCGTTGTACTGGACCCACAAAAAAAGCACACTCCACAAGAAAAGGTAAAAAATGGATGAAATGTGTTAAAAATCCAAAAGGAAAAGGATATAAAAGAATTCATTGGGGACAAGCTGGTGTCCGTGTAACTGGTAAATCTGGAAATACAAAACGTAAGAAATCATTTAGAGCAAGACATAACTGTGCTCATGCCAAACCCGGCACACCACAATATCAAGCTTGCAAAGATTGGTAATAACTAATAATATAAAAACATGAGCAAATTTAACGAAATATATAAAGAAGCTATTGGTGATCCTAGTCTGAATTATACAACCGATGTAAATAATTTAAAAAAACCACAGGCAGAAGAAGCAAAAGAAGCAATTCGTAAATTAACATATGACGCAAAAGATCCTGTTAGTATTTTCAGTGCAATGGCTGATAAAAATCATCCAATAAATTATGAGAATTTACCTTCTGAACAGAAAAAAATAATAGATGATGCTTTTAAAACTGCTAAAATTGTTCCGCAACAAACAACGCCAACGCAACAGCCTGTACCAAAAACACAAGACAATCAACAAAAACAAGGTGTACAACAAAATACAGCAAGTAATCAACAACCATCTTCTTCTTATCAAAATCCCCAATTACAGGGTGGACAGTTACAAGGATTGGGTACTAAATAATATTTTATGAGCAAAAAAATGCGCCCCAAAAAGGGTTCTGACAGAAAACAATCTGGCAGAATAAACCACGAAACGTCAACACCGTGCGAAGCTGGTAAACAAGAAGATAATTCTCCATATGTTTTTCAAAGAGATAAAATATCATTTGATTTAACAATTAAAGAACTTCCTTGGACAGAAAATCAAAAAAGAATCATTGCACAATTCTTAGATAAAGAAACCAAAGTTCTTTTACTCAAAGGTCCAGCAGGTACATCAAAAACAACCCTTGCAATGTATTGTGGATTGACTCTTCTTAATAGAAAGAGAATTTCCGATATGGTTCTTGTAAGATCAGCAGTTGAATCATCTGATTCAAAACTTGGCTTTTTGCCGGGAACATTAGATGAAAAGATCGCTGTTTATCTCACACCATTCCATGACAAGTTTGAAGAACTTCTTTGCAAGGCTCAATTGGACAGACTTCAAAAGGATAATCGGTTAACAATTTGTCCAATTAACTTCGCAAGAGGTCTTCATTTCTCTGCAAAGTTTGTTTGTGCTGATGAAGTTCAGAACTTCTCACGCAGAGAAATTCACACTCTCATGAGCCGTATTGGTGAATTCTCAAAAGTTTTCCTTTGTGGTGATCCAGAACAGTCAGATCTTCCTTTGGGTAAATCTGGATTCAATAGAGTTTTTGAAATGTTTGATAATGAAGAATCAAGAGCACAAGGTATTTTCTGTATGGAATTAGGTGAGGATGACATCGTTCGTTCCGAGCTTTGTAAGTTTATCACTCATAAATTTAAAGAATTACAGCTTGCTGTTCAGCAAGAAGAAGCCAATAAAGCTCAACATCATAAGGAAAACAATCACAAGGAAACTTGGAAACCATCTGAAAATAAGTAAGTATATATTATGAATAATAATCCACAATATCAAAATGTAAGCAACGTACAAATAGGATGCACATTCTGTGGTGCGAACGTACAAGGTAAAATAAACCAAGTTCAAAACCCAAAAACAAAAGAAATTGTAAAAGAATGTCGTTGGGTTTGTTCACGTTGTAACAATTTAGTTAAGATTGGAAATGTAAAGTAAATGGACTTTAATAAGATAATTGAAGAAATCTACGATGGTGGTGGAGGCAATTATCCCGCATATAGCCAAGCACCAAGAAAGGACTTTGCACCTGTAACTCAATCAGGAAATTATGCTTTCCCTTATCAGCAAGGCGGAAGCATCGGTGATGTAACAGAACCACCACCAGATGCTCCGATATCCTTTCCTTGGCCCATGCAAACAGTAACAACTGATCTTGCTGATGGATTTGTTTTTATTTTGACTGCTGCAAATAAAATGTCAACAGCATTAGCAGGAAATCCAACTTTAAAGAAAGAACAAAAAGAAAAATTAATAGAAATTTTTAAACACACAAAACAGACTTTGGATATGTTAAAAGATATCGGAACAGAGTTGGGAAAACTTAATTTAGCTGGTCCACAGCCCTCTCAAAATCCAGTACCAAGACCGGGAACCGACAAACCACAATCCGTCCCAAATTTACAGACGGGTGTGATGATAAAATTACCTTGACAATAATTGTATTATAATCTACTATTTCCAGTAGTTATGGATAACATAAAAGAAATAATCAAATCAACGTTTATAGTTACATTGATATCAGCACTAGGTGCTTTGGCTGCTTACATTTTTAATGTAAATTTTATAGCAACATTTTTAACATTATTTGTTGTTCAGTATATTCTTTTTTCATTTATTGGTGATATGATAAAAGGATTTTACGCTGAAAAAACCAAGCAGCTTGAATTGGAAAAGTTAGAACCTTTAAGTACCATTTTGGAATGTGCCTATTGTAATACCAAAAACATGATGGTGTTTATTCCAGATGAAAACGAAAGAATAGAATTTGATTGTTCATCATGCAAAAAGAAAAATTTAGTGAATATTCATTTTGTGGTTGCAAGAGTCACAGAACCTGTTACAGTACCTAGCACCAATGGAATACCACTACTCGAAGACAATGAATAAGAACAAAAACTGGAAACTACTCCACGAAGAGACACTACAATGGGCTAGATGGATAGCCTTATATGAAGCTGTACAATTCTGTGCAGAAAAAGCAGAAGATAAAGGTATACCTTTTGAAAAGGTTGATTTAAAACCTCTAAAGCTTTTAGAGTATATGGACTCTGTTCAAGATATAATCATCAGGAAACTTCTTAAGCAAGAACACAATATTGAAGTTTGTTATTCAGAACCATTACCAAAAAACGAATACGCAATGACTATTGATGATTAATAGTCACCATAGATGCTTGTATTACTGCATGGATTTTCTTCTGGATAATTAAAGTTTGAATCAGCTGCTGCTTCAAGAATATCATTATCATTGTTTGCAACATTGCCAATACCAGATCCCGGCGAACCATTCTCGAAAGAGTAATCGTATCTCTTGGCTTTAAAGAACCAAACATAGTGACCACCCAAAGCATTTAGTTGGAATTCATCTATGACTTCTGTAAACTCATAAACAGTTGGTCCTCTTTTTGGATAATTGATACGATCACTACCAAATTCAGTTAACATTATTAAGTCTCCTGTTTTTGGTTCTGATTTTGGCCCATAAACTGCATTAAATGCTTTTGGATGAATAACACCGGTCATATCACTGTCTGCTACAATTCCAAACTTTGAAAGTATATAAGAATCATTTGTAAGATTTAACAATAAAACCATTTTATTACCAGCACCAAAACCGGCATCAGGTTCTTCACCATAAAGAACATTCATACCGGAAAGAGCAGATTGATTTGTATAATATGTTACTTCCTGTCCATAAATGTTTATTTGTTCATACCACCAATTGGAGAAATTGGCTCTTTCGTTAGCATTAAATTGTTTATTTAAAAATCTAAGCTTTTCCATTTGGTTCTCCTTTAAACGCTAATATATAAACTTTTGGTGATACTAAGACTATATGAACACCAGTTTGCTTTATTGCCTTTGAATTTTCTTCTGGTGTTGGGCAAACATTATATGTTTTAATTATTTGCATGGCTTCGGGATGAGTCAATGCAACTTGTTTTTTTGAATTAAGACAAATTGTTATTTTAGGATGCTCATGTTTCTTTTTGGTGTGCATCTTTGCAACAACATATGATTTCTTTCTTTTTAAGTTAGTACCGACCAAAGCTCTTTGGTGATGAGCATCTCCTGTATTCATGCCCATTTTTGTTGCTTTCTTTTCACCAGAGCTTAATTCTAAAAACTCTCTTAAAAAATATTGTTTGAAATTCACGTTATACTTACAATAAAAAACCCCGCCGAAGCGGGGTTTTTGTTTGAATTATTTTTTAAAACTTACTTGAAGAAGTCTTCACCGGGATTGAGATCGGCTTCTGTCTTGTAGCTTGCCTTGCTGGTGAGCTTGCTAACGCCACCTTCTGTGGAGTGTGGCTTGAGCTTACCATCATGACCCTTACCTGTGTGTGGTACTTCAGCTGTTTTCTTTGTTACCTTTACGCCACCGGTATTATTGTTCTTACTAAGAAGCTTCAAACCATGCTCGTCGGAAAATGCTTCAATGTCAGTTTCTTCTTTGAAGGGGTTTTCTTCTTCGCCTTCCTTTTCTTCACCTTCATGATCTTCATCTTCCATTTCTTCGCCTTCATGATCTTCATCTTCCATTTCTTCGCCTTCCCCGCCACCAATTGCTGCCTGAAGAACATCGATTAACTTTTGAGCAGTTTCACGATCAAGTGTGATTGTAACTTCATCGTCCATGTCATCTGTATCGTCTGTATCATCAGATTCATCAAAACCATGATCCATATCTTCATCACCTTCTGTTGAAGGTTCAAATGTGCTGTCTGAAGGATTTGAAGCTGTTGAGAAATCCATTTCACCTTCTTCGCTAAGAATCTTTGCATAGAGAGCATCAAATGGATTCTTTGATTCGTAAGAAACTGAATTCTTTTTAAGGTCACCATCTTGCTGTTGAAGATCAGCTGGTGCTTCTTCTGGATCTTCAATGTCACCATCAACTACATCCGTACCGGATTTGCTGATAAATTTCTTGACGGTTGAATCACTTTTTGAATCACCGAATGCTTCATCCTTCTTTGGGGTAAAACCTTTTACGGCAGGATCTTTAGTGTTTTGTAAATCATCAGATTCTGTGATTACTTTGAGATATGCTTTTGCGAGTGGGTCCATATGTTGTAATAATATTTACTCTTGTTTAATTCCTTTTTTATTATTTTTTTGAAATTTTCTTAGATGTTACCTTTTTACCACTTTTCTTAATTGATGATTTTATTTTCTTAACATCCTTTTCGGTAAGCTTTTTTCCTGTATCTTTTTCTATTTTATTTTTGATTGCCCAAGGATTGCTGTATGTTTTGCTACTTACTGATTTTTTTGATTCTTCGGTTACTTCTTCCTTTTCACACGTGCAACCATGATCTTTGCATTCTTCACATGTGCATTTTTCACATTCTTCATTTTCACATTTTTTACAATCACATGAACATGTTGATTCACTGATTACTTTGGAGTAAGCTTCTTCTAAAAGGATTTGATCTTTATTTCGCATGTATATACTTAGATGTTTATATCACCAAAATAACTTTTTAATTCAAACTGATCAACAGTTCCAGCAGTACCATTATCACAAGGTAAAATAAAATCTGTAATTTGTGGATCAGATGATCCAGATAATGCAGGATTATTTGTTCCAGTAAAGGCAGTATTTAAATAATTGTATCCAAGTTCAAATGACATTAATATTATTTAGTAATAGTTCTGCTTCTTTCCTGAGATCCAATGGTTTTATTAATTCATAATCATTTTCACCTGATACCCAAACTATTCCAGAATAACCAATTTTAAACGGTGTGTTCTTTTCAAATATCAGACTATATAAAGCAAGTTGAAGGCTATATTTTGACAATTCACATTTATATAGATGATTAAAAGGAGAAAGCATTCTTTCGCCTCTTGAATTATCTTTTTTAATTTCTTTGTTAGTTTTATAATCAAAAATCGCAAACTCTTTTGTTTTTTTATTATATGAAAGATTATCAACTGTACCACAAATACCAGATTCCTTGTCACCTATTACAAATTCGGATTTAATTAAAATATGATCTTCTTTCCACCATTCATAAAAGTTTAAGAAGTTACAAATGAGCTTTGCCATTTCTTCATAATAGTTATTAACAAAATTATCATTACTGGCATAAACCCTATTGGTCATAAATGCAACCAGTGCATCTTTATCAATTGATATCTTTTTCCTTTCCAAGAAATTTTCAACAAACAGGTGAAATTCAGAACCTTTATGACAAGAATAATCTCTTTTAAAATCCCATTCCTCTAACACTTCATCTGTTGAACGATGACTACGTCTGGCAATATTTGCAGCAACACCACTTGAATCAAATCCCGGTTCATAATTTTTAATTAATCCGGAAACAGAACCTTTTGCTGGTTCGTTATCAATAGTATATTTGTGTTCCTTTTCAAAAAACTTAATATTTGAAAAAGCATCGTTTAAAACAATCAGTGAATCAAAATTAGGCGTTTCCAAATCCGATAATCCTTTGTGGGTCTTTTTTTCTTGGTTGGGCATAAAATTCTACTTCTTTTTCAAGGTTATAAATATCACTGATAGACATTGGTTCTGTTATCTTATCTTCAATAAGTCTTTTTGGATATTTTAAATGTTTTGCTAATTTTACTGCATCTTCAAGCGGTAAACAACCAAATTCATATTCAGCTTGAAGTCTACCTTTTCTCTTGAGTGCATCATCAATATCCTGCTTTGCGCAGTTATAGGTTACTATAACAGATGTTTTTAAAATGTCACTTAAAATACCATCCGACAGATTAAGAAGAGAAGAAACAGCAGAAGAATCCATACCGTCACCAACTCTCTTTAAAATTGCCTTTTCTGCATCTTCAAGAATAATCACAGAGTTTGGCTTCTGAATTAATGTATGCAAGCAATTAGGATCTGTTGTAAAATACTCAATCATTGTAGTCGGAATATAAATAAAATCCCTGTCGATTGTATAAGCCAAATGCTTAATATAAGTTGTCTTGCCAGTACCCGGTGGTCCGTGAAACATATACAATCCACTAGATTTTTCCGTTAATCTTTCCTTTATTTTTTTATCAACATCCAAGAACTTTTTACCATAATTAAGTGAAAGATCTAAGTTTTCAGGCAAGTTTACACTTATAGGCTCAAATGCATAATCACCATATTGGTTTTTGATAAAAAGATGAACTTTTGGTGCATTCTCTTCAACAACTATAAACTTTTCAAAATCTTCAATTGGATATTTTTGAACATTACTCGGTGCACAAATCATAATAGTAAAAGTTTTATTACTTTTTTCTTTACCATTTTCCTTTAAAGGGTTTGTGTTAAATATTTCACCAGCCGAAATAAGAGTACCACCTGTTGTAAACAACGGAGTATCAGATTCATATGAATCATTTTTAAGTGTTAATTTAATGAAAATATCTTTATAAGCAAACCAGAAATTACCAGTTCTAAAGTTATTGGGATTCTTTATTATATCTTCTAAGGATGCATTACTGGTAAACTGTAACATTCTACCGTTTTCAAAAAGATATTCCAATAATTTTATAGAGAAAAAATCTTCCAAATAAACATAAGATGGAGCATAACCGTATTTCTCCAAAATTAATTTCCTTATAGCATATTCATTTTCAGAACTATCTCTAAAGTATGAATTATCCTTTGGAACTTCATATATCTTATTTGGTTTTAAGTTAAACATAACACTACTTTACTGGTTTTTAAGATAAAAGCAAACAAAATATTGACTTTTTATGTTCCACATGAGAACATTCAAAATAGGTAAATATAAGCATGGAAAAACTAACCAAAAAAAAATTAAGTTTGATCCATACGAGGTGTTTGAATCTTATAAGAAAAAAGCCACCTGAGTTTTTAGTTTTTAAGAAGTTACGTTATTATGGTTGGTGTTACGATTCTTCTTTTGGTATTGATGAACAAATTATTGTAGATCATAGAAAATCTCCAATACGCACTGTATATCACGAATGTCTGCATTATCTTTATCCAGATTGGAGTGAAACCAAGGTTTTGAACGTAGAATCAAAAATGGTTAATAGATTATCAATGCTTGAGATTGCAAATTTCATGAAAATATTTTCAATTAAGTTTTATGAAAATGAACTCAAAAAAGCTAGATCTAAAAAAAGAAAAAAAACTAAAAGGAAAAAACCAACAAATAAAAATAAAACTGTTGATTGAAACCGATGAAGCTGCTAGAATTTGATAAATAGTAGTACACATTATGATATTCAACGAACAAATTAGCCGTAAACCGAACCTATACCCTTGGACCGAAGAATTCATCGAAGCAATGCACAATGGCTTCTGGACTGACAAAGAATTCTCATTTAAATCAGATGTTCAGCAATTCAAAGTAAATCTTACAGAGCAAGAAAGAGAAATTATCATTCGTACTCTTTCTGCGATTGGTCAGATTGAAATTGCGGTCAAAACTTTTTGGGCAAAGCTTGGAGAGAATCTTCCACATCCTGCCATGCAAGACCTCGGATATGTAATGGCAAACACAGAAGTTATTCATAACAATGCATACGAGAGATTAATTTCAGTCCTTGGTCTTGAAGATGTATTTGAAAATAATCTTAAACTCGAATGGATTGAAGGTCGTGTAAAGTATCTCCGTAAATATACTCACAAATATTACAAGGATTCAAAGAAGCAGTATCTTTATGCTATTATTCTCTTTACTCTTTTTGTTGAGAATGTTTCTTTATTCTCTCAATTCTATGTAATCAATTGGTTTGCAAGATATAAGAATGTCCTTAAGGATACAGATCAACAAGTTAAGTACACTCGTAACGAAGAGAATATTCATGCTCTTGTTGGTATTAAGATTATTAATACTATTCGTTCTGAATATCCAGAACTCTTTGATGAAGAGCTTGAGAATAAAATTATTTCCGAAGCAGAGGAAGCATTTAAGTCTGAATCAAAGATCGTTGATTGGATGATCAACGGAATTCAAGAAGAAGGTCTTACCGCTGGAATTTTGAAAGAATTTATCAAGAATCGTATCAATGATTCACTCGTTCAAATTGGTTTCAAAAAAGCTTTTGAAGTTGATAAAGAACTTCTTAAAGAAACAAAATGGTTTACAGAAGAATTACTTGGAAATAATATGGTTGATTTTTTTTCAAGCCGTCCCACCGAGTACTCTAAAAAATCTCAATGTTTCGACGAATCTGAATTATTTTAATATTTTTTATTAAAGAGGATTTTTATTCACTAAGTATTCTTATGTCTAGAAAATATAAGAAAAAAAGAACCGTTCATCGTATAGATCAAACGAATTCACCTTTTTATGTTTATTGTTTATTTTGGTCTGATGCTAAAAATAATATAGAATATAATGAAAAAAATGTTTTCTATATAGGTAAAGCTAAAAATAAAGAATTCGATTGTTTAAGAAGAGAAAATAAACATCTAGAAGAAGCATATAGAAAAAGTCATTGGAATTTTCATAAATCTAGAAAAATAAGAAATTTAGAAGAAAATAATAAATTTATAATGTCTAAAATATTAGAAGAGTTTGATAGTGAATTTTCTGCATATGAGGCAGAATTAAAATGGTTTAACTTTTTTAAAAATAAAGGATTGGATTTAACTAATATGGTAGAGTGTGGAATGTCTTGGGTTGGATCTGGTGAAACACATCCATCATATGATTTTAAAATCAGAGAAAAGTCAAAGGAAATAAAAAACTTGTACGTTGAAAATTTATGGTCAATACAAAAGATTGCTAAAAAATTTAATAAATCAACCAAAGTTATAAAACAAATTTTGTTTAGCGAAAATGTAAACTTTAGAGAAAAGACAATTAGACATCCGCTTTGGCTTAAAACTGATGAAATTTTAAAAAAATATAACAGCGGCTATTCTTTAAATAAACTAACAACAGAATATAATGCATCCGTTAATTTTTTTTCTAATATGTTAAAGGAATTGGGTTGCAAAATAAGGGCAACCGATTCATATAAAAGAAGATCAAATGCGTGGAAACATATAGATGAAATTTTAAATTTATATAAAAATGGAACTACAATAAAATGTTTATGTGAAAATTATAAATGTGATCCATGTGTAATAAGAAAAATTTTAAAAGAAAACGAGATTTCAACGAAAAGATCCTTGTTTAAATCTGAAACATCAGTATAATATTATTATAACATTTTATGACAACAACACAAGAACCGTACTATTGGCTAAATAAAGATTCTATTAAATTTTTACATAGAGGATATTTGCTTGAAGGTGAAGAACCAAAGAAAAGATATAAAGATATAGCAGAAACCGCCGAAAGAATTTTAAACATAAAAGGATTTGCTGATAAATTTGAAGATTATGTATCTAAGGGATTTTACTCTTTGAGTTCTCCTATAGTTTCAAACTTTGGTCGTAAAAGAGGTCTTCCTATTTCTTGTTTTGGTTCTCATATTCCTGACACAATGTCTGGTATCCTTGAAAAGGTTTCAGAAGTTGGAATCATGACAAAGAATGGTGGGGGTACATCTGCATACTTTGGCGATCTTAGAGCAAGAGGCACCGAGATTTCTTCCGGTGGTGAATCTACTGGTTCAGTTCACTTCATGGAATTATTCAATAAACTCATGGGTGTTGTTTCTCAAGGCAATGTTCGTCGTGGATCTTTTGCAGCTTATCTTCCTATTGATCATGGTGATATTGAAGAGTTTCTCAAGATTCGTGGAGAAGGAAATGAAATCCAAGATCTTTCAATCGGTGTAACTGTAACTGATGAATGGATGAAGTCCATGCTTGATGGTGATAAGGAAAAGAGAAGAATTTGGGGTCTTGTTCTCAAAAAGAGATTTGAGTCTGGTTATCCTTATATTTTCTTTACTGATAATGTAAACACCAGAGCACCTTTGGTTTATAGACAGAAAGGAATGAAGATTACACAATCAAATCTTTGTACTGAAATCATGCTTCCTAATAGTGAAGATGAATCATTTGTATGTGATCTTTCTTCAATGAATTTGGAAAGATGGGAAGATTGGAAAGATACTGATGCAGTTGAAACGATGATCTTTTTCTTGGATGCTGTAATGACAGAATTCATCAATAAGACTGAAGGTATGAAATTCATGGAAGCACCTAGAAAGTTTGCTATTCGTCATCGTGCATTAGGTCTTGGTGTTCTTGGATGGCATTCTCTATTACAATCCAAGATGATTGCATTTGAGTCAATGCAAGCCAAAATACTCAATGTTCAGATTTGGCATTTGATTCGTGAAAAAGCAGACAATGCTACTGCTGAACTTGCAAAGTTATACGGTGAACCAGAACTTCTTAAGGGTTATGGTCGTAGAAACACCACAACGCTTGCTGTAGCTCCTACAACGTCATCTTCATTTATTCTTGGTCAAGTTAGTCCATCCATTGAGCCTAACAATAGTAACTACTATGTTAAGGATCTTGCTAAAGGAAAATTCTCGTATAAGAATCCTTATCTCAAGAAACTATTGAAGGAAAAAGGAAAGAACGATGAAGAAGTTTGGATGGATATTCTCAAGCACAGTGGATCAGTTCAGCATTTGGATTTCCTCACTCAAGAGGAAAAGGATGTATTCAAAACCTTTGAGGAAACATCACAAAAGGAAATTATTATCCAAGCTGCTGGTAGACAACATCATATTGACCAAGGTCAGAGCTTGAATATGCTTATTCCAGCTGGAACACCGCCGAAGGCTGTAAATGAACTTATCATCTTTGCTTGGGAGCAAGGTATCAAGTCTCTTTATTACCAGAGATCAACCAATCCAGCAAAAGAGCTTGCTCGTTCAATTATGACTTGCAAATCATGTGAAGCATAATATAAGTAGTTTTATACTACTTTATGTCACTCTATAATGATTACGGTTGCAGAAGAACTATTAAGAAGGACTTAGCGTTCTGGAGAGAGATATATTCTGATCCAGACGTTAAGAAGTTCATGGCTCTTTGGGGAAAAGAGCCAACCGATTCTCAAGAGTTTTGGGAGTATTTAAATTCATGTGATAGGTTTGTCGTATTCAACGGAGAAAATGAACTTGTCGGTGGATTTACAATATATCATAGGGAAAACAAAACAGCGGAGTTTGGAATAGCAACTCATCCTAATTTTAGGGGCAAAGGTTTGGGTAATATAATCATGTCATTCTTACAGGATACAGCAAAAGACTTTGGTATTAAAACGCTAAAGGCTGATGTATACGAAGAAAACGCAGCAAGTTTGGCTTTATTAAAAAAGAACGGATTTAAACCAATTGTATTTTTAGAAAAAAATATAAACAGTTGACAAAAATTATAAAATGATGTTTAATATACATCATGAGAAATTACGAAATCGCAATTTGCAAACAAGCTGCACCTTATTTTAACGAAATGCTTAAAAGCAAAGGTTATAAAAAGAGAGGTCTTTATATTACAGAAGATAATCAATATACGAAAATTGTAATACCTTTTGTTGAAAATTGGTTTGATATTGAGGGTGAGCTTTTTGATTGGAAAATAAAAAGTGAAATTCCAGAAGTAAAAAACTCTGGATTTTGGGGTCAATATTCTTCCTGCGTATAGGATAAATATTGACAGTAAAAATGAATATAATTTCAATACTTTCAATATTAGGAATTTTTGTAATTTTTTTATTTTTATTGTTTATAACTATTTGTTTCATACCAGAAATAGAAGCTTTCTTTTTAAAATTCAAAAGAAAAAAAGATTGACATAAATTTTATTTTTCATATAGTTTAAGCATGAAAAATGTCTTCCTTATCGCAGATCTTCATTTTGGAGATTCTGATATGTGCAGTCTTCTTAAAGAAGACGGACATCCTATACGCCCTTTTAAAAGCGTAGAGGAGCATGATGCTACTTTGATTGAGAACTGGAACAAAGTTGTCAACGATGGTGATAAGGTTTATGTTCTTGGTGATGTTGCCCAAAAGAAAAAAGATTTGGAAAAGTTTACCGAATTACACGGTAAGAAAATCCTTATCAAAGGGAACCATGATATTTATGAGATGAAAGAGTATGCGAAGTATTTTAAAGATATTCGTGGCACTCATCGTCTTGAGAATGGTATTCTCATGAGCCATATTCCAGTTCATCCTAGTACATTTGGTAAAGCTCATAAAGTGAACGTGCATGGTCATATTCACGATAAAAGAGTGATTGTTCCGGGCGATAGATATCCAGACATAAGATACTTCTGTGTCTCATGTGAACATATTAACTATACTCCTATGGAGCTTGGTGCTATTGAAACAGAAGTCTTTGGCTTTGATAGTCGTGCAAAAGCTTTAGATGAATTGACAAAACAAGCTCAAGAGCTTAACATGGGATATTGATTATGAAAGTAAAAGAACTAATAGAAAAACTACAAAAATTCGATCCAGAGCTTTTTGTTATGGTTGATGGATATGAGGGTGGCGTTGATTTTCCATCAGAACCATATATAACTCCTATTCGTATTAATGTTCATACCGCATGGTATTATGGTAAACATAAAGTACATCATGTTAGTGATTCAGAGAGTCCAGATTGTGAAGCAGTAATAATACCAAGATGAAGAAACTGTGGAACCATCCTATAACCGTTTGGATTACAATAATCCTATTAATAATAACATTGGTTTTTGAAATTTACATATTAAGTAATTAAAATGAAAGATTATTTCTACCTAATACCACATATTGCATTATTATTTCTTGCTCTTGGTTTCATAGGATTCATGATTATGATTTCTCCAGAGTTTAGAAAAATGTTAAAAAGGAATAAAAAAATTGCAAAAAGAAAAAATAGAATTAAAGAAAATTCCAAAGCCAGAGACTACCAGATATAAATCTTGGGAAGCTTTTGTAAAAAGCGTTCATAAAAGTATAGGTAGACAATTGGGTTCTGGTGTGATATCATTTAATGATGAACATTCAAATAAACAAAGAAGAACTTTATAAACTTTATATGGAAAAGGTAGATGAAATCTGCCAAAAATGTGATTGGGTTACTGATTTTGGGCCAAAAGAAATCATATATTTGATTTCAAAAATTATTGAAGATAATTTTGATGTTATCATAAAATGAGATTTACACCAGAAAATATAGAATTCCTTGATCCAGATGAGGTTTTTGTTTTTGGATCAAATTTAGCCGGTATACACGGAGCAGGTGCAGCCAAATTAGCACATGTCAGATTCGGTGCAAAAATGGGAACAGGTATTGGAATGATGGGTCAATCTTATGCAATACCCACAAAAGATAAAGATATAAAAAGTTTACCTTTGGATAGAATTAAACAGTGGGTTAAAGGTTTTTTGATGTATGCTGACATGCACCAAAATAAAACATTTTTGGTTACAAAAATTGGTTGTGGATTAGCGGGTTATGAAGTAAAAGATATTGCTCCTTTCTTTAAGGATTCACCACCAAATGTTGTTCTGCCGAAAGATTTTTATGATTATATAACTTTAAGTTCTGGATAAATTTTCAAAACTTCAGGAAATATTTGATTTATGAATTTTCTAGCTAAATGCCTATCATAAGATTTAGTAAAGTTTATAAATTTTTTATAATCATTTGGCGTTTCATCATACATACTGTGTAATGCATCAGCTATTGCTTCTATATCTTCATGGGCAAAAAGTAAACTAAAACGCTGTAATATTTCTAAATCTGTAGGATCAACTTCTTGTTTTTTAACTGGTGCTAAACCACGTTCTCTTGGTTTAAGATATTCTAATATTTTAGGATGAATTTCATCTAAAAATGACTTAACTTCAAAATCATTACTTGCAAGATATTTTCTTAAAAGTTCATACTGTAAAGGATCTTGTAAAATTCTATTATAAAGAATAGCTGCATCTTTTATATCATTTCTATTAATAAGATTTCTTAATGACACAATTTTTTTTCTTATTTCGATAATATCGCTTCTCTTAAGAAGCTCTCTTGCATCTTGAGCTTCAAATATCCTAATCCAATAATCTTTAAATGTCATAGAAATATTTATATTGAATATTGACAATATTGTATTTTTTGTTAATATATTCACGTTATGACTAAAACAATTCAAACACAACCCCAATATTTTTTAACTTTTACCGATGAGGAAGTTGCTTCTCTTGGTCTCCAATCGGGAGATGAATTTGAATGCCAACCTCTTGAAACCGGTGGTTTTCTTCTTAAGAAAAAGAATAAGCTAGATATTGATCTTTCTGAATATCCAAGAGAAATTCTTGAATATCTTATTCAGGAATCAATCAATAAAAATGTTACAATTGCAACAATTATTACTGATGCTTTGGAAAATTATTTGAATATTTTTGACGGTAATAGATGTGATCCAGAAGATGATTAATTCTGTAATTTGGATAACAGGACTCTCTGGCTCTGGCAAGACAACACTTGCCAGAGCTTTGTCTTCTTGTATAGAAGACTCTATTGTTTTAGACGGTGATGAAATAAGAAATAGTCTTGAAAGAAAATATGGTTTTTCTTTAAATGAAAGAATTGCTTTTGTTAATAATGTAATTTATCTGGCTAGAACTGCGATTGAATTTAAAAAGGCAAAGGTTGTTATTGTTGCTTTAATTTCTCCTTTAAAGGAGATGAGAGATACTGCAAGAGATATTATAACAAAATATTCTAATGCTAAATTTATAGAGGTTTTTATGGATACACCTCTTGAAACTTGTGAAAAGATAGATCCCAAAGGTTTATATAAAAAAGCAAGAGCCGGTTTAATAAATGATTTTACGGGAATTACTTCACCATATGAAAGACCTGAAAATCCTGAATTTACAATTCATAATCAAAACACTGAACCATCAATTGTTGAAATTCTTAAAGTTATCAACAAATAGTTTGCTAATCTTTTCTAATTTTCTTTCTTCTGTTGCACTGGTAAATTCAAGCAAACAATCATATCCAGTTGATAGATAGGCTTGGATTTCATCATTATATACTTTACTTTTATAACCCAAATCCTTTAAAGCCTTTTCCAATTTAGTCTTTGTTTTGCTATTTATATTTTCTGAAATAAGATTGTCTGTAATCTTTTTATAATTTTTATCCAGATAATAAAAAGCATGACATATTTCATGGTTTAGTGTTACTTTATCGCTTCCTTCTGATGCTATGAGATAAAAGCGATTATCTCCTATTTCTTTCAGTATATTATCGTATATATCAGCAATTGTTAAATCATATTTGTTGATATCATCAAATTCAATAGTTTCAAACTTTCTAAAAACATTGTCTGGAATATTAAACCCACACCAATCGAGAGGATAACTAAAAAAACATTCTTTTCTTTCTTTAACATACAAGCTCATAAAGTCTAAAAGATTAAACTTTTTGCCTTTTATTTCCTTATATGGTGATTCATAAAACTCTTGTAACCTACAAAAGGTCATACCGAGTTCATATGTATCTTCTATTATACAGTGAAATATATTATCTTTTACCTTTTCAAGTTTATATTCAATCATTTCTTTTTCTTTTTATGTCTTCCGTCTGCCACCCTGTTCACATCTTTAATAGGACACGCACAATGTTTCTTTAATGCGCATTCTTCGCACCCATAATCAAGATAGATATCGGGTCTATGACATGCGAAATATGTATATTTTTTACACATGTCTTTGTCTTTTGAAAGATCAAAAATAGTTGGCTCTCTATTCGGATTAAACTTCGGCAATGTTTTTCTTATCTCATCTTTACGTGCTTCCATTTCTTCCACGGATAAAAACTCAACAACTTTTGGTTTATCTTCAACCGCAGGTTTCGGTTTGCATTCCTTACAGACAGATTCCGTCAATACACGCTTAATATCGCCATCAAACTTTTTCATTGCATGAGACATACCGATTCCTTTTAAACCAATAAAGTCTATTTTACAAACAGAACACACGATTCTATTATGTGGTAATTTTTTGGTATTCTTCCAAACAGAAAGCCAAGCATCAAGGTTTTCCAATTGATTTATGGGAATACTCGCTGTTTTTTTAACAGTTGATGTTTTATTTTTTGTTTTCTTCTTCATAAGATACCACGCAAAAGTAAAAGGGAAACTATAATAATGACTACACCGGGAAAATATTCCATAACCATACAGATAAGAAAAACAATCAAAAGAAATACACAAACAAAAATAAAATCTTTTAATACATTTTTCATAGTGTGATATTAAGTATTTATAACAGCATTGTCAACAATAAATATATGATGGACAAATTTAATCTATTTTTAGAAGCAATTGAAAAGAGCTTGGATAAAAAGTTTCACGAATTTCTTTCAAAAAGAAAAGCGGGTGCAACCAAGATTGAAAAACAAACAAGAGCCAAAGGTGGTTATTCTTTATTAACTGCCATACATTATGCTGCAAAACAAAAACCATATGCTGATGCTTTAAAGTGGGAAAATAAAAAAGGAAAGGAAAAGCATTTTAAAGAAAAGGCAAAGGAGATTTATAACAAGCTTAAAGATTTAGATTCCTTAACACAGAGAGAGTTTCAGTCATTAATGGGTCAATTGGAAGTTTATGGTGAAGTTTACATCAGATGTAAAAAACCATCAAGCATTAAGTTGGATTAATTCAATACCAAATTTTTTAGCCAACTCCAAGGTTGATGGGTCAAATTTATAAACCTCTTTATAAATGATTTTTTTGATGCCATAAGCGGCAAGTGACTTGAGACAGTCATTGCATGGTAAAAGTGTTGTAGCTGCCAAATAACACTCATCAGGCTTAACGTAACGAAGCGCATTGATCTCTGAATGAACAACATATTTTCTACGCTCGTCACGATTTGACCAATCCTCTTCCATACCAGCAGGAAAGCCGTTATACCCCAAAGAAGCAACGGTATTGTCATGCCTGAGTAAACAGCAACCAACTGTCTGATATGGATCTTTGGATTTAAGTGCAGCTACTTCTGCAAGTTTAAGAGCATATTGTTCCCATGTCATTTATACATTATAGCATCACATATCAGGATTATCTATCTCTTTTTGAATTCTTTTTACAAAATTTGCAAGTTTTGGGTTTTTAATTCTCTCGGATCTTCTACCATCTCCACCATCTCTTATATAAGAGTATAATGCAATTTGGTCTTCATTTCCATCAATTAATCCGTAATCTGAATAATCGAAAACATATTGAACACGGTTATCCAATTCTTTACTAAAACAAACCAAATATTCTTTATCACCAAGATAAACAATTTGAGTTTCATCATCATGGTAACTTTCTTTTAATATATTTTTTAAAATACATTTTTCGTATGCTTCAATTAATAATTTTTGATCTTTGTCCATTATTAATATTTATATTAAAATAAGAATTATTTTAAAAATATATCCCATTCTTTTATGTCGTGTGTATTTCTAATAAAGAAAGAAGTTGGAACTTCTCTTGGTGCATTTGGATTTTTCAAAAGCTTAAGACCTGCTTCATCTGGTGTTTTGTCACCTTTCATAGCATTGATCTTATTGTGGGTCAATACGCAATTTGTCCAAGAAGTATGACCACCTTTGCTTTTAGGTACAATATGATCTATATTACCTTCATTTGGTGAAAGTTTCTTTCCGGTATACTGGCAAACACCACCATCTCTTATCCAAATATTTCTTTTGGTAAACTTCGGTCTTTTCTTTGGAACTTTATTATAATTTGAAAGAATAATGACCTTAGGGATCGCAATCTCTCCTCTTATGGTATTAATATAACAATAGCTTTCATTTTTAGACATTGTTATCCACTGGTCCCATTTCATAGGAGTCATATTACCATCATCTTCGATAAACAAGCCAGTTGCCGTCCCTGCATACATCATAGATAGTGCATCCGCTGGACAATTGACGTTTATCGCTTGCCAGTTTTTATTTAAAACCAAGACTGTGGTTTGTTTAAGCTTGTTTTCACCAATGCTCATATGTCTTTAATATTTATTGTAAAATGGTAGGAGATAACGGTAACGCTCCGCTGAATCCTGAATGTAAATCAGGTGTTTTACTTTTAAACTAATCTCCCAAACTTTATATATTTATATATTATTATAAATAAAATAAAAAGTCAATTTGAAAACAAGACTATTTGAATGTGTACATAAACTATTGTAAATATTTATATGAATTGTATAAATTGCAATAACAAAATAACTAGTAAAGATGCCAAAAAATTTTGCAATAAATCTTGTGCTGCAAAATATAATAACTCGAAATTTCCTAAAAGAAAAAATACAGGTGAAAATGTAATATGTTTACAATGTAAAAAAGAATTTATTTATCATAAATCATCATCATATGGTAAATTTTGTAGTAATAAATGTTGTGGTAGATATAGATTTGAGAATAATACTATTAAAAAAATAGAAAGAGGTGAAAGTTGTCATTCTGGTACATTAAGAAAATTTTTAACTGAAACTAAAGGGTATAAATGTGAAATATGTAATTTAAGTAAATGGAACGATAAAGAAATATCTTTACATGTAGATCATATAGATGGGAATTCTGATAATAATTTTCCCGTTAATATAAGATTATTGTGTCCAAATTGCCATTCTCAAACTGAAACTTTTTGTGGTAGAAATATTAAAAATACTAAAAGATCATCTTATAAGAAAAGATATAGAATTAAAAATATTAAATAAAAAAGCCACTCCGAAGAGTGGCTTTTTGTCTTTATTTTTAAAAAATCACTTTCGGTACATGATTGCATTTGCAACGTGTACGATATAATCATTTGCAATGGCAATCTTTTCTTCCATCCAAGGTTCGATATTTGCACCATTTTTTACACACTCATGAATTTCATGAGCGTGTGAACGTATTGTATGAAGATGAGCTTCTACCATTCTTTGTTTTTCTTCTTCGTTATCATGCATATCATCTTCTGATACTTCATGTTCAGAATGTTCATCATCGCTAAAATCATCGTCACCAGCTTCTCTTACTTCAAGACCTACTTCTGGATTTGGTCTATCGCCAAAGTCATCTTCGTCTTCAGGTGAAACTTCCTTATCAAGAACAACGTCTTCATAAGCTTCCATTAACATCTTTAAATCTTTGTCTTTCATGTGTAAATATACTTACAATTTAAAGATTCAAATTGGTGGAGAATAAGGGAATTCAACCCTTGACCCCGCAGTGCAAATGCGGTATTTTAGCACTAAACTAATTCCCCTTTTTCTGCATTACATCATCAAAAATTTCATCGTATTTGCTTTGCTTATTTATTTTCTTTATGGCCTTTTCAAGTTCTTTCTGTATGAAATAAAGCTCTGGATCATCAAAATGTTCGTCAGCCTGAAACTTTATACCGATACCACCAGCTTTTTCCCAAGCTTCTATGTTAGACTTTTTATCATCTATTAGAACGTTTATTGTTCCATCTTTCTCAACTGCCGGTGCATCTTTCCATTTATCTTGTGAAAAACATATTCTTTCCGGTTGCGGGGAAAGATTATTATGAATCCATAACATTTTACCTAACATTGATTGTCTCTTAAAGAACACATTTCTTTTTGTATCTTCTGGTTCAGTTTCATCGACAAGAGGAGCAGAACAAATATAAAAACAGTCAGCAACATCCAAAACTCTTTTTAAAAGAACGGTGTTCGATTTGAACACAGGAAGCTTTGCAAAATAATCATCAATGTTCGGAAGAGACTCCATCAAATTGAATATATCATCATGTGTGAGTTCTTTGTAATGTTTTTTACCACAAAGCTTTGCTGTTTCCCCAAAGAAATCAGCTAATACGCCATCCATATCTAAAAATATTTTACTTTTTGTTTTCATCACACAATATTACCGTAAATTTATATAAAAACAAGCCGTGACATTTTCTATTTATTAATTCTTTTTTAGAACTTACAACTAATTTTTTTTCAATTCTTGCTATATCTTTTGTTTTTTCTTTTAAAATTTCGTCAGCCTGTTCTGGTGAATTGTAATAACCAGACCATTTTATGATATTCCTGTCTATTTTAGGGGCTTCCATATACAATACTTATATATTAAAAAACCCAACTACCCCGCATGGACTCGAACCATGAATAACAGTGCCAAAAACTGTGGTGTTACCATTACACTACAGGGTAATATGATTACTCGTCTTCTATAGACAGTTTAATTTTTTCAGTATGATCTTCCCTTATTTTAATCATTTTCTTAAATAAAGAAAGAGTTTTCTTTTCAAATTCAATCTGCTCATTTTCTGGAACACGATCAACCATTGCTTCTACCATTGCAGTTAGAAAACCAGCAGCAATCTTTGGTGTCAATTCCATTTCAAAAAATGAACGCATTGGTAAAACAGCAGGGCAATAATTTTCTGCATCGTATTCAAGTACGCCAGCTTTTAAAATTGTTGTGAATTTATCAGGGTCCATTTTATTTTTGTTTTGATTCTATGCAATTTTTTAATATTTCAATACAGTCATTTATTGAAATATTTTTATTATATTCCATGCTTCTACCAATGTATTTATACCAATTAACTTTAAAATCCAATGGTTTGTAATGAAAATTGGGAGCAGGATCTTCTACTCTACACCATGCACAATCTTCGCTATCACACCAGCAAAACCGATGAATCATAAATATATCATTTTCAAAATCAGTACCATATTTTTCCGCCCATTCTTCTTCAGATGCAAAATGATCGGAGATGGCACGAATAATGGATTCGACCAGATAATCCTTTTGTGGACCAAACATACCGGATGGTGTTATGATATTAATGCTTGTTCCAGACATAGATTACCAAGATAATGATAAAAAATAGGTTTGTAAAGAAAAATCCTAACTGAACTAAAAAACCAAGAGAAGAAAGTTTCTTATAAAGATCTTCGATCATCTTATGATCTTTATCCAAACAATCCATAATTTTCTCATCAATCTTGTGTTGAGTGCTGATGTATTCAACCAGACCTTCTATTTGAGAAGCTTTAATTTTATTATTCGCCATAATGTTTTTTTAAGAAAAAGTATCTCTCTTCAATGCTAGGTGGTGTATCATAGAAATCATACATATCATCACAAAGCTCTTCCCATTCGTTACATTCCACAACCAATCTATTGTATCTTTCATTACATAGTTCTGGTTGATGCAAATCATTTTTAAGAGCAATATTTTCAAGATGAAGCTCTTCTAATCTCTGAGCAGCTTCTGCTATTGCAGAATTTGCAACGCCATCTTCTGATTGAATATCAACCGAAAGGATTTTAAGTGCTTCGATCAATGTTTCTGTTAAGGTTTTTGGAACTTCCATATTTGTTCTTTTGCTTGTTCAAGTGTAATATTTTTAGGATTATTGTCAATGTCCTTTTTTGATTTATGGTCTTTATCAAACTTATCTAAAAGTTCTTTAGATAACTTTACACGAAAGGGACCATGATTACTATATTCATACTTTTCATTATTCTGGTCTGTCGAGCCATGCTGGTTCTCTTCTGATGTGTTTGCTTTTTGCTTTTGATTTTTCATTGTTAATTCTTTTTATTTCTAATAACATTTCCTTTGCTCTAGTCTTTGAGATTCTTATCTCATTGTTCCCAACTCTGTCCGCAATAGGAATAAGGGTTTTGAGAATACCCTCTAAGTCTGAAACTATATTATCGTATGTCATGGTTGATATATTAAACACTTTTGTTTTTTATGCAAGAAAATTGTGCGAGCTTTATTTTTATCTCTTTGGCCTTTCCTCGCTCATGCCCTTCAGATGGGTGCGACCACAACATATTTTTGGATGGCGGGGCGCAACTCCCACATATGTTGTTCCTGTACAGCCTTGCAAGGACTGCCCCGGAATTTCCAGAAGCATTGTACAGATCGGGCATTCACCGATACCAACTTGTCTGCATTTTGACAAGCAGATACATCCTTAATATAATTTAACACCGATACGTTCTTGTGTCAAATAAAAAATGGCACGTTAGGAGGGACTCGAACCCACAACCAACAGTTTTGGAGACTGCGACTCTACCAATTGAGCTACTAACGTGTGGCTGAAGTGGTAGGACTCGAACCTACAACCAATCCCTTAACAGGGGATCGCTCGACCATTGAGCTACACTTCAATAAATTGGTCGTGATGGAGAGACTCGAACTCTCGATTCCTTGCTCCCAAAGCAAGTGCCATAGCCGCTAGGCGACATCACGTTATTTATATATCTTATCAAAAACAAAGGTAACATCAAGCATATTTTTGCATTTGTACAACATTTTCGGTATTACCACGAAACATTACAGCAGCAAAACCACAATTACCATGATGTGTTAAAAGTATTTTACATTTAGATACAATCCTGACAACACTTTCAAAATTAATAATCCAATTTGTTTTATCAACTTTTGGTTTAACATTACCGCCAACATTTTCAAAAAGCATTTCTTCAAAAATAAAAGTATTAGATAAATTCTTAACAAAAAAATCCTTTGCATCTAAAGAATCTGTTTGTACCAATATTCTATAATTTTCACCAAAATCTTTTGCCACTTTTACCCAAACATCTAAAGGTGTTGGTTTAACTTCTGTAAATTTATCATTACCTCTATGGAAAACACAAAGAGTATTTTCATAATCTATATTATATTTGTTTTCTAAAAAAGAAATTCTTTCTAATACTAAATCAGAAGGATTAAAAAAAGCATCGTTTATTTTTTTTAAATTATCAAAGTCTATATTATCATAGTCAATATAGTTAACATCAAAATTTTTATAATCAAAACCAATATTTATTTTTTTTATATTTTCATGATTTGTCCTATAAATTAAATCAAAAACATCATCATTTGGATTTTCTTTATATGGTTTTAAGGTATATTCAAATGATATTTTTTCAGGTATTATTGAATTTGAAATTAAACTATAAAGACCAAGTTTAGTTTGATTTATACAAGAATAAAATCCTGCGTTATCTTGATTACCATAAAGAGTATTATTTGCTGAATTATAATCAAAACACATAATTTAAAATCTGTATTTCATCATGGGAATTTTATATATTTGTGAACACCTAAGAGACCAACCACTGTTACCATTTTCAGAAAATGAATAAATATATTTTGATCCAGACATTATAAAAAAATCAATTAGTGTATTTTTGGTATTTTCCAAAGAAAAGTTTTCTTTAGATCCGATGTGTATTGGTTCATTATCTATAAAAGATAAGTTTTCATATTTATCTTTTAGTTTATATTTAACATATTTACAATCTGATGCTATAAAAATCTTTTTATCTCTTTTAGTATCAAGAGAAATCTGCTCCGATATTGATTTTATAACTTCATCAGATACAGAATCAGTATGATGTAAAAGAAATATATCACCCATTCTTATATGTAAAACTTCATAATCATCTAGATTTAAATCATTTTTTATTTGATCTACAGAATCTTTTAAATCTTTTTTTGGTTTAAATGAATTTTTAATAAAATCAAAAAGTTTATCATCAAAATATATTCCTTCCCAAGGATAAATGTTTGTCAAAACAGCTACCATATTATAATTTTCTAAAAGATATTCAAGAGGAATACCTTTTCCTGCACAATCATAGAAATCAAAAGGATCACTTGATAAAAAATTATCATTATCTAAAAAATTAGAAATAATATGATTATTATAATCTATATATAAACTGAATTTTCTTTTTATTGCTTCTGTATATAGATACATCGCACCGCTTATAAAATCACCAAAACCCGGAGGATAAAGGTTATTATCACTTTTTTTTATATGAGTATAAGTCTGTATTATTTTTTTGTGCCCGTTATTCATCATATATACTTATATGATATGGAGCATCGTATTGGAGTCGAATTTTTTGCTGATCTTTACTTTTAAAATATTCAATCACTAATGTATAAAATTATTTTTTTATACCCCAACATGTTTCTTGTTCTATAGATAACTTATAATTATTATTTTGTATAAATTCATTTACAGCCTTTTTTACTCCCGACCAGTGATCGTCATAATCATGCCCCGCGATAATTCCATTGGTTTTAACTTTTGGAAACCATGCTAAAATGTCATTTTTAACATTTTCATAATCATGAGACGCATCAATAAAAACAAAATCTAAACTATTATCACTATATAAATTTGCTGCTTCCATTGAAGATAATTTTATTGGATTTATAATATGTTTAACTGGGTTTATATTTTCTAGAAAAATATTATAAAGATTTTTTTCTTTAACACTTTCTTCGTTTGCATGCTCCGCACTGCCTTCCCACGTATCAACACAATCAAATTTTATTTTTTTATTAGAATTTATTATTTCGACTGCCATATAAATAGCACTTTGACCTTGCCACGTACCAACTTCTACAAAATGTGCGCCATCATTTGATTGATTTACAATATTGGTATATAAATTTTTAAAATTAAACCAACCGTGTATATTTTCATAATAATGATTCATATTATATACTTATATGATATGGAGCATCGTATTGGAGTTGAACCAATCTACCGGGTTTTGCAGACCTGTGCCTAGCCGCTTGGCTAACGATGCATTATTTATAATCAACTAAATCTAAAATTTCTTGAACTTTTAAAAGTAGTTTTTCAAATTCTAAATCTAACTTAAAAGATTTTGTTGATATATGAGAATGAACCAAACCATCTTCAGGAAAAACATATCTTTGACCAATTTCCTTTAATTGTTTACCATCAAATTTTCCACTTACTACAATTTTATCATTGTTGTGAATTTCAAATAAAACGTCTCCGTTTTCCTGTTTTGATAAAATTGTTTTCATTTTTATATCTTATTATATTTATCTACATAAGTCAAGGGAGACTATTGGGAATTGAACCCAAATTATAGGTGCCACAAACCTAAGTCCTACCATTGAACGATAGTCTCCATGAAAATGGCGGGAGCGGTAGGATTTGAACCCACGGTACCTTTAGGGTACGCTCGATCTCAAGTCGAGTGCCTTAAACCGGACTCAGCCACACTCCCATTTCTAAAACTTACAATTTTTTATTATTATGTCAATAATTTTTAACAGAATTGAAAAAATTACATAACCCACAAGAAAGACAAGTAGTATAACACCCAACAAAGCACCATCGTCTGGAGTCAACATAACTAACATATATACTTATTATTTTCAAGGTATTGATTATATTAATATAAATATGTCCAAGTATAGGTTTCAAAACGAGGGAGTGATGAGACTCGAACTCACAACAATTTCGTTGGCAACGAAATGCTCTACCATTGAGCTACACTCCCGATTGTATGATAATACTTATACAAAATTTTAAAATGTAAAGATTTTTTATATTTTTGAACATATACTATATCCGTGATTATAAGTATATTTATGAAATGTAAAAATTGTAATTTAGAATTAAAAGAAAAATCTAAAAATATATTTTGTTCTAAGTCATGTAGTGCAACTTATAACAATAGCAGAAGATTAATTTCAGATTCACAAAAACAAAAAGTCAAAAATACATTTAAAAAAAAATATGGAACTAAATTTTGTGTTATTTGCAAGCAAGAACTTTTAATAAGACGAAGAAAAACATGTTCAGATAAATGTTTAAAATCTTTACAAAAATCTTATTTAGTTCCAATTACATCTGGTGGTTACAGGAGAGGATCAGGCAAAGGCAAACATGGTTGGTACAATGGTGTTTACTTTGATAGTACATATGAACTAGCTTTTTATATTTTTTGTAAAAATAAAAATATAAAAATTGAAAGATGTAATGATGTTTTTCAGTATACTGATACTAAAGGAATATTTAGAAAATATCATCCTGATTTTAGAGTAAACGGCAAAATAACAGAAATAAAAGGTTATTATACACCAGAAGTAGATTTAAAAATAAAAGCAGTTAATGAACCAATAGATATTTTTTATAAAAAAGATTTAAATGGAATATTTAAGAGCGTTGAAAAAATAACTGGATTAAAAATTAAAAAACTTTATTTGCTTTACAAAAGCAGCCCCACTGGTATTTGAAACCAGCCTTTCAGGTTGAAAACCTAACGTGCGAAACCACTACACTATGGGGCCAAAATTGGAGCCAGCAGTCGGGATCAAACCGACGACCTCAGGTTTACAAAACCCGTGCTCTATCAACTGAGCTATGCTGGCATTTGGTGGCAGGGGAGGGATTTGAACCCCCGATCTTCACGTTATGAGCGTGACGACTTAACCACTTGTCTACCCTGCTATTTATAAATATATATCAAAAGATTTCCAATATCAAGTTTTAATTTATGGAAATTTCTTCTTTTTTTACAGTTTCAATTCCTCCGGTTAAATATAATCTTACTTTGTAGTATTCGTCGTGTTCTTCCAATATTTCAACGATTTGTCCTTTTAATAATGGTGGATGATTTTCCGTATTGACGATACCTTGTTTATAAGGTCTGTTTCTTTTCACGTATATACTTACAAAGCACTTTCTAATGCTTCAGACAATATTCTTTTTAAATTGATTGATTCGTTGTGAGAATAATAACCAATTGCTCTTAATTGAGCTTTAGCCCTTGCTTTTGACAAGGGCTTTTTGCTGAAGCATTTCTTTTTTCCGTATCTTTTACAGACTTTGTATCCGCCTTTTACTTTGCTTATCTTATAGGGCATGAAGATACTTACTCTTCATCACGATTTGATTTATTTGAAGAAATCGCCCTAGACTTTGGTGCCTTTCCAAGGAAGACAAGCTTTTCGGTTTTGAATTCCTTTACATATTCATTCCACTCGGAATCGCTCATTCCCTTGGGTCTTTTACTAAGATACTTCTTCTTGTCAAAAGCCTTAATGGTTTTTAAAATATTGTTTGAGATTATTGAATGTGACATATTGTTATATTAACAAATTTTTTTAGTTTGTCAACGAGCTTTTGTATATATCGTAGCTACGCTTGTACCAGCTGTTATTGTAACAAGATTACCAGAAGTTGTTACAGATCCACCAACTTGCCCAGCATAATACTGACCCGCTATCGTAATACTAGCTGTTCCGTTAGCTCCCGGATCATTACTGTATTTCGATGGAACATTAGTACCGGGATACAACGTGAAGGCATCACCACCTGAACCCGTACCATTACCTTGACCACTTGGACCTGATTGATTACTTGCGCCTCCGCCAGTAGCAGTATCCTTTATTACATCATTAACACTTATATTACTAGATCCTCCACCAACACCATCACTACCAAGATAATTACCAATCTGTGGGGCCGAACCACCTTGACCACCAGCACCTGCTTGTATTTTTATATAATCACCAGCACGTATTTTAAGAGAACCGCTGCTAGTTGCTCCCGCACCACCACCATTCCCGTTTTTATAATTACCATTAAAGTCAAATTGACCTTTACCGGCACCACCACCGCCACCAATTAATGCATAATCAATATTAAAAAATACAGGTGTTAATGTTGGCGTTTGTGTTCTTGTTTGTGTTGGTGTTTGTGTTCTCGTTTGGGTTGCCGTTGGTGTCGTTAGAGGTAAAGCTGCTCCAGCACTTTGGTTATATAAATTATATAAATAAAGTTCGTATATATATTTGATTTCATCATCAGATAAACCTTTGTTATATATGATCGCCTCGTCTATAAGACCAGAAAGATTAGTACCAATGATTGGATAAAAGAATTGAATAGGTGCAGCAACATCTTGATTATAAAATGTCGCTGTTAAAACTATCTGACCATCTAAATAAATATAAACATATGAACCTCTTCTAACCATAACAAGATGATGCCAAGTGTTATTTGTTATTTGTTGTGCGAAGTTACTAATGGAATTACCTCCTATAATTGCTGATAAGCTTCCACTTGAATTATATGATATTTGATAAGTATCATCACGTGTTCTAAATATTCCAGCAGAGGAGCTATTATTATAAACTTTAAACCAGAAACAAACTGAAAAATCACCAACAAAAGAAATATTATCTCTTGTTATTAAATTAGATTTAGGATCGTATGAACACGCAACTGCGTTATCACCAGTAAGTCCTGATCTTCCAGCATTAGGAACAGAATATGCTTGTAGACTATTAAGATTAGAAGAAGTAAATAATGTATAATTGCTATTTACCGAATTATACCAAGGTCCATATTGGGCATTTTCATTAAATGTCCAATATGCCACAGCATTACTATTATCAAATATTGATACTGTTATTTTAGGTATAACCGCAAGTGATCTTGCTCCTACGTTACCATTGCTGTTAATCTTTGAAGTGGAAACAAGATTACCTGTAATCGCATTAACAAAATACATATAATAGTTACCCGATCCATCTTTTCCTAAACCAAAAACATAAAGATCTTGAATTGTTGTTTTTGATATTTTAAAAATATTTTGATTAAACACATCAACTTTCAGATTTAGATTTGTGTCAAAAAGCATGGTTGGCGTTGAACCGTTTATACCATAAGAATTGCTAACATCATAACATGTAACATGCCCACTGACTGTAGAACCATCAGTTCTTAATATATAAAGTCTATCACCTTTTGAATTTAATAAAATTTTAGAATTAAAACCAGTGGCACCGGAAATTACTTTATATTTGAAAGTATATTGATTATCTTGACCGATTCTATTACCAGATTTGTTATATTGATACAAATTACCATTATTTGAATACAACCAAATTACGTCTCTATTAGGATCAACAGCAAATGTATCTATTCCATCATCAAATGGATTAAAACCACCAAAAGAAGCAGACCAGACAAAATCCGTTGAATCTATAGGCGGTAAATAATTTCCACCACCAACGGTAGTTTTAACTTTTGTTAAACGATAATCGTTACCAAAATTAGAAAACACATATATTGCGCTTAAACTTTGACCTGATGTTGTTAAATCATTTGGATCAACAGCCATATCTTGTGGATTGTGGGACAATAAACTACCCAAAACACCAAAATTGTTACCATTAAATGTATTAGTTAATATATTGTATTCTACTATACCATTTAAATATGCGATATAAAAATATTTATAGTCTGGTGAAAATTTACATAAGCAATCATCGTAACGTTGAAAAGGATTAAAATAAGCAGGAGATATTGAAATAGTATTTGAATATAAAAGATTATAATTTGGATCAACGTTATATATTTCAATAGCACCACCTGATGAATTAACAGCATCAACTGTCACAACCCATATTTGATTTCTATCAGCATTGTATTCAAGCGTTGCAACATAATAATTTTTATTATTATTATAATTTTTTAATGATACTAATAATGAATTTAAATTGAATTCTGTGATGTAATCATTACCTGTATTTGAACTACCATCAGGTAAAATTGAAACAAGAGAACCTTCTAATTGTGGAACAGGTGTCGGTGTCGGAGTCTGTGTAGGAGTTTGAGATGGTGTCTGTGTTTGAGTCTGTGTACGTGTTTGAGTCTGTGTACGTGTTTGGGTCTGTGTTTGAGTCTGTGTAGGAGTTTGAGTCCGTGTCGTTGTAGGAGTTTGTGTATAAGTAGGAGTCTGAGTTTGAGTCTGAGTTTGTGTTTGAGTCTGTGTCTGTGTTTGAGTCTGTGTACGTGTTTGAGTCTGTGTACGTGTTTGAGTCTGTGTTTGAGTCTGTGTAGGTGTGTTTGATGGTACGGGTGTATTGGTTCTTGTGGGTGTTATAATCGGTACAGGAACAACGTTTGATGAATTATATATTGTTAATTTAGATGATCCTCTTAAATCGTATCCTGAATTTACGGTTTTTATAATAGGATTTTTTACAGACGGATCAGTTGACATGTCTATGGTATAGACATGTCCATAATTTATTAAATAAGCATAATCAAAAACATTTGTAGTTTCTAAATTATAATATTCTGTGGATTCTGCTATTAATGGAAATGTTTTGGATTTGAAAAAATTTGATATCCCCGTTGATGGATTATATTTGATATCAAATACGATTAATTCACATTTATAATCAGTATCAGCATTAAAACTAACAGCATATAAATAAGAATAACCACCTATTAATGAATATGTAAATGTGCTACCATAATCATTAATCGGTATATCTGTAATTGTTGGCGTTGATGTCGTGCAATCTATTTTTGTTATTTTTTTATTACCATATATAGCTGTATTATAAAAACCGTAGGAAACATAATATATATTATTGTTATTCAAATCTCTTATGATTTTTCCACCAGTTGATTTAAACGGTAATGTTACATATGAATTTGAATTTGGTGTATATAAAAATACACTATTACTTGCAGAATTAAGAAAATCAAAAGAAGAACAAATTACCGTATTGTCATCATAATTAAAATTAAAATATGGTGGAGATGAACCATCTAATGTTGATGGATAATTGTAACTAATTTTATTAATATTGGCGGATGGACCAGAGATAATACTGTATGGTACATACGGTATATTATTACTTCCGTTTGTTAAACTCCATGTGTTATCCAACACGTAAAAAGCACCGGCATTATTACCGGGTACTGCATATGCAACATATATGTATGGATGATTTTTATCATATGGATTATATGCAATATCTAATATTTGATAATTAAATGGAAATTGAGGTGAAATTGGGTTTGTACTTGGATCAAATAAACACATTTGTCCCAAGAATGAAAGTGTGTTTAGGTCATATATTAAAACACATGCAATAGAAATACCCGGTGTTAAAATAATAATAGTATCATTAAATATAAGATTAATAGAATTTGCTGTATTGTTTGTAAAGTTTACAGCTGCCAATATTTGTTTATTTGCTTTATGTACTGTTACAGATGTTATTTTTGGTGTAGCATCTGAATTACCTACAGTAATAACAGGATCAATATTTATAGATCCAATTAAAGGATCTCTTCCACCACTAACACCAATACCCGATAAATTAGGATCAATTATTTTTATATTTTTATTATCTGTATTGATAATAAATTCATCCGGTATAACAGAAATATCATTAAAAACACTTTGTATAGAAGGGACATCGCCTGTAATTTGTTTTAAATCAAAACTAACTGAATTAATTTGACATATATTCCTAATTGTATCAGCAGATATTATATAAAAATATTTGTTATCATTTGAAATTTTTATATCAGTAACATAATTTTGAGGAGACCCACCAAAACCAGTATTAATAGGAAGAGTTTGTATTGCTATTATTGGTGGTAATATGTTTGGATTATTCGTTAATAAAGGAACTGTTGGATACCCGCTATCTGTTAAATTTAAAATTTTAAAATTTCCATTTACTAAAGCATATGCAAGTTTTAATTTTTTATCATTTGGGTCCGTATACAATAATTGTGAATGTATTATGCGGTCTCCTCCTGTGATATCAGGATTATATGAAACTGTGTTTGATGACGTAACATTATTAATATAAATTATTCCCCCATAATAGCTTAGGAATATATCAGTTGTATTATTGGAAAGATTACTATATATTTGAATTTTACCTCTAGTAAAACCCGAATTAGTAATACTAAATGATTTATTATAAATAAAGGAAATATTTGAAGAAGATGACCATATTTCATATATTAAAGTAGTATTACCGGAACTTAAATTAAAATTATAATAATAAACAATTAAATTATCAAAAGCATCAACTCCCATATCTTCAAAATTATTATTACTAAAAAGAGTAGGATTCGTTTCAATCCCAGTATTACTACTACTAAATTGTAACAATGATGATTGGTCGTTTACAATATCATATTTTATTATACCAGCAAAACCTGAATTTGTCTCAACAGCAAAATATGCAATTGTTGCTTCATTATTAAACACTATTTTTGTTATACCATAAGTTGAATTAAACCCTTGTTTAAAACTATCACCATAGACTAATTTTTTGATAAGTTCTTTTGTTCTGATGTCATATATGTTTACCTGTGCATCATACGGAAAAGTATTAGTATTAGTTCTAAAAGCAACATACAAATATGTATTTGATGGGTCTACTGCTGAATAAAAACCATATTGTCCAACAGGAGAACCAGAAGCAGGAATTTGTTTTAAAAAAAGAGAAGGATCACCATAAGAACCAGCCTCAAAATCATTAATGTAAAAACCATTAACACTATCTACGTGTAGTAATGGTGGAATAGAAGTACTAGATGGTGTTACTGATGGTGTCTGTGTAGAAGTTTGTGTATTCGTTGGTGTTTGAGTTTGGGTGCGTGTAGGAGTTTGTGTCTGAGTTTGTGTTCGTGAAGGAGTTTGAGTTTGAGTGGATGTCTGTGTAGGAGTCTGTGTTTGTGTAGGAGTTTGAGTTTGTGTTGGTGTTTGTGTATATGTTGGCGTATTTGTTTTTGTAGGAGTTTGAGTTGAAGTTTGTGTCTGTGTAGGCGTTTGAGTGTTTGAAGGAGTTTGTGTAACTGTGGGTGTTTGTGTAACACCTGCTGTACTTGAAGCCGTATTTGTAGGAGTTTGAGTTTGTGTCTGTGTAGGAGTTTGAGTTGAAGTTTGTGTTCTGGTAGGAGTCTGTGTGTTTGAAGGAGTTTGTGTAACTGTGGGTGTTTGTGTAATATCCGGTGTACCTGACACGGTATTCGTAGGGGTTTGCGTTTGAGTACGTGTAGGAGTTTGTGTTTGTGTTTGAGTACGTGTAGGAGTTTGAGTTGAAGTTTGTGTCTGTGTAGGGGTCTGTGTGTTTGAAGGAGTTTGTGTAACTGTGGGTGTTTGTGTAACACCTGCTGTACTTGAAGCCGTATTTGTAGGAGTTTGAGTTTGTGTTCGTGAAGGAGTTTGTGTTTGCGTTTGAGTACGTGTAGGAGTTTGAGTTGAAGTTTGTGTCTGTGTAGGAGTTTGAGTTGAAGTTTGTGTCTGTGTAGGGGTTTGAGTTTGAGTTTGAGTTTGAGTCTGTGTTTGAGATAAAGAAAGGGTCGGTGTAGCAGTTGGTGTCGTTAATGGTAATTCCGCCACACTATCTCTTTGATATAAAGAAAAAACATCCACATCAGTTAAGCCAACATCCCATACGATTGCTTCGTCTATATACCCATTGAAACTGGAACCTGAATTAGTATCATAATAAAAGAAATTAAATGTATCTGTAAAATTACTTGAAAAACCATAAGGTCCGCTAATAAGATTACCATTTAAATAAAAGTTAACGTCTGAACCGTTTCGGGTTATAACCGCTTGATACCAAACAGCTACTGATATTGGTGCCGATGTTATCACAATGTTATTAAATGCAAAATTTAAAACACCATTTAATGCATAAATTTGAATATCACCGTTTCCAGTTTTAAATAAACCACCACTATTATGGGCATTTGAAATATAAGAATTAAACCAAAAAGAAAAAGTAAAATCACCATTTAAAGGAACTGTATCTTTTGTAGACAAAAGTGTTTTTTGATTACTTGAATTATTAAGAGTATTAAAAACAGAATTATTTATTTTTCCAACACCAGAACTATTTACTAAAACATTTGGTAGATTTACATTATCATTATATATTGTATAATCATTACTAATAGAATTATACCAAGGACCAGCATATGTTGTTGTTTTTATAAACGGTTCGTCAAAAGTCCAGTATGCTATAACACCAGATAAAATATTTGGTAATGTTTGAGTTAAAGTTGGTGTTTGTGTTTGTGTTAGTGTATTTGTCGGTGTTGGTGTTCTGGATGTTGTACTTGTCTGCGTATTTGTGTTTGAAGGAGTCTGTGTTTGTGTGTTTGTAGGGGTCTGACTTTGAGTTTGTGTAACTGTTGGAGTTTGCGTTGCTCCCGCTGTCGGTGTTCTTGTTTGAGTCTGTGTTTGAGTTGGAGTCTGTGTGTTTGTTTGTGTAGCTGTTGGTGTTTGTGTATTTGACCTAGATGGTGTTTGTGTTTGTGTTACTGTATACGTTGGAGTTGCCGTTTGTGTTACACTTGGCGTTTGTGTGCTTTGTGCGGTACTGGTTACTGTATTTGTTGGTGTTTGTGTATATGTTTTTGTCGGTGTTTGTGTTTGTGTGGGTGAATTACTCTGTGTGTTTGTCGGCGTTGCAGTCTGTGTATTTGTCTGAGTTTGAGTAACAGATGTTGTAGGTGTTGGTGTTATTAATTCTGCTCTGGCTTTATTATACTCATATAACCATGTAATATCAGCATCAAGAAGAACTTTTTTCCAAATTATTGTTTCATCGATATAACCATAAAATCTATAACCAAATGAAAATCTTTGATTTCCCGAAAAAGTTTGATTTGAATATGAAAATTGCTTTTGACCGTTTACAAAAATACTAACATTACCATTTTGCAATGTTATTACAAGATTTTGCCAATATAATGTTGGATCTGTTGGGCTTGTTGTGAAATAATAATATTGAGGCGAAAGCGAATTATTAAAGTATATTTTTAAAGCAGGAGAAGCACCACCAACAAAAGATACATTAATGAAATTAGGTGAATTACTAGAAGACGGATAATTTGAAATAATTGTACCACTTTGTGAAGAATCTGTTACTTTAAACCAAGTTGATATCGTACATATTGCATTAGCTAATGTATTGTCAGGACTTATTACTACTGGATCATGTGTGTCTAAATAACTTGTACCGGAAAATACAGCGGCACCGTTTCCTATTACATTTGTACCTATGAATCCTGTTGTACTTGTAGAATCATCATACAACGGATAGTTTCCGGTTAAATCATATCTTACGCCTCTCTGTTCATCAAACGTCCAATATGCAATAATGTCTTGATAAACTTCAGCAGGATCTGATGTTGGTGTTATCGTTTGGGTTGGTGTTTGGGTTTGAGTTGGTGTTTGGGTTTGAGTTTGACTCGGAGTAGGTGTTTGCGTTTGTGTATTAGATGGTGTCGATGTTTTTGTTTGTGTCGGTGTACCGGTTTGTGTTCTAGAAGGAGTAAACGTTTGTGTCTGTGTCTGTGTCTGTGTAGGAGTTTGTGTTTGTGACGGAGTCTGCGTTTGAGTCTGTGTAGGAGTTTGAGTCTGAGTAGCAGTCTGGGTTGGAGTACCTGTTTGTGTAATAGGAGGAGTGGGCGTATTTGTAACAGTCGATGTATTTGTTTGTGTATTTGTATTTGTAGGAGTCTGTGTTTGTGTTGTCGTCTGCGTTGACGTAACGGTATTTGTAGGAGTCTGTGTTTGAGTTTGAGTTTGTGTCTGTGTAGGAGTCTGTGTTTGAGTTTGAGTTTGAGTCTGTGTAGGAGTTTGTGTTTGTGATGGAGTCTGTGTTTGTGTCTGTGTTTGAGTTTGAGTGGGTGTGTTTGTTTGTGTAACTGCCGGTGTAGGAGTATTTGTAACAGTTGAAGTATTTGTAGGCGTGTTTGTATTTGTAGGAGTTTGCGTCTGTGTCTGTGTAGATGTTTGAGTTGCCGTAACAGTATTTGTGGGAGTCTGTGTTTGAGTTTGCGTTTGAGTCTGCGTTTGTGTTGCTGTCTGAGTCGCAGTCTGAGTAGGCGATTGCGTTGGTGTTAATGTATTTGTAGGAGTTGGTGTACTTGTTTGTGTAGGAGGAGGAGTGGGTGTACTAGTAACCGTTGCCGTGTTTGTAGGCGTATTTGTCGGTGTACCCGTAGCAGTTTGGCTAGGAGTTTGAGTGTTTGTCGGTGTACCTGTTTTTGTGGGAGTATTCGATCTAGTCGGTGTTCTTGTTTGTGTACTTGTAGGTGTTGGTGTTAATGGTGTAGTTGTTGGTGTTATGGTATTTGTCGGTGTATTTGTTGGTGTTTTTGTGGGCAACGCGATACCGTAAATATCCGTATAAACAATCGGACTTCCAAGACCTGTTACGAAATCATATCCTTTTACGCTTGGCAAAGGATTGCTTCCTGATGTTATATCATTGTAATAATTGCTATAGTTATCAGCAGCAAATTTATAAAACTGTGCAAGTACACCTTGTGAGTTAAAATATAAATTACCGTATGTTGCTTTTCTTGCTAACAATGCTGCCCACTGTGGCGCACCTGCGCTAGTACCACCAACACTAATCCAACCGTTTTGATTTGTAAAAGGATCTGTAAATTTAACAGCAACATAAGCACCGGCATTATATGCAACATCGGGTACACCTCTTCCCGAATAAATGTTAAATCCCTTTTGAAAATCAGGTACTGGATTTATTTTGCTATATCCACCACCGCTATAACTCCATGCTGTTTCTACAAAAGGACCGGTATTATTATTATAATTTTGTGCATTTCCACCCGATAAGACCGTGCCACCAACGCCTATTACATAATTTGATGATGCTGGATAATTGACTTCCTCACCGTTATCACCGGATGATGCAACGAAAACACAACCTTTGTTTTTAAAGACTGTATCATCAGTGCTACCAGAATTAAAATAAAAAATATCTTCTGGACCACCAAAACTCATTGATACGATTTTTGCACCTAATGTATCAACTGCATATTGAACAGCTGCAAATAAATTAGCTGAACTACTATCTTGTGCAACGACAACGACAATATTAGCTTTTGGTGCCATTGCGTATGCATATTGAACATCAAGTGATGTTTCAATTGCCCAATGTGTTAAATTGTCTACTTGATTAACTGGTACATTGTCCCAATCAGTTTGGCCTTGTGGATAATAAATGGTTATTGTTTTATTAGGTAATCCAAATTGAGAACAAAAATCATTAAAATCTTGTTGTAAAAACTTGCTACCGTATGCATCAATTATATAAATCGTTTGACCTTCGCCTTGTTGCTGTACCTGATCAAAACCATAATAAGAAGAAAGTTGTGAAGGTAAAAGAAATTCTCCGTTTAAACTACCAGCCATTGGTATAAACCCAATCGGCTTTGGTGGTGTGGAACCACTAAGAGCAGAACCTTCTGTTTTTGTTAAAGGGTTATACCAATGTAAAAAAGGATTAAGATTTCCTACAACATTGCTCATTTATTATTTTATACTTATAAATGAAGTTAATTTTTCAATAAAAATGTTTTTTTTTAATTCGACAATCCGTTATGATTTGTTCTTTCCAAATACTTTAATCTCTCATCGAGATTATCTACTTGTTTTTGGATACCCAACATAACTTGGTTATATGCTTTTAATTGTTCGCTATAAGAAACCTGCTGTGTTATAATTGTTTCTAATTTACCTTGTATAATTTCAAATCTTTGTTTAGCATCATTGTCTTGTCTGGTATCATTTTGTATCTGCTGTTGGACGTATTCTGCAAATTTGTCTTGTTTTACGAAATTAATAGACATCCACATGGTTATATATCCAATAATAACAAAAACAGCCAACATTATGGCAGGTTTCACAAGGAAATCTTTCCAAGATGTTTTTGAATCTTTATCTGGCATGTGGGTCAATGGATCAAGAGGTAAAAGGGCCATATGTTTTAAATATTTATCGATCTTTACTACCCGTTTAATAAAAAAATATTTGACAAGTAGACCTTCTATCATTAATATACCCGAAACATATGAACAAATACACAAACAGGGAAGAGCTTAAAGCCGAAGTTTTAAAGCTTAATTCTGAAGGCAAAACAAACTCTGAAATATCCCAATTATTGGATATCCCTAGATCAACCGTATATGATTATATTACGGGTAGAAGAAGAGGTGTCAAGAAAACCACCATCATAGAAGAAGAGGAAACTTTTGATGATAATGACATTCCTATTGATGTTATTACAGAAAACGAACCAGATCCTTATTATGATCCGGTAGATAACATAATGGCTGGTGTTCCATATATGAGTCCTGTTGAATTGAGGAAAAAGAAGATTGAGGATTTCCTTAACAATAGGGAATGGAGAGCTTATACGCCACCACAGGTTACTTTTAAAGAGGAAGCTAACGAAATTGCACTGGTTATCGGTGACATGCATTTTGGTGTCCATTGTGAAAAGACTTTGAATATCTTCTATAAGGTAGTTCAGGAAACAAAGCCATCCAAGATTATTCTTAACGGTGACACTCTTGATCTTTTGGCTGTCAGCAAGTACACAAAAGATCCTCGTTATACACACGGTATTATGGACGAGATCAATGCATTTCATGACTTCTTGAAGATTATTCATGATATTACGGCAAATTACGGAACGGAGATTCTTGAGACCAACGGTAACCACTCTGGTAATGGTATTGAAGGTCGTTGGTGGAGATATTTCTCAACCAGCAACGAAATTAAGGAACTTCTCAATATTCCTTGGGTTGCAGAGAGCTTGAGTTACCAGAGTGTATTTCATCCTAAATGGGAATGGTCTCGCTTGAAATTAGTTGAAGCTGACAATCAAAATGCATCAATCGTAGAACTTCCCGGTGAGTTATTTGTGTTCCATAGTGATATCGCCAGAAAGAACGGTGGTATGTCTGCTCGTGGAAACTTTGAAAAGCATGGTGTTTCTTCAATTACCAACCATACACATCGTATTGGTTCAACAATGCAGAGGGCACCGAAGTTTGGTTCCAAGAAAGAAAAGATCTATAAGAACTATGAAAATGGTTGTGCCTGTTTGCTTAACCCAACGTATGTCACAAGTGCCAACTGGCAGAATGGTTTTTCAATCGTAAACTACAATACAAAAGAAAACATAAGCGGTGTCGAGACCGTCGAGGTTGAGGATGGCAAGGCGGTAGTTTGTTCGCTCGGCAAGACCATAACAGCGTAAACGGGACAATACGCCAAATAAAACCCACACGGTTTCGGCTGTGTGGGTTTTTTATTTGTATTCAAAAAATCTTGCTTTATCTACTTCAAAATCATCACCATTATCTTCAAATACTTTTTTTGTCAATAAAACCGGATCATCTTTTATACTATAATCAGCTTTCCATGAACCGGTATTATCATATATCCAAAGATTAGTACTTCCTCTTGGAAAAACATATTCTACAAAAGTATGACCATAAATATGATCATTTTTTTCACTAGGAATTTTAAACAAAGCAAAGACTATTCTTGACCAGATATTGTGTTTATCAAAGGTATCTTTAAAAATAATAGCTGATGGAAGACAAGAATTTTCCATTTTTTCTATCTGTGGTTCAGGGTTTTCCAACGGTGCTATATCTTTGGAATTAGAAACATTGTAAGGTATGCTTATAAACATTATAAAAAGAATTAACATCAAGTATAATGTTTGTTTCATACTAATATTTATATAATATAAATAACATAAAAAAAGGACTAATAAATTAATATTAGCCCTTTTTAAATTGGTGGAGGCGAGGGGAGTCGAACCCCTGTGTTTAATGTTGAGAAGTATATAATCTTCACATGTTTGGACAAACTTCGTACTTTGGTTGTCTAAAGGTAACGAGGTGTTGTCAACCTATCCATGTTTAGAGACCTACCTGTATGTGTGATTAACGACCACATACCACCGCTTGCACTTATTTTCGAGTGTCACAAGTCCCACTCAACCTATTATGATTTACCAAAGGGATTAATAGGATTACCTTTGGTCCTTATGCTGCGAGGAGGGTCTCTTCCTCGTAACCACAGAGGAACTCTGCGGCGTTGTTGAGGATATAGTCTGCTTCAGCTAAGATAGCATCAGTATTATCTTCTGCGTTTATTTGTTTCGATCAGCTTTTAAGGTAGCCAACTGATCAACTACCACATGCATACATAACATCTAACAATTAAGTCGAAGCCAGTACGCCCCCAAAATTATTTATCAAAGATCTATATAAATCTTATAACAAAAATTATAAAAGTCAACAAAAAACCCTCCTTATAAATAAGGAGGGCTTTATGAATTTGTTGCCTGTTTTAGGCGAATGATATGTTTCCGCTTGAGATAATTTCAGTAGCTCTTGCTAAAACAGAGTCATTCGACCATTCACCAGCAGCGGTATATTCCTGTTCACCTTGCCAAAGGACGATTCCACGAGGAATGCCTTTGATTCTGGCTATAATCTTTTTTTCTAAAAAAAGATCTCTAACTGTTTCTACAACAATTTTATCAATTGTTATTGATTGTGAATTTTGTAGGTTTACGGTTATTGACATAACATTTTAAATTTATGCCCAAGGAATAGCCGAAAGAGAAAGAACCTGAGTAGCTTGTGCAGTAGCTGAATCATTTGTCCAGTTACCAGCAGCAGCATATTCAGTTGCACCACTCCAGAGAACGATTGGTCTTGGGAGACCTTTTACTCTGGCGATGATTGTCTTCTCTTGAAACAAATCTCTGACAGCGAGTAATTCTACTGCTGAGAGAGATACCGTCTGTTCAGGTTGTGTTACGACATTTATGCTCATATGTTTTTTAGTTGGGGGTTATGGATTCGTTGTATTCCCCACCCAACCGGATGGGGCGAATCCTTTCTTTTAATATTTATCTTTGGCTTTTACTATTTCTAGTAAATTTTAAATTTAAATTGTTTTATAAGCTAAAACTGCACCGTGTGATAACTGAATAGCATATATTTGCCCATTAAGTTCAAAACCTTGTGGTAATTCATATGCTGTTAAATTTCCAACAAAGCTATTATCAGCTGTTAATCCTGCAATTTTACAATCAGCTACTACCTTTATGGTTTGATAACTTCCTAAATATAAAGTTGCATCATCAATAAAATCAAAACCATTAGCGGTTTCGTTATTATTGACAATATAAGTCGCTTGTGCAAACAATGCTCTGTTCTGATCATTGTTGACGGTAACCCAAGAATTATTAAACGCTACGTTTGAATTAAACGGAACTGCTGAGAGTATAGGAGATAAAGTTACAGGCATAGAATTAAAAATACTTATAGATTATGATGACACTTTTGTTGGTGGAATAGAAGGTTTTGGAAATAAAGCTAATATGCTCTTTTGAATATCATCATTTGTTTTTCCCAAAAGTTCAGTAATTCTATTTTCAACATCAGTATCGGTAAATTGACCAGCTTGTGTATATGTTGGTGTTGTATTTGGACCCCATAAAAGAAGGCTTACGTTTGCTCCTTTAATAAAAGCAGTTGCTGATTTTGAATCATAAGTTATTGACCAATCAATATTGTTTAACACAATCGGTGTAATTGGTTTTCCGTTAACTGGATTAGGTGTTAATGTTATTGGTGATGTTAATGTTATCATATTAATATTTATACTTTAATAAACCAAGGAAGATTTAATATGCGTGATATAAAACCTCCTGTTGATATATTGTAATATATCGGAGTACCCCAATTAAGAGATGAAATTGTATTTTCTAATGATGCTAACGAATTAAAATATACACCACCACCACAAACACCATTACTTCCGCTATTTTGTAATGTAGAATTATCGTAGAAATAAACATTACCGTTTATATAACCATTGCCATAATTAACATTATCATAAGAATTATTATAAAAATATGCATCACCATAAATTGTATAATTATTACCAGAATTATCGTAAAATTTTACATTTTCGTTCACATACAATGTTAAACTATTAAGTGTAGAATTTTCATAAAATATTGCACTGTTTACATTAATTGATGGGTTTTGGTTGTATCCGGTTAATCCAGAACCGTATATGTGAATGTTTGATCCTGCATCTGGAAGATTTTGTGAACCAATTCCAATTGGTCTTGATGTAAATGTTGTATCCGACCACCAGTTATTTAAATCATCCCATATACCAGTTGATCCACTTCCAGATACACTATCATTGAACCATTGTTCAACAACAGCAGGCCAGCCAATATATGTTACTGTACCAGTAACAATTCCACCAATTGGATATAAACCATTTCCGCTGGAATAATAAACAGTTGCATTTCCAGTAATTGTTCCGTAATTGTAAGAAGAATCAGTAAAAGATACATTTCCAGTAACATGACCATTTGATCCTAAAGAACTTTGATTATAAAAATAAAATGCACCATTCCCGTTTGCATCAAAAACGTAACTATTAAAAACAGAAGCATCAGCACAACGACATACATGATCACCATATGTGTTTTGGGTAACATTACCATATATTTGTGCTTCGGTAATATTTGTAGGGTGAGACGTTGCTGCCACAGTAAAAGTAGAATTTTTCCACCAATTACCCAAATCGCCCCAATCTCCATTATTATTTGCATTATTATAATACAAAACAGAAAATGGATAGCTATTACCAACACCAGCAGCATAAAGTGCCGAAACTTCGACAGAATTGAGTGCCCTGTTCCAGATTCCTATTTCATCCGCAAGACCAGTATATTCGTTATTTAAATTATTATCATTTGAACCAAAAAAACCAAGAGAAGTAAAATGTTGCGGAAATCCGTATGAACCAACAGCACTAGAACCTATATTCGTATTATCCAAATAATATTTTGCAGACCCATCCGAATCTATCGATATTACAATATGATGCCAACTATCATCTAATATATTTATATTATAAAGATTACCCCAAATACTAAGTTTTGAACCACCAAACGCTTGTGTCATTCCAAAATCATAAGATGGAAACCCACCACCACTGGAATAAGTTGTAATAAAAACTTGTTGACTATCGGTTTGCGTAGAACTGGGTTTAACCCAAAAAGAAACACTAAAAGCATTAAAATCAGCAGGAAAATTTGCCTGTAAGTTTCTTGCACTACCATCAAAAATAGCACAACCACCAATCTTCCCTTGTGAGTAGAATGGAACATCACCGTTATTGGTTAATGTGCTACCGTTTGATGTGGAATCAAGAAGACTTAATCCACCACTTCCATCATTGTCAAGTTTCCAATAAGCTACAATTCCATCAAGCAATGACATATTATTTATACAATAGTTGTGGAGAGGTTTTGAAGATTATTACTTCCATCATATGTTATAGTAATTGTTGCAACTGTAACATTATTTAATTTTAAAGTAATATTTTGTGGTTTGTCTGTAGCAACATAATTAGTTGCTACAATTTGATCATATACTGGTAATTTCAATTGACCTAAATTTTGAACCGCTCTTGCATAAAAAGGTGCGTCACCATTGACTGTTACCCAAGAATGATCGGCTGGTTCGTAATGAAGTTGTGCGTTTGCTGCTAATGGATCGAGTGACATATACTATTACTTATCTTTTAAATATACTTAATAACCTTTGCCAGAAACTTTTTTTCTTAAGCAAAAGAGGTCTTTTGGTTGGCGTTGGTTCTTCCTCTTCATACCTAAAATCTCTATAAACTCTGCTCGTTGTATAATTTACTTTATTTTTCATACTCTATAATTTATATCATTGTTTCTATTCACTACTGTAGATTTTTTTGGAAATTCATCTTTAATGTATTCATTTGAATTAACTAATGCAGATTCTTCAGAATTTTCCACTTTAGTTAATTCCTTTTTAAAACCGTCGAATTCGACGGGTTTACGTTCTATTAAAGAATTATAAGCTAAAACTAATGCAACTGCCAAAGGATCAAATACTAAAACAATAGCAAGCGTAAACCATTTAACAATTGTGTCCATGTCAACACCAAAAGCTTTAGCAACATATTTAAGCGTTCCAATGTCAACTTCTTTCGATCCTTCAATCTTCTCTTGGATTGTGTCCTGATTAACTCGAAATAGTTCATTTGTAAGTTCATCAATTCTAGCTCTTGTTGAACTGATTTCTTCGCCTGATCTTCTAATATCATCATATACTGGTCGAGCCGATTTCGATGACATCTGTTGTAACCTTTTCTCTTGCGATTTCCTTGCTTCATTTAAAGTATTTATTCTTTCGTTAAGTTGTTTTATTTCAGTATTTAAGAATTCCTTCTTGGAATTCAATGCTTCTTGTTTGGTGTCTGTAAGTTCAACTTTAACATGACTCTGTTGATAAGCACCTGTTAAAAATCCAAAAATACCAAGAGATGTTATACCCATTAAAACAACAACGGCTATTGTTAAATACAATTTAAGTAACCAACCGGTTGTTTTCCAGTATCTATGTAGAAAAGAAGCTGCTACTAATTTTCCCACTTCAAGTCCACCTGCCATTACACAAACGGCAATATATCGAGCAGCATAAAGTGTTGCCAAACCTTGTACCGAAAAGAATGCTGCACAACCAGCAACTATCAAAGCTACGATTCCAACTAAAGCAGTAAACATATCTAATACTTACTGTTTATAAATATCTGATACAAAAGTATTATCCAAAGTACCATCAACACATTAATTATAAGATATAAAGGTAGCAAAAACTGTTTTATTTGCACTACTAGCTTTAATTGCTACTTCGCTAGTATTACCAACCAATTTAAGATCTACAGATGTGTTATTATCAATCGGTAAACCTATTGTTTTAGAAGCATTTTTAATATACATGGTGTCACCTGTATTATTTAAAATTGTTATTTCGTTAGCTGGATTTGAAGGAAGAGTTGTATATGTTGATGAATTAATAGCAGCACTCAATACATCCCAATTTGTAACAGTTGTGGATTGGAGATTATTTACAAAAACATTTAATGCACTGTTAGTTATTATTGCATAATTTCCTGAAGGATCACCAATAGTAAAACTATCATGTTGAGAATCTAAATCTTGAGTCAGAACCCTTAATGCACCTTGTCCAACACCAACAGAAACAACATTTGCATTTAAACCAGTATCTGGATCTGCTATATTGAAATCACCTATTGCAACGTGATCAGCAGAAAGACTTATTACCAAATCATTTAGATTTGTTATATAAGAAGCTCTTGCCGTTATTGGTCTACCAGCATTGCTATCGACTACAATTAATTCACTATCATACTGAGAGGTTGAACGTAAAGGTAGGGCTGAAAGATTGTTCGTTAATGCATAGTTAGACATTAACAATACTTATTTCTTTTTTATTTTTTTTTCAAATCTATTTGATATATACCAGTTTTAGCACTACCATAGTTTACTATAGTTCCTGTATATCTTTCGTTATCGTAATTAAACCTTATCATATCACCCTCTTCTAATACCAAATCAGGGTGTGTGGTGTTATAATCTCCCAAATCAATATAAAAAATATTATTTTCTTTATTTATAAAGTCTTCTATTTTCATGCAAATATCGAATCAAAGGGTTTTTCTATTACCATTAACACCTTTTCCAAGGCATGTTTATGCTTTTTTAGTTCTTCTATTTTTTTAGTTGCTTCCATAAGCTTATCTATTTCAATATCTATCTCATCCGAGATGTCTTTTATCTGTTGTTGTATTTCTTCCATTTTATTTATTTTTTATATTTATTCAATACTTTTTGCATTTTATTTATAAGTAGTCATAATGGATTCTTTAAATGACAAGATATGGGGCAAAGATGGCAAAATTATACCCATCGTTAGAGACAAGTTGCTCAAACTCGCACATAAGATCATAAATGAGGTTGAAACAAAGGTAAAGGTTAAACATATCTATTTTACAGGCTCACTTGCTGGTTATAATTGGACACCAATGAGTGATATTGATGTTCATATTATTGTTGATATTCTTGAAAATCATACGGATAAAACTTTGAGTGATTATTTCGATCTTATATGCAAAATGTTTAATAGTCAACATTTTATTTTTATAAAAGGTTATAAGGTTGAAGTTAACATGAAAGAAAAAGAAGGATATGTTGAAGGTAAAGCAATATATGATTTATTAAAAGACAAATGGGTTGTTAAACCGACATCCAATAAAAGAAGTTTAAACGATCCCGATGTAATGGAACTTACAAAAAAATACGAAAAAAGAATAGACAAAATAATTGACCATAGAGGAAGTATTGATGATGCAGTTGATTTAAAACAAGAAATAAAAGATTTAAGAACAACCGGACTCAAGCACGGTGGAGAATATTCAATCGGCAATCTTGTTTTTAAGAATCTCAGAAATTCCGAATACATTGCAAAACTTTTCAATTACAAAAACAAATTGGAAGACCAAGAACTTTCATTAGAAAAACTTTGTGTCAGTACTTCTTGGTAATTTTATTTTTGTTTTTAACAAACCCATCTACCTTACCTGAAGGTTTAGGGAAATTCTCAACAAACTTTTTCATATCTGTTGGTCTTGGTTTTGATCCTTTTCCTGCCATAATATTATTCCAAATTAGAAGCTGTCTTAACGCAAAGCAAACGAAGCTTTCCTATCAGATTATGAACTTTATTGAACAGAAAACTATTTTCCGCTGATTCCAAAGACAATAGCCACCTTTCAAATTTGATTGTCATTAACGAAAATTCAATCAAGAGCTTAGTTACGATTTTCATTTTTTCTTTGTTGTTTTCTTTTTTGTTGTTTTCTTTTTGGGTTTTGGTGGAGCAATTATAGCATCAAGTTCTTCTTTTGTAAACTTAAATCCTGTTGATTGTACATTATAAATGTCCAGAATTGAAAGTCCTTCTTCTGCCAAGAAGTTGATTCTGTTCTTCACACATTCTTGGTTATAAACAGTTATAGGCTCATTTGCAATTTTCTGCAACTCTAAAAAGATATTTTCCAATTCATTTTCAGAACCATTGTAATAATCATAATACACAGGTTCCGGATTAAAAGATCCACAATTGAAGAAATCTCTGATTTTTTGAAGAATGCTCATGTAAACAATTTAACTTGTTTTTTTAATTTGTCAAGCAATTGGATTTTTTCTACCACCAAATGCTCCTCCGTGTTGGGCAAGAGCAAAGGCGGGTGGCATTAAAGATCTTGGTGTTTCGGGATCTTTTTGTTTTAAAATATGTTCGATGAGCTTTGCAAGTTCATCATTTACAATTTGATGGACAGCAATATCTTTTTCTTGATTTTGAATAATTTTATTGATTGTTGCTCTAATTTCTTCGTGTTTTAAAAGAAATTTGATATTTTCTTCCTTTTGTTTTTTATCTAAATTCTTATAATAATTTTCTAATCTAGATTTAACAGCTTCACCAGCTTTACCGATACCAGCAACAGCAGCTGTTATAATCGCAGGTGTTATCCAAAACATTATTTTGTCATGAAAACTTTCTGGACCACTTGTTGTAGTAAACGCATGCCACATTTCTTGAAAGCCCATGAATACTGTTTTTAATGCATCAGATACAGTACCAAAATCCAAAGCTTCTTTTATTTTACTATATTTCCCGCAATCGCATTTGTCTACTGGTCTGTGACATTCATCACACATATCGGTATGATCGTTGCAATTACACTCTTCTTCTCCGCCACATTCGCATTCATGTGATTCCGTTTCCTCTGTTTCTTCATTGAGATGAACCATGCGATAAGCTTCTTCTAGGCTGATTTGTTCTTTTGAGTTTGAGTACATATATTAATTACTTACTTGTGTTTTATTTCAGATTCAATACTTTATTTAAATCGTTTGCCAGCTTCATGGCAGATGCAATACTGAGATTGATTAAAATGCCTTCAAAAGATATTTGAATGGTGGTGTCTTCATTGACTTCACCAGTTTCGTCAAATATCTCTTTGATGGTAAAATGTTTGATTACAAGATTTAATTTCTTTTTTCTTGCTTTTTCATTTTCTTTTACCCTCATTCTTTTATTATAGTTTACCATTCTATAATACTTATGAGGTTAAATATACGTAATATTATTAAATACGGTTTTTAGTAAACATATCTGCAAATATATCTGCTACGTCAATGTCAGCTTGAATTGATTCCTTTTCTTTCTCGTCTTGTGTTTCTTCCTTTTTCTTTTTAAGTTCATCTGATTTATCAATAAGATTATCAACGGTTTTTCTTTTATTTAATCCATCTATTGTATTATTAAAAAACTCTTCTGATTTATCATAATTTTCATTTATATTAAGATTTTTTAAGTTAAACCTTTTGGTATTCAACACCTTCCATATTGGTTTAAATGTTCCATTAGAATAAATTCTTTGAACACATACAATATTTTCACCGGATTCGTTTGTAAAAATTCCAGCAAAAATAAGTGTAGGTCTGGCATCGGTTGTTGGTTGATTTGTATTTAAGTAACTTGTATTTTCTATTATTGCTTCTTTTAGTGTCAACGTTGAAGCTAATTTAGGATTAAGATCCGTTGTTTGTGATAACTGTTGCTGTACATCATTTAGAAGAATTTTTTTATTTTCATCATTTGAGTTATCAACAGGGAAATACCATTCAAAAAATTTTAATCCATCTAAAGTTTGTTCTGATATTTCTATCTTTGATTTTTGGTCTATTACAATTTTCATTTTTAATATTTACAACGAGTTGATATTAAGTGTATAAATATAAATATAAATATATCATGCGATTTAACAGAGATCAACAAAAATTAATGGCATTATACGAATCTGTTTATTCTATAATAAAAGAAGAAGACGATAAACATAAAAAAGGTGAAGCTGGTATGTCACCAAAGCTACAAGATGCTTTCTATACAAAACTTCACAAAGCAAAGGATGTGGTTTTAGCACTTGATCCTTATGCTTATGGTATTTTAAATCAATTAACCGTAAAACCAACCTTTACTGTTGAAACAATGGCTGTTAATCTTAATAAACAAATTTTCATAAATCCAAGGTATATGTTAGAAGAATTATCTGTATACCAAACAGCTGCTGTTCTTATACATGAAACAATGCACTATTCGTTAAACAGTTTTCACAGAATGGGCATAAGAGATTTGGAACTTTGGAATATAGCTACTGATTATTTTATCAACATGTATATACATAGAGATTTTCAACATATTAGAGTTAGATTACCAAAAGGTGTCATGATGCCGTCAAAAGTTGGTGACAGGTATATAATAAAAAAATACAAAAATCTTAATATAAACGGGATAGATACATCTAATGGATTAGATATAACAAATCTTACAGCTGAAGCATTGTATGAAATATTTGAAACATTAAGAGAAAGAGGTGAAAAAACAGAAGAACTAAAAGAAGATGAAGAAAAACAAAAAAAGGTATCTCAACATAACCCCAAACCAAAAGGTCAACCTAAACCATTAGAAGTTGGTAAAGTGATAAGAGATACAAAAACTGGAGAATACGGTATTGTAACAAGTATTGATGAAAAAACAGGCGAGTTTACATATAAAGAAATTAGTAAAAAAGAAGCATACGAAAAAGCAAAAAATGCAAACCCAAGAGTAAACTATTAAAATATGAAAAAACAAAAAATCAAATACGCTAAAATCATAGAATATAAACCACCACAAGGCGGTGGAGGCGGTGGTGGGGGTCCACAACCACCACCTGAACCAGAACCAGAAAATGTTGAAACCTTTAGTGATGATGAAAAGGATAAACAAAATGGTAATGATCAAGAACAAGAAGGTGACGAACAAGATCAAAAAGGTAAAGGTGGTAAAAGCGGTAAAGGTCGCAAAGATGAAAATGATCTTGATGAAGATAATGAAGATTTTGAAGGATCTGCCGAAGATGAAGACGGAGAATCCGAAGGTGATGATTTTGGCGACAACAAACAAAAAGGTAAAGGTGGACAAGAAGAAGATGATGATGATGACGATTTAACAGAAAAAACAGGAAACGGTGAACATGATTTAGATGATGAAACCCAAAAGGAATTAAATGATCTTGATGATAGTACACCGAAAACATATCAAGATACAGATGGTGGCGAAGAAGGTGGCGAAGAAGGTGGCTATCCCGGCAATCCTGTAGATTTTATAGAAGCTGAAAATTTTAAAAGACAACACGAAAACTCTGGAAAAAGAGGAATAGGTAAATCATCATTTTATGATAAAGTAAAAAAAATAGATGCGAGTAATTCAAATGTTGCATGGAGAACACTTTTGCGCAATTTTTTTGGTACAAAATTAATAAGAGAATTAGATCCCGGAAAAATGAAAATAAGAGATGCTGTTTCCATGAGACAGATTAATCCGGGATATACAATACATGAAAATCAAAACCCTGAAATATTAGTACTGGTTGATACATCTGGTTCAGTTTCAGAAAATTCTTTAAGAACATTCATGTGTGAGATCGTCAATATTGCATTTAAATCAAAGAAAACACCATTACTTAGAATATTATTTTTTGATGATATAGTTAACCAAGATTTAACAATTGACGTTTTAAAAACAAAACAAGATGAAATGTTAAGAATAATGAATAACTTACAAACAACCCGTGATGGAACAACAATACAATGTGTTAAAAAATATTTGGAAGATCCAGAGAAAAATAAAAAAAATTATAAGCAAGATAAAAATAAAAAATACGAAGGACTTATAATTTTTACGGATGGTTGTTTAGGAGATGATCTTAGAATGGATCAATTACCAAAACATAAAAACATGTTAAACTTTATTATTCAAGATAAGAAAGGTTATAATTGCTTAAATCCTCTAAAAAAATTAAACCCATCAAATACACATTTATTACCATTCATTATAAAATAAATTGTAAGTATAAAGGATAAATATTAAAAAATGAATTCCAGAGACGATAAAAATTTAAAAAAAATTTATGCTTCTATTATAAACGAAGCGATAAAAAAACCCGCCGCATCTGAGTCTGAACATGAATGGACAAGCAAAGAAACACCATCAGCACCAAAATCTTCTGCACCTTCTATAGATACTAAAAAAACATTTGGTAGTCTCAAAGGTGATTTGGATGCAATTAATTCTGTTTTTTCTGATTTAGATAAACAAGAAACAAAATCTGGTTTCCGTATTCCGGAAGTAAAGTTACCACAGGCTTCACTTTCAAAACATATGAATGCTGGTATTGGGAATTTTAAAAGATATAAGAAGGGTGAATTACCACAGTGGGGAAGAAGACAAGTTGAAAGATTAACAGAATTGGCATACAAATATAAAAAATCTTTCATGATATATGGTGAAGCCGGTATTGGTAAAAGTGATATTGTAAGAGAGCAGTGTGAAAAAATAGCAAAAAAAATAGGAAAAAGATTTGTTGATTGGGGTAAAATGAACGATCAACAAAGAGATGTTATTATTCAAAATCCAGAACATTTTTTTGTTGTGATGGAATTTAACATGAGTGAACAGGCAGATACCACTGATATTAAAGGTACACCAAAATTTGAACTCTCTGCAACCGAAAAAGATAAAACTTATTCCGTATGGGTTCCATCACAACAGGTTGATTTCTTAAGACAAGAAAATGCAGATGGTGTATTATTCTTGGACGAAGTTCTTCATAGGTCATTTGCAAAACCTTTATTGTTTAAACTTCTTAGAGAACGTCAAATGGGAACCATGCCCATTTCTAAAAAATTAGGAATAGTAGCTGCTGGTAATACAGCAGAGTATGGTGATTATGAAGAAGTTGAAGCACTACATAAACCAGTCAGAACAAGATTTTCATTAGGTGTTGGTATACTTGTTGCAAATCCTAGAGAATGGGCAGATTGGGCAGCATCAAAAGGAATAGATCCTGTTGTTATTGGATTTGCTTTGTCAGAACCAGCAAAGACATTTTTAATACAACCTGATCCGAATTTATCACCAGACGAAGAGTCAAAAGTTCCCGGTTATAAACCTATAGAAGATAGAATCGGAAAAAGTCCCGGTTATCCAAGCCCAAGATCAATTGTCGATTTTTCAGCAGAATATGCAATAATGTCAAATTTATTAGATGAATATGAAAAAACCGGTGATAGTTCTATTCTGGATAGTCCAGAATTCAGAGGATATTCCGGTAAAGACTTTTTTAAAGATGCAGTTTGGGATTCAGCAGCAGCACATTGCGGAGCTACATGGGCAGATGAATTTATAACTTATCTTAAAACGTGGGGTCTCATAGATTTAAAAACATTGATGGCGGATAAAAATTTACATAAAACTATAAAAACCAATAAAGATAATGAATTTACATCTTCAAAATTATCACAAATTGGTCTTAAGTTGGGAGCAATTGCAAGACAAGTTATAGATGATATTAATTCTGGAAAAATAAAAGAAGCACACGATGATGCTGTTTTTCTTACTAAAGCAATTCATCATATATTCATATCGGTGTTTAAGGCAGGACATAATGAACATGCAAAAAATACGTGGCAATTTGTTATCAATTCAATGAAATCATCAATTGAAGAAGAAACACAAATGAATTCAAATACTATTAGTAGATTAATTATGGAATATATGAAAGGATTAAAAGATGATGAAAAAATAGAATTTGCAACAGCATTTAAAGGACAAAAATCAATAACCATAGATCAAAATGATCTTTTCAAAAGCTTCAAATAATAACAATGAAAAATAACAAAAATCAAATATTAAAAAAACTCGCAGATAGGTATGTCTATGAAAAAGACAGACTTACAAACGAAGAATATAATATGCTTGCTGAATCCAGTTTCTACAAGCACATTCTTTATCCAAGAACAAGTGTTTTTGATACACTTGTGGAAACAGCAATAGTTGATGATGCTCAGTTAAATACTAAGTTTTCCGAACATGAACACGATGGTACATCAAACCCACTTGATGCAGATAGAGAGAAAGTCAGAAAACTTATACAAGACGGTATAGAAGTTGAATTTCCCGGTCTTAATCCACATTCAAAAGAATATCCAGATGAAGAATCTGTAAATGTAGATGATTTAAAAGAGTTTATAGCAAGATGGGCATATTTACATATTCATCATAAATTAACCTTATCAAAAATACATAGTATATTATCTCGTAATGATACCGTAGAACATATCATGCACGATTTATTCTCAACAGCTGGTATATAAAATGGAAAAGGAATTTGATAAAAACTATCATTTTAAAATTGTTCTAAAAACACTAATCGAACATTTCAATGAAATGGTAGAGGATGATAACGGATTTGAAAGGTTTTATGTAGATCCGGAGTTTATTAAAATGCGTTATGTCAATGACCATATTGATCAAAACGATAGAAAATTAATCGATTCAATAAAAGACCCAAAAGAAAAAAATAAGCTCATCAAAGATTATGTAAAAGCAAAGTATTTCGGTAGATACATATCACACCTTCATAATGTAAAAATAAGAATAACCCAATCAGGACATTTACAGATTCATACAGAAAATGATATCGGAGTTATACATATTGGTAACAAACTTGCATTTGATCATTTACCGGTAATAATAGATTCTTTTACAGGCGGTGGAACACTTGATGTTTCCAGTAATGAATTAAAATCACTTGTCAATTTACCCAAAGAAGTAATGGGCAACTTTGATTGTTCCCATAATGAACTAACAACACTAGAAGGTGGCCCTACTATAGTAGCGGGTGATTATAATTGTGCAGATAACCCATTACAAAACTTAAATGGTGTACCGCAAAAAATAAATGGTAAATTCACTTGCAGTTTAGACCCTGAAGCAATAGGTTGGGACCAAATACCAATGGCAAAAGAATATCATCTTGCAACATCCAGCGGTAAAATATATTCAAACGATGATATTAAAAAAAATATAGGTCGTGCAAAAAGAACAAATTCAATCAAGGCAAGTGCGGAATCCGGTACAGACGTAGATAAAGACTTTGCAAGTACATTTGCAGATTACATGAGTAAGGTAACCTAAAAGTCTTCCTTTGACAAAACAACAGTACTATAAGGAAAACAACATCCTGCTCCAACCGTATAATACCATCTTCCACCATAATTGGGCTTATAATACTTAATATCCCTGCAAGTACAACCGGACAACATTACCAAACAGACAAAAAATTTTTTCATATATCCATTATAGGATATTTCAAAAACCTAACAGTATCAAGATAAATATATTATAACATGAAAAACAAAGATCAAATTATATTAGAACATTTATATAGTGAAATGTTAGATTCCCATGACGAGTTAGATTCCCATGATGAAAAAGATTTTTTAGCTGATAAACATAATTTATTACAAAAATTAAGAGAATATTTTGCTATAATGAAAAATGAACATATAGAAAAAAATATAAAATTTATAGAAGATCTTGGTGAACTTTGTTGCAAAAATAATCCAGATGACCCTGCGGGTAAAGAAATAAAATCATTAGTACGTAGCATGAAAGCAATGTATAAACTTAAAAACGATTATCATCAATAAGATATAATCACATTACGAATATCTTCCCAATTGCACTTGCTATCAGATCTTCTATGGCATAACGTATGGAAGACTCGTAATCTTCTATAAGCTGTTGAATATCATCACTTTCATCCGTAGAACGTCTTTTATATGGACCCTGCGGATGACCCCATGCATATCGAAGTGCCAACATATTGGGTAAATCACGGTTAAACCTTACAGTTCCTGTTATTATATACTGGGCAATAACTTCATTGGTAAACTCCGCATCGTTTCTTAAATTCTTATCCCTTGCAGATTTAAATGTGCCAAGAGCATGGGCAACCTCAAGTTTTATCTTATCCTTGCGCCTATCATATTGCCCATAATTTTGCTTTACATTGGAACCGTAAATCTTATCCGCTATCTTTGATATAAGTTGTTGAACATTGCCTTCCACCAATTTATACGGTGTCATGGAATTATATTTCATATAATCCTTTGATTTTCTCAAGGCATGACCAAATCTATGAGCCAAAGTCCATGCAGTAGCAGGAACCTTTTCGCTTCCTTTGTTATTAGTATAAATTATGGTTATATTATCAGGATTAAAGTCAATATCTAATTTAAGATTATCCTTTACCCATTGTTCCGATACCTCCCCAACTTCTGTATGTTTCCATCCTTCCTTCGTAGAAACCAAATACATATCAACATCTTCCGGTAATTTACTCCAAAGATTCTTAATCTTTTCCACACCGGAAGGAGAAGTCACAATACCTCTACTAGCCTTGTCCCAACCCCTTGGTTTATCCTTTGGTTCCCATTCTCCTATTCTCTCAAATGTATTTATAGGAGCCTCTTTTATTAATTTATAGGTTTCTCCCAATAAAAACTGATCTTTATCTCGCATTAATATATTTATACATTGACAATAATATATTACATGATAATATAAGCAAAACTATGAACGAAGAAATCTGGAAAGACATATCAGGATATGAAGAAAAATATCAAGTATCCTCTCAAGGCAGAGTAAGAAGCTATAAGAAGTTTTCAAATTCCTATAAAATATTAAAGCCATATTATGTTAATGGATACCCCAAAATTATCCTAAGTCTCAATAATACCGTTAAGAAATACAGAATACACAGGCTAATAGCAGAGGCATTTATTCCAAATCCTCACAATAAACCCTGTGTAAACCATATAAACGGTATCAAAGACGATAACAGAATGGAAAACCTAGAATGGGTAACATATTCTGAAAATATGAAACACGCCTTTAAAACCGGCCTTTTTATTCCCAAAACAGGCATAGAAAACAAAAAGTCCAAAAGATTATTAGTCTTTAAAGACGGAAACCACATAGCCACCCTTTATGGCTTAAAAGAACAAAAGGAATTCGGACTAAATGCCTGTAACATTTACCAATGTCTTAAAGGTATTATAAAGCAACATAAGGGATATACTTTTAAGAGATAGGTATACGCCCCCTTATATAGAAGGTATACCCCATACCCCACCCCTATATAGGGGGGCACTGCCCCCAAACAAACTTTGTTTTACAAATCGCCTAATAGCAAATTTTTGCAGATGGGGTCTGTTTTTACACTTTGTTTTACAAATCACTCGATTTTTTTCCGACCCTGTGCAAAAAAAAACCCGATCCATTTCTGGATCGGGTCTTGTGTGAGGTGCTTCTGGCTTATGCCTTTGCCTTGGCCTTGGGCTTGGAAGCCTTGGGCTTCTCGGCAGGTGCAGGGGTGGCCTTGCTCTGGACATACTGACGGAGGACATGGACGATGAGCTTGGACAGGGTGACATCGAACATCTCGCCTTTGGCGATCTCTTCGAGGCTGGCCTTGAGTTCGTCCTCGCAACGGAAGGTGACCATTGAGGACTTCTGCTTGATTGTGGCTGACATGGGCGTTTGTGTTTTTGGGTTACGGCAAGCGTGACCGGCGTTGTGCTGGTGCGTTCCGATTGCCATATTGAAAGACTAGTCTCGTGCCTTTCGTTGGTCAACGACTATTTTCGTTGCCCTTCACTTTTTTTCTAGGGTGCAAAGTCGGTGTGTGAAACGGGGTTGTATTTTTACAGGGTGTGGCATTACCGCAGAGGTTGGTTTTCAGGAACGATTTGTAAAACAAAGAATGTTCAAACTTTGTTTTACAAATCGAAACCGGGCGGAGGGTCTGTGTTTCCCGGTTTCCCGGTTTGAGTCTTGACATCGAAGCAAAAGAAAATCCCCATCACCTTTCGATGATGGGGATTACCCGTTTGCCTTTTCTCTTCTGCCTATTCCTTCTCGTTCATCTCTCTCTGCATGAAGTTTAGAATATCCTCCATCCGGTCGGCGGCTTGGTTAGGGCAGTTCCGAACAAGGAAGCGACGGACTCGGCTGGCTACTTGATTGCCTCGGCCCATGATATTCTCTGACTTGAATTTCTTTTTGGGCTTGCCTTCGATGATGATCTCTAGGTCGGCTTGGTCAGGGCAACCTATGCCTTTCCACAGGGTGAGACTGACTGACCATTGACCGGAGCAAAGGGCACGAACGGAGGATTGGGTGTATCGGTTCATAGGTAGGAACGGAGGATGTTGGCGATGATCTTTGTGTGCTGTGCCCTGCCGTGGGCTTTCATGTAGCTTTCGGTGTAGATGCCGATATCGGCTTTGTTAAGGTCGGAGAGTTTGATTGTGACTTCGTCCCTGTAGGCTGAAAGGGCTTTTATTAAAACGATGATGTCGTTTCGGGTTAGAGGAACATGGGACTTCATAGCGTGTAGTATTTCGGGGAGCGGTCTTCCAGCATTCCTACTAGGAGGAGTGCTTTCTGTGCGGTGGCGACACGCTTGTTGCCAAGCTGGACGCTACCATCGGCGTATGCTGTGACATCCATCCTGTATCCCTTCTTGAGAAGGAGATTCCAAATGGCTTCTAGGTTTTGTTTTTGGCTCATGGGATCTGCTGGTTGAAGCATTGGGATAAAAATATCACCGGCAAATCGTGGGTCAATACTTTTTTCTGATTTTTTTTGGGCCTCGCCGGTCGTCGATTTGTAAAACAAAGTTTGGTGGTTGGTTGTACTACATCGTTGGTTCGCCGGTCGAAGATGGGCTTTCGCCGGTCGTCGATTTGTAAAACAAAGTTTTGTTCAATTTTGTTTTACAAATCGGTGCGGGTTAGACCGGCGTGTAATACCTTGCCTTGCGTGTAGTACAAAAAAATACAATACAATACAATACCTTATCTGATATTGTATTGTATTGTATGGAGTCGTACTCTTTGTATTACTAGTGCTTACGATAGCTTATGGAGTAGATTTCGGGATTCCAACAAGCTCGGCAATCTTTGCACTCATTGTTCTGTTGTGGGGCAGGGCAGGTGAATGATGACTTGGACACACCGCTTGTGGGCAATCCTAGCCTTTCGGCTATGGCATCGGGTGCAGGGCCGTCAATCATGAGGGCAGAGAGACGGATCGTCAGGTTCTTTGGCTTCTCATAGGTTGCCATGTATTGTTCAACCATTGCATATTCCCTAGTCGGAAGCCAAAAGGTGATGTGGGGCAGATTCTTTGCAATCTCGGCAATCTTTGCAAGGTGATCGACACTCTGGATGTCTCCACTATCATGCCAGCGAAAGAATCCGCTTTTCTCCTTTCGGTTGATAAGCCATGTGAGAACGGATGTCCACCTATCACTCTGTAGTGATGCGAAACGCTGTTGCATTGCGTCACGGGTCGTCTTAAAAACATAGCGTCCCTTCATTGCATAGCAAACGGAACACACAGAGCCTTTGATGTTTCTCATCTTTTGCCCTATCTTGCAATAGACGGCAGGGATGGAATATCCGTGGCATGGCATCTTTGACGGATTGGACAAAGAGCCAACGATTGATTTTGCGATTTTGATTGTGAGTTTGGGTGTGGTAGTCATGGGACTTGAAGCATCGGATAGATCAAAAGGGATTGCAAGAACTATTTTCAACTTTTTTTTCGGTTGACTTTTCTTCGATTCGAGCATCGATTTGTAAAACAAAGAATGTTCAAACTTTGTTTTACAAATCGTTCCTGATTATCTCGATGGTTTCAAACTTTGTTTTACAAATCGTCCCTGATTTTCTCGATGGTGGTGTTTCGTTGTTGGGTATGAAAACAAAAAACCCACCACCTTTCGGTGATGGGTCTTTGTCGGGGGGATTGGGGGAGTCTATGATCTCAAGTATGCGATATCTTTGGCATGATACAGGGTCAGGGCATCTTCTTCTGTCAATCCGATAAACTCATAGGGATCGAAAAAGATTTCATCGGGATAGTATGTGAAGAGAACTTTGATAGATCCATCCTCAAAGGTCGCAATGACTTGGGGCATGGGATCAAAGGGATTCTCTGGCATCTTGGTGATCTTGCACTCAACGATTTTCATGGTATTTGATTTGTTGGGGATGCCTCCTGTCACTCACTCAAGTGACAGGAGGACTTTCCCATTGCCTTTCTCTACTACCTACTCAAATGATTTCGATGTGGTCGCCTTTGGCAACGATGCCAGCGATGTGGGATGGGTCAAGTTTGAACTGGGCAAACTTGCTTCTCTTGAAGTTGCAAGCCTTTTCAATGTCCTTCTTGGCAAGGGTCAGGGGGCGAGAGTTGACAGGTGCTTTCGTAACCTTTGCGGGTTCGATGGTCTGCTTGTCGTGGACATATCCGTAGATGTAGATTTCGCCAGTTTCGGTATGCTGTTTGATGCCCTTGCCGATATTTTCAAAAGTCTCCTTCTGCGTGTAGGAGGAAGAGACTCCTTCTGTCAGGGTTTCGTTAAGGCTTTGGAGCATTTCGTCCTTGGCTTGAATCTCTAGGTCATTCTTGGGGACATACGCCTCTAGGGTCTTCTTGTCATCGGCAACGGCAGAACGATAGTCAATGCCGAAGTTGATGACATACTTGGAAGTCTCCTGCGTTCCCTTGGTCGTGTAGAGGAAGGAAACAAAGGTGCAACCATTCTCGGTCGCCTCACGGAGTTGATCGACTGCCTTGATCTTGATGTTTTGCATAGTAGGATTTGGTTTGGTTTTGGGTTGATGTCTTATCGACAAGGAAGAGATTACCACAACCACGCCACAGGTCAATGGGTTTTTTTCATTTTTTTTCTACTCTGAAAACCGAGCCACCGGCGTTCTTACGGTGACGATTTGTAAAACAAAGTTTGAACATTCTTTGTTTTACAAATCATGCCCGTGCAAATAATAAAAAATTCGCTTGACATCCAGAAAATGAAAAACCCCACCACCCTTTCGGATGATGGGGTTTTCCCAGTTTCCCTTTCTTCTACCTTACACAAATGCTAGTCCAAGGGTCTTCATCTTGAAGCTCTCAATCTCGTCCCTAATCGCCATCCTCTGACGGAACAGGGCCATCTCTTCTTTTTGGAGAGCTTCCAGCTTGGCTTTCTTTTCAGCCTCAAACTCTGCCACCTTCTCCAGCTTCTTGAAGCGGTCAAAGAGGTTACGGCACTTCTGGATTGCCTTCACCTTTTCGGAATCGGTGACAAGGTTGGGATAATCGCCAGAAATTTGACGACCAGCAAGGATATGCTCGACAGCACTCTCCATGTTCTCAAAATAGCACTTGCCCACTCCGTAGACATCGGACTCCGTTGTGAACTTTCCAGTTCGTATGAAGGTGTGATAATTGCTCCTACGATAGATCAACTCCCATCCTTTTGCTTCGATCTCGACAGGGCATACTCGCAGTTCGGTGATCCAGTTAAAAATCTGGACTCCGTATGACTTGAACTTCGGCGGTGTTTTCATTGTGTGTGTGTGTTGGTGTTTGGGTTTTGGGTTGGTTCTCACTTCTGCATAGTGTCGCAGTAGACTTGAAAGGACAGGTTGCCCTTCAAGTAACCACTTATGGCTACGCATTGGTGAATCGGATAGCCAAGATCCTCGGCTAGAGTCATGAGTTTCCAGTATGAAAACTTTTTGGCAAGCCTTTTCGCATCGGTCAGGTTGCCGTTCATGAGATTTTCGATAGCGTTCATTGTATGATAGATAGTGTGGGTTGGGTGTGCGGGTATGAAGCTATCAACAAAAATCGGGTATGCAAGAACTTTTTTCAACTTTTTTTGGGCCTCCGAATTCCCCGATTTGTAAAACAAAGTTTTGTCCTACAATATCTTATCCTACAATGTTTTCATGCCTTCGCCCGGTGACGATTTGTAAAACAAAGTTTGGTTTAATATTGTTTTACAAATCGACTACCGTTGAGCCGTGCGTATTACCTTGCAATACTTACAATGCAATATAAGACAATACATTACAATACCTTCACTTATAAGACAATACAATATAACGAATTGTATCGTAATATCCTACAACTTTTTACTTTACAATTCCTTTGAAATCTACTTGGGAATCATTTCTTTCAATTCCTTTGAAAGATTCCCCTACAATCATTCCCCAATACCTTCCCAATATCCCTGTATCTGTATTGGTAATACCCTTGGGCAATATCCCTTTGGCCCTTCGGGGCCAATATGTATTGCCAATTCCCTTGCCCAAACCTTTGTCCCTACTATTGCCTCGTGCCTATCAATACATTCCCAATTTATTTCCAATATCTTCCCAATACTATTTCCAATACATTGTCAATACATTTATTTCTTTATATTTTATTGTATTGCCTTGACTTTTGTCTTCCTTATGATCCTTGTATCGTTATGTCTTTTCGTATCGTCATGCACACAATCCCCCCAATCTTGTTGTGAGGTAGCACCCTGTTGCAATTTTACACGGTGTTGCATTAAAACAGAGTTTGCCATTGTCAATACATTGTATTTTTATAGGTAAAACATTGCCCTATAATACCATACCTTGTATTCGCTATGATCTTGGTAGCACATTTTAATACATTGTCAATACTTTTCTTACAAAAAATTACATTGTAAAGTGAGTGTAATAAGAATATCTTACCAATGTTTGTTACAATGTTTGCCACAATGTAATAAGAATATCTTCCCAATGTTTGTTACAATGTAATAAGAATCTCTTCCCAATGTTTGCCACAATGTAATAAGAATATCTTACCAATGTTTGCCTCAATCTCTTCTCAATGTTTGCCACAATGTAGCAAGAATCTATTTCCAATTAAATCTTATGTAGTCTTTTATTGTATTGCTATTTCCTACTCTGTAAATATATTTGATACGCTTCAAGGGTTTGTTGAATCCCATGTCATAGATGGTTCCGTTGACTACTGCAAAGGCATGATCTCTGGTTACTGCTATGTATCTTCCCCTGTAATAGTCCATGAGCATTGCCCTTATTGTGAGTCCTTTCTTTGGGAGTATGTATTGGATCTGGTATCCTTCTGTCTTTATTAGGGTTTCCACTATCTTGTGTGTCCAGAATCCTTCGTTGTCTTTCCTTCCTGCTTGCCTTGCATAATCATGTGCTTTCTTGTATGGTAGTCTTAATGCTACTGCTATTGCCATGACTGTGCAGTTGTTGGTGTCTATGATCCTGTCCTTTGATGCTCCTCCGTCTGTTATTATCGTTTTGGCCTTTATGAAACTTTCGTGTGCTTTCAAGAGAAGAGTTCCTTTATGGTTAGAATTAAGCATCCTACATAGTATTGTAGTAGTGGTTGTTCTCTTACAATGCAGAACCATTCACCGTTTGGAGCCTTGTTCATTATCATTCCGTTCTTGAAGCGTAGGTAGATTTCTGATTCCTCGTTACAGGTTGGGCAGATTCCTTTCCTTATGACATTGACTCCTTTATTGCCATAGGTTGCATTGACTTCTAGGTTTGTGGGTATTGGTAGTCCTTGGTTTTCGCAGTTATCGTTTATGCAGGATATGGGTTCCTCTTCAAAGTCTTTTCTCATTTCGTCTTCATCGTATGTAGTCTCATGTTGTGATATATCATACAATTCGTGCATCCTTTCCTCTGTTAATACCCTGTAATGGGTTGTAAAAAATACTCTTAATGCGGTAAATGGATCTATTCTCATGGTGTATAACCTGTTATTTTGTTGTAATTCCTTATTTTACTCTGTTAGCCTATAATTTTTCTTGTATTTTTATAGTATTTTTTCTCCATTTTGCCCCACTTTGGCCCACTTTTTGAAACTTTTTCTTATATTTTTGGGCATTTTTATCAGGGATATTGATGAATAATCTTGTCATTCATCATCTGTAATATGGAATACTTTGTAAGTTTTTTCCTACCTGCATTTCTTTGTTGCTGGTATTGTTGGTCGAGTGCTTCCCTTGCTTCTTCCAGAGTATCGAAATAGTAGAGTTGTGTATCCTCATCGACCTTGTTGCCGAAATAGGTATTTGTCCATTTTCCTCTGCTCCACCATTGGATATGATACAATGTTTTCATACCAGTTCTGGATGATCTTTCTTGGTCTTGGTATAGTCTGACCACACTTGTAGGTCAAGTTTGGCGGGTGTCATGCCTCTGTTTTCTGCTTCCATCAGGAACCATCTTTCGATTTCGGGGTAGCGTTTCTTGCTTGGGGTTGCCTTTGGGACATCGTATCCAAGGAACTTCATCCACTTCAAAATATGGGTATCAAGGACTGCTACCTTGGTGTTGGGTCTGGAATGAAGGACAAAGAATCTTGCTGTCTTGCTTCCTATTCCAGAGATGCTTTCCAGTTCTTCTATGGTAACAGTCTTGAGTCTTCCCTTGAACTGAAGGATCTCCTTGAAGGCATGACCGATCCTCTTATATTGTCCTAACTTGAACTCTCTCATGTGGATCTCTAGCCAATTATTCTTGATGAGAAATTCAAGATGATCGAAAGGCTTGCCTATCTGTTCCCACATACAACGCTTGAGAAACTCGTCGAGCTTCTTTGCCTGTTGCTCTGCTCCCTTTCCTGCCACAAGGATAGCGAACATTAGGAACTCTTCCAACTCCTCCTCTGTCCTGTTGAAGTTGGTGATGGTCTTTGGGGTTATCATTGTATTACTTCTTAATTCCTTGTTTCTTGTTGTTCTTTAAGTTCTTGCCACAAGGATTGTATGATCCTGTTGGCAGTAACAAGCATCTCTTGGGCATCCTGCTGTGCCTCTGGATATTTGTCAATTAGGGTTCTGTATGCGTTTTGTAGTGCAGGAGTATTCATTAGAAGAGATGGATGAAGTAGTTGATAGTGGTAGCGATTAGCATGATGACACAAACCAGCATCATAAATGCAAGGAAGGCAATCAAGGGTAAAAGTGCTTCAGCTTCGATTTCAATTTTCATTGTAGGATATTTTTATACATAGTCGATTTGACAACCAGTAGCTTCCCATTCGATGTTGTTGGTGTCAAACCAATTTTTGATGTCTCTCTGGATTTGTAGCTTGCGTTTGTCCTTCAGTTTGCCTTCTGTCCATTCTCTCATACCGTCTGCATTAAAGACTCTCCACGATACTTGGTTTTCACCTATTGCCTTACGATATTTAACTTCGCACCACATGGGTTTATCCTCATAGGTGAACTCATGTGTCGTGTCAATGAACTCATATCCATTGCCGATACATCTGTGATCGGTCTTTTTGGCAATTAGCCTTAATTCATTCATGGTAAGGGTAGGTTTTCGCAGTCTATCTTGATAATACGATATTTTACATTGGAATACGATGCTTTCATCTGTTTGCTGATATTTGCCAGATCGTTATGTCTTTGTATTGCATTCTTGTATTCCTCTATAATGTTCTTGTAGTCACCAGAGTCCATGATGTTCTTCCAATCCCTCATCCTCGGTGTCTTAAATTGAAGGACATAGAAGTGCGAGTCTCCGTTCTGGTTGGAGTGCCATTCGTATATTCCGTTTGTAACGATCATTGGTTTTCGTCCTCTGGATGGTTGTCCCTGCAATACTCTGCAATACCGGCATCGTATCCCATCTTGTATTGTGCATAGTTATACACATCCATTTCGTTACTCCAAGGATTGTCTTCTACTCCTTGCTCATACGCATCGACGAATCCCCTGCAATAACCGATATTTCTCGGATTAGGTTGTAATGTCATTGTAAGTCCTTATTGTCCTTGATCTTACGCACAACTGGTTGAAGGTTGTGCATGATTGTCTGAAGGTGTTCGCTAGTCTCTTCGATGGATTCGGTTAGTTCCTCGTCCTCTGGATTGGTTGATCCTTTGCATTGCCACAGGATACTCTCCGCATCCTTGATGGCATTATACATTGACCAGAATGTGTGTTCGGTGATGGTGACTTTGGGTTCCATGTTGCCGATTATGGTTTAGGGTTTGCTTGGAGTCAATAGGTTTTTACCACCAAGAGTCATAATACACTTTCCTACCTTGACTGATCTCATACATTGCAGTTGCAATGAAGTGAAGATCCTGCTTTTGGGATTCTTCGTCAGGAGGATTGTTGCCAAAGAAAAACCCTGTGGTCTTTGGTAAGTCATTGGTTAATATAGCTTTCTGAAGATTTGCAAGATCCTCCATTGTAAGAAGGAGTGGGATACAGTTAAACGACTGCTCCTTGCCTCCCTTCTGACGATAGAGTTTCTCCATCCAACCATGTAGGTCATGGTGTTTCCTCCAATACTGGATCTCTTTACGATCTGCTCCCTTGCGGATCTTGAACTTCGATAGCCCATCCTTCTTGGCTACCGAATAAGTATACATATCGAGTCCCATATTATTATTCCTTGATGCCGTTGTCTTTCAATGTCTGTGCAAACTGCTCTTCTGATGCCTTCTTGCACTCGGAATAGTCCTTGAAAGGAGAACGAGCATAGGAACTTGTGTCCTCCCAATGGAACGATACTCTTGCCCAATTATCTGCCTCGAAAAAAGCCGCACGATGCACAACACACTCATGTTGCCATACAAGGCAGGTTATCGTATTGGTTAAGACAACTACCAGCAATGCCAGTAGCGTTATTACAATGTTGTTTTTGGTTTGGTCTGTCATTGTTTTGCTTGGTTTTGGCTTATCCATAAATTACTTCTCCAAAGAGACAACATTGTAAGTAGACATCTGATGTCTCGGCATCGTCGTTTTCATTAAGGAAGTTTGCCATGTGGTATGGGTAATCGCTTGCCATAACCTGTAATCCCTTTGCCATACTCTCTAGGTTCAGAGTATAGGTCTTGCCCTTCTCATAGTTTGGAACGCTAATGATTAAAGCCCCACCTTTGTTTGTAGGATAAGATAGATGACGAAACTCCCTGTCATCCTTCTCGGTATTGTCAAAGTTTTCGGGCTTTACAAACTCGTCGATCTGATACCAGTAGTTCGATCCTCCTTCAAATGCTCCACACAGGAGATCGGACAGTCTATTGATTGTCACATCCTGCCTGTATCCTATCGTTGCCGGTTTCATTGTCTTGGTCATTTTGGGTGTTGGTGTTGGTTGGAAAATTGTTCCCTGCTCCTCCGTCGAGGACTATCTTCGCTAAAAGATTCGGCGTTGCAATCGCACAGGGATTATTCGTAGACAGATTCCCCTGTCTACACGGGAGTTGCTCTCTGCCTTTTGCTCCGACTTGAGACGGATTGGAAGCATCTTTTCTTCCAAGTAGCATTTCAACTATTGAGGATCTTATAGATTTTTGTGGTCAGGTCAATACTTTTTTTATGGTATGTCATCGTCATCGTTTGCCCAATGAACCAGAAGGATTATCACTATCCAGAGAATGAGCAGGATGTCAAGGATGATCGTCATTTCACATGGAGGACATATTGCCCTCTAATGTAGATCGTATTGCCATGAATTGCACAATCATTCAGGTCATCCATGAAGACCGTGCAGTATTTTCCACTTACAATGATGTCATCGTCATCTTCGATCTCCTTGTTGATGAAGTCGATGTTGAGGTTGTATGAGTCAGAGGCATGGAATCCCTCGACCTTTTTTGCATTTTTCAGCAAGTCTAGTGCTATTAGTGCGTTTTTTGTCATAGTGTTACATTCTCCCACATTGAAATTAAAGGTTCGTCATTGTTAGAAATAAAATCGTTAATCATCTGAATTACCCGTCTCTTCTGCTTGTCCTTGGTTTCCACGCTAAAAGTCTGCGTGTTGCATCCCTTGAAATACAAGTGTTCCCTGCTATTGGTGTCTTTGTATTTCCTCTTGGAGATGATAACGGATCTGAACCTGTTATACATATTTGCATCTCCGTTGAAATCTTGGAGATCAAACACAATCTTCCACTCGGTGTAGATACACTCCCACTCGGTTCCGATTGCGGCTCGACTAATTTTTTTGTCAAGAATTTTCACTATTTTGTTAGCTTAATTTGTAAGTATTGTTGTATGAAAATTTGTGCTATATGTCAATCCCAAATTCCATCATGGGTTGTAATTGATGGTAAAAGAAAAAACCTTCAACGGAGAAAGTATTGTTTAACTTGTTCACCTTTTGGCTTACATAATACTGCAAAGTTAAATGTTCCATTGGAGATTAGAGGTAGGGGCAGGATAAGAAAAAAGGGTGACACATATAAATATCAAAAGGAAAGAGGATTGAAAAGAAAAACCAAACTTGTAAAATTATATGGTGGATGTTGTAAAATATGTGGTTACAAAAAGAATCTCGGTGTATTACAATTTCATCATAGAGATCCTAAAGAAAAGATAAGTCAATTAGATGTTCGTATAATAACAAATAGGACATGGCAATTTTGCCTTGATGAAGCAAAGAAGTGTGATTTGCTTTGTGCTAATTGTCATGCGGAGCATCATTATCCAGAATTAAGTAAGTGGGCCGGGTCGGAGTCGAACCGACAGTCTTGACCGTTATGAGCAGTATGTTTTAACCCTTAAACTACCAGCCCTTACTTAAATTTGTTAGTTGATGTTAGACTTTGTTAAGCCTTTTCGATACCCTCCAACAAGGTAAAGGTCTTGAGGTGTTTGACGGCATCACCCATTGCAGAGTCGAGAGTGATGAACATTCCCTGCTCTTGCGTGTTGCCATCCTCATCGTCGTAACGATAAGCGTATCCTGCCTCTTTGTAATAAACCAGTTGGAGTGTTGGTATGTGTTTCATTGTATGTTAGATAATGGTTGATTCCATGTCGATATTGGTATGGATCATAAGTTCCTCAATATCGTCAATGAATGAGTCCCTTGCCTCGACCCAATTTTCAATGTCTTGCTCTGTTGCACCTTCCTTGTTCTTCTGAACAAAGGCGAGGAGCATATCGTTAAGAGAGTCTTTAAGACCGTTCTTGATTTCGTCTATCATTTGTGCGGATGCTGTTTTCATGTTGGAATATAATTCTAGCCGATCTTTGCAGGAATGTCAATAGGCAATTCACAATAATTTTCGTGTTGCCAATTATGCAATGCCCTACCAAGTGCGATCCTGTTGCCAAGTTTGCGATTCGGATGATCCTTGTCGTGGCAGACTGCAATGCCCTTTGAGGTATTACCTACCCTGTCTGTCAAGAAGATTTCGGTGTGGTATTGCGAGTTGTGACAAACGAATACTTTCCAACCTTGTTTGCGGAGTTGTTCGATTGTCAGATGTTTGATGTCTGGTTTGTTGTGCATTGTATTATCTCTCCTTGCTTAACAATTCGTTCTTGATGTCCTGCTGAAGTTCCTCCAAGTCCTTTAAGATTTCAGATGCCTCATCTAGTAATTCCTTGATCGACTCGTCCTCGACATCGAACTCGTCAAGGACGGCATCGAGATCGGAGAGGAGTGTTCCTTCTGCGACTCCACACCATTCGAGGAGTTGTCTGGTTGTTGTTTTTTCTGTTGGGGTTTGCATAATTTGTAAATCGGTCTATGTGGTATGAATGTTCTCATTGAAGGACAAGTTCATTCTCTGTCATATAAGCGAATTGATCCTGTGGGTGTGCCTTGAAGGTTCCGATTGTTCCGACTTCTTCTGACACAAAGAACCAGATGCCTTCGATCAGAACAGCAGGACGACCCATCTTCATTTTGACTTGTGTATGTGCTTGTATCATATATCAATCCTCCTCTTCCTCGTTATCTTCCATCATTTGATAGTAGTTGTCAAGATCCAAGTCGTAGTAAAGATCACTACCCTCTGGAATCTCATCCATGTCCTCATAGCAGTTGTCTTGCTCACCATCGGGGCCGACGATGTATTCACCTGCAAACATATATCCTTCATCGAAATATGTCATGCGAAGTGTTTCGCCGGTCAACTTTGCAAGCTCTCGTATGACTGCAATCGGTGGACTCCATGCCGTCTGGAAACTTATGTCACCAAAGTCCTCGACATTGTTGATGCTATCGTCCTCCAATGTCCAACAACTGTATGCGTTCCACTTGGTGTCCCATTTGTCAACACTCCAATCATACCAGTTCTTGTAACCATAGTCCTTCAAGTTCTGCTCTTGTAAGAGGTCGTGTTCCTTCTGCCTTGCGTCTATCTCCTCCTTGGTTTTCGGTTCGGTGATCTTCTCTATCGTAGATTCTAGGGTAGTCTTGTAGATTCCCTCTGGCATAGGGATTATCTTGTTGAAGTCAATACTCTTGCCATCATCTGTAAGATAAGGCTTGATGACTTCTCCGATATTCTTTCCGCTAGTGCAGGAAAGACTGTTTGTGCAATGATTAGGCATTGTATTATGTTGTTTGTTTTGGTGTTGGGGTTAATCTCTTACCAGAAACAGATGTCCTTGGTCAAGCACATCATTGGTTTCTTCCTCGGAAAATTCCGTTCTGGTTATGGGGTAGTATTCCTCATCCTCGGCATCGTAGATCGTGATGGTATCCTCCAACCGATCCTTGGGCATGGAGTAAAGAATGTTGAGTAATTCAGCGTATGTCATTTGTCAAATGGTGTGGAGTAAGACCAAGAAGGTTCTGCTTTTACCTTGAAGAACATTCCGATCAACGGAAGGTTCGGGTGAGTTTGGAGTTTGACCCTGTAATCGGCATAAGCCCACAGGAATGATGCAACGAATCCCATCGCTAGGATGATGTTGACTCTGGTTGTGTATCTTCTGGATCTGATTATTGTTCTTGCTGATTTCATAGTGGGCCGAATTTATTGTAGTAACAAATGATTACAAAGAGTAACAGGAAAGTGAGTAAGGTCATGTGGTTGTAATACGATATTGATTCTTCAATCCTGCCATTGTATCCCAAAGGGTGAAGGTGTCAATCCTATTCTGTGCTTCTTTTTGGGAATCGGACTGAACATTGTTGATGCTCACCCACTTCTTCAACGATGTGTTAAAGTATTCGACAATGTATTTCATTCGATTTCGTAAATGTGAGTGCTGGTCGTTGTCTGCTTGATGCGATAGAAGTTGGAGATGTGAACTCCTGCTTCGTTGTCTGGATCGTTGCGATAGAGGTGTCTTGCTCCTTCTTCTGCATCCTCTCTGTTCTCATAAGTCAGGGAATATCTGTCAGACCACTTCCTACGATTATAGACTTCGATAGTGAAGACGGTTTGTGTCTCGGTGTTAGTCATGGTAAATGTGTGCCGTGATCTCGTTGGCTTGCGTGTCGAATGTGATCCTAGTAGCAAACCCTCTCATAATGCAATGAGGTTGTTTCTTCTGTGCATGACTCTCAATATAGGGAACCTTGATCTTGACATGGTTGACCATGTGGCAAGCACCTTCCCAATGCACGGTCATGACATTACGACCCTGCTTCCTTGCCTCTGCCTTGTTGTAGTGGTAGAAGAATCTCTTGGGTTTGACTGCAATGATATTGTTTTTCATTGTATTATTCCTCGTAGGGGATGTCACTTGCAATTTCATACACATTCCACAGGTCTTTGTTGAGAGTGTGAGAATACTCAAGCGGTTCGTCGGGTGTGCCAGTAGTGGCATACTTGTTCTCGGCAATTTCGATTGCCTCTTCGGGACTCTCTGCCTCGACATACATCGTGGCATAATGAACTTCAGGGATGCTTACGCTATATTTCATTTTGCTTTGGTTGGTTTGGTTATGGAGACTTTAGCTTTGCAGAGATCCTTGCTCTGGTCAATCGTTTTTTTCTCTTTTGCGATTCTTTTTTTTCTACGAGTGATAGCCTTGGAAACTTCCTTTATGATGTCGGGTTTGAGATAACTGTCATTGCTTGTATCAATATGTGTGTCAAGAGGATTGCCACTCATTGTAGTATAATCGGTTACATAGATTTTGGCCTTGTCATGCTTCATGATATAGACCTCCCTTATGATAATGTCCTTCGTGTATTGCAGGATTCTCATACCCTGATCGTATCATCATCGTGTATGGATGCAACAACTTTTTTTGAAAACATTGTAATACGCCTCCGTTGCCGGGTGACGATTTGTAAAACAAAGTTTTAATATTCTTTGTTTTACAAATATCGCAGCGGGAAGGTTCGGTGGTCGGATCTGAAAACGAAAAACCCCACCACCCTTTCGGATGATGGGGTTTCCCATGAACAGGATCTTACTTCATGTAAGACCCTTACCAACAAAGTTGGTGGGATCGTCGGGACTCGAACCCGAAACCAATTCGTTAAAAGCGAACTGCTCTACCGATTGAGCTACGATCCCTAAAGTCATTTTTGTTTCGTTGATTGTTGGTGCATCCAGTAGGAATCGAACCTACATATAGGCTTTAGAAGAGCCTTGTCCTATCCGTTGAACGATGGATGCTTTATTAAGGTTGGAAGTGGCGGAGGGAATCGAACCCTCGCTAATCCCACATCTAGGGAAGTTATAGGTATAAACTATATCGTGCTTCCAATTACACTACGCCACCTTGTAAGTTTTAGTCCTCCTTGGTTTGAGTTGCCTTCTTGAAGAAGTTCCTCAAGGCATTAAGGACAGTCGTTGTATCCTGCTTCTTCTTGATGAAGCGACCCTTCTCGTCCCTGACATTGTGATATGCCGTGGGTGTCGGTGTAGGCTTGCTGGTGTTCTGGTTTTCGTGGCAACCACATTGACCTCCGCAACATCCATCGTTGCCCTTATTGCCTACCTCATCTTCCTCGGTGTAGGTGTATCCACACTTCTTGTCGAGGTAGTCGGTCAAGGTTGGTTCCTCATTCGTGGTCTTGCCAGCACATCCTCCTCCGTAGCAACCAGAGTATTCATCGTCGTAGCAGTTATCACAAAGGTCGTCACCATTGCCGTTGTAGTTCTCGTTATTGAGTTCCAACTTGCAGGAACAGCAATTACCAAGTCCTTCATCGTCATCGTCATCCTTGCACAGATAGCAAAGATTATCTCCGTTGCCATCATAGGTTTTTTTGTTCAAGAATCCTCCACAATTATCGCAGGTATCATCGTTGTCATTGTCCTCATACTCTCCACCATCGGAGGAGTAGAGATCAGAGTCGAACCCATTCTCTCCACGATCCAGTTTGCTCCTCCAATCGTCGGTGTATTCAGCAACAACCTCATAGCGACAGGTGCGACCCTTGGTGTTGTTGTAGTCGGCAGGGATCGCCACAACATCCTTGGGATTGATCTTAACAATCATCGTATGACCTCCGCTTGAATCCCTGAAGTGAGGGAGGTATGCAATCGAACAGAAGTGCAGACCATAGGAGCAAGTGCGATCCTTGTCCTCATCGACACGATTGCGAGGCATCTCACAGACCTTGCCAACGGAGTTGTCGAACTTCCCACTATGAATGTCCTTGTAATCTGCCTTGACATTCTTGTAGGCAAGGAAGCAACCATCCTCGGTGATCGGGAGTTCCCCAACCTCAAGGAAGTCGTAGAGTTCATCTACTGCTCTCTTGGAAGGATTCTGCATGAGGTTCTCCAAGAACTTCACAAGAGGCTCAAACGGAAGATCCTGCTGAACAAAGCTAATGATCCTCTTGGTGAGAGTATTATGGAGTTCTTCATCGTTATACACAAGGATGCCGTCCTTAATGGAAATACCATGTGAGAGGTAGGCATTGAGTTGACGAGAGACATCGACATACTCCACGAACTTGTGCCAGAATCCGTTCTTCACGGCATCCAGCAGGATGTGGTAGTTGGGATGGTCGGTGTCAATCGCATAGGACTGACCGTTGACAAATGCGGCGATCTTTCCAGATCCCGTAATTGTGACTGCGTTGTTGGTGGTGTTCATAGCGTTAATGATCTTATCAGGGTTTTGCTCGGTGTCAATACGATTTCTTTGTATTACTTGAGATTTTCTACAAGCAGGAGAACTTCGTCAATCGACCAGTTATAGGTTCCAATCCTTGACAAGAGCAAGGAGATTGCCTTGTTAGACCCTGCATACTTGATCGGTGTGTTGGAACGAAACGAGTGACCCTCAAAGAGCAAATGGTCAATACTCCGATACTTGTAATACTTATCCATGCACTCGTTGACCTTGTTGACAAAGACCTTGAACTCGTTGTCCTTGGCAAGTGACATGAACTTGCTGTGCTTTACAATGTTCTGAATTGTCGATTGGTTGTAGTGATAGCAAGTTGCAAGACCTTCTTTGTCAATGTCGATCTTGATGTTGTCGTTGATCCATTTGATAAAATCAACACAAGTGGCAGGAAGGTTCTTGACATTGTTCTCGGAAACCATGACCACATCCTTTTCGGTAAGTTCCATGAACTGCATGACCCGATACAGGTCACTCTTGTTGGCAATAAACTTTTGCAGACCCTTGATCGGGAAGTTGATGTCGTAGTTTTCCTTGGGTTTGACAAGGTAAAACTTTGGAGTCTGTGCATCGAATACCTCGGCATCCCAACCCTTCTTGTCGAGATCACCAAGATAATAAAGGTTGAACTGACCCTTGACCCTTTGCGTGGTCGTGGTCGTGCGACCCTTGCGTGATGCAGGGATGGGTTTGGGCAGACTGCTCACAGGCAGGAATGATTCCTTGGGGAACCCATTGGCAATCATCTTGTCGTATGCCTTACTTGAGAATACACAAATCTTGGTGTCCTCGTTAGACCTGACATGATGCCTGACACGAGAGATGCCACCCTTGATGTCATCATGGTAATACCATGTGATATTACGACCCATCTGGACATTGTGACTCTCGTTGATCTTGGTTCTGTAATACGAAGGCTTGCTGTATGTAATGCAAGGTATGGGATCGTCGGAAATGTGGTTGACCACATTAGCCTTGATGATCTCCCTGATGAAACCGTATGGATCGGAAATGTCCATGCCCTTCCACATGAGTTTGTCGATCTTCATACCTTGTATGAAAGCGAACTGGTTGTGCAGGGTATAGACCATGTGCAAGGCATCGTAGATGTTTGTCTTCTCGGCAAGCATCTCGGTCAACCTCTTCTTGAAGTCCTCTTGAACCATTGCCAACTTGTCGTTGAGTGCCTTGATGGTTGCAGGACAATATGAGATAGACTCACGACTTGGAGTGAAATCAATCTCACCCATCTTGAAGTGCAGGACAAGGTTTGCTTTGTAAAGCATATCCCGATACTTGCCGTCGAGCTTATAGGAGTTAATGGGATAGTTGACTCCTCCCATGATGGCAAAGCTACCATTCCAATCCTTCTTGCTATCGGCATAGCTTTCCCATCCATCGCCCTTGAACATGGGTGATTCAATGTTCCACTCGATCTTACCTCCCGTGATGGTAGGCTTAACAGAGAAGAAACGAAATGCCTTGAAGGTTGCCGTCTTGAAGTCCTCAAAGTCACTTGCCTTGACAGGGATCTTGATGGCAACTCCGTTCTCCTCGGTCGTGTTCTCGGTAGATACCAGAGCAATGGCAGGAGTGTTGTGTTGGTTGAAGAAGGCATTGTATGTCCTCTTCACACCCTCATGGATACTCGTCACGGTGAAGGCATCGGTGTAGCAGAAAGGAGACTTGCTACCAAGACCAAGGCATCCAACTTGGTCATCGGTGTTGGTCTTTGTGCTTTCAAAGTATGTCGCATAGATATTGTAGATGTTCTCATGCGAGATGCCGGTTCCGTAGTCTTGAATGGTGATCCAAGGCTCAAGTGTATTGGGCAGATGAATGTGGAAGGGACGATCCTTCTTACCAGATGCAACCATGCTATCGCTTGCATTGCATCCCAACTCACGCACGATGGCGAGAGGCTTATCGGAGTAGAGGTCAGAAAGAATCTGAAAAGCCTTGCGGCTTGACTTCATCTTGAACTCGTTCTCCTGTGTCACTTGTCCGATCTGCTCGACTGTGTTGGTGTTCTCTATCAGTTTCATGGGTGTTGGTGTTTATGGGTTGGTGTCGTATTGACAAGGGACAATCTATACGATGGATCACCCGTGTCAAAACTTTTTTCGGTGTCCGAAACTTTTTTTATTTTTCCGTTGACAAGATACTTTGTATGATAGTGGTAGATGTGGTGAGACTCGAACTCACACTTGACGGATTTTAAGTCCGTTGCCTCTGCCGTTGGGCTACACATCCATACTATGTAAAACTTATTTACTCGTTGTCGTCATATTCTCCATCACTCTCGTCTCTCTCAAAACGAGAAGCATAAAGACCTTCATGCCTTCTGGCATACAAGATACTCTCTTGCCATTCCTGTTCATCGAAATCATCCATGACTCTTGTGCATCCGTATCTGTCATCATCTAGGTTGAACGAGTATGTATTCATGTTTATATGGGGATATTATACGAAATTATTGTTCGGTCAAGCACTTTTTGATGTATGCCTTCAAAATAGGAACTGCTCTCATGTGCTTATGGAAGATATATGAGTCTTTACCGTTAGGGTGAAGGACAATGTATTTGTTCTTTCTAATGAGAACACGCAGTCCTGCTCTCTGTGCGTTCTTGATCTCGGCATCGAACTCCTTGCAATGGTGGTTAGGCATAGGTGTAGGTTGGTTAGGTATGGGTTGAGGAACATGAGACTAGCAGAAGCAGGAATCCGATCAAGCAAATTTTTCATGCACAACAATGTTTTTTTTGTTGTTCTTTGTAATACGCCCCCGTCGCCGGGTGACGATTTGTAAAACAAAGTTTTGTTTAATTTTGTATTACAATACAATACATTACAATATTTTATATTATATTGTATTGTTTTATAATGTAATACTTTATATTGTTTTATAATGTATTACCTTAACTAATAAAGAAACTCCCAATGAAACTTGACATTCCATTGGGAGTTTAGTATTATCCTAACTTTACGATGATCTTACTTACTTCTGCGACAAGCGAAGCGACCCTTCTTGTCACGAAGATTGTGGAACTTGGGCATCAGGCGAACCATACTACCATTGGCATCGAATCCCTTGAAGCTATAACGATCAAAGTTGATCGTCTTCTCAAGAACCTGCATCTTAATTACACGAGGAGTATTGCGATTGCAAAGACCATTGGTGATCTTATTGAGGCTATACTTGATCTCGTTCATCGTGTTGTTGTCGGTGGTGTTGTTTTTCATAACTCCACTACTCTAGTCTTTAATGATGCCGGTGTCAAAATAAAATTTCTCCAACAGAGTAAAAAAGTTGTTTTCCGCCCACCCTCATACACACATCAACGCTACACTATGCTGTATTTTAACATAGTGCGTCATTACGGCACACTTTACTCTGGTAGACACTATTGCCCCGCATTTCCTTGACTTTTGGAAACATTTCTGGTAATGTTATATTCATGATTAAGTTGTTAGGTGACAGGATTTCAACAACAAAAGCAACCAATGATGCACAATTAACAACAACCACAAGCAATGTTGTACAATATATTGTATAACAATAACAAACAAATTATAACATATCAATACATTGTAAATACTTAAAATACAACAACATACAATATTGAGCATTGTCAAACATGTAAACTATTTGACTACAATGTTTTACAAAAAAACCTATAAGTTTTTTTGTTTTGAATGAATATAAAAAATAATTATATTTTAGATATAAATATAAGAACTAAAATAAATTATAAAAACAAAAAGTTTTTATTTGTCCCAAATATACATGGATATAAACCATGTGAGAAACATACCTGAAACATTTATGAAAGCAAAAATTAAATCATTCATCCTTAACTTTTTCCTTTTCGGCTACTTCTTTTAACTCGTCATGAAGTGATCTTATTTTGTCCTTCAAGTCGATAATCTGTACCTTGAAGCTATTCGTGATTAAAACAATTTTACTAGTTTTTCTAATAAGCTTGTTTAACTTAGTTTCAAGAACTCTTATTTCATTAACTATTTCAATTTTCGATCTCACTATTTAATACTTATCAATTCTAAAGTTATATTAAATAATGTGATAACTAGTGTGGTAATGCCACACCATGTTGTATTTTTACAAAGTGTTGTATTAAATCGGCATCAATTTTTCTCTTTGTAATGAAGGGGTGATTTTCTGTGTAAAATCACCGATACTAATAGATATTGGAATATCATCACTATGATCATTACCATAAAATTGATCTAAAAACGATTCTAAAGTTTTAGGGTTTTTATTTAAACTATATCTGGATGTAACCAAATAAAATAAATCATATGCTAAGATGTATCCACTATACCCATTGACATCTCTTTCGGAAGAAGGTATTTTTATTTTTCCATTTATTATATTGTTAATCACACTTTTACGTTCTTCTTTATTATTTACTTTTATTTCTTTTACAGTTTTATTATCATTTATACTATAAACACACAAATAAAGAGGATATGAACTAGAATTTTTAACATCATTAAAAGATTTTTTGTAATTTAAAGTTTCAATATTAAAAACTTTAACCCACTTTAAAAATTCATTACAAGCATTTATATATTGCTGAATTGTTTCAAAACCAAAAATTTTAATTTCTTTATTTATTTTATGTATTTCAGAACCATAAAAAGTTACATTTTCAATATAATTTACACTACTCTCTATTACTCTAGTTAGTGCTACTATATCTATATTAGAATAATTTTCAATTGGGTAATTGTATCCATCAGCTTTAAGTTTTCCTAAAAATTTAGCAACCCAAGGATAATTCTTTTTAACTTCTTTTATAAACAATTTATTAGTTATTGTATTTGTTGTAGGTTGTTTATAAAAAAAATCAGGTCTAATTTCATCATCATATATGTACATTCTATTCTTTTTAGAATCATATGCACCGAAAAGATTATGTCTGCTTTGTAAAATCTTATTATTGAAAGTTACAACACTTTCCGATAATACCGATTCTGTTAAATTTTTATTATCAATGTTTTTATATTGTTCCGGTGTTAATTGAGCAATATCATTTATTGTTTCTTTAAAATTTTCGGGAAATGGAGAGTTATCAATTGATACATATAACATACCATATTTTGTTTTTATATTTTTAAATCTACCATATGTTGGTTTAGCGTTATAACTATAAAAATAAATTTTATTTAAATATTCACATTCATCATTATTTTGTTTTTCAAACATTTTTAATGTTTTATTTAAAAATGTTAACATATGTTCAATATTTTTTATTTTTTCAACATACCAAATTGTTCCATATTGATTACCGTAAGCTTCACGGCATGATGATGTTACTGATGCATATAAAGGATAATTTGAATCATTAAATATAGTATGTGAATAATGTCTATCAAAAATATTTCTAAAATCTTTTAAAAGTTTTAAAACTTTTTCTGACAATCCCGGTTGATTATATTCTTCATCAAGCCATTTATTATCAGCCCTAATTTGCAATACTGCTGAATCCATCTCTTCTATATATGGAAATTGTTTTTTAATATATTCTTTAAAATATTTTTTAAAATATTTTATACCCATATTGTTTTTGGCTGGTTTGTTTGGGTTTGTTAAAATTAGATCAAGAAAATTACCAGTATAATAACTAATATTTTTAATAAGTTCTTGTAATTTTTCTTGATTAGAATCTTCCGATACTAATTCTTCTTTACTTTCCGATATTGCATAATATGCTAATTCACCAGATTTAATATGTTTTTCAACATCATAAAATTCATTTGTTTGCCAATAAAAATCCTTTGCGTCTAATGAACTTCTACTGGTAACGACAAAGGAATAATAATATCCGGGGTTTCCTATTTGTTCATCGTAATCAATATCTGCAAAAACATCGCTTTTTGGAATTTCTACTCTTGTTTTACCGGTTTCGATATTTTTAATTTTGGTCTTTAATTCTTCTGGATTATTTACTTTTACTTTTAATACAACTTTGTAGTCATTTAAACTTACAACATTTAAATACAATGGATAATTTTCTTTGTTATTTATATCTTCATTAAATGAATCATTTATTATAGTTTTTTCAAGGCTTATTAACCAATTTTGAAAAGATATAAATTGTGACAAAGCATTTTCTTTTGTTTTAAATCCAAAAACATTAAGATATTTCTTCAAATTAGCTTCATCGGCAGGATCTGTATATTTCGTATTATTTTCATGAAAATTTTTAACATAATATATGCTACTATCAACATCTCTTTTTGTAGCATCTATTAAATTTAAAATCTGAGAATGTTCTATTGTAACATAATCAAAAATATCTTTCCAACTTCTATCGTAATCATAATTTTTAGCATGTGACACTAAAGATTGTCTATTTTTCATAAACAATGCATTTGAAATAAGTTTTTTAGCCCAAGGGTATTTTTCATCAACTTCATGTTTAATGATATTGCTATATTTTATAAAATTTATTTTTGTTTTGTATCCGTAGCTGATAGGAAATATTGAATTATGATTGAAGAAAAACTGATTTGTCTTATTATTATAAACTGCCGTGACTTTACTTCCTCTTTCACCTTTTTCGCTCCAAACAAAAGGTATAATTGCTTCCGATAATATATTTTTAATATCTTCTGTGTCAATAGAACCTTTATCTATTATATCACTTAAAGCTTTTTTTAGAAGATTTATTTCTTTTACATATTCTGCATAACTTTCTTTACTCGCTGATTTAATCGATGCTTTTGCATTTTTTATAAATCTTTTATCTTGATTAACATAATCTAAGTTACCTTTTACCATTACATCAAAATTTATATATATGCTTTCTATTTCTTTTAAAAATTCACTGTTATCACTAAATGTTTTCTGTAATTGTTCAATATTTTGTTTATTTTTAAGATTTTTAACTGCATTGATATATTGATCGTAATTTTCTATCAGTTTATGATAATATATAGTTTGATGTGCTCCATAATTTACAATAGCCCTAAGAACCACGGGATATGACCATGAACTTTCTAAATTTGTTTTATCGGTTTCCTTAAAAGATTTCCAAATAATATCATATAATTTTTTAAAAATAGGATATTCACCATAATGTTGCAATCCATCGAAAACAGATAAAATTTGATGTATTTGGTTTAAAGTATTTTCTTGGTTGTAATTTTTATCACTTACAATATTACCATTTACATCTTTCAATACATTTTTAAATCTATTAAATAAATTTTTTATTGATTGAACAATCGCACCTGCATTTGGATCATTTGGAAATCTATCCTTTTCAAAAAATTTAGCTTCTATTTTTGAACACAAACTCAAGAACTTTTTATAATCTTTAATAGTATAATTTGCATTGATCTTATCAGCAATCTCAACACGTATTGGTTTTAAATATCTTCCTTCTAAGTTATCTGCAAATTTTTGAGACTCGTTTATACTTTGATTATTGCCATATAATTCATCTTCAATGAATTTTTTAAAAACATCTGAAAAATGTGAGTTAAATGAAGATTTCTTAGAAGAAGTTATTTTTAAAACTGTTATCCTTTCTATGGACCATTTTGCTTTTATTTTTTCCAAAAAACTTAAATCGTGTAATATATCGTAAAGTTTTTTGTAATATTGTTTGTTTTTTATTAAAATAAAAGAATCATATGCGTTTCCTCTTATATCAAATAATGCAAACCGAGCATAAAATGGATAAATGGCATCATTTCTAGCTGTTAAGAAAAACTTATTTTTTAAAAAAATAAATATTTTATTGAGATAATCTTTTGCTTTAATATAATATTTTTCTTTGTTTACATCAAAAGAATTTAATCCGGGGTTTAAATAAAAATTAATATAATGAAACATATATTGAAGTTGAAAAATATTTTCTAATTTTTCATTTTCTTGTTCTTTAAGATGTTTTGTAAAATTTTTATAAAAAAGTGGATATTTTTTATTAACCAAATTTTTTGTAATTGTATTTATTTTGTTTAAATAAATCTTATTATCTTTTAACGTATGTCCAATTGAATGAAGATTAGAATTTTCTATATTTTTATCTAAGACGTAATCCATATAATCATCATCAAAATCTACTTTTATAACCGGATTACTTACGCTCTCATTTATTGGTTTTTTAATATCTAATATAAATTCAAGTATATCTTCACATGATCTAAAAAATTTTAAATGATTAATATCATCTTTAGGTATAAAATCTATAAAAGATTTTACCCATTTATATTGTTTATTTATTTCAGAATAAGGTTTTGCTGCTCTATTTGAAGTATCTGATAATTTGTGTATAAAACTTATTTTTGCATCTATTTTATATTCATCATCATTAAGTCGAGTGTAAAAATACACTTCATCGATATATTCTTTTAATTTGTTTTTATTGTTTACTTTAACATGAAATTCAAAATTTCTGCTATAATCTTGTAAAGACACAAGCATATATAATGGATAATTGTTATTGTTATCTAATGATAAAGGGTTTTGTTCTTTTTCAACTTCAGATAAATAATTTTTAAAAGCATGAATTTCTTTGTATTTTTTATCATCAATTGATTCTATATCAAGAGTAAAAGGATACCCATCAATATAAAAATTTATTGTTTTTTCTCCTAAAAACCTTGCTTTATTTATATAATCTATAAAATAATTTAAAGTGTTTATCGCATTATAATTATTTTTTTTATATAGACTTTTTAAAATACCATATACTGGCATTTTATTTTTATTAAAATATTTTACAATAAGCCAAAAGAGAAGTTTTTGTATATGTGGAGTATAACCCTGTTTAGTATATATTTCAGGGTAAACATAAAAACCACTATAATAATCAAATTTTTTTTGTGAAAGATATGATGTAAGGTCATCTTTTTTTTCTAACGAATCATCGTCATCATCACGAGATTCTTTTACTATACTATTTGAATTTAAATTTTCGTTAAATTTTATATCTCTAACTCTTTCTCTTAGAAAAAGATTTTTATAATGTGTGTCTTTTTTATGTTCAAAAACTATTTCTATTTTATCGATATCTTTTGTAGGATAACCTTTTTTGTATATTTTTATATTATCGGCAATATTTTTTACTTTTGAAAAAAGTTCATTTCTATTCATTACTTTTAATGAACCCAAATATACAATCGTCCTGTCTTTTTTTATGATATAAAGAGAAGCATATACTGGATAAACACCTTTATCCTGTAAACTATTAAAAGTACGAAATTTTAAATTACCTTGTATATTATCATAAAATGTTTTTATTTTTATTTTTAGATTATGATTAAAAGAAATTGAAGAAGGAACTGATGTAAATGGAGATGAAATATTACCTAAAAAATATTCAACCGAAACATTTGGATTATTTTTTAAATAAATTTGAAAATTTTTTAATATTTCCTTATATTCTCTATCACTAAAATATTCTTTTATTTTTTGAATTAAAAATTTATCAAATGCTAAATATTTTCTTTTGCTATGAATATCATTCATATCATTTTCTACAAAAGATTGAATTTCAATTGATGACTTTTTTTTATAAAATTCTCTTAATTTAAGAAAATCTATATAAAATTTATTTTCACTTATGGTATGTAATGCATCTTCAAGCTCATCATCGGTCATACTATTACATGAGTTTTAATTCTTTAAGTCTTTCTTTTAAAATAGGTTGTGTTGTTTCTACAAAAGTTTTGGAATGAATAGTATCTTCTATTTTTGCATTGGTTTCAACTTTTTTGAAAAAGTTTATAAAATCTTTTTTATTAGATACATAGAAACTATTTTTTATAAGGTTTATAACAGCATCAACACCAGCATAAGGGTTTTTTTTAAGTTTTCTACCAATTAACCTATTTGCTCTCTTATAAAACATATTCATTGAAAGTTTAGGTGCGCCTTCCAATGGTTCTGCTTCTATGTATTCGTCAAATTCAACAACCATATCATATGCTTCTGCTAATAATTCTAAATCTTTATCTTTCATATTAATATTTATCTAAGTGTGTAATGCTTTGGATCAGTATAAAGTCTTCTATATGCTACTTCAGGGTTTTCACCAAGAGTAATTTTACCATTTCTCTTTTCATTTAAGAAATTAAGATATTCACCGATTCTTAATGATATTCTAAGTTGTTCTGGTGTAAGATCTGCTTTGATTCTTACGTTTGATAAAGCAAGAGGTTTTGGCTTTTGCTTATCTTGAAATCTATCTGTTGTAAATAATGCACCTTTTGGTATAAAACCATTTTGATCAACTTTTAAAGCTGTTCTATATGGTTTTTTATCTACACCCCACCAATAAACAACATCTTTTTCTCTTTCTCTATCTATTGGTGTATCTTGTCTTCTCCTAAATGATTTCCAAGGTTTGCCCAAATGTGTATAAATTTTTTCATAAAGTCTAGCTAACTCTTTGTTACCACCAGATTGACCAAATTGAAAAATATCAAGATATACTATTTTTTCATGACTATTATCAGATGGTAAATAAAAAGGTTTACCGTTTTTATCAACTTTTCCTTTTTTTGCAGGATCTCTAAACCGGTGTGTCGGTGTAACCCCACCATGTCTTGTATCTTCAAGAATTCTTTTTAATATCTGATTTGCTGATAATGTAACTTCTTTACCTTGAGTTTTTACAGTATATTTCTTCTTGAAATTTGAAATTTCAAGAATTTTAAATATTATATTAGCAGCAGTACTATCATTTGGATTTTTCTTAATCTTATCTAAGTTATTACCTAAAATTTTTGTTACACCTTTTGGGTCTCTTTCAATATCCAAAGCACCTTGACCACCCTTTGCAAAATAAGCTCCAGTTTCAAAAAGTGTGTATGCTTCATCTTTTCCTTCTACTAAGTATTTATATAAGATATCAAATTTCATTTTCTTATATATTTACTTTAGTTTTTTAAAATTAATGTATAAAAGTTGGGGTTTTTGGTCCAACATATGCCCCTTCCATATTAAAGGAAAAGAATTCGTCGGCTTCTTCCATAGTCATACCATCCTTCATTAACTTCTGAAGTATTGCATCTACGGAATAAGCAACACTATGACCATGTCCAAAGTTAAAAGCCAAACCGGATATGCAATCGTCATATCCATCCATGAACATAAGTTCTTCTTCTAGTTCTTCTGCCCACTCTACGATTTGTTCTTTTGTCATATTATTTAATTGTTTTCATAACGTAACACCACATGACTTGAATAACATTTGCCATTGTATTCAAATTCATAAACATCCTGACCAAAAAGATCTTCACTGATGTTTACAAATATGGTTTTAGAAACGGGTATCCATTCCTGTTCAACCATGACATGTGGTGTTTTTTCCATTATTTTATAACTTAATTCTCCACATCAAAGTTTACCTTAAAACCGCCGGTCTTGCGATACTCATCGTTCTTCTCTCCACTCTGGAACCAAGAAGTCTCTCCCTTCTCACAGGAATTGGCATACTCTGTCCACTTGACATTATCTACCATCTTGTCGAGTTCATCTGCCATATCACTATCAAGATCATAAGGGATACCATCCCAGCGACAATTATTAATAAACCCTTGGATATACTTCAAAAACTCCTCTTCAGAATCTCCTGTATAAGGATTATCCTCTAGGTTTTTAAATGCCTCTGGATCAAGTTCTGCAACCTCGGTTGCTTGCCACAGGGTTATCTCTTCGACTTTGCGTATTTGGTATTTCATAATTGAAAGTATATTCTATTAGATAATTGATAATATGTCAATCAAGATTCAACGAAAAAGATTCCAGCAAGAACAAGAATAATACCTATCATTTGATTTAGATTCAAATGTTCCGCAAAGATATATCTACTGGCAACAGCTACCATGAGAACATTGACTGCGATGAATACAACCAAACCCTTGGTGAGTTCATGGTACTTTAAAGATATGGCCCAACAACCAGAACCTAGAATGTAAATGATATAACCCAAATGCCTATATATTTCTTTATTAACAACTGTGGCATATCTAAATGCCACATCACCAACACTTTCCAAAAAAGTTCCAAGAACAATAAAGATCCAAAATAGTATATATTGTTTGTTCATATTTTTGTAACACCTTCTCCGACAAAAATATAAAAATAATCATTCTTTTCTTCTTTAATACACCTAATCATATTCTTAGGAAGGATTTCAATTACATTAAAAGATGAACAATCTCTCTGAACAATATCTCCTTTTAGGATTTGTTTACCTACTTTATCGTATGCTTCTACTTTCATAAATATGTCATTAAGTTTTTAATCAATCTATAACCTACATAAATACCAAGAAGCAATATAAACCCAAACAAAACTAAATCTGGATCACAATTATGTGCTACGCAAAACCTATCATATGGTTCCATGTTCATATTTTTACCAGTGTCGAATTACACCTGCTATTATAAAGAAGTTTGTAATAATGTAAACTAAAACAATTAATGTACGGATAAAAGCAATCGTATCTGCTTCTTTATTATGTCTACCGGCTTTGTCACCCAAAGCTTTTGCCCATAATCTCCAAATATTGTTCATTACTTTATGATAGGTTTATTCGTTCCAAGATCTTCTGCTACATAAGGACAGTGCATCTTGATATTTCTTTCAGAAGGATATTCCTTAAAGGTTACATAACTATCAGTGCCCCAAGGATATCCCGTTGAATAATAAACCTGTTGAACTTGACCATAAACATCAAGTCTTTGAATCTTATAGTAATGGGTTGGATCAGATTCTGCTATACATCCTCCAATAAACAATGGTATAAGAGTAATACCAAACATGCAAAGCACAACTGACCATCCAAACAAAAATGTTTTAAATTTATTATTCACCAAATTAATAGGTAGAAGTTTTAGCGGCTGTGAACAACCGACTTGCCTACAACGCTCTTACCATCAGATACTTTTGTAGTATGATGAGCACATCCGTTTAAACAAGTGATTGCGATAGCGATTAAGATTATATTTTTCATATAAAAATATATTATCATAGGAATAATACTTTTCAAGTATTATTTCTTTTTCTTCCAGCTTATTTTCTTTGAACCTTTTTTAAGTCTTTTCCTACTATTACACATGGACATGGTAGGACGGCATGCGGGATATCCTTTACGCTTCTCACCTTCTTGTCTACCACAAGGTTTGCCTGTTTTACAATCTACCCAACCCTTTCCATGATTACGGGAAAACCACCCGTGAAGACCTTGCTTCTTTTCCTTCTCGAATCCTTCCAGTAAAACATTTACAAGGGTATCAAATTTCATTTCTTTTTCCAGATTTTATCTTGACGACACTTTACAACGGCACCCGATTTATATGCCGATGTTTTCTTACCATAAACACTGTCTGCTTTACGAAGACAACGATCACGTTTTACTTTCTTTTCTGAAAGTATTTGCATTACAGCTACATCAAATTTCATAATACTACTTACATTTTTAAGTAATATTTTATATTAAATTATTAACCGTACCATTCTCTATCTGGCAAAGATTCTGCACTCACTTTACAATCTGGTCCTTTATATGGAACATAAGGAATGTCTTTTCCAAAATGAGGATCAATATTTGGAGGTGCTGGAACAGTTGGAAGAGTTCTCCAAATGTTTTGATTCTTTATAATCTCTTCATTCTGCTTTACAATCATTTCAAGCAGTTCAATAATCTTTTCTTCTTTCTTCATATTAATCTCTAGGATCAGTCCAACTCTGAACAAGGTAAGGTGTATTGAGAATCATTTCAACAAAAGCTTTTCCTTTTTCAGTGAGTGTGAGTTGATCAGCATCAGAATCATGTTCAGCAAATCTTACTAAGATATGATCTTTTAGTAATTGACTAGCAGCATCATATTCTGCCTTATTCCATCTGTTGATCATATACCTTGGCATATAGTGAGCTTTGAGTAGAATTTCAATCTTTAATGGACTGTGTAGGTTTCTTGTGATCATATTAGTCTTTGTTGAAGTCATTAAAGATAGCTTTCCATTCATTTAGGATATACTCTCTAATTGGATTGTCTTGGTACATTACATCTATATCTTTTACAATTCTATCAAAGCTCTTTACTAATTGCTCTCCTCTTTTCTTATAGAGATTTGCAACATCCTCCCAATCAATATATTCATTTGGTACTGAAATGACCATATCTTTATTACAATGAACACAAGTGCAATGAACTCTCTGACCTATAACAGAAGCAAACTCTAAAGTGTCTTCATTGAGAAATGGATTAGCAAAGATTGTTTTATGTTTCATATTATTTTACAGCCTTCTCTGTTGTCTCATTATAAGCAAATTTTTCCATCTGCTTAATATATCTCAAAGCTGTCTGATGTCTAGTCTCATTTTCAAAACAACTAGAAACATTAAAAAGTAACTCATGGTAAAGCTCGGAAAGTTTTTCATACTTCTTTCTATTAACAACACCATCAAATGCTTCTACATTATGCATCTCCATCCAAATGTATAGGACTTTAGCAGCAGCAATGATCTCTGGTGGAACGTCTGTTACTGGTAGATAGATGTCATTGTTCATATTAAACTACTGCTGATTGTTGTACTTCAAATCCTGTATCATAATCTTGTATAATAGTTGTAATCTGATTCTTATAATAATTCAAATTATATACAACATCTTCAAAGTATCTAATAGGATTTTGGGTTTCATTTTTATTGAAATTTACTTTAAACATAGGCCAAGGAAGAGGTCCATTGTGATTAACAGCATCTGTAATTGCATCAACTCCATCCTTGTCTGTTTGAAGCAAAGCATAACAAGCTAATAGATCCTTCTGTTCAATAGGTAACTTTCTTAGTTGTTCCTTTACTGGATAGTTGGTTACATTCTCAACAAGAGACATTCTAATAGAGTTATTCTTTAACAACTCTACATTTACATTCTTTGGTGTTTTCATATTATTTCAAAAGTTCTGGGTTCTCAAAAATATTGCCAATCACTTCAATCGATTGTTTAACCCAATTCTCACAGCCAATACTGAAACCAGCAAATCTGTCACTGTAGACAACACTTGCTTTTATTTCATCCCAATGATTGTAATCTGTATCTTTATACAAACCTTCTACAATATCTCCTTCATAGATCTCTTTTCCATTCTTATCTTTCATTCCAGTATATTGCTGAACAGTAATGTTTCTAATACCAGATACAAGAACATCTCCACCTTCCTTTTGTCTTTCATGGCAATAGACAGTACCATTCCAACAAATATGTGGATCAGCATTAGAATCTTCAATGAACTTTTTTAGATCATGATCCCAAACTCTGAATTTGATTTCTCTTTGCATATTTCTCCTTTGTTCTATCAAAAGCATTATTATACACTACCTCAATAGGATTACCATCACATCCTAGATACTTTCCATTCTCATCAAAGAGCTTATGGAACTCATCAATGATCATCTCATTAAGATAAACATCCCTTGCATAAACTTTGCCATATTTACAATCATGTTTCCAAAGAGAATTCTCTACACTACAGCATCCTTCCTCTCCACAGCTCTCACAAACTGGACAATAAGGGCTTTCATAAGAGCTCTCTTCAATGTCAATGCCATCTTCTTCAAAGACATCAACAATTCTTGTATTTTGTTCTGGATAATGTTCCTTAATAGCCTTTTCAGCATCTTCATATGAATTATACTCAATACCATCTATAAAGCTCCAGAAATTACTAAAGTATCTTTGAATTCTATAATGCTTCATATTACTTTGAATATTTGCCTAATGCATAGCCTAGAAAATAAGCAAACAAAACAGACATTAAAACTGCTATATTGTGATCTAGTGTTATGTTCATATCAATTAAAATAATTCTGTGCTCCAAACAAACTATACACCCAATGATAATATGGTGTAAAAAACTTTACAAGCCAAAATACTGCACCAAAGATAAATGGAACAACTAAAGCAATCATTACAAAGATTGCAATTGCATTTATTGCTACTAATAGATTTTCAATTGTCTTTGTGTTCATTAGTGCTTAATAATATACCAAACTACTCCCAAGTCAAATATAAACAATCCAAGAACCATAATATGTAGAGCAATGAGAAGAGTTCTGATTTTTGGAATAATAATATATTCAATATGATTGATCTCAGCAAATCTATTGTGATTCTGCTTATTAAGTTCCTCAATCTTCTTTCCTTGTTCAAAGGTAAGATTGATTGTACTATGCAAAGTCTCTCTTGTCTCAGTAATGTTATTAGTATTCTGCTCAATATCATATTCAGCATGTTTCTTAAATGCTCTAAAATCATCCTTTAACTTACCTATACTTTCATCTGTAGCATTTTGCGAATGTACAATACTAGTTGCCAAAGTCTGAAGTGACTCTTCTAGTCCTTCTACATTTCTTTGAGGAATAGAAGCGGCGGTAATAGTACCCATCCAACCATTACCAATAGTCTTCATTTCTTTTTCACAAAATTCACAATAGTTTGGAATTAAGTTTACTGGATATTCAAGAACATCATCACACTCGACCAATGCAATAAAATCTCTGTGACATTCGGCACATTCTGTACTGATTTCTTTTTTCATTTAAATAAGTTTTAAGATTGGATGGTCAATGAAATCATTAATATCATTCTCATATTTTTCACTAATAGTAAGAATAGCATTTACCATCTCTTGCCATTGTTTACAGTCGGCAGACGCATCAAGAATACCAAGAATCTTTTGTGCTACTTCTTCAGCTTTAATTGTGTTTTGATCTTTCATATTATTGATTTTTTATTATTAGTTAAAGTGTCGCTTTAACTAAAGCAGATAATTCAATATTACCAACCCTCCTCTTTCTTTCTTGGTGCTGTTACCCATACACCAATGTTTTTATACCATTCAGATGGATCATCAGGAAGTCGATAACCAAGTTCATATTTGTCACCTTTAGGTAAAGATTTCCATTTCTTATCAATAAGATCATAACATTCTTGATACTTCTTTTCTTCAAACCATTTTTCAAGTTTTTCTTGTAAACTACTTGGAGCTTTGAAGAACTTTCTAGTACTAAATCCTTCCACAACTGGATTAGGAACATCTGAATAAGCTCCCCAAGTAGTATCAAAGTCTCGACCAGATCCAGCATATCCATCGTTTCTCTCATATGCCATATACTGTCTAAGAGTCTTCCAGATCATATAGGCTTCCTCTCCACCAAAACCATACTGACCAACTCCCCATGCGGCATTAGGAGAACCAAGATCTTTGAAATATACCTTTCTGATCATAGCCTCAATGTCCTTATTGTCATTGAAGTGATCGTAGTTCTCATCCTTGAGCATTTTGGTTTGCTTATCAGCATAACACTCATCAAGTGCCATAGTGATCTGACCGCTACGCATCCTCATAAAAATCTCCAGAGAACGACACAATACTGGCAAATGTCTTTCATCGAAAGTAACAGTTACTTTCTTATGTTCTTTTTTCTTAGGCATGGTTGTAGTCTATATGAATCTTTAGGACACTTCAAGATAAAAATGCAATCTGTGTTGCAGATCCAATATGTCCAAGCTTGATATTCATTTTATCTTTGAGAATATTTTTAGCTGTTTTAATATCTGGTGCTAACACTAGGATTGCTCCGATATTTGTTCTGCTACCCAACCAACCATTTCCATATTTTAACTTGAATAGCTTATTTTTCATAATCTTATTCTATATGCTCTAGGAGGAGGTGTCAAGCTCTTTTATAACCAGCTTTTTCTATAATTAGATTTAACTTTGCAACAGCTAGTTTTGATTCTTTACACCAATTCTGATTGATTTCATCACTCATAGTATCTGCCAAAGTAATGGCTTCATTTAAAAGCTTTTCTAGCTCTTGGTTCTCTTTGTAAAGCCTTTCATATTGCTCTGGAGAAATGTAATAATAATGTTCTTTTACTTCTTCATTCATAATCTTATTCTATATGCTTTAGGAGGAGGTGTCAAACCCAATTAAAGGATCAAGAGCTTTTAATTGATCAAACAGTTCATTAAACCTAATTGATATAGTTTCATCTTTTGCAGTAAAGGGTTCTAATGTTTCAGCAAATTCATATGCAATGTTTAATGCAGCATTTAATTTTTCTTTGAGAATATCTTCTTCATTCATAATCTTATTCTATATGCTTTAAGAGGAGGTGTCAAGAAGTTAATTTGCAAAGAGTAGCATTAATAATAGCATCAGCAATCTTTTCAGCAGCTTCTGTGTTTGGATAC